CGCGGTATTGGGGGGCTCTCGGTGCGGTGGTGTGGGCTCGGGGTGCCGGTTATCGACACTGATAACACGTTCAGGTATTTTCCGCGTTTTTTCTGGCCAGCTTATTCGGATTTGTGTAGACTGTAGCTGTTGCCCGAGAACCGTGAGAACTGGAGAACAGGATGCCAAACGGACACTACGAAGACGCCCCCGCTACGAAGTTGGTTGCGACTCATTGCTGTTGTTGTGGTCGGGCGCTGCTCGACGCTCAATCGGTGGAGATCGGGATCGGTCCGGTCTGCCGTGAGAAGTTTGGTTTCGTTGGCGCGATGGTCTCGCCGGAAGCGCGCGAAGAGGCGAACAAGTTGGTGTACCAGATCGCCTGCGCGCCCACGATGAGTGCCGCCTTGATCTTGCGCCTGCGCGAGCTGGGTTTCGTGAAGCTCGCGGATCGCATCGCCGAGTGCGCGAAGACGGCCTGCGAGGCTGAGCTGGTGAACGGCGAGATCAGGCTTTTCACCACGAAGGACGCGAAGACGATCTTGACGATCAAGACCACGGCAGACTGGGTGAAGGGACAGAGGCGTTGGGATCCAATCAACCGTTGCTGGGCGCTCGACGAACGAGCTGCCCGCGCCGTGGTACCCGCGCTGGAGCAGATCGGGATCTACATCAAGCGATCTGCCGAGGTCGAGGCTCTGCTTGACAGGCCCGAGGTTTCGCAAGCTGGGCAGTTCGAGCAGGGGGGTGGTTTTGGTGAAGGTGGTGGCCGGGGCGCGATGGGCGTGGTGGTGCCGCTGTCGAAGCCGCAAGTCAACTACCGCTGGGTGGTGAACGGTGACAAGGTCTCGATCACGACGCCGTACAATGCGTCGGCCGTGGAGTCGCTCAAGGCGGCGTCGACGGGTTGCTATCGTAGGTTCGACGGCGTCACCAAGTCGTGGATCGTGGATCTCTCGGCGGCGGCCAAGGTGGCAGAGGTCCTGCGTCCGTTCTTCCCTGGTTTGTCGGACGAGATGCTGGCGGACGAACGTATCAAGTCGGCAGCTCCCGCGCGGTTGGATCGCTGGTCGGTGATCGGGGATCGCGTGTCGATCTCAACGCCCTATAATCCGGAGGTGGTGACGGTCATCAAGAGCGCGGCGTTGGGTGCCTGTCGTTTCGATGGTGATAGCAAGGCGTGGCTCGTGGAGCTGAACGTGGCCGCTAACGTTGCGAAGGCCCTGTTTCGGTTCTTCCCCGCGTTGTCGAACGAGATGTTGGCGGATGTTCGTATCGCTGGTGAGGCCGAGGCTCGCGAGGAGCGGGTGCAGCTTTCGACGGCCGCCGAGATCCAGGATGGCGGGCCGGGCGCCGAGATCGCTGCGCGGCTTAAGGCGCTGCTGCCCGAGGGTTGCGTACCGTATCCCTATCAGATTGTCGGGGCAACGTTCTTTGAGGCCGCCAAGGGTCGGGCGCTCAACGCCGATGTCATGGGTCTGGGCAAGACGATCCAGGCGCTTCTCTGGCTGGCCCTGCATCCGGAGCTTGAGCGCGTGCTCATCGTGGTGCCGGCGTCGCTTACCATCAACTGGTTGCGTGAGATCTGCAAGTGGTTGCCTCAGTTCACAGCGTCGATCACCAGGAATGGTAAGGACAAGATCCAGGCGACCAAGATCGTGGTCACGTCCTATGAGTGCGCCACGCGCCGGAAGGCTGAGTGGATCTCCTGGGCTCCAGAGGCCGTGATCCTTGACGAGTGCCACTACCTCAAGAATACGAAGTCGCAGCGTACCAAGGCGATTGTGGGTGTCGAAGCTAGCAAGGACAAGAAGACGGGTGAGATGACGCCGGCCGTGGACGGGATTGCAACGCATGCTGCGCACGTCATCGCTCTGTCCGGGACGCCGATGCTCAATCGCCCGATCGAGCTTTACACGACCTTGCACATGATCACACCGACGACGTTCGCGAGTTTTTTCGGTTTCGCGAAGCGGTACGCGGGGGCCGAACAGACGAAGTTTGGTTGGGACTTCAAGGGTGCCTCGAATGTCGAGGAGCTGCGAGCCAGGCTCTCCAACATCATGATCCGCCGCGAGAAGTCGCAGGTGCTCGCCGAGCTGCCCCCGAAGCGCCGAGCCCAGATCGCCGTGCAGCTCAGCAACGAGGCCGATTACGCGGCGTACGAGGAGGATGCAAAAGATCGGTTCACGAACAAGGAGCGCACGGGCGAGCGGTACAAGGGCGACGTGCTCGTGGCGCTCGGCAAGATGCGCATGCTCGCGGGGCTCGGCAAGGTCGAGGCGGCGGTCGAGTGGCTCTCGAACGCGGACATGCCCGTGGTGGTGTTCTGCCATCATCAAGAGGTCGTGGATGCCATTGCCGAGGCACTGACCAAGGCGGAGATCACCTGGGTGGCGGTCACGGGCAAGGTGGGCGTGGAAGCTCGTCAGGCTGCCGTGGATGCGTTTCAGGCAGATCAGGCGCGCGTGTTTTTGGGCACCTACGGTGCGGCAGGCGTCGGGTTGACCCTGACGGCGGCGAGCGATACCCTGCATGTGGAGCGGGCGTGGACGCCAGCGGCGGAGGAGCAGGCGGAAGATCGCTGCCACCGTATTAGTCAGAAGGAATCGGTCACCTCCTGGTACATGGTGTCGGACGTATCGATCGATGCGAAGTTCCAGGCGCTCGTTGAGGCTAAGCGGGCGACGATTAGCTCCGTGATGGACGCGGCCGGGTTGCTGGGTATCGAGGGTGGTGACAACGAGTCGTTGACCGGTGATCTGGCTTGCGAGATCTTCGGGAAGGGTGTGTGGGGCTGATGGGTGTTCGGCGTGTGTTCGGGTCCAAGGAGAACGTTCTCTTGTATCGCTATGGCGTTGTCGGATCTGAGGATGTTGGTGGTCGGAGGAGGAGTCGTCGGGGTGCAAAGGAGGCCGTTATGCGTGAAGCACGGTTCGATGTCGTTGGTCCGCTCGATCGCTGCGGTCGGTGGATCAAGGGCAAGGTCATCATCAACCGCGAGCAGGGGCTCGTGACCGTACGTCCGCATCGCAAGCGCAAGATCTACACCTTGCCGCTTCTGACGGTGGCCGCCTGGGTGTGCCGGCCGGTGAACGTGCTTTGCGAGGATGGTACATTGCGAGGATCGCGGTTCTTCGTGGAGGGGAAGCTACTTCGTGGTGAGGCGGCGCTGGGTGGAACGGTGATCGTGAGCCGTACCCAGGGTCTCTTCATGGTGCGGCCGTTTCGCAAGCGCCGGGTGTATGCTCGGAGCATGACAGATACGGCGACCTGGATCTGTCGGGCCGTGACCATTGCCGAGTTGAAGGCGCGCAGGTCGCGCTAGGGGTGTGACATGTGGAATGCCGCTGACGAGAAGGTTGCTCTGAAAGCGAACGCCAGGGCCGAGAAGATCGCGAGGCAGATCGTCCGGATGGCCGCCAAACAGGGCGCCAAGGATGTGTACCTGTCGGCCAGGGCACATGTGGGTTCGGGCTACTACAGCAAGCCCACCGGAGCGGTGGTCTTGACGTTCACGACCATCGGGCGGCAGAGGACGGTGAACGATCTCAAGAAGCCGTTCGACCTGCCCGAGATCGTCCGGTTGCTGGTCGAGAAGCGCAAGCATGACGATGCTTGCGAGGCGGCTCGCGAGCGCAAGGAAAAGCTGTCCGAGGTCTTCGAGCGAGAAGTCTCGAAGTTGCGCAAGCGGTTTCCGAGGCTGCCGCTTGAGATCTGGGTGTCCTTTGATGCGGAGGGAATCATCTTGCACGTGTCGCGCTTGACGGCCCGGCAAGCTGGAGAGGTGCTCAAGGTGTTGGTAGATCGTTTCCCTGTTGAGGTCGAGAAATGACCACGGACGAGGCTTTGGCGATTTTCAAGCTCAAGGCGCCGACCACCTGGAACGTCGTCAAGACCAGGTATCGGCAGCTTGCAACGGTTGAGCATCCGGACCGGAGCAAGCACCCGGAGGCCGTGGCCCGTTTCAAACGGCTCGCGGAGGCCATGGAGCTGCTGCGGCGGGATCCAGCGGTCTTCGAGGACTATGGGGGTGTCGTCAAGACCGAGGATGGTGTTCTGCTGGCCGATCTCGGGAAGGGGCTTGGGCCGACCACGAACGGGGCTACCTGTGGTGAATGTTCTGGCAAGGGTTATCGTTCGGTTGAAGGTCGCGGGTTCGTGGATTGTTCGGATTGCCGGCGAGGTATCTTTGGTGTTGTTAAGGAGCTGAAGTGTTGGAAGTGTGATGGCACCGGGGTCTTCATGCGCGGGGGCAAGGTTGTGGGGAAGTGTTTTTCTTGTGACGGTTCGGGCTGGCGTGTGCCCAAGGACTATACAACGTGGTGTCGGAAGTGTGGAACCAGGGGGCAGTTGCGGGTGCCCGCGAGGAAGATGTTCTTCACCTGTGAAAAGTGCAAGGGCACGGGCGAGCTGCCGATGTGGAACCCGGTGCTCGCGAAGGGTCTTTTGTCCGGGTTGGGAGGTTTGTGATAGACTTGGCCCAGATGAGGTGGTGACGCATGGCACGCACGAAGAAGACGAGCAAGAAGGGTCGCAAGACCGTGGTGCGAAGATCGCGGGTTGCCCGGAAGCCGAAAGTCCTGGAGCCCGTGGACTTCGAGGATGCGAAGGCCGTGCTCGCGGAGTTCTGCCGGGTCGAGAAGGAAGATCCAGAGGACTGGAAGATCGAGGAAGCCGAGGGGCTCGGCAGCTTCGGGGTTGCGACCGTGTACCGGGTCAAGTGCGGCCAGCGTGAGTACACGATCGTGGAGAGCGAGGATGTCCTGCGCGAGCTGGCGCTGGCCGTGGTCAAGCAGGACTTGGACCAGGAGCCGGAGATCTTCAACCAGAGCTTCTTGGAGGGACACATCGACAAGGAGAAGCTGCGGAACGCTCTCCATGGCGATGTCTACGACATGGTCTATGACGATTTGAAGGAGGCGGCGGAGAAGGATCCCTTGGAGTTTTGGGATGTTCACGGAGGTGACGTGCCGGTGCCGGAGCGTGCGGTGGTTGAGAAGTACGTAGCCAGTACCTTCAATACCACCGAGGCCGAGGAAAGCACGCCCGAGGGGCAGGCGGAGCTGGCGGACGAGGTTGATCGAATCTGCGATCTTGATGTGTCAGATCAGTGGGCAGAGATCAGCGATGAGCCAGAGGTGCCATCGGGGATGATTGATACGGCTGCAGATCTGGAGACCAGTGAGCGTTTGAGCGATCCTGTGGAGTACATGAAGGGAATCTACGGGGACGCGGAAGGTATCAAGCAGGCGTTGAACGTCGCTGGTATCGACATCGACAAGGCTGCCGAGGAAGCCGTCGACACGGATGGTCCCGAGCACTTCATCTGTCGCTACGATGGGAATTCGCATACCACGTCGCCGTCGTCCTTTGCCTACTGGCGCGAGAACTGAAAGGGTGGGCAACATTCCCAGGAAGAAGCTTTCGGTTGGGTTTGCTGACTTCTGGCAGGGGCACATTCCGGAGAAGAATTATTTCTACAGCCTGCTCCGGAATCACTTCGACCTGGAGATCTCACCCAGGCCGGACTACTTGTTCTATTCGGTGTTCGGTCGCACACATCTGTCGAAGGCGTTTGACGGTTGTGTGAAGATCTTCTACACCGGAGAGAACTCGCGACCCAACATGAGCGAGTGCGACTTTGCCCTGTCGTTCGATTACCTGGATCATCCTCGGCACTTGCGGTTCCCGCTTTATGCGTGTCATCTATGGAACAGAGATCTGACGAAGTCGTTGCCCTTGTTGCCCGAGCTGGCGAAGCGAAAGTTCTGCAACTTCATCTACAGCAATGGGACACCGCAGGAGCGCATAGCGTTCTTCAAGCTGCTATCGACATACAAGCGTGTTGATTCTGGTGGCAGCGTTATGAATAACATGGGTTGTTGTGTAGGTGACAAGCTTGCGTTCCTGAAGGACTACAAATTCACGATCGCTTTCGAGAATTCGTCACATCCTGGTTACACGACTGAGAAGTTGGTGCAACCTATGATCTCCTGTAGTCTTCCGATCTACTGGGGTAACCCCCTGGTTGGGCGCGACTTCAATCGGCAGAGTTTCCTGGCTGTTGATTCAACTTCCGACTTTGATGATGTTCTCGTTGCGATCATGGCTTTGAATCGTGACGATTCCGCGTATCTGGAGATGCTTTCCAGGCCGTGGTTTGTAGGGGACGTGTGCAACGAATACTGCCGGCCTGATTACCTTGTGCCGTTCTTCGAGCGAGTCTTCGCGACCGCGCCGGGGAGCTTGAAACGCGAGCCGGGGATCTTGAAACGAGCGTCGAAGTCTTGGCAGGATTTTCGGTAGTCGAAGATCAGGGGACTGCGCGGAGGTGGCCGCGTTTGGGTGGTTGCGCGGGTGTCGGCTCACCATCAGGTTCGTCGTAGAGAGCCGTGAGACCAAGCACGGCCGTCCAGGGAATGAACGTTTTGTGGGGCGTCCGGTTGAACGAGAGCGTGGCCGAGATGCCGGAGGTGTCGATCTTCAGGTCGGAAATCGGTACGACAGGATGAAGTGGGTAGTGGAGCATGATGACGGTCATGGTTGTTTTGGTGGTGGATCCATCGGCCTGACTCAGTGTTACGATTTTTGGTGGGTGTTCGTCGATGACAGATTGGGGGAGCAGGACTTCTGGTGCCCTGCCGTTGACGGTGAGCTTGACGCCGCCTTTGGACCATAGATTGTTGAATCGCGAGACCAGCTCCGCGAGGAAGCTTTTGGGGGTGTGGTCTTCGGTCACGGGAGCCTCCAGACCTTGCTCTGGTTGTCGTAGAGCACACGATTCTTGACCGATAGCCAGGCGAGCTTGTGGCGGATCACCGAACCGCTGTCGTTACGGCTTTCGCCCCAGGCGACAATGTTATCGATGGTCATGGCGCCGCCCTGTGCGGTGATATGCTCGAACAGGGCGCGAGTTTCGACTGGCCAGACGGGGTCGTTCATGTCCGGGATGTTGGTGGTGAACAGCTTGATGAAGCGGCGGGAGGGCACGAGGCACGGCAAGGTGTTGCAGGTCATGAATGTGATCTGCCAGGGCGCGAAGCATTGCCCGGCACCACCAGAGTACATCGAGATGCGGCGTCATGTCGCGCGGGGCGATTCAGTATTCGAGGTAGAGCGCGTCGTCGTCCGGGAATTGCTCTTCCGGACCCTCGTCGGTCATGCCCTGGCCGTGTCCCTTTGAGCGATCTGAGGCCGCGCGGCGGGATTCGGCAAGCTGGGCGAACGCCGAGCAGAATGACAGGGGCTCTTGGCCGGTACCACCACACCTTTTGCAGAAGACACGCTCGACGTGTCCAGGGACGTCCGGGTCGCATCCAGAGCATTGCTTCGTGGCCTTCCCGTGCGTGTCCTGGAGGTCGTCGTCGTTGGTGTCCCTTACTTTGATGGCGAGTCTGCCCATGATGGCCTCCTTTCATCTCGGAGGTTCTGATCATGAGATTAGCAGACCTGAGTCCCAGGTACGCAACTTATTTTGTTTCGGTCGTGGAAGGTGGTGTGCCGGGGCTCTTGCCTTGGGATTGGTCTTGGCTTTCGGTTGGGGTGTCCGGCGATCCGTCTTCCGGTGTGTCACCGTCGGGCAAGTCGATGCCTGCGAAGATGTCGTCGGCTTCATCGTCATCGGAAGCGAGTGGTCCGCCGAGTTCGAGGTTGTCTTCGAGCGCGGCGCCGACACTGAAGCGCAGGGAGTCAAGACACTCCGCGAAATCTTCGGGGGCCTGACGCTTGAGACGATCGAGGCGGGAGATCAGTTGTTCGGGGGTCGTGACCTTGTCGAAGAAGCTCAGCACGTCCTGGGCGTCTTGGATCAAGTCGAAGATGGTTTGCAGCTTCATGGTGGTTCTCCTCGGTCACGTTTCGTTGGATCTATGGAAGTCGTTGAAGGGATGAGGGTGGTCTGCCGGGGCTGGAAGATCATGGTGCAGTTGGGGCAGAGGTAGTGGTAGGCGATGAGGATTCTGGTCTGACGATGTTCTTCGATGCGGATGACCGTCCAGTCGGTCGCGATCTCGAAGCCTCCTTGATCGGGAGGCATCGTGCGGTTACAGCACGAGCAGACGAACATGTTGTGTGGTCACCATTCGACGACGGTTTCGCGTTTTTCCATGTCGAGTGCCTCGACCGGTATGGCTGCCATCTGGCAGAGGGCTGGTGGTCCCTTGGCCAGCAGGAGTGCGCAGTAGCGGCATTGTTTCTTGAGATCGTGATCGTTGTAGGTGTATGGCGAGATCCAGAGGATCGGGACAAGTCCGATGCCGGGCAGGTCGACGATCTTGACGACCCGTCGTTCGCCGCGCACGGGCATGTCGAGATCGGGCCGGGCGGCGTCTCCCTGGGGAATGGGGATCTCGACGCCGTCGATCATGATGCCGTTCACGTTGATGAGGGCCATGGTCACGCCTTGTCGGTGCCGGTGTCGGGTTCGGAGACGACGCTCAGGTGGGGTTCGGTGGTTGATGGATCGGATGAGCCGGTGCTGGTCGGTGGGTTTGGTGCGGCCGGGGCAGGTGAGGAGGTGGCATTTTCCTCGTAAGCCTTGGCCTTGAGCGCGGCGCCGAGGTGTAGGGTCACGGTCTTGAGGTGTGGGAAGATCCTGTTGAGGAGATCGTCGGGCAATTCCTTGAGGGTCTTGCCCGAGATCAAGGCTTCCCCGAGCTTCTGGAGATCTTTCTTGTTGCCGGATTCCCAGGCAGGGGCTTGCAGGGCGGCCCAGAGGGCGCGCATGAGCCAGGCGGTTTCTTCCTTGGTGAGCGTTGTCTGTTCGGTCGATGGTGTGGTCATGGGCTCCCTTTCACGTGGATAGTCCGTTGGACTTGAGTGTCGTTTCTATGATGGTACGTAGGTCATTGACGGTTTGGTTGGATTTGCCGAAGAGGAAATGGGCAATCTGAAGACCACTCGTGAGCTTGTCGAGCATGGCAACCTTGTTCTGCGGCGTGAGGTTGCGTTCGGCTTGTCCCAGAACCTCGCTGACAAGTGTTTGTGATCCAAAGATGCTGTCTATGTTGCCGATCTGAGGATGCTTTGTTGCGTATTCTTTCACGGCATGGACAATCTGATCGAAGGCTGCGACTTTGCTTGACGACTTCAGGTCGTCATCCGTGAGATGATAGTCAACCATCAACTTCTTGGCCTGCGTTTCAGCGTTGGTCTTCTCGTGAGGATTGACTGACGGGCTCTGTGCCAGTGCTAACAGCTTGTTTACCTTTTCAATGGCCTGTTCTCTGGTCAACATGTTGTCCTCAACAAGTTGCTTTCAAGAGGTTGTCAAGCTCGCTCATCACCTTTTCCATTGTCTTCTCATTGGCGTCTTGTCCGATTACGCCGAATGTTTGTGTTTGACTCATCTGGGATACGAGCGAGTTGGTGACCTTGGCAAGCGAGGTGAGAAGTCTTGTCGTGATCTGTCGGTGATTGCGTTGTTCGCTGAGCATCAGGCGAACGTGCCCGGTGAGAGTCCGTCCCGCGTGTCTGGCTTCTTTGACCAGTGCGCGATGCTCCTTGATGGGGAGCTTGATTTGGACGAGGCGGGTGGCCGGCATTGCTGGCATGAGGTTACATGCTTTTCCACTGTCGTCAATCGTTTCGTGATATGCTTTTTGTATGTATGGCAGAGAATTGAGTGAACGTTATTTGGCCTTTCGTCGACGATCTTATGCCCAGGCCACCTACTACGAGGAATTGCAAGAAGCGGTGCAGCGGGAGCCCACACCTTGGAAGATTCCTCCACTGAAGGAGATGCAGATCATCGAACGTTATCGTGCGATGTTTCCTGACGCTTTCATGGATCGTCGCAAGGAGATGCCTCGGCCGGCCGGGGAATTCGGGATCGAGGTTTTCGCCGGTTGGCTTCCGATCGTGGAGGCGATGCTGGAAAAGCTGGCGGGCTTCGGGGACATCGTCATCGTGCAGATCAAGGAGAAGTTCGGAGCGTTGACCGTCTACGTGGGGGATCCGCAGAGCCGGGACGAGGTGCAAGCGATCCTTCGAGACGCGCGTCAGCTTTCGGTTGCCACTTGCGAGTTCTGTGGGCAACCAGGAAAAAATCAGCGCATGCGCGACGGCTGGTTCAAGACGATGTGCGACTCTTGCCGGGCGAAGTAGGAACGAAGTCGACGGGTGAAATCTCGCGCAGTGGGGATACGGGCGAGGGTGAGGTGGTGCGAGCTTGTGGATCGAGGGGCACGATCTCGTCGGGTTCTGGATCGGGCAAGATGAATTCCTGCACGGGAAGGTGGTGGTTCTCGTCCACGATTCCGTCGATGCGTTGGCGGCAGCCTTGGCAGAATTCGACGATGTCCATGGCCAGGCGCTTGGTCTTGGGTGGAAGGTTGCTGATCTTGATGGCCAGGATGAGCTTCTGGGTGCGTTCGAGTCCGGATACCGTCCAGAGCTTTTCGTTTTTCCGGTTGGGTGGTTTCTTGAGTCGCGCAAGCGCCTCGTCGGCCGTGATGCGGTGCTGGCCGAACCACAGGCGCAGGTTCTTGATGGCCTCGATGGGATTCATGGCCGAGAGCTTGACGAGGATTTCGAGCGGGATCTTGTCGCCGCGTTGCCAGGATTGCAGTACCTCGGGTGGGAGGCGGTCGATACAACCGAGCAGCTTTTCGATGTGCCCGAGGGAGTGTCCGGACTTGCGCGAGAACTCGTCGGGCTTGACGCCGAAGCGGTCGCGCATCATCCGGGCAGCGTGGGCCAGCTCGTAGGTCGAGAGTTTCTCGCGAGCCGTGTTCTCGATGATGTTGATCCAGTATTCCTGTGCCTCGGGGGTGTCGAGCGGCAGGACGATGGCGGGGATCGTTCTCCAGCCGAGATGTCGCACGGCCAGAGTGCGGCGGAAGCCGGCGCGGATGTGGAAATATTCGGGTTTGGGGGCGGTGACCACCACGATCGGTACCTTCAGTCCTTCGAGATTGATGCTGTTCGTGAGTTCGGTGAGGCTCACGGGATCCATGGTGAGCCTGGAGTTCTTGAAGGTCGGATCGTCGAGGATCCGGTCGAGTTCGATGAGACGCGTCTCGGAGAAGTTGGCGGCGGTGCAGTTTTCGCCCTGGGGACCGGTGAGCGCGGTGAGGACATCGATGCGATGCTGGGCGGCGCGCTTGTCGAGCGCGGCCTGGGCACGGGCCGCCAAGGGGTTGTAGGGCCTGTCGTTGGAGGTCGCTTGGGTTTCGGTGTCGAGAGGCGGAGTATCGCCGGCAAGAATGGTTTTCAGCCGTTCGAGCAGGGCGGTGGGGTTGTCTGGGGTGATGTAAGGCAAGGGGTGTTGCCTCCGGGCTGGTGGATCTTCACACGGCCAGCTTGAGCTGTCGAGGCGGTTGGGATTTGGGTTTGAGATCTTGTTCCGGGTGTCGGTTGAGCGCCTTGTCCAAGACATCTTGCTTGGCGATGATTCGTTTGGACATGTTCACGTCGATGGTTCCGTCAAGGACGAGGTGGATGATGTGGACCATCTTCTTCTGTCCGATCCTTGCCAGGCGATCTTCCGCCTGGCTGACGATGGAGGGGTTCCAGTCGACTTCGACCAGGATAGCGGTCGAAGCGGCGAACAGGTTGAAGCCCACGGCCGTTTTGAGCCCGCCGATGAAGATCCGTGCGTCGCCTTCCTGGAACCGCTTGACGGCCAGCTCGCGGTCGGGCTTCTTGGTTTCGCCGTGTAGGCAAACCGCCTGGTTACCGTAGTGCTGGGCGAGCTGAGCGAGCACGTCCTGGTGGTGGGCGAAGATCACCAACTTGTCGATGCCGGAGGCCAGCACATCATCTATATAGGCGATGCATGCGGGTAGCTTGGCCAGGGCGGTCTTGTGCCGGAACTCGCTCATCTCGGTGAAGGCGACGCCGATGAAGTCGTCGAGGGCCTGGATGGCTGCCTTGTATTCCTCGTTGGTCTTGGCGGCTTCCAGGGCGCCCAGGCGGGCCTCGTAGTCGGCATCGTAGAGCTGCTTCCATCGCTGGAAGTCGGGATCTTGTGACCAGTCGATCTCGGAGTCACCGAGTACGACGAGCTGGCGGCGTTTGGGCGGTAGCTCGGTGAGTACGTCGGCACGGCGTCTGCGGATCATGAAGCTCGCGCGCAGGCGTTGTTGCAATTCGCCGAGGTGCGTCCCCCCCGTGTCGATGGTTCGACCGCCCTGGCGATGTAGGCCGCAGTAGCGGTGTGCGAATTCGATCCAGTTGCCGAATTTGGCCGGGCAGATGGCGGCGGCGATGGTCCAGATCTCCTTGGGGTAGTTCTCGATGGGTGTGCCGGACAAAAACAGGCATCGATGCGACCTTTGCATGAGGCCGTTCTCGCCGAGCACGGCCTGGGTGCGCTGGGCATTCGGGGTCTTGAGCGCGTGTGCCTCGTCGCAGATGAGGACGTCCCAGATGCGTGCCAGTGACTGTGTGAGGGGCGAATTCCTGATGAGCTTTTCGTAGTTCACGATGACGAGCAGGTTGTCGCGATTGGGGACGACTGACTGCCCAGATTTTGGGATCACAATTTCACGAGGGTTCACCAACCATTTCGTTGCTTCGTTTCGCCAGTTGAATGCCAGTGTGTCAGGTGCTACAACGAGAACGTTACCAGGTTTGAGATAGTTGATGAATCCTAATGCCTGTATCGTTTTACCGACACCCATCTCGTCACCAAGAAGTGTGTCTTTGTGATCTCGTATGTATGCAACCCCGGCTTTTTGAAACGGCAGGTAGCTCAAATCTTCAGGACAAGGGATCACGATGTTGGCATCTACGGCTCGCGATCGAGCAAGCTTGTCGAGGTGAACCTTCATGACCTTGAGCGCCTCGGCGTTGCAGTAGGATCTAAGACGTGTGGCCGACTCGACCTTGTTCGACCAGAACCGGTTCCCTATGTTCGCTCGACAGGCTTTGCATTTGCCGTCGCGCTTGCATAACGTTGGTTCGTGTAGCTCGAAGCCGGCTTTGCGGAGGGCGCCTCGCTCGTCGGGCTTGTCTACAACGAATACACCTTTCCAGTAGGCGATGATCATGTGGGGGAGGTCTCAGGAAGACGGTTGGGGTTGGCCAATGCGGTCGCTTACCCAGTCGTTTACTACAAGATCATCAACCATACAGTTCGAGCACACGGATTGGTTGAAGGGGTACAAGAATCGGAATCCCTCTGCCCGTGTATGATGACACACGATGCAGGTTTCTTCGGGTAACCCCTTGGTACGAGATGCCTTAGCGGTGTGGACGATGTGGTCATTTACCACAAGATTGTCAGCCATACAATTTGAGCATACGGATTGGTTGAATGGGTACAAGAACCGGAAGCCTTCCGCGCGCGTATGATGACAGACGATGCAGGTTTCTCCAGGTTGTCCCTTGGCACGAGAATCGATTCTTTGGATTAGTGCGCGGGTCGCCCTGGCAGCACCATGTACTTTGAGTGTATACATGAACACAACCGCGACGACAAAGCCATAGGCAAACCCAACCCACCAGTTGGGGCAAAGGTCACTGAGATGTTTCCAGGTGTCGTGTTGCCAGTCATTCATTTGAGCACAATTGTCGTTTTAGGTTTTCAGTCCCACCAGCTTTGCAATCGATTCCAGGGTGTGATGTTCATTTAGACATTCTGGGGATTCATGGATGATGTGCTGAATGGTTGTGATGTTTGGGCGCCCTAGATCGCTATACCTGCCGTTGTAGATGTCTTGTTGCATGAGAGGTAGGAGGGCATCGATGGCCGCGAGCCGGTCCTCGGGTGTCCACCGACGGGAAATCGTGGTTTTCATGTGCGAATTCCTGCTTTTTGCCGGGCGCAGCGCACGGCGGTTTTGACTCGATCTCGGATGCACGAGAAGTTGATGTTCGTGCCGGGGATGCGAATGCGGGCCTCGTAACGGGTTTGCCCGTCCTGGGTTATCACGGGACGGACATAAACACGCGCAATGGCGCGGGTGGGGGCGCGGACTTTCATTGCAGGGGGTAGCCTAGCATAATTGGCAAACGGTGGGTAATTCGTATTGATAGATGTACATGAGAGTGACAATGAAAGAAACTTTGAAAATATTATTGACCGGTCAGTGGTGGGGGCGTACTTTGCCTTTCGCTGGTGAGAAAGTTCGCCAGTAAGCCGGGCCGAGGTGGCACCGGCAATACCACCCGCAGAGGAGATACCTATGGCATCGACGAACAACAAGACCGCAATCCCGTCCGTCCGCGCGCCCGAGGGCTTCCGCCGTGTCGGCTCCGCGAGCAATGCTCCGTGGTTCCACCTGGCCGAAGGCAATCAGTTACAGGGCACACTCATCAACGTGTTCGAGCGTCCGGACGAGCGCACCGAGAGCAAGACCTCGAAGTTCTTCCAGGTCGAGCTGCTCTCCCCCACCAAGGTCCGTGAGGGCAAGGGCGAGAAGGCCGCCGTGGTCGAGGCCGCTGCCGGCACGATCATCAACCTGAACTGCAACGCCAAGACCCAGGAGTTCGAGTCGCTCATTCCCGAGATCGTCCGGGGCGCCGAGTACCAGGTCTTCGTCCACGTCGGCAAGAAGTTCCCGATCTCCAAGGGTCGCTCGATGTGGGACATCACCGCCGCCGTGAAGCTGGTCAAGCCGGCCATGTCGACGGATCAGTCGCCCGACTTCGGCGACGACGAAGTCGTGGAGTAGGCCGTGGCCCGGCCCGTAGTGATACGGGTGAGCTACAATGCTGATGTCTCGTACCTGCTCCGATTGTCCGAGGCGTGTGGGCGCGATATCCGTCAGTCCGAGGCTTGGAAACGCGTGGAGGTGCGGCTGAATCGCCTGTATGTGCAGCACATCATGAAGGCGGCTCAGGATCCTGCTGGGCAGAAAGCATCGAGACGGTCGGAGAGCCCCAAGAAGTGAGCGTGTAGCTCACGTTGCAGGATGGAGGCGGAGCCGACGAAGCCGCCAGGTCTGGTTTCGTCGGACTCCGCCGACCATTTCGCTTTGCGTTTGCGGGTTGCAGTAGTTGTTGTCTATTGTGATTCTGTGCCTGCTGGAGCAAAATTGTCGTTTGCCGTTGTAAGTATCGATTGTCGTTCGCTGGAGGTTTGCCATGTCCGATACCCCACCCCCGTCAGATGGAGTACGTCCAGGAAGCGAAGCCGAGGAGAATGCTGGACAACCAGTCGTTTGGATCTCGTTCTGTCCTGAACTCGGTCTCTATCACTATCACAATGAGACGGATCCAAACGAGGATCCTCTCGATACGAAGTTCACGCGTGAAGGCTTGCTTGATGTTGTCACAGGGTTGATGCAATCGAAGCAAGTCAAGGACGCGCAGGATTTGGCTGTCATGTGTGCCTGGGGGCGCCTCTTCGCACACAAGATTGTCGTCTTCTACACATCGGGTCTGTTTCGTGTATTCAATCCAACGCCGGCTCCCGAGTTCGAGAAGGGTGAGAGCGACGACATGAAGGAGTTTTTCGCCGAATGGAAGCGCAAGTACCCGACCACGGAATCGGTACCGGTGGTCGCGGTATACCCGTCGGTGGCGAAGCGCAGGCGGGATGAGGAGAAGTCCGATCAGCAGCTTGTTGCGGAGATCGGGGTACAGCACGGCCAAGATAGCGATTACAAGTAGTCGGGGTGCAGGATGATCAGTCGTCGTCCCCCCGGCAGATCGCCATCTGACCGGTATCCTTCGATGGGGCGATCGGGGGCCGGGCGGTTTTCGCCCGGTCGTTCGACGCCCGACGATCAAACCGAGCAAGCCGGTGTCGAGCGTCGTTTGTCCAAGACACCGATCTACGAGGCTGGTGATCCGTTTTCCGGTACCGTGTCGCGCGGTTCTCCACCTAAGATGTTGCGCGATCAGCTCTACGATCGCATGTGTGATTGGCGAGGTCATACGATCGCGGAGATGGAACTTTGGTTGCCGGGCAACAAATGGGTCGAGGCGATGATTGATCTCATTACGTTCGGGTTTGCTTTCGATCGTGAGGTTTTACCCGACGGGACGAAGACCCTCTGCTTGCGCAAGCGCGAGCTTTACGAGCACAGGCAGCAGGTGGTGGATATTCTTTCGGGTGTCACGCTGCCAGATCGTATCGCGATGTCTTCGGATCCCATGTTGTCGATACCCGAGGTCAAGGCGCCTCGTCAGGGTGTCGTGTTTCAGGAAAGCTCCATCCTCGTGGATGAAGGGCAATGGACGCCGCCTCCCGATACGGAGAAGATGGTGCTCGATGTGAACGGTGATATTGTGCTGTCGGTTCTAGATCTGGTCACCGACACCATTGGTATCCTGGCTCGCAAGGGCGCGGGCAAGACCTATCTGGCCATGGTGATCGCGGAGGAGTTCCTGGCGAGCACGTTCGATATTCCCTTTGTGGTCCTGGATCCGACGGGTGTGTGGTGGGGGCTCCTGTCTGATGCGGAGGGTAAGCCTACGACGACCCGACTGGCGGTCTTTGGTGGTGCTCATGGTCATTATCTGCTCAGCTCCAAGGATGGGGCGATCATGGCCAAGACGGTCGTTGCCTGTCGCCCTTTGCCGTTTGTCTTCGACCTATCGGCGTTTCCCCGCGAGGAGCAGCATCGGTTTTGCGCCGATTTCTCCGCCGAGCTGTACCTGGCGAACAAGGAGCCGTTGCACATCTTCATCGACGAGGCGGACGGATTCGCGCCGCAACGGCTCGATGGGAAGTCCTCGATGCACCAGAAGCGGTCGCTGGTCGAGATTGATTGCCTCGTGCGGCGAGGTCGGGTCCATGGGCTCGGGGTCACCCTGATCACGCAGCGTCCTGCTGTGATATCGAAGAACGTGATCTCCCAGGTGGGGGCCATGTTCTTCCTGGAGACGGGGGCGCCACACGATCTGCGAGCCATTGATGATTGGTTGATTGATCGGATCGGGGACGACGTGCGCCGGCAGTGTCGTGAGGAGTTGCCGGTGCTCGGTAAGGGTCAAACCTTTTACATGCGTGGTGGGGAGCACTATCGGTTTTGTAAGTTCACGGTGCGTCTGAAGAAGACTGTAGATTCGTCCTATACACCACGTATCGGTGAGAAACGTCCAAAAGCCGAAACCTACCAACTGACCGAAGAAGATCGGGCGATGCTTGACGAGGCCATGGAAGCCGTTCGCTCTGGAGTGTTTGTTTCCGGCGAAGGTGGGGTGGCGACCGCTGCCCTGAAAGTGGTGCATGAGCTTGCCACTGCGAGGTTAACCTCCACAAGTGATGGCGTTGCGGATGATGTTGGAGACAGCGTTTCGCCTGATGACAGTGTTGAAGACAGTGGTTCATCCGATGTCGTTCAAGATCTAGATGAGGGTGATACGACTGCGGGCAGCGATAATCCCGATCCTGATACGGATGATGACGATCACGTTCAGGATGTTCGTGGTGTGCCGGTAGACGATCAGCAGGACGACTGTTCCGAGGATGATTGATGGCCAAACGCAAGACCAAGCATAAGATCGTCAAGGTCAAGGCGTATTGGAATTATACGGCGGCCGGTCGTCGTTATCGTGTTCCTGCTCACAAGAGAACCATCACTGTACGGGTTGTGCCCGTTCTGCCTGCTGCAGTCAAGAAGCTGCCAGCGCGCAGGGCTCCAGAAAAGAAACCCGTTAAGATTGCTCCTGTCAAGAAGCCTTTGCCCAGGAAACTAAGGGCAGAGGTTGAGAAACCTGTCAAGAAGCCTGTCAAGAAGCCGACCAAGAAGATCTTTGTCAAGAAGCCGGCTCGGAAGCTCCCAGTCAAGAAGCCTGCCCGAAAGCTTCCCGCCAAGAAGCCTGCCCGAAAGCTTCCCGCCAAGAAGCCGGTCAGAAAGCTTCCGGTCAAGAAGCCGGCTCGAAAGCTTCCAGCCAAGAAGCCTGTTCCAAAGAAGCCGCTAGGTCGAAAGCTTCCCCGCCGAAAGCTTCCAGCCAGGAAGCCCATCAGGAAGCCTGTCAAGAAGGCATTACCACGCCGAAAGAAGATCAAGCGGAAGTATCCACCCTTCATGCGGCAGGCGTTGGTTGCCGAGAACTTGATCCAAGAGAAGCTGTTTCGCATGTTGGATCACCTCGAAATCACGACCGAGGGGTTGCAGATGACCGTGCGTTCGTTCGTTAACGCGGATGCGACTGTGGATGGTGAGCTAAGGATTTCGAACTTGCCTGACGAATGGCGAACCATCGAGGGGCTCCCCGATGTGATTGCCGCGCTTTCGGTGGCCATCGACGCCATGGGTGCATTCAGCGTCGAGTCCGCCATGGGAGGAAGGTTCTGGGTGTCGTTCGGCCTGCGCTTTGGCCCGAAGAACCAGGCGGAGATCGAAGAGATGGCCAAGTTCTACAAACGGTTTCGAGGGCTCTTCCAGGTCGGCGCGCACCACGCGATGGCGCACGATACGGGCGCCATCAAGGCGAATGCTCTGGCGGTGAGGATGTTCATCGAGCGCGTCTGGGCGACGCGTGATTTGCCTCCTGTGCAGATTTTGGTGCGTTTCGTGTGGACGCCCACGAAGAAGAATCCAGGTCGCGATGCTAGCGAAGTGGGCAGCAAGGATCTGAAATAGGAGGACTGAGATGACCATCAAGGAATTCATGCAGAAGGTGCATGCGACGGCCGTGGCCAAGGGTTGGTGGGAGAAAGATCAGGAGACCGGTCGGCTTAAGGCCCGGAACACCGCCGAGATGCTCGCGCTCATGCATAGCGAGGTCGCGGAGGCTCTGGAGATCTATCGGATCCCGAACAAGAAGCTGTCGGATCTGTGGACTTCCAATGGTGGTGTAGCCACGTCGAATCCGCTGACACAGGTCGAAGTGGAAGCGCATTGCCAGGTGATGGATCCTGATTTTGCGGGCAAGCCCGAGGGTTTCATGGTCGAGATCGGAGACCTGATGATCCGGATTGCCGATACCTGTGAGGCCATGTCGATTCCCCTTGACGTGGTCCTATGCAACACGGACATCTCGCGGCTTAGTTGGGGTCGGAACGTGCTCGATGTTGTTGTGTCAGAATTGCTTCAGCACATGAATGTGTGCCTGGTGTATGCGTTCAACGCCATCCGGAACGGGCGTGCGGCGGCCGAGTCGTTCGCGGAGATCTTTCACACCTGTGCGCACATCGCCACGCTGGCAGGGGTGTCCTTGGAGTACGTGCTGGTCTGGAAGATGAGGTACAACGAGACCCGGTCCTACCGGCACGGCAACAAGAAGTGCTAGGTCATCATGGCTCGGATGTCGAGTTATGCCCTGGGCGACGATGCTGTGGATGGTGGTTTTCACGTGGCCTGGGTCAAGAAGACGAAGGTTGGCTTGAAGCTTGTCGATGAGCGGTATGGGAAGAGGTGGAAGAGTCGTGATGCTCTGCTCGGGGCTATGCAGTTGTGGATGTCGGTTCACGCTTTGTTTGTGAGGGTGGATGGGGATGTGGCAATCTTCGAGCCGAAGGACTACTAGGTGGAGCAATGAGTTGTAGTTGGGACACGGCGCTAACCATGAAATGGTGCTCATGCAGTTTTTGGTTGCTCATGCGAATTCGATAGGCGATTTTCTTCGCGATATCGAGGCTATCGCACATCATTGCGTAGAACTGAAGGTTGGTTTCGTTCATTTGCCTGTGGAGTTCTTAATCACACACAGCAGGCATCGTCTTCGTCCGATTGATGAGTATGGATGCTTCGACACACCTTGTTCGCGGACGTTTTGGTGTGAGAGGTGTCAGAAGACAGTGGTTTGTGAAGATCGCGAGCATTCAAACACTCGTTGTCATTACCATTACGTCAACAACATTTCACATCGGTCAGAGTAGTTTATGGCTGAATTTGGTCCTATCACTACCGAACGCCAGTTGAGGAACATCGGTGTGCTCGACCTGGAATGGGTGCCCGGTGAGGTGTTACCCATGCCCGAGAGCACTATGCTCGAAATTGACGGGATCCGGGCACCGCTCGTCATTAACCTGCCGCCCGTTAAGACGCGAACGGCTCCTTTGCAGCTTCGTTTGGCTGGTTACTATGATCAGCAGCCGGAGTGCGAGGACGAGGAAGAGCCGGTGATGGTGGAGCGGTATGAGGTCTTCAAGAGTATTGCGGAGCTGGTCGAGTTCATGTTCGTGCGCGAGCACCGGGGCATGTGGTTCTTTGCTCATGCGGGCGGGCTCTTCGACATGGAGTTCGTGCTCGACGAGCTACTTAACCAGATCAAGGAGTCCTTGGCGGCCAAGCGTCAGCGTTCACGGACCGTTTATGGTCCTGATGGGCAAAAGCAGGAGGAGACGATCACGGCTACGGGATCGGAGTCCGATGCCCCCATGTGGACGATCAAGGCGGCGTTCTCGGGGTCATCGGCGATCATCATCCATGTCAGCAAAGGCAAGAACACCTGGCATTGTGTCGATTCGTATTGGTTGTTTCGGGACAAGCTCTCGAAGATCGGTGAAAGCATAGGTATCAAGAAGCTCGACGAGGAGAAACGTCGCACGCCCGAGGAGACTCGGAAATACTACGCCGAGACTCCGCTTTCCACGTTAATTCCTTACAACAAGGTGGATTGCGAGATTTTGTGGAAGGCCATCGCAGCCTTCGAGAAGGAGGTGTTGGGTTTAGGCGGCCAGCTCCAGCAGACCATCGCCTCGACGGCCATGAACTTGTTCCGGCGTGCCTATCTCAAGCGGACGATCCACACCTCGGAGATCTTGAATCAGATCGCCGTGAAGAGTTATTTCGCCTCGCGGGTCGAGGTCTTTCAGCGCCATGCCGAGGACTTCTTCATCTACGACATCAACTCGTCGTTTCCGTATTCGATGACTTTCCCGTTGCCCGCTGATCTGATCGAGATGGGTACGACCATCCCCGAGGATGATGACGATTCGTGCATCTACTTGGCGGACGCCACGGTCGAGGTGCCCGAGATGGCGATTCCGCCTTTGCCGTTCCGGACCCAGGAGGATAGTCGCGTGTTCTTCCCGACCGGGCGGTGGCGGTCGTGGTTCACGTCGACCGATTTGCGGTTGGCGTTCCGTGAGGGTTGCACGATCCATAAGATCCACGAGTGCTACCGGTTCGAGCCGTTCGAGGATTTCGGCAACTATGCTCGCGAGATCTACGCCATGCGGGTGGCGGCAGACAACCCTTTTCGCAAGCTGCTTTTGAAGTACCTTCTCAATTCCTTGTATGGTAAGGCTGCGGAGTCACTGATGAAGCAGGAGATGCTCATCAATCCTGCCGAAGAAGATCTTGACAGAACCCAGCTCCAGATGCTTCAGCCGGGGATCTGGCTGCGCGAGAAGGAAGTTGCAATTGCACACCGACACGTTGTCGTTTCGTCTGTTATCACAGCATTGTCTCGTCGACATTTGTATGACCATGCTAAAGCTTGCGAAGAACAGAAGAAACCAATATTGTATTGTGACACGGATAGTGTAGCAACAAAGGCTACGTTGTCGTGTTCAAAGGAGCTTGGCGCCCTGAAGCGTGAGAAGGAAATGGATTGGGCCGAGTTTGTTGCTCCAAAGATTTATCGTGGTGAGGGTGTCGAGCTAAAGGATGATGGTGGTCGTAAGGCTGTGAAGCTGGCTAAGGCTAAGGGGTTCTCGCTCGGCAAGTTTGATAGTCCCATTGACGCCCTGGGTCGTATCATCGATGGGGAGCAGGTGGGCGTCCAGTCCATGGTGCGCATGCGTGAGCTTTATCGGTCGACCACGGAAGAGCACGCGGAGAGTGCTCCCTATGAGAAGCTCGTGATCAAGGCGCTCACGCAGCGGATGCTCTCGAAGCGATTTTTCTATCCTGATGGTCATACGCGGGCCTGGACGACCGAGGAGATCTTGTCAGGTGATTTCCAAAGTCAAGGATTCGATTTCGGCGACGACTTCATGAAACAGCTTGACACTACAACGCGAGCCATGCTGGAGGCGGCGGTATGAGTGAGCGAAAGTCGTGTCGACTCGATGAGATAATGACGGCTTACGAGCGTCTCGTGATCATGCAGACGCTCGAACGGAATCGTTGGAACCGCAGCAGAGCGGCCCTGGCGTTGGGGATCTCACGACGAAGGCTCCAGTACAGGATGCGCGCCTTGCATTTCGATCTGGGTGCGATCCCTCGTGATGTGCCTGGTCGCCGGAACCGGAAGTTGGATGAGGTGAAGTAGTGGCCCGAGGTGAAGTGGTCCCCAAGTCCGAGATGCGCTACGAGGTTTGGGCCGAGCGTCTGGAGCGGGAGTTTTCGTTGTTCCTGATCCCTTTCATGGATCCGAAGCTTTCGACCGAGAAGATCAGGATCGTGTCGGCTCGCATGGCCATGTTGGCGGCGAAGCGCGCCAGGGAAGCGTCCGCGCTTGATGATGATGATGATGATGTGGTGGGTTGCGTCGGGTGCAAGACCGAACTGGTCAGGACTGTTTCGGAGGTGTTGTGTTTGGGGTGTTTGAGGAAGTACAGGTTGATCTCCGACAGCGATCCAAGGATCCGTGGTCAGTACGAAGAAAAAATTTGACATGATTGTCGGGAGAGCTTTAGATGGATCCGTTTTGTGGGTGTACTGGTCGAAAAGGAGTGCTCATGACCGAGAACGCTGCTGACACCACGGGTACGTCGCTCTTTGAGGAGCCCGCGCCCGATTCCCTGCCTTCGGTGATGCGTCTGGGTGAAGGTGGTGATTCGGTGCCACCGCCACAAGCCGTACCAGTGCCGACCGAGGATGTGGTCGCGTGTGCCAAGTCCAAGTGCGCTACCTGCTTCGGAAAGGGCAAGCTGGTCTTCCATGCTCCGGGTGGAACCACGGCGAAGACGAAAGTGTGCGCTTGTGCGATCCGGCAGTTCATCAAGCTGCATCGTCGCCGGTTGCTCATCGACAAGGTAGGTCGTTTCTTCTATCTTCCAACCACGGAAGTTTCGGAAGCTCCGGAGATCTCGGCGAAGGTCGCCGAGGAGGCGTCGGCACTTGTGGATGGTCTGTCGGACTACAATCGAGATCGTCTCCGGGGCATGTTCGAGCGGATCGCGCAGTACGAGGGCGAGCTGGCGGTGTTCGACGAGCGGTATGCCCGCATGGCAGCGCCCATCAAGGATGAGCTGCTGTTCGTGCAGGGAGAGCGCGCGGCCGAGGCGACGAGGTTGCAGCAGGTTGTGTATCATCATGCTAGCCTGGGAGCGGCCGTGGATGCCCTTGGCTTGGAGATCGAAGATCTGGTTGCCAAGCTTTACGAGGCAAAGCAACGTAAGCTGGCGCTCGAAGCTGAGGTTGCCACGGATCTGAAGACGATCGAGGATGCTGAGGTTGCCGCGCTGCCTGGTTTGCGTAAGCAGGCGGGCGTCGAAGAGCGTCTTGCGGGTGTGGCGCGCAAGCGCCAGAAGGCCCGGCGGCCTGCCGAGCAGAAGATCGAATCTTTGCGCAAGCGCATCGCTCACCTGGCGGCGATCAACGCGATACCCGAAGCCGTTCTTGCCGAGCTGGCAATCCCGGCGGCTGATGTTCTCGATGTGGCTGACGAAGCCGCCGACGAGATCGCCGCCGAGGTTGGCGCGGAAACTGGCGAGATCATCGAGTAGTCAGAAACTGTGTCAGTGCTGAGAGGTACGGTATGGCCAAGGTGCTCGATAGAAAAGATCGGAAGGTCGCAGATCGCCTGTACGCGCGCTGGCGAGATCACCGGGCCAGTGTTGTAGGGCGCGATAAAAAAGATCGGAAGGTCGTGGATCGTCTGTATGCGAGGGTGCTCGAAGCCTCAGATCTCTCGTTGCCGGCCGTGGATCGCCTGTCGCCCGATCTCGTGGAGGCTGTGGCGAAACTCTTGTGGGTCGAACGGTGGGCCACCAAGGGTGCGAAGAAGGATGCGCGGGGACTCTGGAACAAGCAGGATGATGAGGTCAAAGCGCCCTGGCAAGCCGTGGCCAGGCGAGCTTTGTCGTTGCTGTTCGGGTTGAAGGTGACGCCTTCAACGGCCAAGGCGCTCTGGATGACGAAGCTGGGGGTGCCATGAGCGTCGGGGCTGATCGCTTCTTGAATCGCTTGGGTGTGCTCAATGTGTCGGTGACCGATGCTCTGGAGGCCCTGCGAGATCATCTTGGGCTTTCCTGGCCCGAGTTCGAGACGGCGCTCAGCCGTGGTGATGTCAAGCGGTTGCTCGACGAGCATGACGCCAAGGTTCGGTTGAACGTGCAGATGTACGGGAGGGTGATGCGATGATCCGCGAGATCTCTGCCTGGCCGTTGGTTTGGCCGGTGGGCAGGCCCCGCCGACCGGCGACCGAGCGTGAAGCGGCACGTTTCGGGCAGGAGCGAGAGCGCGGAGGTGTCGATGGTTCTCCGGTTTACCGAGCCCGACAGCCCTTGACCATCGTGGCGGCGCTCGGGCGGCTACGTGCAGAGCTGGGGCGACGGAGCGCCGAGGATGTGGTGATCTCGACGAACGTGCCTACGCGCCAGGATGGTTTGCCCTATTCCAGCGTGCGTGAGCCCGACGATCCTGCGGTCGCGGTCTACTTCAGGTGGAAGGGCGAGTTGCATTGCATGCCTTGTGACAAGTGGACGCGGGTAGCCGACAACCTGGCGGCCGTGGCGGCGCATCTTGATGCCCTTCGCAGGATCGAACGTTACGCGGTCGGGGATATTGCGCAGGCGTTCGCCGGGTACAAGGCGCTGCTGGCTGTGGGAGCCAAGCGTAGCTGGTGGGAGGTGCTTGGTTTCGCCGGTTCGGAGAGAATACCATCTTATATCGAGGCCAAGATGCGAGCGCGCGAGTTGCTTGCCGATCTGCATCCCGATCGCGGTGGCAACCATGTCCAGGCCGCCGAGATCAACGCTGCGCTCGACGAGGCGGAGCAGTACCATGCATCGAGGAATCCATGATCGGGATCTTCTGCTACACGATCCCGTATCCTCGCTACTTGGACAAGGTCACCCGGCGTGCGGTCGAGGTCGAGAAGTCTTCCGAGGAGCCAGGCAACATCTTGCCTGCCGAGGAGCCGGGGATTTGGTCCGAGGTTATCATGCCCAGGGGCAGCAAGCTCTTGCGCGTGGATACCGGCCACACCAAGCTAGCGTTCTGGGCGGCGGTTCCGATCGGTGAGACTAGGCTTTGCACGCGCAAATTTCTGCTCTTGATGGGCGGGGAAGCCATCGACGACGAGAAGTTTCCGACGTTGCTTTATCGGGGGACTGTGCAGATCTACCACGGGGGATTTCTGTGGCATGTCTTCGAGCCCATTGATCAGGTGTTGGCCGAGGACAACGCGATTGCCATGATTCGCGTGGAGAAGACGACATGATGGACGAGCTTCATATTCGACAGCGTGTTGACAACGGCCGAGAAACCTGGGACACGCCGACCATGCGGTGGATGCAGACCTACACGGGCAAGGTCATCGATATCGCGAACCCGAAGCCGGAAGACATCGATATCGTGGACATCGCGCACGCGCTCGTGCGGTTGTGCCGCTACGGTGGGCATGTGGAGACCTGGTATTCGGTCGCCGGACATTCGTTGGCCATGGCCAAGTTCGCCGAGACGCTTTCCGACCAGACCATGTTGGAGTGTCTTTTTCATGATGCCACCGAGGCGTATTTGGGCGACACGATTTCCCCCGTGCGCAAGCTACTTACCGACTGGACCAGGCGAGTGGTTTCAGAGACAGGGGATCCTGCTGGCAATGGTGTCCTGAGCATGCTGGAGCTTTTGCACGAGCGGTGGCAGAGCGCGATCTGGCAAAGGTTCGGGTTGTGCGTGATCGGGTCGACGGTGCGCACGCTCGACAAGCTGGCGCTCTTGGCCGAAGTGTCGCTGGTATTCAGGACCGTGTCGCCAGCTTTCGAGCGCAACGGTTACACGTGCGATCCGAACGAGCCGGCGCTGCACAAGATGCAGGATTTCGTTCGCCCCTATGTGCAGGAGTGCGAACCAGGTGGTTTTGGGCACAACGAGCTTGAGCTGGAGTTCGTGAATGCCTTCACTCGCTGGGAAGCCTTGCGGAGAAAGGGGCGTTGATCATGTTGTTTCGTGTGATGGACATCGAGACTGTTCCAGACATGAGCGTGTTCACGCCGGGGGAGCCCAAGTGGGTGCAGAAGCCCGTTTGGAAACAGCCGTCAGCTCTGGAAATTGCACATCCAGAGCTTCTGGCGGGTGTGAAGGTGCCGGAATTGGTTTGGGTGAAGGAAGATCCGTTTCCTCCAGCGCAGGCTCATCGGGTCGTGGCGATCTCGTGGTGTGATGTCGAGATGTCGGTGCCCTCGGGCAATGATTCTCGTGTGTACCGGTTCTCGGCCATGCACACGGCCGCTGCCTGGGAAACGCCCCAGGACGAGCGGAGGCTCCTTGTCGATTTCAGACGCGCGCAGCTCGGGGCGCCGGCCACCCTCGTCACCTGGAACGGTCGCACGTTCGATCTGCCGGTGCTGGCCATGCGAGCCCTGCGTCACGGCGTCCCGTGGAACTGGTATTATGATGGTCGAGGATTGCGATACCGTTACAGCGACGAAGGTCATTGCGACCTGATGGACTATTTGTCGGACTACGGGGCAACCAGGCAGATGAAGCTCGGCGATGCTTGCCGACTTATCGGGTTGCCGGGAAAGACTGATATGGATGGCAGTAAGGTCGCAGATCTTGTGTTGTCGACAGAGCCCGCAACGGTTGTCGTGGAAAACATGACTAAGGTGGCGAAGTATTGTTTGCAGGATTCCTTGCAGACAGCCTTGCTGTTCGTTCGTTCGCGGTTTCACCTGGGGTTGTTGACCCTTGCGGGCTATCGCGAGTCTATCGAGTCGTTCAAGAAGGAAATCTCGCAAGTCATAGACATCAACTGGGAGAAGCTGGACATCGCAGCGGACGTGGAGGAGGGTTGAGGTATGGGTGCCATCGTTCAATTACCGTTTCGGTATCTCGAAATTGCTACGGCTGAAATAGGTCAAACCGAGATTGAAGGCAACGTTGACAATCCTCGTATTCTCGAATACTTCAAGACAACGTCGTACCAGGCAGCACACGATGAGGTGTCGTGGTGTGCGGCTTTCGTGAACTGGTGCTTGGTTCAAGCGGGCATCAAAGGAACCAATAGTGCCAGTGCGCTTTCTTTCGCTAACTGGGGTGTTGAGGTTAGGCCGTGTCTTGGTAGCGTTGCTGTCATAGATTACGGCAACGGTAAGGGGCATGTGGGTTTTCTTGTTGGGTGGCAGGGGCCGAGCTTTGTGTTGTTGGGTGGGAATCAGGGCAATTCAGTTCGCTACAAGTTGGTTTATCCCCAAAGCATTACGCACTGTCGCATGCCGGTGGAGATCTTACCGGAGCTTGCTGCTATCACAGCCACGTCTCTGGACTATGCATCATCCAGGTGACAGTCATTCTGTTGTGGTGGCTTTCATTATTCGTTGACAGTCTGGTTTTCAGAAGATACATAAGACAACGTCGTTTTCGAGTGTTCAACATCAGAGAAAGGACATCACATGGCAAAGAAGGGCAAGAAGGGCAACAAGAAGGTAGGGGGCGCAACCAAGGACGAGTCGACGGTTGCAGATCAGTCGGGCGCGAAGGTCAACCTGCGCACGGCGGCTCCAGCCGTTCGGATCCGTGGCCAGGTTGCGAATTCCACCGGGAAGCTCGAACAGGTTCTCGGCAAGATGAATGGCTGGGCGCAGAACAGTTCCAGCGACGAGCTGACTCGGGGGATCGCCCAGCTTGACACCATCATGGGCGATCTGGGGGCTCTCGACAGGATGTTGGGGGCGCTCGTGTCTTCGGGCTGGATGCCGCCGCGCAAGTCCTACACGGCTTCGACCAAGGAGGGCGACACCGTGTCCGTGCTGGAAGAGCATCGGAGTCGCTACAGCGACATCCTGGAGCCCGGAAAGCAGGTCGAGCTGACGGTCGTCAAGAAGTACCCCGGTCGCGGCGGTGGGCTCGTTGCCGAATCCAAGGACGGCACCCGGCTCATGGTGTCCACGAGTCACGTCGTTCGCTTGTAGGACATCGACGGCGGCGCCATACTTGTTGGGCCATGTCGAAACGTCGTTCAAGAGTACGTGATGCGAGAACCGTCGAGGAGCATCGGGCTGCGGTAGTCGATCGCTGGCATGAGATCTTCAGGCCGGTGCAATCTTCCGTTGTCGACAATCCCGATCAGCCCCGTGCTCCTCGGCCACCTCGCCGTCGCTCCGGCGGTGGGGGGCACGGAGGCGGATTTTCGCGTATTGGGACAGGGTCGGGACTTGGAGGGTTCGACGATGATGATGATGACATCGAATGAACCGGTGATGTGAGAACCGAAAGGGAGTCGGGGCGTGTGTGAACCGTGGGGGCAGCGATCTGACATAGGGGATTTGGAGAAACACACATGAACCGAAAACTGTACGTGAACAACATTCCGTGGAGTGTGACCAACAACGATTTGAAGACCTGGGTTCAGGGTCTAGGTTTCGTTGTCGACGAGGTTAAGATCATCATGAGCGCCGAGGACGGAAGGTCGCGTGGTTTCGGTTTCATTACCTTTCGGACGGAGGAGGAGGCAAGTCGCGCACTGTGGAAGCTTGACGGTGCGAGCTACCTGGGTCGGGTGTTGCACGCGGCCGTTGCGGTTCCAAAGAAACCGGGCGACAGGGCTCCAGAGTCGAGGCAACCCGAACCCGGAGAACCTGAGGTTCGTGGCGACCGTTCAGACTATGCCGGGGCCTGGTCTCCCGAGGAAGCAAAGGCTGCGAAGGGGCGACGGCATCAACGAGACGAACACGATATGGATGATTGATTCATGCTTGTTTTGGTGGTGGACAATGATCGTTCCGATACATCATTTGTCTCTGATGTATGTGTGTTGGATCATGTGCAGTTGCCCGGTGCGCTTTCCGGCAACCCAAAATTTTTGTCGTGGATAGACCGCGCTTCAGTGGGGGATGTTTATCAAATTGGCAATACCTATCACATCATTAAGTTGGGTGTGTTAACCGGATAACAAACATGTTTCCATCGATTCACAAGGGGATCTGTCTTTTCTGTGGCAAGCCGGACAAGGTGATCCGTTTGGCTAACACGTCGGGACTTGCCGCCGCTCTATCGACGGCAATTGCGTCCAAGCTCGCGCCGGCCGATGGGATCTGCAATGAGTGTTCGTACTCGCTGCGCAACATCTGGATGGGCGAGCGGAACGAGTTGATCAGGGCCTCCTCGCCGCGCATCGAGCTGACCTACACGCTGATCCCCACGCTGTTGGCCGAGCACAGCGACATCGATATCACGTCCTACGAGTTTTCCGTCGACAGTACCGGCAATGTTCCCAGCACCGACTTCTGGGATGATGTTCGTCGGGATACGAAGATCTTGGAGTGGCTGGACAAGACCTATGGCATCGTGACCTGGAAGCCGATGTTCAGGCGGTGCTACCTCGGCTTCAATCCGTCGGGTCTCTTTTCCGAGGTGTTGTTGGTTCGCGCCTGGGGACGCTCTTTCAAACACCCTGTGGAAGTTTCCCAGGTTCCCTTCATGCGACTGCTCAATCAAGTGGCGCCAGAAGCCGGGTTCTATCTCGGTGTCAAGAGCGCCTTCGAGTCGCTCTTGTGGCGGCGGGAGACCGTGCCAGCGGGCAACGAGCTTTGCGTGGTCATGCGCGAGGCGGCCATGCGGTACATCGCTTACAGGAGTGGGCAGGAGAAGGCTCCCGACAGCACATCCGTCGATTTTTGCTACGGTATGATGTCGCCGCTCGAAAAAGAGATGGCTCGTGATGTGCTAGTAGACATGGCCAAGGCGGCGACAGCCGCGCAGCCCAAGCCGGAGTTGGTCGTCAGACCGGAGGCCGTGCGCGAGGAAGCGGCCAGGGTGGCGGCGGCGGCGCGCAACATCGACTTCGGCGAGGGTGCCGATGAAGATGGTGCCGAAGTGCCCGATGATGAAGACGAGAATGTGATTGGTGGTGGTGGTGGTGGCAACATTGTCGATGCTCGTAGCGTGGCGCCGGGGTTTGCTCGCAAGCCACGTTCTCCACTCATTCGTTAGAGGAGATTGTTATGTCAATCGAAGACCGAGTGATGGTGTCCTTTCACTTGAGAGAAACGAACGGCTCTCTTGCGTTGAACAGGATAACGGTTCCGTATGGGCCGTTGTGGATTTGGGAATTGGAGATCAGAGATCAGAATGGTGAGTCCCTGGCTGGCATAGATCTGACAACCGTGGACTTGCAGAAGCTACACGATCTTATCGCCTAGGCGCTCGTCATGGGGGCCGTTGTGGATTTGGCAACTAGAGATCATGGATCAGAATGGTGAGTCCCTGGCTGGCATAGATCTGACAACCGTGGACTTGCAGAAGCTACACGATCTTATCGCCAAGGCGCTCGTCATGGAACAGGCCCCACCCAGGTGAAATGGAGTGATACATGTCTTTGCCGGTTATACAGAACATGCCTTTGCCCGATGTTCAAGCTCATGTTCCGAGTGTGTCATTGCATCTCCTGGCTAAGAATGCCGAGAACGTGATTGGGCGATTGCTCGACAACATCGGTCCTTTCATCCAGGAGGCGAGGATCGTCTTGAATGACACCACCGACCACTCGCGCGCCGTGATCGAGCGGAAGCTGGGCACCCGGCAGACGGTATCTTTCGACATTCAGGAGATCACGTCGGGCAATCATCCAGAGCTGTACTTTCAGGATGTCGCTGAGTCCTATCAGGTCGGGAAAGCCCTGGAGAACGAGCAATTTGAGGGACCGTTCATCGGTAAGCCTTTGCTCTGCGACTGGGCGGGGATTAGGAACCTCGGGTGGGCATCGAATTGTGAGTACAGGTTGTTTCTCGATGCTGATGACGTGGTGGAGGATCCGCACCATCTACCCGCTCTCGTGGCCCTGCTCGATCGTCAGCGCATCGATCTAGCCGGAACCAAGTATGTCTTTGGGCGCAATTCAGCAGGCGTGGCCAATTCCGTGGCTTATCGTGAGCGGTTGGCCCGGAACCTTCCCGCCATACGCTGGGAGGGGTGTACTCATGAGATCTTGGTAGGCGGTCAGCGCCGGGTGCTCATCGAGGATTGCTTCCAGGTTGTAGATCTCAAGGATAACTGGGGCAAGGACATACGGGTGCCCGGTCGCTGCTTTAAGGTGCTCTATCGTGAAGCGCGATTGGTCGAATGGAAGGTCTTGCCCCGTCACCTTGTCTATCTCATTCAGGAATGCCCAGCGATGATGCCGCTTGCCTGGGTGTCCCGATCGCTTTTGCCTTGCTATATGGAGCGAAGCACCCAGGGTGAGGAAGCGGCCTGGGTGTTGTCGATGGTTGGGGAGATGCACGAGCGGGCCGGCGAGCTGGCCGAGGCCGAGAGGTTGTTTGCCGAGGCCCTGCGGTACTTCAATTCGGCCAAGGCGGCGTTTCGGCTATGTCGCGTGCGGTATCTTCGCGGCGACTGGGCCGGTTGTATCGAGGCTTTTGAGATGGGCTTGCGCTATCGATCGGCTGCCGAGGTGCTCGACATCGGTCCCATCTATGAGCATTCGAGCAAGCTTCTCGTGGCGCAGGCGCAGTTCGAGCTGGGCAGGAAGGATGAGGCTCGGCGAATCATCGACGAGGCTGTGGCGGCTTTCGGCGCGACGGTCACGCCGCTCGTTTTGGAATTGCAGACGGCCATTCACAAGGGATGATCATGGGGGACGAACAACCATCGGATCCGAATGTGTTGGAATTGCATTCGTTGTCTTCCGCCGCCGACTATGGGACCATGTTGCGCTTGGCCTCAACGATGGAGTTAACGAGAGACTTCGAGGGGTTTTCCGACTTGTGGGATTACCTGAAATCGAAGGGCTTCGAGCCGTTGTTCGTCGAAAAGATTGCCAAGCCTTACTGGAGGGTTGCCTGTCGTGTTGTCGAGAGAACTCCTTATCGTCATATCATCACCGAGAAAGCATGTCTTTCGGAGCGACGTTTGATGGGTCATTTCTTGCGCTTGGTTTGTCAGATGTTCGAGCATTTCTCACGACGGGCGACCGCGAGGTCGGGCTCGGTATCGCACCCACTAGATGAATGAAAGCCACCACAACAGGAGGACGTGATCATCCGGGCTCTCTCGGACGCGAAGGGGGAAACACGATGAGCGAATTTCACGTTGAAGTAGCGCGAGTGACGAACGTCCAGAAGCACCCGAACGCCGACACGCTATCAGTCGCCGAGGTGAACGGTTACCCGGTGATTTTCCGCACTGGCGACTACGCCGAAGGTGATCTAGCCGTCCACGTCCCGATTGATGCCATCGTGCCCGACGTTCCAGCGTGGGCGTTTCTTGATGGCCACCGGCGCATCAGGGCCAAGCGACTGCGCGGCGTGTTCTCGATGGGGCTGCTTTCCAAGGCGTTGCCAGAGTGGACGTTTGGGCTAGACGTTCAGGCGGAACTCGGGATCGAGAAATGGGAGCCGGTATCACCGGCGATGATTGGGGGCGACGATGCGCCGGACGCTGGCGTGTTGCCGGTATACACGGACATCGAAGGCTACCGCCGGCACAAGGGCGTCCTCGTGGACGGTGAGGAAGTCGTCATCACCGAGAAGATTCACGGGGCAAACGCGCGCTTCTGCTCTCACGATGGCACGCTGATAGTCGGCTCGCACAAGCGGATCAAGAAGGTCTACGGAACCGACCACCCGTCGATGTGGGCAAAGGTTGCGCTCGACTTGGATCTCGACGAGAAGCTGGCCGAGGTGCCCGACGTTGCAATCTACGGCGAGATCTACGGGCAGGTTCAGGATCTCAAGTACGGCAAGATGGGGACCGATCTGGTGTTGTTCGACGCGATGGATTTGCGAACGCGGCGCTACCTCGATTGCGATGAGTTCTTGGCAGTGGCCGAACGTTTCGGACTTCCGACGGTTCCGCAGCTCTACCGGGGGCCATGGAGTGCAGAGCTTCTCGCGCTTGCGGAAGGTCGCTCTACGGTTTCCGGTGCCGACAACATCCGTGAGGGGTTCGTGGTCAAGCCGGTTCGCGAACGATGCGAGCACATGGGGCGGGTGATTCTCAAGATGCTGGGTGAAGGCTACCTTTTGCGAAAGGGCGCGTGATGAGGGCTGTCACGACCAAACGCCAGAATTACCAGCTCTGGCAATCCAGAGCAGCCTTCGGCAACAAGCTGCGGGCCTGGCGCACCATCGAGGCATGGCGCGCCAGCGGGTTTGGCGGGCGCGTGGTGTTGCGTGCCCTGCTCTCTGTCGGTGGTGGTCCCTGTCGCTACAATCTTGAGCCCGACGAGGTCGAGCGTGTCGCCGATTGCTGGCTCGCGGAGGGCATGCATCGTGAGGCGATTATGGTCAACGAGGCCGCGCCCGATCAGGCAGCGATTCTCCAAGGTGAGTATCTCAACGATGTTGTCGGCTTCTATTGGAACACCTTCCATTACAGCCGGGTGGCGGCGCACATGCGGATTGCTCTCGGCAAGGAAATGTGTCTGGCTAACGGCCTGATGTCGGATTTGCTGTTGCGTGGGGCCATGACCCCGTCTTCCTACGAAGACTGGCGGGTATTGCTTGACCGGTATCCAGGACACGTGTTGGAGGTGTCCATTTACAATCATTGTGTTGGCGATGTGCCAGGTCGCAATGCTCTCGTGTGGGAGGTGAGGAGGTATTAGTCATGCTTGTCCAGCGTACGGTTTCCTACGATCCGAAATGTCGACGGTTCAAGCACGTCTTTGGACGGTCGTTTTACTGTCGCCGGTTGGGCAATGGCGTCTACAGGTTCAAGAGAGTCGATGGGAAGTTGCCCGAGGTCGTAACGGGGTTTGTTCAGATAGCTGCGCCATGGTGCGAGGAGAAGGTCGACGGGCTCGTGGCGATCTGTTCGACGCACGGCGGACACATGGACAACTGTCCTTCGGATAGCGAGAATTGCAAGATCGAACGGCGAGTGGTCGGCATGAATCGTTGGTACGCGGTCATGCGGCTTGAAACCGGTTCGCGCGGCGCCAGGAATTATTTTGATGTGGTTTTGTTGCAAAAGCCGCCGTTGCGCAAGTTTGCCAGTAAGGATCCGCCCGTGGTTCCGGCCGACGGCGCCGGTTTTCACGTTATGGTTTTTTCCGAATCATAGTCACTGGGAGACAAGGAGAACAGGATGGCAAGACACATCGTACAAGCTGCGGAAGAGATGCTCGACAAGCGGTACCCCGTCCTCGATCATGGGTTTGTGATCTTGGTCGACTACATGGGGAGCGATGCCGCCATCGCGGAGGCCGCGCGCCAGTCGCTTGCGGGTGAGAACACGCGCAAGGTATCCGACGATCGCGCGCTCATTCGTTACCTTGTGAGTCACTATCACACATCGCCAATGGAGATGGTGGAGTTCAAGTTCCATTGCGCGATGCCTATCTTCGTGGCCCGGCAGTGGATCCGTCATCGTACTGCCAATGTGAATGAGCAATCGGGGCGTTACGGTGAGATGCCCGAACTGACCTATGTGCCCGAGGCCGAGCAGATCGCCTACCAGAGCCCCGTGAACAAGCAGGGACGCTCGACGATCGCAAGTGAGGTGGTGGCGGTCAATCTTCAGAACAAGCTGCGCGAGAATGCGAGGGATACCTTCAGGCGCTACCACGATTTCTTGGGTCGGTCGCGGCCTGACGAACAGGGATCTTTTCCAGACGGGAGCTACGCCAAGGTCCAGGAGAACGGCGGTATTTCGCGCGAGGTGGCGCGTATCAACCTGCCACTCTCGACCTACACGCAATGGTACTGGAAGCTGGATTTGCACAACCTGCTGCACTTCCTCTTCTTGCGTCTCGACGAGCATGCGCAGTGGGAGATCCGCCAGTACGCCAAGGTCATGGCCGAGATGGTGAAGGCCGTCTGTCCCATGGCCTGGGAAGCGTTCGTGGACTACCGGCAGAAGGCAATCAGGGTGTCGTTGCCCGAGCTGGAGGCTTTGGCGGTGCTCGTCAGCCAGTTCCATGCTGGTAAGTCTTCGTCGCTCGAAGGCCACGAGACGCGCTTGAACAAACGCGAGCTGGAGGAGTTTCGGACCAAGCTTGGTCCGTCGGGCTTGGGTCTCGGTTTCCTGAACACGTTCTAGGTGTAGCATGAGCGACGAGAGCGATGGTCGGACGCCGCCAAATGGAGTTTCGGTTGTGGTTCCCACACCCGAAGCACCCGTACGGCGTCCGGCCACGCTCGACGAGGCATTCGAGTTGGCCGGCAAGGATCTGCACGGCTTGTTGATGCACTACGCCACGGGGCTTGATGGGCCGGCGATCAAGCTCTCGGAGGTCGAGACGATCATGCGTGAGCTGGAGTCCGACGTTCGGCGTCTGGTTCTAGCTTCACGGGAGACAGTAAAGTGAAGCCCCTGAGAGACGAGAACAACTGCTTGGATTGCTTGGACGAGTCGTTTCGGGGGCGTGAGCTGTGCGGCCGTCAGCACGATCTCATTGCGGTGGCGTCGTTGTTTGTCTCGGGCTTCGTGGTGCCAACGGATCTTCGTCTGAAGGAGATCGCCATGCCTTTCCTGGACGCGCTCGACCTTGCCGGGGAGGCGTTCACCGATGATATTTTGGCATCGCTTGCCTTGTCGGAAGCGGAGCTTTGATGGCCGACTTCGACGAGCAGCTCATGAAGATGCTTCGAGCCGAGTTCGTGCGGCCGGAGAACCCCGTGCCGCTGGCGCCCGCGCTGGCGAAGATTTCCGAGATCCATCGTGAGTGCCTGGCGGTCTTCGGTTTCTTTCATTGGGTGGGCGTTGACAGCGCCAACATTTCGTTGGGCGTGAACGTACGTGCCCCGGAGGGTGAGAAGCTATACGGCAAGGGCATGGATCTGATCGCGGTTGCGAAGATGCAACCCCGGCCGATGGTGATACGGGTCGCGCCAGTTCCGGAGAATGTGGATCTGGAGGCATTTGGACGGGATTGGAAGGAAGCCGTTGTGGCTTGGAACGCGGCGGAGGTTGCTGACAAGGTCGTGTTGATCAGGCAGGCGGAGGTCTACGAGGATTTCCCCGATTTCTTCTTGTCGGTCATGCGGGAAGGTGTGGTTTTCCCGGCGATGATCGATTACTTGGCGATGTTGTACAGCATGCAACACCAGGGTCCGAGAAACTAGGAGTGAGTATGGCAAAGATCGTGTTCTGGCTTGGTTCTGCCTGTGAAGTTTGGGATCCTCGTACTGCGCTCGGGACGGGGATCGGTGGTTCGGAGACCGCAGCGATCTACATGTCGCGGGAGTTGGCGAAGCTCGGACACGAGGTTGTCGTGTATGCCGACGTCCCGATGCAAGATTTCGGGCAAGGCGTCGTCTGGTTGCCGTATCGTCAGGCGTTGGTGAATCTGCAAGACGGCAAGAAGATCGCGTGCGACCTGTTCGTGTCGTCACGCTCGGCCGAGGCCCGCCACCAGCTTTCGCCGCTCTGTCGCCGGGCGTGGTTGTGGTTGCACGATCTGCACTGCGGCCCCGATTGGGAGAACCTCATTGGCACGACCTACGATCGTGTCTTGTGCTTGTCTGACTGGGCCAGGAATAAGTTCATCGATACCTATCCGGGGGTCGACGAGCGGCGCGTGATCTTGACTCGGAACGGTGTGGATCTGGTGCGGTTCCAGGAGCACGACGATCTACGTCCGGGGAGGCAGCATGGTCGGTTACGCGCGGGCTTGGTGCCGCTCAAGGTGATCTATTCGTCGTCGCCTGATCGTGGTCTCGACCGTTTGCTCGGGTTGTGGCCGCAGATCTGCGAGCTGGCGCTTAAGGGGCCAGGTGGAATGCCAGTCGTCCTCGGGCGGCGACAGTTCCAGCTTCCTGAGCTGCACGTGTACTATGGTTTCGACAACTGGCGAAAACTCGCGGCTCGCCGGGATAACGGTTACATCGAGCAAAAACGTATTGCCTCGCTCGAAGCCAAGCTCGCCACGACGGCGGGAGTCTTCGTTCACGGTCGGGTGGGGCAGGTGGAGCTGGCGCGGGCGTTCTTGAACTCGCACCTGTGGCTCTATCCCACGGACTTTCCGGAGATCTCTTGTATCACGGCCATGGAAGCTCAGATGGCCGGGTGTAAGATCGTGGCGACCAGGTTCGCCGCGCTCCCGGAGACGGCGCCCAATGCCTGGTTTGTGGATCCTCCCGCCCATACGGCCGAGTATGCGCGCAGGTTTCTGGAGGCCACATGGGAGGCGCTCATCGACGATATCGACGTCGTCGTTGGCGCGAGCTTGTGGAGCTGGACCAAGGTTGCGGAGCAATGGCATTCGTGGATCCAGGAAGATCTGGCCTGAAGGAGAGTTGAAGGATGCGAAACACCACCATCGAGGAAGCGTTTAAGAGGTTCCATGCTGAGAATCCGTGGATCCTCGATCGTCTGCTGGCGATGACCGAGAAGCTCTATCGCGAGAACCGCAAGCGGTACGGTATTGGTATGTTATGGGAGGTGTTACGCTGGCATGTGGCGATCGGAGAAATCAAGACTGATTCGGATTTCAAGCTCAACAACAATTTCCGTAGTCGCTATGTTAGGCTTATCATCAGGCAACACCCAGAATACGAGCAGATGTTCGAGACCAGGGTGTTGCGAGCTGAGTAGAACTAAAAGGAATGGTGGTCAACATGAGTTGTCGTCACGATCTTGCTAACGGAACCTGTTCTCGGTGCTACCCGTCTACAGGGCGTGTAGATCCTGGTCCCGAGGGGGATTATGAGGACAACCCGGAGGGGCCGGGAGCGGTGACCAGGGAGCAATATCTTCGCGAAGGGTCAAAGCATCTCGCAACAAACAACATGACGATCTCGGCGAATGGCATAGCTATCGGTGAGAACGCTTGTGCCAGCGAGGGTGAGATTGCCTTTGCGCGCGCCGGTCGGCAGATTACCATTCGCGGCAGCAGCGTTTTGCTCGACGGTAAGCCACTGTCGGGTTGGGATGAGATTGCTTCCGGGCTCCGGGAGGTGTTCGGCGATCCAGGCGAGTTTTTGATGGAAACATCTGAATGCTCACTCAAGATCGACATGGAGGGGCGGGTGGTCATCGGGGGTGTCGAGGTAGGAAGGGATCCAACGATGTGCATGCGGGCCTCTGCCTTTATCATGCGCGCGTTTGGGGCGGCGCTTCGTGATTCGACGGTCAGATGTGGCGGGCCACATGCGAGAGCCGAAGGGGAAAGAAACGTGAAGTCGCTTCTGCTGGTGCGCGAGGAATAGATCGTGGTTGTGACGAGCAAGCAATTGCGCGAGTTTAACGGCGTGAAGCTCGGTGAGGAGATCTGCTTGCATCGTCCGGAGGGTGATCTGGTCGTCAAGGTGCGCCGGGTGGGGCCTGCCGGGATCTTGGTTCGAGGTTTCGCTTCTGTTTTTCGTTGGGAAGATGAAGGTGGGCAGGGCATGCACTGGAATCGTATCGTCAGGAGGAGATCATGATCGAGAGCGATTTGGAATTCTACGAGACTGCCGAGGAGCTGCTGGTCCCCGAGAAGGATCTGCTTCGCGCGGCCGGGTACTTGCCCGCCGAGTGTGGGATGGACTTGACGGTGAGTTGCGTGCCGGCGCACTGTCGAAGGGACAAAGGACATTCAGGCGAGTGCTCGGTGCTGTCGGAAGATGACGTGCGAAGCGTCGATGGCGAGGCTCGGAAGATGTTGAACCAGCTTTTCCCAGGCGGTCTACCGTGTGCTTGGTGATGCCATGAAGTGCTGTGGAACGTGTGCCTGGTGGGCTGGGTATGGCAAGATCAGCGGCAATCCGTATCGTTGCACGTTTCCGTTGCCAGCATCGGTGACGAAGACTGCGATGTTTCATGAGGAAGGCAAGACGTGTGAGTGCCACAAGCCGCGAGAGGAGGACAAGTAGATGCTTCGCCTGGCCTTGAATCTTCTCGTTCTCAACGGCGAAGTCGTGTTGCCGCGCTGTCTGCGTTCGGTGGCCGGGGCCATTGATGAGCTGGTGGTCGTGGATTCGGGCTCGACCGATCGCACGCGTGAGGTTGTGACCGAGCTGGCGAGAGAGCTGAAGGTCGATCGTTTTCATTTCGAGCAACTGGATACCGCTTCCGACGATTTCTTCACCGACGCCCCGGAGTCCTGGAAGCGTTCGATGCCTGGACCGTTCACCGGCAGAAGAGTGCTCAAGGACTGGGCCAAGGCTCGTAATCTTGCCTTGGCCAACACCACGGCTGACTACGTGCTCAAGCTCGATGCCGACGACGAGCTGCGTTCGCCGCCGGAGAATTTGCGCAAGGCGTGCGTTCACTTGGATGCCGTGCCCGACAAGCACAAGCATTTCCTCTTCACACCTTACGAGATCTACGAGGCTGGCAAGCTGACGTTCTTGTCCATGCAGTCGCGTTTGTGGCGGCGGGGGCCGCACACGCGTTGGGTGCAGCCCATCCATGAGTACCTACGAGGTATGGTTGATGAGTGCTGTTTGCAGGTTGCCCAAGGGATCTGCGTGCGCGATTGGAAAGATTCGCCGGGTGAGGGTGTGCGCATCGCGCACCGGAACCTCAAGGTGTTGGTCTGGCATTGCGATAACCAGTCGCCCGCATGGCCGGGTCACGATGATGAAATCTGGACGTTCACGCTTGCCACCGAGGTGGTGCCGGTATTTCCAGCTTGGGGCCGAGAGCTTCTGACATCACTCCTCGATCGTCCATCGTTGCCCAGCAGCTCGATGCCCGCCGACTGCTACTACCACCTGGGGTGCGCTTACGAGGTCGAAGGCAACGACGAGATGGCCATGGCCTCCTATCTCGCGGCAGATCGTGTGGGGAGCAAGCACCTGCTGGCTTTGCTTGCGGCGATCGAGTTGCATCGTCGAGCTGGGAGTCGAGATTCGCTGGAGTGCCAAAAGCTCGTGGATAAGGTCTTGAGCATTGCAGGGAGCATGCCGGGAGATCCACTTCCGTTCAATGTGAACCTGCAACCGCTCATTGTTTTGCGCGACGAGTTTTCTCGCAAGTCTCGCGAGGTGGTGCCATGAAATCGGAAAAACGGTCGGCGTGTTTGCGTCGGTACGGGCAGTTGGTCGAATCCTACTATCAACAAGGGCGACGGATGCCGATGCTCATGGACGAGTTCTGGGAGCTAGCTTTCCATGCTATCGGCCCCAGTGAAGTGGGTAGGCGGCCTGGCATCGTGAATGAGATTGCTGCGTCCTTGCTCTATACCGAGGCGGTTGTGTTGGAGGCTCAAGGGAAATGAGCCCCAGGGAAGTGGTTTTGTCGTGCTTTGGAGCCGTGATCTTGCTCGGGTTGTTCTATCAGGCGCGGCAGATCTACCGGTGGTGGTGCAAGGCGCAGGAGCGCAAGCGGGAGCTGGAGCGGCAAATGCGCAGGGACATAGATGAAATCATGCGACAAGTCGCCACGGAAAAGATTCCAGAGTCGTTTCGGCGAGAGATGATGGCGTGTATTCCCGTTGAGCATGGCGGTTCGTTTCGGCAGGAGGGCAGTGATGGCACATCACAAGCACCAGCGAGCGGGCTGCCTTTTGTGCAAGCCGCAAAAGGACGAGCGGGTCGCCAAGAGCCTGAAAAACCAGTAAGCGTCCGGCGCCGGTTGCAAGGCACCGGGGAGGATGAACGGTGACTCGCGGGGGTGCCAGGATCTCCTCTGGCAAGGACTCGAAGCAGGACTATCGAACGCCGGCCGATTTCATGGAGGCCGTGATCGAGCGATTTGGTCCCATCACGCTCGATCTGGCTGCCACGGCCGAGAACAAGCAATTACCTAACTACATTGCCCCTTGTACCGGTCCCGAGGGGCCGCTGCCGTTCGACCGCGAAGCCTTCGCCGTCGATTCGTTCGATCAGAACTGGGCGAACTTGTTGACGAATCGGTTTCGCCGGGAGGGTTTCGTGGGACTCGGCTGGTTGAATTGCGAGTTCAACGATACTGCGCACTGGTCAACCAAGTGTGGCGACGAAAGTCGTCGGGGTGCCAATGCCTTGTTGCTCACGCCCGCAGGAGTAGGTACGGTCTGGTTTTCCGAGCTGATTTTGCCATATGCCGATGTGTACCTTCTTCAACCCAGGCTCGCGTTCATTCCGGGGCAGACCTACAACAAGGACTGCATGCTGTCTCATTTTGTTTCTCCCGAAACGCGCTCGTCCGGCAAGTTCGCGGTCAAGGGACTACCGCCTGACGCAACCAACCAGCGTTTCATCGAGATCTGGAATTGGAAAAAGCGGAAGACATTGCAACGGTGGGCAAGGGAGACGTGAGAACATGACCCTGGAGCTGGTTGCCCCCGATGTCGTTCCTGACGAAGAAGAGCGCGACGTTCGTCTTGACGAACGTTTGGAGAAGGTATCGATACTTGTGGAATGTCTCAAGGAAGATCTGGTCGACACCAGCAAGACTCTGCAAGCTTTGCTCGACTATTTCCAGATCGATCGCATGGAGCTGGAGTATTTTAAGACGACTGGCCGATTGAGGACGTATCCACCAAAGTCGTTCGAGGTATATCAGGAGGTTGTGAAGGCCGATCTGCTCAAGGTGGCTGAAGGTGCGGAGTTGCTGAGCGTGAGAGAGCATCTCGCGCGGCGGGATGATGATGTTAATGAAGCCGTCAAGAAGCTCGATGAAGTGATTGCGGGGATCGTAGAACTCAACCCTGAGTATGACAACTGCTAGACATGTATGAGAACATGAGCATTTCTTTGGCTACCGGATGCATGGATCGCATCGGGGGGTTGCGTTGGGCTTTGCCTTCGTGGCTGGCCTTGCCCGAACTCGACGAGATCGTGATCGTGGATTGGAGTTCCAGGCGGCCGGTTTACGAGGAGCTGCATGACCTGTGCGATCCACGGGTGAAATTCATTCGAGTCGAGGGGCAGGCGCATTGGTGCGCGGCGAAGTGTCATAACGTCGAGGTGTCGGCCGCTAAGGGTGATGCCTTGCTGCGAATCGATGCCGACATTCGCGTGAGGCAAGGGTTCTTTGGTCCCCACCATTCTCTTGCTCGTGATCACATCTTCTGGAACTTCTGGTGGCGGCTGGCGCGCGATAACGAGGAGCTTCATCTGGCCGGGACGATCTACACACAGCGCAAGAACTTCTTGCTGGTCGGCGGGTATAACGAGAGGCTCACGTCCTACGGTTACGAGGACGACGATCTGTATCAACGGATGCTTGTCGCCCGGTGCAGGCGTGGCTTCCTTCGTCGGGAAGATCTGGAGCACCTACCCCATGCTGATCAAACCCGTATGGCGGCCATCGCTCCTGAGTTTTGTTCTGATGGGGAGCCACTTTCCGGGATAGCACTCAACCGACAAATCGCTCAAGCTCGTCCCTGGAGCACCGTCGAAGATCGAATGACTGCATGGACAGTGGTGCGAGCGCGTCCCAATCTTTGGATCTACATAGAGGAAGGTTGAAAGGAAACATACGCCATGGCGCAGATGTCGGGCAACGAACCTTTCGAGATTGAGAACGCCGAGGTGCTTCAGGATACCGATAACGCGTTGCTTTGTAGGATCGACGGTATCGGCGGTCCCGAGGTGTGGCTTCCGCGCAAGCTGTTCTTGAGCGGCACGACGATTGAGTTCAAGGGCGACTTCGGCAACGTAGTCATTCCCAGGTGGCTCGCCGAGGACCGCAATCTCTGGCGTTAGCTTTACAAGGGAAAGGAAACAGCAGATCATGAGAAGCTCGGAGCTGAAAGCGAAAATCGACGCCATGGAGCCGGAAACCAGGGCCACGTTCTTGAGACAACTGGACGAGCTGTTCGTTGAGGTCGAAGATTTTGGCGATTTTGGTTTCTCAGGTTCCGAGCTGCTGGTCACCGGGGGTGAGGAGAAGTCGCTGTCATGAAGAAGCTTGAGCTGTACGTGTCGACCGATGTCGAGGTCAACGGACCGATCCCTGGCCGTAACTCCATGCTGAGCTTCGCGTCTGCCGTGTTCCGGCTGGGAGAGCCCGAGCCGCTTGCGACCTTCGCGCGCAACCTCAAGCTCCTGCGAGGCTCGGCGGCAGATCCAGATACCATGGCTTTCTGGGCGAAGAACCCCAAGGCGTTCGAGGCGAGCCGTGCAGATCTCCTCGATGCCAGCGATGCCATGCCGAAATACCGGGAATGGTTAGAGAAGTTGCCTGGCAAGCCGGTATTCGTCGGGTATCCAGCCAGCTATGACTTCATGTTTGTGTACTGGTACTTGATGAGGTTCGCAGGCAAGAGTCCGTTCTCGTTTGCTGTCCTGGACATCAAGAGCTACGCGATGGCTGTACTGGGGACAACGTTCAAGGATACGTCCAAGCGGAAGATGCCAAAGGAATGGTTCGTATCACTTCCAAATGACGATGCTATCGAGCAGGGAAAGCTGTTTCTCAACATCGTCGCTCACGGAAACGCTCGAAGGGTGTTGCCTCCATGAGCACCGAAGTTGTTGATTCGTCGGTTGTGACGGCGGTCTTGATACGACCGCCGCGTTTCCAGGGGCAGTGTCATTCGGCTTCCGACGGTGAATGCTATTGGGAGGACTGCCCACAGTTGCGCGATGGCGAGCCCGCGAAGACCGGGCGTAGCTGTCCGCTTTATCCGTGGCATCATCAGGAGGATTGATGAAATTCGGTGTCATCATACCGTCACGGTTGGCCCTGCGGCCGGCAGGGCGTGTTCTAGGCGAGCATGGCCCCGAGTTGTGGCTCGATGGTGCCGTGGCGAGTGTTCTTGGGCAAAAGGGTTTCAACCAGAACGACTGGAAGATCTACGTGGGTGTGGATCCTTCGGTTGTGGTGCCGGCTCGCTTTTATGATCGCGTAACGGTGGTCCAGGCGGCCCGTGCCGGGCAATCCGCCGCTGTGAATGCGGCGGCCGAGCTGGCGGTCTTACATGCCGACGTGATCATGCTTCTCGAAGACGACGACCGGTGGCGTCCCGAGAAGACCGAGGTGCAGCTCGGGCATCTCGGCGATGCCGCGTTCGTGAGCTGCTCGCAGAGTCTCTTCGACGCGGCTGGTAATGCCCTGGGGAACGTTATCCACTATCCCACGCCCTCGGGCTGGCTCATGACGGCCGCGTTGTGGAGCAAGTTGCGGGGCTTGGATACGAGTTACAGATGGCTCGTCGACATGGAGTGGCTGGGTCGGTTGAACCAGTTGCGGCGACGACGTGTGCATGTTACGTCGAATTGCATTCAGGATGGGCACGGGTTGCTCGAAGTCGGGCATTACGCAACCGTGGCCACTTATGAGAGCCCCTTGTTTCTGGTCGAGCGCACTGTGAATCCCCATGGGGGAATGATGGCGATACAGCAGAATTCTGCCGTTGAACGTGAAGCGCGCGAAGAAGAACTCCGGATCCGAAAGACGTTCGGATACTTGCCTTGGTAACCTAAGAGGTGTGACGTGAAGCAGTTAACGGAAAAGGAATGGAACGAAACGAATCGTGCCGTGTGTTTGCGCTTGGAATACTGTCCTCCATATCGTCCTCCAATTGCTTCGCTGGCTTTATTCGTGTTCGGTGCTGTTGTGGAGGATGAAGCGACCGATCACGATTCTAACTTGGTGGACATGGGGTTTGATGTCGAGGGTGTGCCTTTGGGTTTTTCGGTCTGGGAAGGCACCTGGGCGGAGGAGAAAGATCATGAGGGTGGGGTTGTCGATACCCATGCGGAAGGGGTCTTTCGCCGTCTAACGACCGAAGAAATGCATGATCTGGAAAGAGGTTTGCCTCTCTGGGTGAAGGCAACCTGAAACCGTAGAAAGGTGGCGATATGGGACTTTTTTGCACGAATTGTCGAAATAACGTCCCGGAAGGCTCGAACCAGTGCCGGGTCTGCAACAATGGATTCGTGCATCAGCTCAAGTGTTCGACCTGTGGTGGGGTCGTCGAGCGCGGTATGGCGGTTTGCTTGAATTGCTCGGGTCGAGAGCAGGAGGGGTTGTCCTTGCTTGGCGAACAGAACCGTGATCGAAGTTTGTCGAGATTCTTGCCCCCGTCGCGGGGCGATGTGTCTCGGTTGCGTTTCTTGGAACGGGGGGAGCATTTTTCGGACGCGGGGATCTTCGGCGCACTCTCCGACGTGACGGTACCGGAGGACGTGTCGGGCATGTTGGGCGAAATCTCCGAAGCTATCCAGGTCGTGCTGCGGCTGTCAACGCGCCTGGCGGCATCCACGCCGGCTGACCGTACACGGGGAACCATTCGCGCGTGCCGGGAGCTGGCTTTGATACTGCAAGAGGAGCTTGAATGCCGGCGAGGATCGCGTCCTTGAAGCGGAAACCACGATGCTGAGCTTGAGAATGGTGGTGACCGATGAAGAATGTCGTGTCCAGGAGTTCGTGGGTGTTCGAAAACCCGAGCTTGCTTTGCACGAGGGTGGCAAGGGACGCCGCACATGCGAAAAGCTGGCTAAAGGTGCTGCTTCCCTGACGATGCCTGCACATCGTCACGGCGACCTGGTGGTCTTATCCGAGCTTGTCGGGACCGAATTTGACATTCCACCGAAGCGGTTTTTTGGCGATCACCGCCATCATCAAGTCATGAAAGCCAAGCGGTTTTTCTGTCTCTTCGCTCATGAAGCGTGTGGTGTGCCGTATCCGAGACTCAGCCAGTTCTTGCGGTTGTCGACGGACGGAGCCCGCAAGCTGGCGCTCGGGATTTGGGTCAGTATGGATGAGAGTAGTATTGTTGATGTGTGGCCGCGTTTGGTGGCAGCGTACAGGTCACGTCAGGGTCATCTCGCCATCGTGCAAGGAGAAACGAAAGAATGAACGGAAAGCACCGTGCAAGCTGGTTGTCGGAGATCATCTCGGAGATACAGAGGTACGCCAAACAGGCCAACAAGCGTGCGTGTCCGGAGGCACCACACGTCCAGCAAGCGTTGACCAAGCTGTTCGAGGCGCGGGATATTGCTCGGGGATGCGACGAGGCCGAGCCTGGCGATGAAACCTCGGCCGGCTAAGGTTGTAGGTGATAGGCCGCTGCGACGGTCGCACGGAAGGCATCTTGGGCGTTGTCGCCAAGGCGGCGGGTCACCACGCCCTTTTCCTTGATGGTACAGACGTTCTTCTTGTCAGCCTTCGAGAACGTCACTTCGGCCTGGCCACGTTCGGGGCCGGTGAGCCCTTCGAGTAGGAGCCAGATTCGATAGGCATCTACGGCCTCGGGTATGAGATAGGGCCGGCGATCTGACGAGCCTGTGTCCGCGATTTCGGGTGTGGGATGGTCGCTCACCGCGTTCACTCCATGGTTTCGGATAGACCAACGAAATCGAGGGTGCGCACGGCGATCGTTCCGCAGGGTTTCGGGCGACCATAATCAGCGCCGCCCGTGTAGACGACGAGGTTGGGTGCGATCTGAACGCGGCCCGCGCTGTGGGTGTGTCCGCAGAGCACCACGATTTGTTTTTCCGGATGGTCATTCGCGGCGGCGAGTAGCACCTTGCCCGTGGCTGCGCACGCGAAATGTGGCAGGAAAGCGTCGTCGCTGACCTTGCCCTTGTGCCAGCAGGCTGCGGCGAACGGCGGCACGTGTGTGGCCACCAAGACCCTTCGGGCTTTCGACAGGGCGGATTCAAGCTTTGGTTTCAGGCAAGCGGCAGCCTCATCGCCGAGTTCGTGGAGCTTGGCCAGGCGGACGGTGCGATGTTCGAGCCAGGACAGTTCGGCGATTTTGAGGTAGTCGTTGAGCATGACGTTGGAATGGACGTAGTCGCCCAGACGACCGTCGGCCCAGCCTTCGTGACCCACGAGCAGCGTATCGTTGCCGAGATCTACGGGCGAGCAGCTTGGTAGGTAGTGAAGCCAGCGACTTCTCCGGCATTGCTCGGCTGCCATCTGCCGTACATGCCTGATGCTGCCGTGATAGAAGTCGTGGTTGCCGAGTACGATGAAGGTCGGCAACCACAGACCGTCGTCGAGTTGGTCGAGATGTTCGTGCAGGGAAGTGGCCTCCGAGATGTCACCCGTGATCACGAGCCCGTCAGGTTTAGTAGCGCGAACCTGGTCGAAGAATTCTGGAAATGAATCGACGAAGTTGAGGTGTAGATCGGTTGCCCAGCAAAGTCGTTCGATGGCCTGTCGCACGTTTTCGAGGATAACGCGTTATGCTTGAGCGCGCAAGAAAATGCTTGCGGCGACAAGCATATGGTGTAGCATGGTTGGCCATGGTTTTCGCCAACGAACGAGGTAATCCGTGAGCACCAAGAACGAGCATGCGGTCGCGCTCGGGCGGCTCGGCGGCCGCAAGGGTGGACTTGCGCGCAAGCGCGCCTTGACCAGCAAGCGCCGCAAGGAGATTGCTCGTTGGGCTGCACGAGTGCGCTGGGACAGGCGATCTAAGATGTCGAATATCGTCAAGGTGGTAGTCCGTGTCGATGGATCAGGCGACAAGAGCCGTTAATGGTGAGACCTGCACCCGGCAGATCTCTGGACGAACTGGTGAAGGCTTCACCGAGATGTCTGTAACCCTGTTTTGTCCCGAGTGCTCTCGCATGCTTTTCACCAGGGGGTTCGAGCTTGATGGACATGGTTACATCTTCCTTCTTTGCTCGAACCCCGTGTGCTGTTTCTGGCGGCCGTACTAAAGATCGTGATGCCCGACTATTTCGACATTCATTCCATTCGTGTTGCTTCGATCTTTCATGATCTGGGCGTGCAGCAGTGGCGTTTGGAGCAACGTATGTTGGGCATCGAGGTCAAGGTGCCGAAATCCGAATCGCAGGAGCCGGAGAATCAAGTCCCCGAAGTCGCGGAGGAAGGATGATGCATGTCTGTTACCACACCTGGTTACACATTCACTAAAACCATGCTTATCCGGTTGACAACCCCAAGTGATTCGAGAGGAGAACAACGATGAGAACGCACGGACCTATCATTCGCAAGCTCGGGCATTTTTGGGCAAATGGCGCCTCGACAAAGGACGCTGCCGAGGAAACAGGCGTAACTATTGCGATTGCCCGCAAGTTCTTCAGGGCTTTCGGCGCCCACGACAAAGGTTGCCCATCGTCAACCGTCGAGGAAGTTATCCGACTGCATCTGAATAGGCATTACCGGCTCAGATAGGCTGAATGGTCGTCAACCGGATAGGCATGACTAAAACGATAGAGAATGACAATGGTTGATATTTCTCCTGATATGGTTATCTTGATTCGCGCAGCTCAAGCGGGCGGGGCAACAAGATCTGGGAACGTCATTGTTCCTCCAGATCTACAAGACTGGGCTCGCGAAGTGTACCAGGTCTTCCTCGACAAGATCATCGAAACTGGCATGGAGGCTGCGCGTGTCGACTACTGCAAGCCCAAAGCCGCGAACAAGCTTCGTGGCTCCCTGGCAGGTTTCGAGGCTTGCCGGGGCAAGTCGCTTCAGGAGATCGGCGCTCTGCTTGCCGAAGCTCGGGCGCAGGAGATCGCCGCCCGTGGTGGCGACAACGAACGCTACTGGGAGCTGGTCTGCCGGTCGCGGGAGATCGAATGGACGGCGAACGTGCTCAGCGCCATCTTGATGTCGTCGGGACAACCCACGATCGTTCCGCCCACCTGCCGGGGCGTGCTGCACGCGCACCGGTTGCTCGGTGGGGTTTCGCCATGACGCTTTCGGAGCTGCATCCCATCTGGCGGGAAGTCATGGCGTGCTTCGAGGCGCTTCGTCGTCTGGGCTTTTCCGCCGACGATCTCTTCATGTCGCGCAGTCCGGACGGTCGGATGGGCATGTATTTGCGGAGCGAGAACTACCTGCTCGTGGCGAATCTTCCGGGGGTGAACGCGTTCGCGTTCAAGGGGCGTCCCAATGCCGAGCTGGAGGTCGAGTGGCGCGAGGCTGCCTCGGCCTGGAACGCTGCGGCCGACAAGCCGGAGTCCGTGTTGCTATGGGAGGGTTCGTCGATCTACCAGCATGGGCCTGAGCTGCTTATGGATTTGCTGAGTCATGGGATTATGGTTCCCGCTGCGGCCGACGCGTGAAAGGACTTGACAGCGAACGCGAAACTACGTCAGATCGTTAGCTAACTTGTCAGCGGTGCTGGAGAACTGGAGAACGGATGAACTTCACGGGAAAGTACGCGTCGTGCGAGGTCATGATCGATGATATCGATCAAAGCGCGGTCCAGCAGATCTACGGGTTCTTGAACTGCGAGGTGTTCGCCGGCTCCCAGATCCGAATCATGCCTGACGTGCATGCCGGCATCGGCTCGGTGATCGGCTTCACCGCCACGTTGGGGGAGAAGATCATCCCGAACGTGGTCGGGGTGGACATCGGCTGCGGCATCGCGAGCTACTGCCTGGGGCGAGGCATGCCGCTCGACTTCGATGCTCTGGACAAGCACGTTCGCAAGAGTGTGCCGAGCGGGTTTTCCGTTCATGTCGCCCGGCCGAAGTTTCTCGGTCTGGCGGATGATCTGCTTTCGCAGGCGGCGCGCGTGGCCCACGAGACGGAGCAGGACGAGGCACGCGTGCTCCGGTCGCTCGGTACCCTGGGAGGCGGCAACCACTTCATCGAGTTGGGCAAGGACGAAAACCGGGATGCTTGGCTCACCATCCACACGGGCTCGCGCAACTTCGGGCTCAAGGTGGCCGAGTATCACCAGCGCAAGGCGAGCCGTATGCCTGGTAAGGGCGATGTGCTGGCATACCTCGAAGGCGAGGAGGCCGCGCTTTACTACGAGCACATGAAGGTCGCCCAGGAGTACGCGAGGATGAACCGTGTGCTCATCGCCAGGGCGCTCATCTCCTTCTTCATGCCCGAGGCTTGGGACGCGTGGGAGAAGACGTGGGAGGAGAGGGAGCTGGATGTCGTGGAGAGCATCCACAACTACATCGACTTCGAGGATCGGATCATCCGCAAGGGCGCCATCTCCGCGCACGAGGGGCAGCGGGTGGTGATCCCCTGGAACATGCGCGATGGGCTCATCATCGGCCGGGGCAAGGGCAACGCTAACTGGAACTGGTCGGCGCCGCATGGGGCAGGGCGGGTCATGTCGCGGGGGGCGGCTCGCAAGAAGCTCGATGTCGCGGACTTTGCGAAAACCATGGAAGGGATCTGGACCTCGTGTGTGGGCAAGGCAACGCTCGACGAGGCACCCATGGTTTACAAGGATCCGAATACCATCGAGCAGGCCATCGGTGACACGGTTGATGTCGAGCTGACCGTCAAGCCGCTCTACAACTTCAAGGCGAGCGACCAGTGACGGGTGAGATGTTGACACCCGAGGAAATTCTGAAGTGGCTCGATGAGGCACTGCAAGCCGATGTTTGTTTGCAGGTACAGATTGGTCCGCGCATGGTGATAACAGGATCCATTCATGTTTCAGCGCGTTCGGGATGCAAGCCGGAGATCTGTTCGACATATCCGACCGTGGGTGCTGGGATAGTGGATGTACTGGCCGCTCTGGATAAGCAGAGATGCGTGAAGCCCCTGCCCGAAGATGATGCCGAAAAGTGTCCTGAGTGTGGAGCCCCCGTTCGCGCGAAAGAGCTGAGTGAAGGTGGTGGTGTGGTTTGTACACGTTGTACCTGGTGGTTTTGTTACTAGGAGATCGTCATGATTGACGGAAAAACCATTGCCGATTTGCGTATCCGCTTGCTCACGATGAGGGTGGCGGAGGCCAAGAAGAAGGACATGCGCTCCGGGAAGTGCGACCTCAAGCCGCTCTACAACTTCAAGGCGAGCGATCAGTGAAGGATCTGAAAGAATTGTTCGGGCGTTGTGGAGCGGGGATTCTGATCCTGCTCGTGAAGGTGGGATTCAAGCTCATGGCTACCTTGGTCAAGATGACCAAGGCTCTGAAGGTTGGAAAAGTCGGGCTCGCAACGGTTTCGTTCGCCAGTTACGCGTACATCTTCACCTGGAAGTTTGCGTTGGTGCTGATGGGATCGATTTTCATTCACGAGTGTGGGCATGTTTGGGCTATGCGGCGTTGCGGAATGCCGACGAAAGGGGTTTATTTTATTCCCTTTCTGGGGGCGGCAGCCGTAAGTAGCGAGGGCGCCTTCAAGACCCGAGCGACTGAGGTCTACGTGGCCTTATGGGGACCGGCGGTCGGGATGTTGCTGGCCGTGCTGGTTGGCTTCTGCTACTTCCTTCATCCCGATCCTGTGCTGGCAGCCGTGGCAAGTTGGATGGCGATGATCAACCTGTTCAACCTGTTGCCGATCAGCCCGCTTGACGGCGGGCGCGTCCTCAAGTCTCTCATGTTCTCCGTGAACCGGTTCCTCGGTTTGACTTGGTTGGCAGCGGGGATCTTGGTGGCATGCGTGTTGGCGACCAAAGCCAACCTTGGTCTCTTCACATTCCTGGCAGTCATCGGCTTCTTTGAGTTTGCAGGCGAGCTGTGGCGAAAATCCGAACGGATGCGTCGGTGGATTGCCAAGAAACGCGACGAACACGAGGAGAATCACAAACGCGCCATCTTCATTCTGAAATTTCCATGGGTGAGTCGGGAGGCGACTCCCGCTATATGGAAAATGGAACAACAAAATGCTAAAAACGCCGAGAAAGGCATGATTTGGTGCGACCGTAAGCTCGCTACCATGTCCGGCAACCAAGATGTTCCTTCACTGTCTGTGTTTGAGTTCGCAGTGACAGTGTTTTCGTTCTTAGGATTGGTTGTCATCCTGTGGGCATTGATGGTGTCCATGAAACACGTTCCCGGAGCCGAGGTTGCCTTGAAGTTGTTGGAAGGATGAGACAGTTGTAACGGAATCGAGAGATGGTGTTGATGTCACGATGCAATTGTGACGCGTTTTGTGACGAGCCTGTATGCCCGGTTCATGGGCGACTACGCAGTGATACGGATGATGAGGTTGTCATGCGTAACGGGAAAACGTGTTGTTGGTACCATGCTACAGGAGGAGCGCATGACAACTCCTGCGGTGGTGACGATGCTGCACTATCGGAACGGGGTATCATTCACTAAGGAGTGTTAACCATGATTGACGGCAAGACCATTGCAGATCTCCGGATCCGCTTGCTCACGATGCGGGTGACGGAGTCCAAGAAGAAGGACATGCGCGCCGGGACGCGTGACCTCTTCGTCGAGGCGCTGTTCCCCGCGACATCGAATCGCGTGTTCTACGAGATCTTCTCGCCCGTGATCGGCGAGCTTCTGGCCATGGCCGATGGTTTCGGCAAGCTCCAGCGCGTGCGCGAGTTCTGCCGTGATCTGCAAAACGGCGGCAAGGGCTTCGAGCACGGGCAGGGACTCGACCCGCGCCGGGCGTTCGATGCCCTGTGCTCGGACATCGAACGGATCTTCCAACAGTTCGAGGAGCTGGAAACCATTGCGAAGGAAACTACCATCGCTCGCGTCGACGATGATGCCCCTTCGCCGGTTGCAAAGGATCGGCAGCCATGAGGCCCGTCCCAAAATCCATCAACGAGAAAATCGTGCGAGGTTTTCTTGCACAAGAGATCTCCGCGCAGGAAGCCATCATCGACAAGGTTCCGGTCTTCGGGAAACGTTATTGCGATGCGGTCGACAAGATCGAAGACCTGGAAGATGTTATGGAAGCTTTGAGCGAGACGCCGCGCCGAGTGAGGTGAATTCATGGGCATGTTGAACGACTGTCGTGACGATGGGGAGCGTGTGATCTATGCCGATGAGTACGGGGCCATGGAGGGGCGTCCCGAAGCGGTGCGAGAGAAGCACGCCATGACCTGCGTCGAGATCTACCGGAGCGAGATGCAGAGTCTCGCGCACATGCCGCTTGTCGAGCGGCAAGCCATGGCCAAGCAAGCCGTAGATCGCGAGCGTGAGATGCGGCTCGGGTTGTTCCGGTCGCAAATGGGCCGGGGACGGCCGCCCAAGGTTTCCAGGGGACCAAAGCTTTCCGAGGAGGCCCTGGCCAAAGGTCCGAAGGTTGTGCCGCCAGATGAATGGGTGCCCGATGGTCTACCCCAGAATGTCGCGAGCTTGCGCGAGAGCATCCTTGCGTGGGCGTGCAAGGCCGACAAGATCAATGCTGATGACTTCCACGCTCCCCAGAATGTGGTAGCTCGCAGGCTGGCCGCGCTGGCGTGCGTGTTCGTGGTGAAAAACCGGCGCTTGGCTGCGGAGATTTTGGATCTCTCGCGTTCGTCGGTAGGGGCCATGTGTACCCGCGCACATCCCGAGGACATCGTAGTGGCGAGTGAATTTGCCGCAGGGCTCAAGGCAATCTGGGCGAAATCGACAGATCCTTGATTTTGCTAGCTAACGATGCCAGTGTGGCGAACATGCCCACGAAACGCAAGATTTTGAAACGTTCTCATTCGCGGCGGCTCGGGGAGCCGTCGCTCCGGTTGACCCTGGGGCAAACGATCCACGAATTGCGCGAGCGGAAGGGTTTGTCGTTGCGGGCCCTGGCTAAGCTGGTCGGCGTGTCCGCACCATTTTTGTGCGATGTCGAGAAAGATCGTCGAAAGGTCAGATCGCTCGATGCGTTGGCCAAGGCGCTCGATGTGTCGCCCGAGAAGCTGTGTGTGCTCGACAACCGGGTCACAGCCGATCTGAAAGCCTGGATCGAGAAGAACCCCGAGGTGCTCGCCGTGTTGCGCCAGATGTACACGCAAGGCTACCAGGACGTGCCCTTTCTCATGAAAAGGCGGCGAGGTGTCAGATGAAAAAAGTGGAGCTGTTGGTACAGGCGTCCGGGTACATTATCGTCGAAGTGCCCGACGACGCGTGGGGCAAGTTAGAGCCTTTGCCGATGCCGCTTCCTTTGGATCGCCTACCGGCGGGCGTTGTGTGTGAACCGGGAGACTTGGTCAACAATCTGGAGTTCACGGTCTTGGATTACAACGTTTTCGACGATCCGGATGACGATGATGATGGCGACGGTGAAGGTGACGAGGAGGCAAGCGAGACATGAAGAAGAGCGCGCGAGCCGCAAAGCCGGCTCCCAAAGCCGAGGCGTCCAGGCCCATACCGCCCGTTGCCGATATCGAGGCGATCCGTGCTCGGTACCAGCAGCATCTCGATGACTGTGCCTGGGCGGCTGTGTGCGGCGCCGGCATGCTGGAGAACATGGTCCAGATACGCAGCGTCTACGTCAAGAACCTCATCGCCGAGGCTCCGTGGATCTGCGATTTCGCGGACAAGCCCTTGGCCAAGCGAGATCTCTTGCTCGAACAAGGTCTTGAGCATGCCGTGCGGATGTTTGGCGCGGCAGAGCTGGCGGCCAATAACTTGCACGAAAATCTGAGGATTTTTCGTGTCTACATCGATCAGCTCGATAAGGCGTACAGAGAGATCGAAGCTGCCAATGGCATTTCAGCCTTCAAGGCGATTCGACAAACCGCGCGTCAGTTTGATCGAGAACGGCATCCCAGCAAGGCCGATCTGTGGGAATACGTTCTCAAGTATTGGGAGACTATCAATCCGACGGTGGTTCGGATAGCGAGGTGGAGGTTGTGGCCAGACGACAAGGAAGAGTCGTTCATGTTCGACGAAAAGGAGCAGGTCTGGCGGCACGCGGTGTCCGGTTCGGAGATCCGAATTGGTTCGTCGTTCGCCATAGCGAAGTAGGGCGCGGGGGCAAACGGATGGTCAAGTACGAGCTGCACCTGTACACGGGCGAGCATTGGTTGGAGACGAGGATCCGACCGGGCAAGGGCAATGCGCCCGGAAGGATCATCGCCATCACCTGGGCAGCGGAGGTGGCTCCTCGGATGATCGGAGAAGGTGTGACCCAGGCGGTCTTGCGAGTCGTGACCGCGAATCACAACAAGCCGATCTGGAATCTCACGGACTTCATCAAGGCGGCCGGGGAGATTTGCACGTGCTCCCAGCGGCTTCGTGCGTGTGGTGTTCACAGCAGCGAGTGTCCGATTGGAAGCCTTTCAGCCTATGACATCTGGAGCCAGCGATGAAGGTCACGTTCACCATCACGGCCGAGGGCACGATCACTGCCGAGATACCGGACGACCGTTTCACCGAGTTCATGACGTTCGTCGAAGATCATGAGGCGCGCGGTCCCCTGGATCCGAGCGACCTGCCGGACTTTTGTGGGATCGACATGGCCGACTTGCCGAATCAGATGAAGTGGGAAATTGACGACATCTGGTGGAAAGACCAAGGAAAATGAGCGAGCTGGTAGCCATCACCGACCTGCACCTGGGCGACAGGGATCCCGAAAACGGCTCCGTGCTCACCTCGCCCAAGGTGCGGCAGACCTTTGCTAACGTGCTCGGCGAGCTGGTGGGGTGGACCATCGACACCCTCGTCATCACCGGAGATCTGTTCGAGGTGTGCGTGCCTTCGCGTACAGTGAAGCAAGATCTCCTGCATGAGACAACTTGCTTCGGGCTCTACAACAGCACGGTTGAGGACGCGGGAGCGTTCTTCGCCGAGCTGGGTAAGGTTATCGACATCAACCAGCTTGTCTGGGTACCGGGCAACCACGACTTTGTCTTGTATCGCCGTATCTGCGGCAACGGCAGCCTGGTTCGTCCGCGTAAGCTGCGCGAGGACGCGATCTGGCGGCAAGATGCCGAGCTGGCAAGGCTCTTTGGCTCCGAGATCTCGAATATCGTCGCCTCGTTCCCGAATTACGTTCGTGAATGCTCGGCTGGCTGGCCTTTGGCGATCTTCACGCACGGCCATCTTTTCGACAACCAGGTGCTCAAGCCCACTGCCGGCTTTCTCAAAGCCCTGGGCCTTACTTTGGAGACAGGGCACCTATGGGATCCAATCCCGGAGAACATCGACACGGATGGCGGCTCGTGGACCAAGAAGCTGGTCGAGCTGACGAACCATCGCGTGTTCGAGATCTGGCCGCAGAACTTGAACCTGGTCGCGGAGGCTGTCTACGACTACGTGCTACGCAGGAACACGAGGGTCTTTTGCGCCGACAGGCCCGAAAAGCCCATGGTAAGGCTCATCAAGCAGGCATTCGAGAAGATCAATCCGTCGAGTAGTCTCCGAGGACGTCTCGGTTGGTATCTGGACAACACCTTAGTCGACATCGCTCCGGTTGTGCCGCTTGGAGGCGACAAACTGCTACTTGGGAGCGACAAACCACCCTTGCATTCGTTCTTCGTGTGTGGGCACACGCATGATCCGGGCGCCTGGTTGCATGAATCGTTTGATGGTTTGACCTTCGAGATCTATGATCTGGGCGGCTGGACCATGGATGCTGCTAAGAATCGCGACAACGTGCCGCACACGCATGCGATCGTGTGGAACCACTTTCCAGGTGCGCCGTATTGTTATGCGCTCAATGTGGGGAAGCCGTGACGAAGTTGTTCGATACCGTTGCCATTGCCCTCAAGCGCAAGCGTCTGGTGCCAGCCACCAAACGCATCCAGCACGCGAACGGGCAAGTCACCTTCGTCTGGCACGTCGACGACAACGATGATCGTTTTGTGTCGATGACGGATTCGGCGAAGAGCGAGAGCGTCTTGCTGATTACGAGGGATTGCATGTCGGTGGAGGCGAAGATCTCCCGCGACCGGGTATACATTATCGACAAGGTTGTTTCAGATCTGAACAAGCTTGGGGGCGGAGATGGGCGGGTGCTCAAGGCTGGCGCGAGCGAAAGGAGATCTTGATGTTCCTGGTGCGCGCGTTCCTGGAATTTGACGTGTTCCTCCTGGTTTTCTTGACCTGGGAGGTTGCCGTGCCGATCTTACGTGGACGGCCCCGGTTTCCCATCTGTCGATGGATCGGGCGCCGGCTGCTGCGTCTGGCTCCCAAGTCCACGACCACCGAGACCTTGCTTGAATCTTCGACACGTCGCATGCGCGAGGCGAAGGTGCGTCTGGACGCCGCGAAGACTGATCTGCTTGCTGCCGAAACAGAGCAAAAAGCTCTGGAGATGGAAGAGGCGACGAACGAACTGAGAGAAAAAGGAGGAGACCGATGAGTCACGAGACCACCCCCCGCAAGACGAGTTCTGGTTGGACCGTTACCAAAGTGATCGCCCTAGTCGCCGTGCTTGCCACGGCAATTGTTCTCGTTTCCATGATCCGAGGCGTCTTCGAGACGGTCGATGCCGGCGAGATCGTCGTTAAGCAAGGCTTCTTCTCGGGCGAGCTGACGTTCTGGAAGGATCCTGGCCCGAAGCTCCAGATGTGGGGCAAATGTACCCACTACAAGAAGTCGTCGCAATACTGGTTTTCCAGCCGAAACGATCAGGGTACGCAGGTCGACCAGTCCATCCAGCTTCGCTTCAACGACGGTGGTCACGGCAAGCTTTCGGGCAGCGTGCGCTACAACCTGCCGTCCGACGATACCAGTATGAAGCTTCTGCACGAGCGATACGGCTCCCAGGAGGCCATCGACCAGTCGCTCATTCGCACGACCTTCGAAAAAGCGGTCTACATGTCCGGCTCGCTCATGTCGAGCACGGAGTCTTTCGCGGCGAGGCGCAACGAGCTTCTGGGGCTCATCGAAGATCAGGCCGAGCGGGGCGTCTACAAGTCGTCCTCGTCTTGCGAGCGGCAGATGGATCCCGTCACCAAGTCCGAGAAGACCGTGTGCGTGGTCAAGCTGGAGCACGATGACAAGGGTCAGATTGCACGCGTAGAAGCCTCCCCGCTCGCCGCCTACCACATCACCTTGACCAACTTCTCGATCAACGAGCTGTCCTACGACAAGGAAGTGAGCAATCAGATTCAGGCGCAGCAGTCCGCCATCGCGGCCATCCAGACTTCGGCCGCGCAAGCTCGGCAAGCCGAGCAGGGCGCCATCACGGCGGCCGAGAACGGCAAGGCGCTGGCGGCGACGGCGAAGTGGAAACAGGAGGTCATCAAGGCCGAGAAGGTGACCGAGGCCGAGCAGCAAAAGGAAGTGGCGAGGTTGGCCAAGGAAGCCGCCGAGTACAAGAAAGCCGAGCAGATCTTGTTGGGCGAGGGCGAAGCTGCACGTAAGAAGGCTGTCATGATCGCCGATGGCGCACTTGAAAAGAAGCTGGCCGCGCTCATCGAGATTAACGGCAAGTACGCCGAGGCGTTCGGCAAGCAGTCGCTCGTGCCCGAGATTGTCATGGGCAGCAGCGGTGGCGGAAACGCTGCCTCGAATGCGGTTTCGCTGGTGGACATGATGACGGTCAACACGGCCAAGCAGCTCGGGCTTTCGTTGCGCGTTCCTGGAGTGCCGGGCAAGTAGCGAAGGGGTTGCCATGTCGTTCATGCGATTGACAGATCACGAGGCGGCAATCTGGGCGGCGTCTTTCATCCACCATGGTGCCGACTACAGGGCCGTCAATGCCGCCGCACAAGCTGTCGCGGATGCTCGGCGTATAGCCGGGGAGCTGGATAAGCGGCAGCATGAGGGTGTCGTGTCGTCCGAGGCGGCGCACATGCTGCGCGGGATGGTAAACCGGGAAGAAGCCAATCGCATGGACGACGACGAGCTGGGCAACGCGCTTGCGTGGCTCGATCACCGGGGGCACGACCAGATCGCCGACCTGCTGCGCGCTGAGTACGGCATCTTCTGGGAGAACGATCACGACTACACGAACGGATCTCTTGGACCGGCTGGCCTGGCCAAGCAGCTCGATATCTATTGCCCCGGCTGCGGCAGCCAGGCGGTCTGGCTGCGTTCAAGCGACGGCCGGCAGTGGCGTTGTGGCAGCATTGGGCACCTCGGCTTTCCGTTCGAGATTGATGGGGTGGAGGCCGTTCGTGCCAAGGAGTGGTACGCTAAGTGGTCGGAGGAAAGGCTCAAGAAGTCGTCTCTCTACGGGTACGTGATGCCGGCGACGATGGATGCAGTGGCCGAGGTCGGATGGCGGCTTGATGGCGATGACGACGACTTTGACGATGAAGATCCAATTGACGACAAAGATCCAGACGACGACCTTTTCGATGACGATCTTCCCGCTCCCGAGGAACCTTTGCACGGGCGGAGATCCGGGGATGAGCTAGTGGGGCAGTCGCCAGCGCGGCCTGATGATCCTCTAGGTCTGGCCGGTGGGCCTTTCGATCCGGGCAAGTTCGGTCGGTAACGAGATGAAGCTCATCACGGTCAACGATCAGTTGGCGCACATCCTGGCTTGCCATGGCGGCCGGGGTCGAGTCGAAGGTGGGATTCCGGTATGGATACACCGAGGGATTTTCTCCGTGAAGTCGCTTGCTCGGTACCAACGAACGCTCGATCGTCGGACCAAGCGCCGGCTGGCCCAGCGTGAGGAGCTGCGCCGTCTCAACGAGCACAAGGGGTGAAAACATGTTGACCCGAGATCAGAAAAGCTTGCTGGTGTTCGAGAATTTCGTTCTCGATCGTACGTTGCCCAAGTGGAAGGGCAAGAAGCCGCGTCGGGGTGTGGAAATCTTTCAAGGCTCGGACGACATCAGGGATTCTGAAAGCTTTGACGGCGAGGACAGCGACGTGGGCGACTTCATCGCAGGAGGGATCTTCACGGTCAACGAGGGCAACCTCGTCGTCGGGGGATCGTCCAAGGGACGCAGAGGGCCGCGCGGGCTCGCTCGGTTGAAGTTCTGGAAGAAGAAGCCCAAGGTCGCCAAGGTGACCATGACCATCCCGGAGTTCTTCCGTTCGGTTCGTGACGGGGTCGAGCAACTGGAGCTGGTCGACAAGCGCGCGGCGGGGTATGCGGCTGCCATCAAGGCGACGGTGGTGAGCGGGCAAACGGCTTTCCGCGAGAAGCTCATCAAGAACCTGGTGGCAGTGCGCGCCGAGACCCAGTTCCTCGCCATGGGGCTATCGAAGTATCTACGTGAGGAGACCGTGGTCGAGTTCGTCAAGAAGTGTCCCAAGGGTCTACGGCTCGACTTCATGGCGAATTTCACTCGGGTGATCCCTCCCGAGCTGCTCAAGCTCAAGGCCGAGGCCGACGAGCGCGGCATCTTCGACAACTACGTGGTGCTGCACTACGATCCGGCGGGCAAGAGCTGGGCCAAGACCGAGAAGGAAAAAGATCCGATCTTGTTCGGGCTCATGGACGGCCGGCGCTTGCTCTACTACATCGGCGACTGGGTTGATGAGTTCTGCGACCTGACGCTCGATCAGATCGCCGACCTGCTCGGCAAGAAGGTCATCGAGGTGATCTCGACCGACGTGACGGCCGACATTCGCGAGGCTGCCGGTACGGGGCCAGCGCGTGAAACGGGCAAGGCAGAAGGTTGACGGACGATGGATTGTAACGGACGATGCTGCACATGCGGCCGGTCGATAGGAACCGGCGGGTGTTCGGTGTGCAATGCGATGATCACCTTCTGCTGGTGCGGTCAGCGGATCTACCCGCCGAGCTTCGCGCACAACTGTCCCAAGGCATACGTCTACGGCGAGACCAAGGACACCCGACTGGTGAAGGCACCATGAAAAACGTGATTTCAAGGACGAGGTTTTGCGGGCGTGGTTCGACGTGACCACCGACCGCATCGTCAAGCAGATGCAGCTCTCCAAGAGGGATGCCGCGCGATACGTGGCCTACTTCAACGGTTGCAAGCAGGACGAAGAGTTCATGTCGCGGCGTGAACACTACGCCTTTCAAATTGCCCAAAAAATCGCCACGATGCCGTTCTCCTATGAACTTCTGTTCGCTTTGCTCGTCGCCTTCTTCATAGGGCTCTGCTTTGGCATCAAGGTCGGCAAGATGCAGGGCTTCTGGTAATCCGACAACGACAGTCCGACAACGACGCCGGCTTTTGAGATCTACCCCATGACCCGAGAAAAACTTCCCGGTACGCGCACGGGCCTGTGCAAACGCATCTGGCTCCGGTATCCCGATCCAGCCACGGCTGGTGAGGGCGGAGCACAGAAGCTCCTCGAACTCAAAGTCTACATTCACACAGGCGAGTACGAGGACGGTCGGCTTGGAGAGGTTTTCATCACGGCTGACAAGGCGGGTTCGCTCATTTCGGGGCTTCTCGATACCGTCAGCATCAGTATCTCGATGGGGCTCCAGCATGGTGTTCCATTCGACGACCTGATCACCAAGATCGCGGGATTGACTTTCGAGACCGAAGGCACGACCAGCGACGAGAACATGCCGCGCGTGCGTAGTATCACGGACGCTATAGCCCGATGGCTCAAGCTTCGGTATCCCGAAGGCAGGCGTGTTACCGGCTTTCACCGTGAAGGAAAAGCCTCCGACATAGAAGAACCACCCCAACCGACAGAGGAGAAACCATGGCCGAGAAAGTGACAGAGAAGCGTGAAGTGACAATTCCACTCGGGAACTACCTGTTCATTCAGGATGGCACGAGCGGCAGAATCAAGACCCACGTTGGCCCCATCGTGGTCAACCTGACGGGCAATGATGTGCCCGTCATTTACAAAAAAGGTGATGCCGGCGCGGGGCAGTTCGTTGCCTGCGAATCGTTGGAGCAAGCGATGCGCCCGAGCTACGTGGTTCCCGAGGGGTTCTACGCCGTGCTCATGAATCCGGCCAAGGAAGGCGGGCGGGTGGATGGTCATCCGGCCGACGGGGCGACGAGCGCGGCTCCCGAGCTGAACATCGGCCACAAGATCGTGATCCAGGGCCCGAAAATGTTCGCGCTCTGGCCGGGCCAGCACGCCAAGGTCGTCCGGGGCCACAGCTTGCGCAGCAACCAGTACGTCCTCGGCCGCGTCTACAACGAGAAGGAAGCACGGGCCAACTGGAAGACCGCGACCATCACGGTGGCGGCCAAGGGCGCCGAGAGCAGCGCACCCGTCGAGGGGGAGCAGGCTCCCGACCTCAAGCGAGACCTGTCGCCGAAGCCCGAGCAGCCGGCCAAGAGCGGCGAGCTGCCGATGCCCGCCGATCTGACCGTGGGCACCTTGTTCATCATCAAGGGCACCGATGTCAGCTTCTACATCCCGCCGACCGGTATCACGGTGGTGCCCGACCGGGACAACGTGAGCAACACCTCGGGCGGCGGCTACACGCGCGATGCCGTCAGCCTGGAGCAGCTCGAATACTGTATCCTGGTCGACGAGAACGGCAGTAAGCGCATCCCGCGCGGTCCGGCGGTAGTCTTTCCGCTGCCCACCGAGACGTTCGTCGTGGGCAAGGATGGCGAGCTGAAGTACCGGGCCATCGAGCTGAACGACATCCAGGGCGTCCACATCAAGGTGACCTGCGCCTACGAGGATGTGCTGCTCGGCAAGAAGTTCGACGAGGGCGACGAGTTCTTCCTGACCGGCAAGGAATGCCCGATCTACTTCCCGCGCAAGGAGCACGCCCTCGTGCGCTATGACGGTAACACCAAGCACTTCGGCGTGGCTATCCCGAGCGGCGAGGCCCGCTATGTGATGGATCGCAACACCGGCGCCATCCGCACCGTTCACGGTCCGGCGATGCTCTTGCCGAATCCCGTGAACGAGGTGATCGTTCGCCGTGTGCTCACGTTGCGCGAGTGCTCGCTCTGGTATCCGGGCAACCAGGAGGCCATGGCCTACAACCAGATGCTCTTCGAGCTGGCCAAGCGGGCGCCGACGACGCGCTCGGGGGTCGTGTCCGAGGGCGAAGTGGATCGCGCGACCAAGCGTCGAGGCGGAGGTGGCGAGCGCCTCAACCTCGGGGAGCCTGCTACCAAGGGCATCATGCCCCAAAACATGGTGGCGGCGGCCATGTATTCATCGGCACCGTCCATGCGCAGCTTCGTCTCGAACGACAGCTCTTCGGCCGCCGGGGAAGAGCTGTCGCGCTCGTCGAGCTACACGGCCCCGCGCACGCTGACCTTGAACACCAAGTTCGAGGGGGTGCCGCGCATCTGCATCTTCACGGGGTTCGCCGTGCTGGTGGTGAACAGCAAGGGCGACCGGCGCGTGGAGATCGGACCGAAGACCATCTTGCTGGAGTACGACGAGACCCTGGAGATCTTGTCGCTCTCGACCGGCAAACCCAAGACCACGGACAATTTGCTCGAAACTCCGTATCTGCGGGTGATGCACAACAAGGTCTCGGACATCGTCGAGGTCGAGACCGGCGACCACGTCACGGTGCAGATGAAGATGTCCTACCACGTTGATTTCCTGGGCGGCCAGGAGAAGAGCTGGTGGAACGTGCAGAACTACATCAAGCATGCCTGCGACCACATGCGGTCGGCCTTGAAGGGCGAAGCCCGCAAGATGACTATCGAAGCGTTCTACGGCAATCCGCTCGCCGTGGTGCGCCGGGTGGTGCTGGGTGAAGACGGTGCCGGCTACACCTTCGAGCAGAACGGCATGAAGGTCAACGATGTGGAGCTGATGGTGGTGGCTCTCCCGGACGCGACGATTCGAGGCCTCATCGTCAAGATGCAGCAGGACTCCGTGCAACGGTCACTTCTGGTGACCGATGCCACGGCCAAGCTCGATGCGACCAAGAAGCTCGAATCCCTCGCTGCGGAAGAGCAAAGGGTCAAGACCGCCACCGAGTTGGAAAACCGGCGACTAGATCTCGTCAAGCTCGATGCTCGCATCAAGGGAGATCTGGCAGCCATTGCCAGCGACCTTCAGGTGGTCAAGGAAAAGATCGGTTTGCGGTCAAAGCAGGAAGACCTGGACGATCTGGCCTTCCTGCGCGATCAGGAACGCGAGCGTCAGGCCACGGATGCCGTGCTTGCCGAGGCCGAGAAGAAGCAGCAACAGGTTATCGCCTTGCTCAAGGCAGAAGCCGAAGCCCTCGCCAACAAGTTCGGTTCCATCAAGGACGGACTCGCGGAGGCGCTGCTCGTGCTTTCGAACAACGAGACCATGGCCAAGATCGCCCAGGCCACGTCCGTCCAGCGTATCATGGGAGGCGAGGATGTTGTCGCCACGCTGACCAATATGTTCCAAGGCCTCGGGCTCGACAAGGCCATGCAGCTCGTGGCCTCGCATACCGGCAAGGGTAGCAACGGGAAGTCGTTGCCGGCGCCAGCGTCGGAGTAGCCCGCCTAGTTGCACCAACCAGGTCACGCGGGCTCGGGGTTGCCGAGCCCGCGTACCGTTTTCGTGGATCCAGGAGGACAGCATGAAATTCGATAGAGCAACACGTTGGATCGATGAGTATCAACAGCTCGGTGCCCTGTGGCTCCATGACGACAATCCCAGGCGACCGCACGCCCTGCTCACCTCGGGCAAGCACTCGAATGGGTTTTTCAACAGCGGGCTGGTTTGTGAATCGCCGTCCTTGATCGTGGAGGCCAGCGTCGATCTGTCCGGCGCGGTGAACGAGGCCATGAACGTGCGCTCGATCGACTGGGTCATCGGCCCCGCCATGGGAGCCATCGTGCTGGCGCACTGTCTGGCGCGAGCCATGCGCACGTTCTTCACCTACACGGAAGCCCGTGAGATCCGAACGTCGTTCACCGAAAAGATGTCGGTGCCCGACAAGCCTTCGGCCATGGTGCTTAAGCGATCTCATCTTTGCGTCGGTGACGAGGTGTTGGTGGTGGAGGATGTCATCACGACAGCCGGATCTGTGGAGGCTACCATCGAGGCCGTCATCCAGGCCGGCGGAAACGTCGCGCCCGTGGTCGCCGTGCTGGTCAACCGCTCGGGGCTCACGGAGGTCAAGGGAGGCAGGAAGATCGTCGCGCTCATCGACCGTCCCATGCCCATGTGGGCACCCGAGGAGTGCCCTTTGTGCAAGCAGGGCTCCGAGGCGATCCGTCCGAAGGGTGCCGAGAATTGGGCGCGTCTCAACGCCGACTACTAACCGAGGAGGAATCACACCATGCAAAAGAAACTAGAGCCCGCCGAGCGACTCATCGTGGCCGCTGACAACATCGACGTGGTTGACCTGGCCGCCAAGCTGCAAGGCACGGGCGTCTACCTCAAGGTGAACTCGGCGCTGCGCGAGCGCGGCTATCCGCTCATCTTGCAGATCCGCGAATTCGGGCTGCGGGTTTTCGCTGATCTTAAGCTCAACGACATTCCCGAGACGCTCGCGACCGATGGCCGGCTGCTCGCCGCCGTGGCCCCCGACCTGGTCACCGTGATGTGTTCGGCGGGGGTCGCGGCGATAAAGGCGCTCAAAACTTGGCTGCCGGACACCGAGGTTCTGGGTGTCACCGTCCTGACTAGCATGACCGACGACGATTCCCGAAGCTTGTTTGGTTGCACTGTACCGGGAGCCGTTCGTAGGTTGGCGTGTTTGGCCAGGGAAGCTGGCATCGATGGTCTCGTGGCATCCGCCAAGGAGGCGCAAGATCTTCGTGAGATCTTGGGCAAGGATATGTCCATCAACACGCCGGCTATCCGTCCCGCCTGGGTCACGGTCGCCGGCGACGATCAAAACGCTTCGCGGGTCACGACACCGGCCGAGGCCATACGGCTTGGGGCCGATCGTATCGTAGTGGGGCGTCCCATCGTGCGGGCGCAGGATCCACGCACGGCCGTGTTGCGCACCATTGAGGAGATCGCCAGCGCGAAAGAGCCGGCAACCTAGTTAGGAATGAACGTGGAGGAACAGACGATGGAAGAATCGGAATTTGGCAGGTTGGCCCGGCAAGGGCTCAACACACACCTCGAATACGTGCGGCGGCGCACGGAAATCTTGGCGATGCTCGATCGGATAAGTCTCGTGCTGCGTGAGGAGTTTCAGATCCCCGATCTGGAGCTGCGTTTCCGGGCGGACGGTGGCTCGGGTAACCGCAACGAGGGATCGCTCAGGTTCGTCTGCATGAAGACCACGAAAGATCGCCGACAGCATTGCGTTGATGTGGTGGATTTTGTTCTGCCGTCCGAACAAGGCGAGAAGGGTCGTCTTGGCGACTACGATTTCGAGACGGTGGAAGACTTTCAGCAGCTTTTGGCCGAGGAGATGAGGCGACCACGTTTCGGCGTCCTGGTAAAGCAGCTCCTTGACGGCTGCCGGTTTGACGTTCCCAAACTCCCGGACTCGGCACCGCCGGATCCGATAGGAAACCGCAACTTCATACCACCACCCACGGAGGATCCTGATGACGGCACATAGCGAAGCGCCCGTTGCCCTGTTCGATCTCGACGGTACCCTGGCTGACTTCGACTGGGCCATGCGAGAACGTATGTCCCAGCTTTCGGGACCGAATGAGCCCGCCATCTGGAACCCGGATCGCGAGGACGACGAGCCCGAGCACATCAAGCAACGTCGCCGCATCATCAAGAGCGTGCCGGGCTTCTGGACCGGGCTCCGCACCATGTCCGACGGCTTCCAGCTCATGGGCATGGCACATCAGATCGGATTCCGTCTCATGATCCTGTCGCGTGGACCGTCCCAGAACTCGCTGGCGTGGAAAGAGAAGATCGACTGGTGCCGGCAGAACATCGCCTTTCTTCACGAGATCACGCTCACCGAGGACAAGAGCCTCGTCTACGGACGCGTGCTGATCGACGACTGGCCGCCGTACATCGAGGGATGGTTGGCCTTCCGCCCGCGCGGCCATGTCATCATGCCGGCGCGAAGATGGAACGAGAAATTCCATCGCACGAACGTCTATCGTTACGTGAACCGCTCACAAGATCAAGAGGTCATGGGTATCTTGACCGCGCAGTTCCAGCGCCAGGTCGATGGCGCTCCTCGGAGCTAGGTCATGGGGACCATCATCCTTATTCTGGTAGCTTTTTTCTCCGGAGCGTTCGGTTTGTACGTGGGATTTCGTGTTGGTGCCAAAGCCATGCTCAAGCTCAATTTGCGATCTGCTTTGAAAGGAGAATTTCCTCCCGAGCATCTGCCAGCACGAACACGGGCCTGGCTTGAGGAAGAACCATGAAGCTGTGGCAGGGCGCCCTGGTCATGCTCGGCAGCGCATCATCCGTGGTTGCTCTGGGCGCGTATGTCCTGGGTACTGTCGGCGATTGCCGCTTGGTCTGCGTCACGAGCCGCGAGATCTACGAGTTTCGCGATTCACGTCTCGGTGGTGCGAGGGTTGTCTCGAAGCCACGCACCAAGCAAGAGTTCGTGCTCGTGTGTGACACCGATTCGCCGGAAGGACTTGAGCTGCGAGCGAGCACGCGGGTTGATGGAGGAGCGGGACCGTGAACCGCGTGCGCCCACCAAACGTCAAGCCTTTGCCCTTCGACCGGCGCACGTCCACGGATCCATGGCGCGAGGTGGTTCACATCGAGATTGCGAGACCCGGCAAGCACGGTGCCCAACCCTGGGAGCTGACGCTCGAATGCGGGCACACGGTTTGGAGATCGCGGGGTGATACTCGTGACAAGGTCGCTGCCGTGGCGCGCTCGCTGCGCACCGGGAAACTACGCCTGGCTCCCAGGAAGTGTCGCTGCCTGCACTGCGGTCTTGCTCTGCGGTCGGAGGTGCCAGCGCCATGAGGTGTGAGATCTGGGATACCGTCACCGACCGGATGATTCGCGTCGACGAGGATGCCACACCCATTTGCGGTGAGGACTTTTGCGACGACTGTGGTGATTGCTTGGGATGTGCGGATCCAAGCGATCTATGCCGTTACGACAAGAACGGTTTACATCACTGGGTTCGCTATGTGTCACAAGGTGTTGACGGGGTTGGCTAACAGTGATAACGTGTGTTCCAATATGACGCAGAAGCTTACCACCAACACGCTGGTGCCCGAACCCAAGCAAGGTTCGCGGGAGGCGCCCGCCCTGGAGCTGCCGAAGGTTGGCGAGTGGTTCTGGGTCGCGGAGGAAGACGAAGACGAAGACGGTGAAGAAGGCAGGAAACCGTGGCTCGGGTGTGTCGTTCATCAGGGCTCGAACTACGTCGAGCTACATGGTCCCGCCGGCCGGAACAGTATTCACACGACCCGCATACATGTCGACGGAATCGACAAATGGCTCAAGCGCGAGCTAGATCCAAACAACATCATCACGCGTAAGGTCGACGAGCAACGGGGCATCATCGCGGGGTTGACGGACGAGCTGCGCCAGCTCATGTGCAAGCTGGCGCTCGGGCTCCGGGCGGCCGACAGCGAGACCCGAGCCATCGCCGTATCGATCGGTGGTAGCGCGGAGGACTACAAGAAGGCGCTCATCAAGGCCAAGGATAAGACGGCTCCGGAAATCTTGAAGAAGATCAGCGAAGCCTCCGAGATGATGGCTTGCTGGATGCAGGCGCCGATGATCCCTCTCAAGGCTGACACTTCGGCTTTGCAAGACCAGATCGATCTCATCAAGAAGCGCATCTTCGGAGTCGAGCTTTACGCTGGGCTCATCGAGCAGGTGACCGTCGTGCAAGAAGGCGCACCGGCAGCGGCCAACGAGCCGCTCTGGCTCTTCCAGCGCCGGCACTACATGGACGAGGAGTGCCTCATCGACTACGACGCGGGCGGCATGACCTTCGAGAAGCTTGAGGATTTCGACAAGTGGCTCCTGCGGCCCCGGAACCTGGCGCGCATCCTACCGCATCCCCGCTGTCTGGTAGCGTTCCAGGTTCGGCGCAAGGAGAAAGAGGAACGTTACTGTCGGAGGGATCTGTCGCTCCAGGACTTCATCAAGATGGTCTTCGGCTACGGACACAAAGCTGACGAGTTGACCTACCTCTACATGCGCAACGGCGACCAGATCTACCGGCTGGAGACCGGTATCGAGTTCGGCGAGCGGCTCTTCCCCGATGCCGCGCATAGTGTGCTCGTGACCGGGAAGATCTACGCCATCAAGGACTTCAGTAACATCGAGCGATTGGCCACCGAGGGCGAGTACCTCGACACCAAGCGCCGGGAAGCCGAAGAAGAGCGGGAGATCAAGAAGCTTTCCAAGGAAGATCGCTGGCACTTCAACAGCAAGATCAGGTATCCGACTTCCAAATGGATCCTTTGGGATCACAGCACCGTCTACTACGACGACATCACAGCGTACGTCGGCGGCCAGCTCGAAGCCCACAACCGCCTCGTGCTCGTACTCCAGGGGCTCCTCGACCGGTCGGAGGTCTTCCATCCCCACCCAGCCTACAAGCTGTGGGTTCAGGCTGACTTCATGCGCGCGATCAAGCTCGTGTACGACGATTCTCGCGCCCTGGTCGCGGGTGACGCTCCCAACTTCGCCGCTTACCAATCGACGCTTAACTCGTCTTTGCACAAGGGCAGCAACACCGTGGGTCAGGATGATTTCTGGCAACGTGTCGAGGCCAAGCGACAGAACGAGCGTGAGTCGCGCAATGCCTGGCGCCGGCATGGGGAGTCCAGGGTCGATTGGATACGCTACGAGCCCGAGGGCAACCCCGGTCCCGGTCTCTTTGCCGTGGTGCAAGAGTTCTCGTTCGCGCGGGGCTGTACGTACACCTGGCAGCGCAAGCGCATGCGGCGCCGTCGCTACTGGTCGGACGAAAAAGGCATCACCGGTTGCCGTCTCGTCGTGCCCACAAACGAGCTGCTCAACCTCGACGCCTACACCAAGGGCGACTACCATAAGTTCTACGATGATCCTCGCACGCGCGCCGACTACCTGCCGTGGGCGCAGTTGCTCTTGCCCGCCGAGGAGTGGTGCGCGAACAAGGGAAAGAAGTGAGGCGACGGTGGTGCTGGGGATTAACACATGTCGATGAGCGAGAAATGTGGTTTCTGCGGCGAGGTTCACGGGGACGAGTGTCCCGAGTTCCCCAAACCTTCCGCGCCGTCCACCATGCCAAACGGCGCGGAGCATCTCGCCGACTATGCCAACAAGCCGCGCGTTTGGACGTGCAAGTGCAAGGCAAGCATCACGGCCACATCCTCGCAGGCGGCGGACGCTGATTGGCTCCTGCATGAGAAGAACGGTGTGCTCTGGGCGGACTGTCCTTTGTGCGGCTTGTCCGATCGTCAAGCCCTGAGTGCCGAGATCGAAGGTTGGAAGCGCCGGGGAAACCCGCGCGGCAACAACTAAGGAAATGCGCCATGCCGAAACCACGAGAACATGAGCTGAAATCCCATCCTGAATCGTTCGAGGCTGTCATGGACGGGCGCAAGACGCACGAGTTCCGCAAGGACGATCGTGGGTACCGGACCGGCGATCTGCTTGTCCTGCGCGAGTGGGATCCTGCGCAGTCTCGTCTAGGAACGGGCGATGTGCCGCACTACACGGGCCGGCAGGTGGTCTGTCACGTTACGTACATCTCGCACGGCCCGGAGTTCGGTATTCCCGAGGGCTACGTGATCATGAGCGTGATGCCCGTGTCGTGGCGCAAACCCGTGGGCAATTCGTGAGCTGAGAACACCTGGAGGGCACCATGGCACGGAAGTTCGTCACCTATCGCGGTTTGCGCATGATCTCGGGTTGGCCCGCGAAGATCCGCGCGGCCCAGCGCAAGACCACTTACAACATCGGCAAGGTCAAACAGCAACGCATTCGCTACGGCAGCGAACCCGATTTCCCTCCAGGGTTCGCCGATGGTCCTTGTCACGACTGCTTCGTGACTAAAGGAGAGTATCACGTTCCCGGCTGTGATGTCGAACGGTGTCCGTATTGCGGGCGTCAGGCCATTAGTTGTGGTCGTGACTCAGATTGATGCGTGGTATCGCTTGAACAAACACAAGGAGAAGCAACGATGAAATATGCACAAGCTCTGGCTGATGGTTTGACCGCCACCGGTATTCCAGATCACCAGATGCTGATTGCTCGCATCAAGGCAGAGTTGGCGATGATTTCGGTCGAGGTGTCCCTGTTGCTGCCAAATTGGATCCGGATTTGTTGGCATGAGCGAACGCTTGTTATTAACAACGCTATGGGGAGAACGTTCGGCATTGCGCGCATGGAAACTACGCTGGGCAAGGGCTGGCCTATGACCATCGTCTGGGCGAAGAATCAATCTTTCGCTGTGTCAGCCGTAAACACCGAGGGGGAATTCAGCGAGGCGCTCCAGGAGATCTTGTCCGAGAAAAGCACGGCAAGGATCATCGCCTACGTTGCAGCGATCCCCGGTGCGATACTGACGGAGCGGGAAATAGCTCTCGCCGAAAAGTCGGTCCAGCACCCCGAGCTGTTCAAGCCCTAGCCCATGAAGACATCTGATGTCCTGGCTGCTTTGTTCCTGTGGCAACCACATCAAGGACATGTCGCTCCCTCAAGAGGGAAAGGCACACATCGTCACTGACGACGATCTGGACGGCAATACTAATTACGTTTACAACACCGATCTGGACGGCAATACTAATTACGTTTACAACACCGTTGACATAAACGTGCCCAGGAGACGTATGTATGTCTGTCGTGAGTGTGGTCGGTTGCTCGTCGAAACCGCGCCCGGCTCCCAGATGTACATCTATTTCGTTCCCGAGACCGATCGCCTGGAGATCTAGCGACACTACGAGCAGTCGGCGGTCAAGATCTATTGGTCGCTGGACCTCCGCTTTTGACACGGCCTTGCTCCGGTGCCATGCTGAACCAAGCGTCGCCGAGACCCACCCCGAGGCGGCAGCAAGGAGTTGTCCTACCGTGAGGCTCGTCGAGCTGGATCCACATTTTCTCGTGCGCAAGCCCGCGACCGGTGCGGACATGCGCCACGTCCTCGAACGCACCACCGATCTGTCCGTGGCTGACGGCGTGCGCTTTCTGTGTCCCAAATGCTGGAAGGACAATGGCGGTTCCGAGGGCACCCATTCAATCCTGATCCCTTTTGCTGGCAAGGCCCTCCACGAACGCGGCTGGCAGGTCTCGGGCACGTCGTTCTCCGATCTCACGCTCCGGCCGTCCATCGCAATCTACACCGAGAAAGGGGGCTGCGGTTTTCATGGCTTCATCACGAATGGCGAGGTGATCTCGCTATGATGAACGTCACGTGGAAGTGCATTCCCGGACAGTTTGATTTCGACGACATCTACCAGGAGATGGTTGATCGCGCACCGGTGCAAGGCGCGCATTTCGTGGAGATCGGGGTGCTGTTCGGCCGCTCGACGTTGTTCCTGGCCGAGGCAATCAGGCGATCTGGTAAGCAGATCCGTTTTGATGCCGTGGACAGGGCGATCTGGGATGCGAAGTCGCTCCTTGCCACGTTCGATCGCTACTTGGAGCAGCAAGTTCCGGTTTCCGATCGCCTGCCGGGTCTGCGGCAGATCTTGGAGGAAACCCCCAGCATCGGCGAGATCGTTCCCCGCTTCCTGGCAATGGCAGGCTTGTCCGAGTATGCGAACTTCGTGATCGCGACCGGACAAGCGCGGGCTGAGACCTATTTCGACCGAAGCCTCGACTTCGTCTTCATCGACACCGAGCACACCTACAAGGACACCACCGAGCTGCTTTCCCTTTACGTGCCCAAGCTCAAGCCCAACGGCTTTCTGGCGGGACACGACCACACCGACCATTGCCCCGAGGTCGCGAGGGCCGTAAAGGATGTCCTTGGACAAGCTCCCATGATCCGGCGCAGCTCTTTTCTTTGCGACATGTCGACCTTTCGAGAGGCAAAAGCCGCCGGCAAGGACAATGGTTAGCCGGCGGCCATGGCCCAGCGAGCGTTTCCTTCTTTGAACCGTGCCAGGCACTCCGTGAAGCGCGGCCCTGCCTCCCACACGCGGCAATCAAATAGCTCGCGAGCGAACTCCAGCAGCTCGTAGCTGAGACCATGGGCAGCCGCGACCGCGCTTCGAGCTTCATCGGTCAGCAGGTCGCCGTCAGCTTGAGTGTGGCAGACATTTCTCGGCACGTAGAACAGATCTTGCCATCCGAGGGCATCTTGAAAGAACAGCATGGATTCATCGAAGCGATCGACGAGTCCGACAATAGCAAATTCGTTCAAGAGCAGGTGTTTGCCATGCTCTAGTAAATCTCGGTTTATCGTCGCCGCTTTCATCTCGCCAGTCAACCATCTTAGTTGGTGGTTGTCCAAGTGTCCGTAGTATGGATGTCTTATCCACTGAATGAACGACAGGTGTTCGTCTTTCAGACAGTTGAAGAATGGATGAGCTTCACAGTGCTTTATGTAGAGATACAGGGACAACGCGGCGTCTAATGGATCGCGCAGCATCGTGACGTATCGACATGGCTTGGTGAAGTGTCGGTGGAACCCGTAGCTGAAGTGACCACCGACGTATCGGTAGCCGTCACGACGCCGCTGTGAAATCTCGCCGAAGTTTTCCTCCGTGTGCTCGCAGGTGCCGCCTATGACGAGGGCTTTCCCAGGTGGATAGTGCCGCAAGGCAATCTCGTGGATCGTGGTTCCCGCAGTCTTGGGAATGTGAAGGAAGAGATCGATCATCTCATTTGATGATGCGCCTCGGGCGGGGCTTGGTCTAGCAACATGCTGCCGGTCGAGGTACGATGGCCTCCAGGTGCAAGACTAACGGACCAAAGTTTGTGTGATGAGTCATCCCATTCGCATCCTGTTCCTCGACGACGACCAAAGACATCTGGCTGTCGATCGGTACTTCGACGGCCGGCGAGACTTCGTCATCGATCACGTGTTTCTCGCGCGGCAGGCTATCGAACACCTCGGCACGCGGCGATATTTTCTGGTTTGCCTCGATCACGACCTTCCCAAGAGTCACGAGCGCCTCATCGGTGTGCCCTACGAGTCCGGGCAGGTCGTGGCCGACTACATAGGGTCCATGCCCCGGAAGATGTTGCCCGCGTGGGTGCATGTCCACTCTCACAACGAGGCCGGCCGCGAACGCATGGCTGCCGTAATCTTGCAGGAGGCACCCCAGGTCAAGGTCACGGTCGCCCGGTTTGCGCCGGCCCTGGCTTACTGGGATCGGGTTGCGCACTTCGCTCAGAAATGGAGTCAAGCATGACCGGAAAACACGATGTTGCTGGCAACGAAATCCCGTTGGTGTTTCCCACACCCAAGCAGATGCAATGGTCATCCGAGGCATTCGTGGAAGCCTTGAATCTATCGACGTTATCAGACTTCATCAACGGTTACCCCTCCGTTCCCGATGAACCCGGTCTCTATGCCGTAGTAGCGCCTGATGGAGTTACGGCAAAAGTTGTTGAACCATCCATGGGAGCACACGAAATTCGTCGTATAATCCTGCTTGATGTTGTCAGGCGGCTAATGCGAAGTTTCTATCGAGACTGTATTGAACGAAACATGTCTTTCGATCAGATCACCGAGAAAGCTTTTCCCCAGCTTTTGGTGTTGAAGAAACAGTATCGCCTGGAGAAGTTGGGAGGTTGAACTATGATGCGTGTTGTCGGCTACAGTCGCTCCCAAACAGGGAGGATTAACTTTGAGGTGTAGTAAAGAACAGGCAACGATAGCGATTGGCATCTCTTTCCTTGGGGGTGTCTTGTTCGGCCTTGTCGGTCTTCTCGCCGGACCAGTGTGCCTTGTCGTCATGTGGTTCTTCCAGAAGAATACAACCACGTCGAAGTACGACGTTCCGGAAATCTGGGGACATGCACAAGATCGACCATGCAACTGCCGCTCCTTGCCATGTGTGTGGACGAAGGTAATGTCGGACGGTTCGTGGTTGAATGTGGAGTCTTGTCCTCGCTGCGGGTGTTACATGGTGAAGAGGTTTGACTATCACTGTGTCAATGTTTCGGTTCGTTGTGAGATCTGTACGAACTGTGGTCGGTACGCGAGGCCGGTTCTCGCTCGTGATGAGTGTGTCGAGCCCTCGACTGTCGGGGGTTGTTTTGCTGGAGCCGTTCTTCACGAACACGTTTCGCCTCTTCCAGGGAAACTAACAAAAGTTGTGGGTGAATCATGACCATTGTAGAGGGTTTCGAGTTCTACTTCCCGAAACAGGCGAATCCTGTCATCAAGACCGTCACACTGATTTGGTCTGCCACGGTGCGAAGGTACGGACAGGCGGAGTCCGTGCTAATGGCGGAGTTCGTGGATGACTGGGGAGTGCGCGAAAAGTGGTCAGTGAATGAGCTGGAGGATTCCCTGGCCAAGGGGTTCATCGTACCCAACGAGAACGGCGTACCGCCCAAGGCCAGGAAGCGGTTGCAAAGTCTCGCGGTCGGCAGTCTGGAAACGCACATAGATCCAAAGAATATGGTGGCAATCAAGGCTCTGGGGCGCAAGGTTTTCGCTGGCGTGACGAGCTGGACGCACAAGCTGGTTGGACTGGTCGATGTCGATGGTAAGCTCGTGCGCAAGCAGACGATCGTTGACGAAGCCACAGAGATTTTGCGACAGGGCGGTTTCGTCACATGATGACGGTCGTTGGCTACAGGGATCTACGTCCGCTCGACTGGCTGTCGGGCAAACGCATGCCCCTTCCACCCGGCGAGGGGCACATCTGCGACCGTTGCGGCGCCGAGCACGCCATCGTCTACGAGGTCGAGGACGACACGACGGGGAAGGTGTATGCTGTGGGCTCGGGCTGTGCGAAGCAGCAGTTCGGGTTCGAGCCCGACAAGACTGAAGAAGCCAAGCGGTTCATCAAGGCTGTGAAGAAGCAGATTGCGGCCGATCTTCACGCCAAGCGGTACGCGGCTATCACCGAGCAAGCCCGGCAGATCGTGGACCAGGTCGTGGGGCTTGTAGTCCCCACGATCACGCGCGAGACGAGCACGAACAAGTACACCGGTCGGGATGAGATCTGGTGGGCTTGCCAGGACAACCGACACCTGCAACTTGGCTACGAAGCGGAGGAAGCGGCGCGGGGCATGGTGGTATCAGGCTGGTTTCGCAACCGCGTGGAGGAGCTGGTGCCGGGCGAATGGAAGGACGTTGTCATCGGTAATAATCCGGACAACCCGAGAAGCCATGCGGTTGCAATGTTTCACCTATGCGCCGCGCGGGCTATGAAGACGCTCTACGAGATGAAGCGCACGACGTTCTACTAGGGATCCATCGTGCCGCCGATGGCACCGCAGAGGATTTTGCGGGTGTCGGTTTCGTTGGCGACCTCGATGCACAGCCAGTCTCCGATCTGCATCCTTCGAGCCTCGAAGGGCGCCCGCCCTTCATGGAAACGCTCTGCTGACACATTCATTTCCACACCGATAACCCGAAGCGAGAGCAATCGCAAACCCTCGCTGACAAGCGGGTGGATCATGAGGAGATCTGGTGTGAAAGGTACTTGTGTTTGTATGGTCACCTTGGCGGCGCCGTGCGGTTCTACATGAATGACGCCGAGACCTATGACGGTTCTCTTGGTTGGTGAACGGCTATGGCGAAAGTTTCCATGATTGTCGTTGACCAACTTGCCCTTCAAGGTTGCCCGGAATTCAAGTGGCAGGTCGACTTCGGTCCGAAGGTTGCAAACTGACAGTGTTGCGACCATACCGCGCATCATAATGTCGCAGCTCAGGTCTTGTGGTGGCAACTTTTCATCGAAGAAAAATGCGTGAACAGCACTAGAGGATATGAGTTGTGAATTCCTGCCTACTTTGATGTCTGTGAACAAGAAATCGCGACTGACTTGTTCCGGCACGGCGATGTTGACGAGGCGAAACGGCCCCTTTTCGCTGATGACCTGGATGTTGGCGCAACCGTTGGCGGGGATCTGAACACCCTTGACGACGATCTCCTCGTCGGTCTCCAGCTCCAAAAGCTTCGCGACAGGTATATCGGCAATGTCGCCGTCGAGAAGGTAGGCGTCAGCCTGGTCGATGCACCAGTTTCGCTCCTTGGCCAGCTCGGCGGGACGGGCGCCCAGCTCCCGGAGCTTTTGCAAGCACGTTTGGTAGGACCAATTGGTGACGGTTTGAAGACGACGAGCACGCGTGGTCAAGTTCATGGGGACTCTCCTGTCATGGACCAGCCGTCCCTCGCGCCAGATGGTCGTTGGAGGTTCCATGGACCAGCAGCAGTCTTCAATCTACGAGTCTTGCGGGGGCAATCCGCTTCTCTACTCCGTCCTGCGAGAGACGGGCAGAGATTGAAGGCGCGACAAGGACGCCAAGGCAAACCGTATCACTCGCACCGCACAATGACAAGATCAGATCTGACCTCAGTACACGTTCTTCCGATCGCCTGCGCGCATGACCATCACAACGAGATCTTGGTCGAGAATGTCGACAACGATCTTGTAGCTGCCCACTCTGTAGCGCCAGTAGCTCCCCAGCCGTGACCCTTTCAACGCTTTCCCGAGTGTCCTTGGGTCGTCAAGTGGCAACACTCTTTCCATCAGGTAGGCAACCAGACGTCGCGCCACCTGCTGATCTATCGCATCCAGGTTGCGAACCACTTCCGCAGAATACAGGAGTCTCCAGGGGCGAGGCATGTCGTTACCCGAGACCGTAGCGAGCCATCACCTCTTCGTGGGTGAAAACCTGTCCGCCGGCTAGCACCTCCTCTTTGCTCTTGTCCGCCAGGAACACGTCTTCCATCTCATCGAAGTTCTCGACGAGCGCCTGACGCACGTAGAAAGACTTGGTTCGTCCTGTCTTCTTTGCTAGTGCACCAAGCCGTTTTTCCATGTCACGGGGCAATCGTACTGCCAACATGTGTCACCTCTGTATGACAAGTATAACACGTTTTGCCCGAGAACTTGTGCTTGATAGAGCCGCCACCCGGAATCGAACCGAGCAAGTATGTCGCCTGCAACACCTTAGCGGCTTGGTCTCCCCGGCGGGACTCGAACCCGCAAGCTCCCGTTTAGGAAACGAGCGCCAGTTCCATTCTGGCTTCGAGGAGAAAGCCCGGCGAGGTGGCCGGGGAAGTTGATCAAAGCGGCGGTGACAGCGAGGCGCCCGCTACGGCTGTAGCGGTGCCCGCCAGTAGTTGGCCCATTCGGGCGGTGCCTTGCGGTCGAGAGGCACCAGGATGTGCGGCAGGTTGTGAGGCTTCTTGGGCACCGCGCGAAGCCTCATGCCGGCCTCGGCGAGGGTTTTGTCCGCCTTGTTCCGGTTGCAGTCCACGCAGCAGGCGGCGACGTTCTCCCAGGTCGTTCGGCCGCCCTTGGAGCGAGGCACGACGTGGTCGAGCGTCAGCTCTTCGGTGACGAACCTGCTGCCGCAATACTGGCAGGTGAAGTTGTCGCGGGCGTAAATGTTGATGCGCGAGAACTTGATCCTCATGCGCTCGCGCTTGAAGCTGCGCACGAGCTTCACGACCGAGGGCATGGGCCAGGTCTGGCTGGCGCTTCGGATCGTCTTGTCGGCGCTGTACTCGACGACCTCAGACTTGCCAAGCAGGACGTCGCAGAACGCCCGCTGCCAGGAGTCGACCCTGAGAGGTTGCATGCCGACATCGAGAACCAGAACTGCTGCGGTTGACATGATGACTGTTTCCTTGTGTTGCGGCGGTCAATGTTGCGGGGTTGTTTTCATGTGGTGCCGAAAGGGGGAGTCGAACCCCCAGCGCCCGTGAGGGCACACGGGTTTGAGCCGTGCGTGTCTACCAGTTCCAACCATTTCGGCATAGTGTTACTTAGGGAAGCATCGTAATACCTTTTTCAACTTCTGCATGACAGTTTTTGCACACCAATACACATTTCTTCCACTCAATCACAATTGCCTCCCACGATCTTGACCACAGGTTTGACGTGCCTAGCTGAAATAGTTTGGTGTTCCTGTCCCTGTGATGAAAGTCCAAAGCTCCTGAATACTTGTTGTAGCCACATAGAAGACAACACCCTCCCGACATTTCTATGAGTCTGCATCTTCGTTCTTTTCCACGTTCTACGGTTCTCTCTGCATACCGCCTGCGATCTTCAATGGGGAGTTGGTGATAGTCTCGCATTCTCCTTGATGGTCGAGACGGATCGTCGACTTTGGTGTTATGGGCGCCGAATGGCGAGCAAAGTAGACAAAATTTTCGCGTTTGAAGGAACCTGATCTTGCCGTCGAGTCGAATGCTCCAGGGTATTCGGGCACCACATTTCCTACACAGTCTCTTTGCCCGCACGGAAGGATTTGAACCCTCAACCCGTTGGTTCATTACGCCTAACTGCTCTGCCAATTGAGCTACGTGCGGATACCGGCGTCGCCTGTCAATGAGCACACATCATTTTACCACTAAGCTAAGACACTGTAACATTAGGCTATTGTTGGTAGGGGCAGAAGGGTTTGAACCTCCATCCCGGTTTCCCGGACCTGCTTTTGGACGATGCCCCTTTGGTGGGGAGGGGTAGATTGACCTACCATCCCTTGGGCCGAAACCCGCTGGTGTCTTACGTTAGACGACCTCCCCTCATTTGTCAGCGGTAGAGCGGTAGCTCCGACACCACCTTTCTGACCGGGCGACGGTCGTTCACGAGGGCGATCCCTATAGCGGTTGCCTGGCCCGTGTACGGGGGATCTACCTCTTCGATGAGGGTGTGGTCCACCTTGGCCTCCGCGAGCCTGCGCGCGAGCGTACGAAGCCGGGGCTCGTCGGCGGCTTGCAGGAGAACCACGTGGGTCTCCGGCGGATGCGGCGCCTGGGCGCCGGCTGCATGGGCAATCTGCGCGGCGGCGAAGCCCCTTGGGAGATCGGCACGCGCGATGATGTAGGCCGTGGGGGGGAGGGCGGGACCGGTGTTAATGGATCGAGCGACGCATGTTCCCAGGATACACACGTTTGAGATCTCGTCAAGGGGCTTGACAGAAAAGCCGGTCATGGCATCATAGGATCTCGCGCTGGGAACTGGCTCAGCAATGAACGGCTCGGCTAACTGGATTGCCCGAGCCGTTCGCTTTTTCAGCGCCCTGCTCGATAGGCCCGAGCTTTCAAGGCGTGGGCATGTCGGCACAGGTCGCATCGGCAACCGCACTGCCCGCGATATGGTCCCCAACGTTTAACCTCTGGAATCATGGCTGCCATTTTACCACGCTTGTACTCGGGATGGGATTCGGACCCACAACAACAACGTTCTGAACGTTGGGCCTCTTCCAGTTGGGCTACCCGAGCATGTTGTGGAGGAGAAAGGAATCGAACCTTCACGTCTTTCGACACCGGGGCTTAAAGCCGGCGCGGCTGCCATTTCGCCACTCCCCCAAGACAATTGTGCGAACAGCGGGGATCGAACCCGCAGTGCTCTTACGAGCCCGGCACCTCAAGCCGGTGCGTCTTCCAGTTGCGCCATGTTCGCATGAGTGGGGACACCGGGACTCGAACCCGGAGCTTCTTGTTCCTAAGACAAGCGCCTCGTTCCAGTTGGGCTATGTCCCCGTAGTCCGCGAGGGAGTCGAACCCCCAACCCGTCGCTTATAGAGCAACTGCTCTACCCATTGAGCTACCGGACCATTGTTGTCTCTGCGGTGCCACCGAGAGTTGAACTCGGGCTTCTGCCTTGACAGGGCAACGTCAGTTCCGCTTGACCATGGCACCATGTTGACACTTCCTCGAACAATAAAACCGCCTTGTTCCGATTCGTATACCCCATCTGTATTTATATCCTGCTAATACAAAACTTTCAGCACAGAATGCACAACACAGGGTTACCACTGTTCCTCGTTTGATGTTGTGTTTGCTTACATGTTGACCTTTCATCGTCTTCTCAAGGTTAGAGAATTGGTTGTCCTGCTTGTTTTCGTTTTTGTGGTGAACCTCTTCCCTCAAGCGCATTACTTCGCCGGTGTTCTGCCACCACACGAGATGGTGTTCATAGCACTGGTTTTTCGCGTAGATTTTCCCAGGGTATCCAGGAGGGGCGATGACCTTCTTGTAGGTAGACATTGCCAACACCTTACCATTTGATCGGGCGATGAAGTCCAAAATTGGTTGGAGGTAAGGGACTTGAACCCCTCTCTTCGGCGTGTAGGACCGAGGCACAACCTCTATACCAACCTCCAGTAGTGCGCGCAGCAGGAGTTGAACCTGCGGCCTTCGCCATGTCGAGGCGGTGCTCTTCCAGGCTGAGCTATGCGCGCGTGATCAGGAACGTACGGACTTGCGCCCGGCGAGTTCTCGGGATGAAGCTTCGATGGAGCTGCGCACATCCTCGGGCAGCTCGCTCATGTCGATCCTTCTGCCCTTGAGCTTTCCCGTGGCCAGCTTGCCGATGACACCGAGGAACTCGTCGCGATCTTTCGGGGCGAGCGTGCTCAAGAACATCTTGGCCTGGGTCGACATCTGGATAGCCATGGTCTTCGGCCTGCTTGTCGACTTTCGCCTTTTTTTGGGCATCCGTCAGCTCAAGTAGGACACGACCTCGTAGCGGTTCGAGGGCATCTTGTGCCAGGTCAGCACCCAGGAGAATCGCTGACGCTCGGAGTCCCGGTGCTTATAGACCGTGCTCATCCGCCCCTCGCGCCCGCACAGAATGAATGCCTCTTCCTGGGGATCCTCGGCCGAGAACCCGTGCTCGTGCATGAACTCCATGATGGGGCTCACGGGGATCGCCTCGAAGTAGGTGTTGTGCGTGAGCTTCGAGAGGAAGTCGTTCACGGCGTCCTTGTCGTGCTTGAGGGTCTTCCGGGTGGCAGCCATGGGGTGGCCGCGCTCCCCTAGACCGAGATCATTCGGGCGATCACGAAAGCTTGGCATGCCTTTATCCTGCTCCTGATCTTGGCGACCGTCAACCCGTTACGAATGCGCTGCGTTGTGGCGCCAGCGGGTGCCGCCCCCGCCAATCCTGGCTTATGAAACCTGGTCGAGCTGCTAGGCTCTGGCGCCGTGGTGTCCCCGCCCGGAGTTGAACCGGGAACTCAGGTTTCGTAAACCTGTGTGATATCCAGTTTCACGCACGAGGACATGGTACCCGCGAGAGGACTCGAACCCCCACAGACTCGATCCGAAGTCGAGTGCCCTTTTCCATTAGGCGACGCGGGCATGTTGTGTGATCCCAGGGGGACTCGAACCCCGCATTCCCGGCTTGAAGGGCCGGTGTCCTGACCGATTGGACGATGGGACCGGGTGGTGATCTCGGGGGGATTTGAACCCCACATTCCCGCCGTGAGAGGGCGGTGTCCTGAGCCGGGTTAGACGACGAGATCGTGTGTAGTGTCCTCGGCCGGAATCGAACCGGCAACCTCGACGTTCGGAGCGTCGTACTCTGATCCATTTGAGCTACGAGGACGTTTGGTAGCTTCGGTGTAAAAGTCCAAGCCTCCCCACCTTCGTCGCATGTGATGCTTCATCCATTCGATGAAGTGTCGGTAACAACGACCGCAGTATGCAACCGCGAACTCTCGAAACAGGTGTCCGGTTGCTGGGTGATAAGGCCCACCACAAGCAAAGCAACGCATGATTTCCTTTCCGTGCGCCCGGCAGGAGTTGAACCCGCAACCTTCCGTGTAGAAGACGATTGCTCTTGTCCATTGAGCTACGAGCGCATGTTGATGAATTGGAGCCCGCCGGCAGGATTACCCCACCCCGAAGGTATTCTAGTAGTGACCCCGCGCGAGGTCAGGAACATGGCTTATTAGGCCATCGATAGCCTTCCAGTGGTCTGACGACCACAACGGACATAAGCTCCGGGAACTGGGATCGAACCAGTGACTTCACGCTTAACAGGCGTGCCGCTTTCCTCTCGCGTACCCCGGAATATCTATTGAAACAACTTGAGCTGGTGAGAGGAATTGAACCCCCAACCAACGCATTACAAATGCGCTGCTCTACCTATTGAGCTACACCAGCGTAGCGGGGACCGGATTTGAACCGGTGAAACCTGGCTTATGAGGCCAGTGGGTTTCGATCTGACGTGAGCCAGACCTCCATACTTCCCTACCCCGCAGAGCCCACGCGGGGAATCGAACCCCGTTCTCCGGCTTACGAAACCGGCACATCACCATCTATGCTTCGTGGGCGCGTATCCGGTTCTCGCACAATCCAGTGCAGCGTTGTGCCTGACGCTGGAGAGCTGAAGAGGGTCGAGAACCGTGTGGTTGGAGCGACGTACAGGAGTTGAACCTGCGCAATGCTGCTTGGAAGGCAGCCGCCTTACCGTTCGGCCAACGTCGCATGTTGAGCGGATGATGGGACTCGGACCCACGTCGTCCACCTTGGCAAGGTGGTGCCTGGCCTCTAGGCTACATCCGCGTGCTTGAGGTTCCATCCCGGATCGAACGGGAGATGCTTGATTTGCAGTCAAGTGCCTTACCAACTTGGCTATGGAACCAGATCGAAGAGGAGAACGGTGGTCACGATCCACACAACCTTTCGACTGCCCTTGGTTTAGCAAACCAGGACGCCCCCAAGGGCGCTTCGCTCTCCAGGGGACCGGAATACAGGGCTGCTTTGGCTTCGATGAAGCATTGGTGCCCCAACCGGTCCTAGAGGAAGGCGGTGGTCTTGATCCACATGCCCGAGGGCACCATCGGTGTTCGAGGCCGTGCGTGCGTCCCTACACGTTCACCTTCCGTGGAGGAGAGTGGAGGTATCGAACCTCAAACCCGAATCAACGAGTTCGCTCCGGCTTCCAACCGGGCCTGACTCCCATAGTCAGCTCGCTCTCCATGGTGGCCCCGTTCGACATGCAGGCCGGGGCCGGCGCCTGGTTACCCTACCGCGCGGGCACGATGCGGAAGCGGGGTTGCTTCTTCACGGTGCCGGGCTTGCCGTACTGCTGACCTTGCAGCATGTACTGGGCAACCTTGTCGGCCGCCGCTGGGTAGGTGGTGAACGTGCCGCCGATGGGATACCAGCGACCGTCCACGAGTTGCTCTACTTGGTACATGTGTCACCTCCGATGATGTATCGGAGGGCGCTACAAAAAGTCCGTGGCCATGTCCCTTTCCTTTCGCTCTAGGTGATGTTCCAGCGATCCCAATGCTCGTACCAGGCCGGCATCAGCAGCTCGTCAAAGTCGCCGTGCTCGTGGTTGAGCAACTGCTTGGCCCGGCGACGGATTTTCCTGTGCGCCATCTTGCGGTAGTACCGGGCGATGCGAAGGTTGCAGCCGTAGTGCCGCCGCCAGGGGTGGAAGTGTGGCGACAGCAAAGGAACGACAATCTGGCCTTCGAGCGTGTCGACCACGCTCCTGGCGTCCCCATTCTGGTAGTAGGCGATCCTTCCGGGGCGGCCAAGCTGCTCGCTCTCGTAGGTCGCGATGAAGATCTCCGGAGTCAGCCGTCTAGCCTGTTCCAAGATCATCGTGTTTCGTTCGTACCAGGCATCGGAATGTGTGAACGCAAATTTCTTGGCCGTGCCGGGCAAGGACGGCAAGTGTCTGAGTCGGAATGTGCGTGCCATGTGAAGCCTCCTTATTGAGCTGACTTCATGTGGCACCTCCTTTCGGAACGATGGTTTCGAGCAATCAAGCACTGTACCTTAGTTTCGGTTTGAGAGGAAGACGGGAGTAACGATCTCCAAGCCCGAGAGGTCTTCGACCCGAGGCTCCATCCGCTTTCAAGACGGTGCTCGGCGCCATGCCGAGTTCATCTTCCAGGTGCGGGTCGTGAAGGAATCGAACCCTCGTAAGCAGGTTTGGAGGCTGCCGTCCTACCGCTAGACGAACGACCCAGAAATTGTGGGCAAAACCTGGCGAGTTGTTGGCGCGCGGGTATCTAATCCGCGTGTAGCCCGTATTCGAGCGAATCTTGGGATCCTCCGCCCGCTTTTGCCCTAGTGGAACCACGGCGAGTTGAACGCCGATTCCGAGACTGCCAGCCTCGTGTCCTCCCAGTTGGACGATGGCCCCTAACGCCGGTGCTCTTCCGCTGAGCTACAAGCCATCACTACGCGACCGATCGTCGGGACATGTCCCGACGCCAATGATCGTCTTCCGTATGCGAGCGATCTTGGACGGTGAAAGCAAGGCGGGGATCGAACCTCCGACCTCCGGCTGGTGGAACCACGGCGAGTTGAACGCCGATCTCGACGTTGCGAACGTCGTGTCCTCCCAATTGGACGATGGCCCCTAACTTGGCGGTTGTTTTACCGACTGAACTACCGGCAATCCTGCTTCATGGCTAGCAACATGAACCAGGGCTCTTGCGAGCTTCCGTATGCGTGCGCATCTGGGGGTCTTGCCGAGGAGGGTTTGAACTCTCCGATTCCCGCCAATAGTGGATCTCACCGGAGTCGAACCGGCCGCCTCCTGGTTGCAAACCAGGCGCTCTCCCAGATGAGCTAGAGACCCCGAAGAACCTTGCAATCAAAAACTTCAACCGCGAGATCTTGTAATCGTGCCGATCGCAACCTTCCCAACAACCTAGTATCGACAAAGGCTATTCGCTTTCGCTTGTCTCCACTTTTCTTGACATCGGCAAAACGAGCTATAACGTCATGGAGCCCATGTCCACCATCCTTGGTGTACTCAATCAAGGTTGAATGATCGGCAAAGTCCACGTACCTGCCACCCACCTTTTCTTTGTGGAAAACCGTGTGGTATTTGCGTTCAAGTATTGCCTTGATTTCAAGTTCGTCTTTGCGATACGCAAGATTGAGTTTTTCAGGTATCTCGGGATGTGTTGCATGCAATCTTGTTGCATTGTCGCCAAAGACCTTTGGCAGACATTTGTCACACCATTTGCGATGCGGTTCAATCGGTAAGCGGCATCCAGAACACCATTCCTTGCGTTTGATCCGTTTGGGGTGTTTGCGGTTGTTGTAGGATGCAGCATGCGACTGACAGCAGAACTTGCCTGTGGATCCGTGTGGAACCACAAAGATTGTCTGGCATTCTAAACATGTACTTTGCATGTTGTCGGAGTGATCGGATTTGAACCGATGACCCCCTGGTCCCAGGCCAGGTGCGCTACCAAGCTGCGCCACACTCCGATGTTATACTGACAAGGGTAACTATGCAACCATGTAGGATTAGGGTGACCGATGGGAGTCGAACCCACGATAGCTGGTTCACAGCCAGCCGCCTTACCACTTGGCTACGGCCACGGTCCCCATGTCTGGAATCGAACCAGCATCGGTCGCTTATCGAGCGGCTGCACGAACCATTGTGCTACATGGGGATGAATCACTTCGGTCGGCGTGGTGGGAGTTGAACCCGCATACTCCTGGTCCCGAACCAGGCGGCTTACCATCAAGCCTTCACGCCGTTATGCTGTCGTGAGATCTGGAGGAGGGACTCGAACCCCCAACATGCTGGTTCAAAGCCAGCCGCAGCTACCAGTTGTGCTACTCCAGAATGGTTGGGGGCTTGGGACTCGAACCCAAATCAACGGTGTCAGAGACCGCCACACTAACCAGTTGTGCTAACCCCCAAGACTGTGCCCCGAATCCGATTCGGACGGATGTCTATGGCTCTTCAGACCACCGCTCTTCCTATTGAGCTATCAGGGCAAATTGCGGGACTTGGCTTGTCCCGCCGCATGATGAACTATTCACTTGTCAGATATCCGAGGACGCTATCCTCGTTTGTGGGTCTCCACGGAGTTGAACCGTGTTCTTCCGAGTAAGAGCCGGGTGCTTCGCCGTCAAAGCTTGAGACCCAGGTGTGTGTTCATCAGTCTTTCGTTCCTCCTGTACCGCCAGTGGGTGTCGAGCCCACGACCTTCAGCTTAAAAGGCTGCTACTCTACCGTTGAGTTATGGCGGCGTTCTTGCTTTGGCGGGTGAGACAGGAATCGAACCTGCCGGCGGCCATCACAGCCAATGGGTTTACAGCCCATCCGAGCACCTTGCTCTGTCCCTCACCCATGATGTTGGGTGAGCGTTTATACGGTCCTGCTTCCATGTGCCTTGCCTCCTGAAATGCGAAAAGGCCGCCTCGGGGATCCGGGCAGCCTTCGTGAAGAATGAAACCTATCTTCCGTCAGCCGCCCATCGAATCCTCCCACTTGGTCCCGGTAAGTTCTGGGCGTGAAAACCGGGCGCTCGTATTGGGCATGGAAATGCGTGCATAGCTACCCGGCTGGGCTTTCAAGCCCACCAGATGTTGCGACCTATGCGCTGTTCTCGTCATAACAAGAACACTGTGAACGCCTGCCAAGCGTTTGTCAAAACAATTTTCGTCTTCCGTCGGTGATAAGGGCTTACCTGGTGGTGATCATCGGTGTGAGCATCGAAATCCGAGCTACAAAAATGTGCTTGCGGCTGCGCTCGGCCGGAGTACCATGAAGGTGCATCGGTACCTCCTTCTTGTTGGTCAGGTGTCCAAGAAAGGCGGCTTCGGTCTTCGCCCCGGAGCCGCCTTTCGCTTGTTCGTGGTATGATGACCACTTGCCGGCTTGCTGCCCCGTTCGACGGCGAGCCACGAAGGGCGACCTGTTAGCAGCGCAGGTCGCCCTTCGCCTGTCAGGTTACGGCGTGACCTTGCCACGGTGTCGCTGGATCCAGAGCGCGGCGGTGATGGCGGCGTTTCGGGTTTCCTGTTGATCGCGCCCGGTGAACGTCAAAGCGGCTCCCCAGGCCGGCCCGCTGGATTGGCTGGTGATGACCAGGCGATCTTGAACTTCGAGTTCGTTCAACAACCCTTGCAGCCTCTCTTCCAAGGCATCCGTGAGCCCGTCGTATTCGTAGGTGTAGACGAACTGCGGTTCAAGCTCGCGCTCCAGTTGCTTCTTGGTCATGCTGCCACCTTGTAGGTCCAGAAACGCGTGTGAGGCACGCCGGAAACGCGCACCATGCGAGCACCGCCGGCTTCGCGCTGCTCGGCGATCTGCTTGCTGTCATACCGGTACTTGGGATGTGCCTGGGGATCCTTCTTCCACTTCTCGTGCATGGCATCCTGCGCGGCTGGCGCATCCCACTGCACGGCGCCGTCGAGGTAGTCCGGCACGCGACCTTCGATGATAGCAGCCGCCAGGTCGAGCGTGCGCGCGGTGGGGGGCTTGCTCGTGGCCGCGTAGGAACTCACGATGCCTTGTTCCCCGAGCTTGCCGTGCGGCAGAAGCAGCTTGAGGATCCGAGATCGCTTGCCCTTGCTGGCATTCCAGATGGCCCTGCCCACGGCCAAGCGCCCGGCATCGTCGTGCTCCTCGGATTGCATGGCCGAGGCGAGCGCGTACTGCTCCAGGCTCACGCCGGCCACGGCCGCCAGGCCCTTTGCATTCGCTTCGACGACGCCGCGCTTGTTGACGACGTGGAGCCGGGTTTCAATGACAGGGGTGGTCAGGGACTCGATGACCGGTGCGATGCGAGCACGTCGCCAGAACGACAGCAACCCGAGCGTTCCGCCCAGCCCACCGAGGCCTATGAGCCACCAACGGGGCACGATCTTGCCGGTTGCCGTTGCCATGCGTAACTAGAACTTACCATGTTTCCGATGTGGGCAAGCTCGTGAAGTCGAAAGCTTCGAGCGCCATCGAGACTCTTGTTGTCTGGTACCGCGAGCCCTGTGCCGGGTAGGTCGAAAGCTTCGAGTGCTTTCGGAACTCTTGTTGAAACTCTTGTCGCTGCCGCTTCGCCCACAGACCGGAAACGTACTTGTAGTCGAAAGCTTCGAGTGCCTTCGGAACTCTTGTCGCGAGCTTGCACCTGCCGGAGGGAGCATTCAACCAACTATCGAAAGCTTCGAGTGCCCTTGGGACTCTTGTCGCCGCACGAGTAGACCGCGAAGGTTGAGGTGGGTCGAAAGCTTCGAGTGCCTTCGGAACTCTTATTGTGCGTTTGCCAGCAACCACCAACTTGTCAGCGTTCTCAGGTCGAAAGCTTCGAGTAATGCTTTCGGAACTCTTGTTGTTATACCAACCCCAATTTTCTCCGCTACGGCCGCGTCAAAAGCTTCGAGTGCTTTTGGAACTCTTGTTGCCAGTCATTACCCTCCTAGAGGATGTCGAAAGCTTCGAGTGCCTTCGGAACTCTTGTCGGCGCCTAGGAGCACGTATGGTAGGTCGCAGGCTTAGGGAATCGAAAGTTTTGAATGTTATCACATCGGTTGCCAGTCATGACACCCCCTTGTACTCGGTGTCGAAAGCTTCGAGTGCCTTCGGAACTCTTGTCGCGAGCTTGCACCTGCCGGCTGGAGCATTCAACCAACTATCGAAAGCTTCGAGTGCCTTCGGAACTCTTGTCACATGATCTCGTTACAAGTGCTGGGGTCGGATGGCTTCGCATTGAAAGCTTCGAGTGCTTTCGGAACTCTTGTCGCTTACATTGCGCGGACTCCCAGATGCTGGCATAGACAATCTTTCTACACTTCACCGAAAAATTTATTCCCATAGTTCTTTCTTTGCATTTCCCGTCCACAAGACAAGCAGACTCGAACTTCAACGTTCACCTGGAGAGGATCGGTATAGTCGTCAGTGTCGAAATACGCGTTGGGGTAGACGAAATCCTTCTTCCACTTGGAAGGGGTGCAGGGATCACCTGGCTTACCCTCTCTGGAGCGCGCGCAAGGGAGCACGGGTCTGACAACCTTGATGAGGTTGAGATTAAGAACCCCTTGTCGAGTTTTAGGGTTGCACGTTGAGCAAACAGCCGGTTCTTCTTTGACACATCTCATCTTCATTTCCTCATTCCAAGCAGTTGGAACTTTTGTCGCATTTGGGGTATCGATGCGTCTTCAACGATACCAAGTAGTCGAAAGCTTCGAGTGCTTTCTGAACTCTTGTTGCGGTGCTCCCAGAAGGTACTCCCAGAAGGTGCGCCCGCCAGCTCCAGTGAAAGGTCGAAAGCTTCGAGTGCCTTCGGAACTCTTGTCGTCGGACATTAGAATAACCTTGCGCGCTTGAAGTCGAAAGCTTCGAGTGCCTTCAAAACTCTTATCGCTAACGCATCTACGACGTCAAAGGTGATTCGCTCAGGAGTCGAACGCTTCGAGTGCCTTCGGAACTCTTGTCACTTGAAAACCGAGTTTGCTAGCCCGTAGACCTGGCCCCGGTCGAACGCTTCGAGTGCCTTCGGAACTCTTGTCACTTGAAAACCGAGTTTGCTAGCCCGTAGACCTGGCCCCGGTCGAAAGCTTCGAGTGCCTTTGGAACTTTTGTCACTCTGGGCCACGCGGCAGAAATCACCGGGCGAGAAGTCGAAAGCTTCGAGTACCTTCGGAACTCTTGTCGCTGCGCAATTACCAAAAACAGCGCAATTGCGTTCGGTCGAAAGCTTCGAGTGCCTTCGGAACTCTTGTCGCGACCGAGACGTCGTGCTAAACTGGCTGCGTGACGGCGTCTGTCTTCGGAACTCTTGTCACCACCCTGGTGAGAGCAGGGCTGCGGAATGTCCAATCCGGTCGAAAGCTTCGAGTGCCTTCGGAACTCTTGTCACCGGAGCTGTTGCGCCTTGCGACTGATGATTAGGAAGGTCGAAAGCTTCGAGTGCCTTCGGAACTCTTGTCACCACCGTCCGGGTTGGCCGGAGCCGCCCTTCGACATGGTGTCGAAAGCTTCGAGTGCCTTCGGAACTCTTGTCACCTTCCAGCGTCGGCCGAACGAGGCAAGCGGGTGGATGTCGAAAGCTTCGAGTGCCTTCGGAACTCTTGTCACCTGCCAAGCGGTGAGGCCAGAGAGAGAGGCGCTACCGTCGAAAGCTTCGAGTGCCTTCGGAACTCTTGTCACGGGGGTGATGATCGTGTGGCCGCTCGCCGTCTCCGCAGTCGAAAGCTTCGAGTGCCTTCGGAACTCTTGTCACAAAGCAGGTTGCCGAGCAGCTCGGCGTGAACATCAGTCGAAAGCTTCGAGTGCCTTCGGAACTCTTGTCACGTCCGTGAAGCCGTCGCGTGCCGCGCCGTCGCGCGTGCCGCCGTCGTCCGTGTCGAAAGCTTCGAGTGCCTTCGGAACTCTTGTCACCACCCTTGTTGTTCCAAAAAGCGTACACTTCCATGGTCGAAAGCTTCGAGTGCCTTCGGAACTCTTGTCACCGTCAGTGTGGGAACGCACACCAACTACGCGCTCCTGGTCGAAAGCTTCGAGTGCCTTCGGAACTCTTGTCACGGCACCACGGAAAATAGCAATCATTTCTTGCTGTTCACCATGGCCTTGCGAGCGGCTTCCAAAGTGAGAGAATCCGCTTGTTCGATTTTCGTTGATCCATCCGTGTTTTCGCCCTTTTGGGCGGGTCTTACGAACGTCAGCACCTCGCCCCTCGCGACCTTCGCCTGCTGCTCCATCGTGTTGTTGACGTCCTGATCCCATGTCGCCCCGCAACCGGGGCAGGTGTGCATGATCGATGCCTTCGGATCCCACGGATGCAGCTCCCCACATTCATGGCAGCGGCGCGTGTTGTTCTCGGGCGACACGACTTCCACCTGGCAGTGATACTTGGCGGCGGCCTGAAGTATCTTGAGACGCAGCTCGCTCGGGGCAGCGAGCTGGCGATTCGATCTCGCGCGTTCATCGCCCTGATCTTCAGGAGACTCCGCCTGGGGCTGGCGAGCCACCTTGCGCATGTCGAACACCTCGATCACCACCTTGGTTGTTGTGGTCGCCAGTTCCTTGGCCACGCATCGATAGAAGTTGCTTCGCCAGTTCTCGAACTTGCGCCGGAGGGAATCATGCCAGGTGGCAAGGTGCCGATAGCGCACCATCCAGGATGCCCTGGCGATGTCCTCCGGCCGCCAGGCTAGCTTTCCCCGCCGGGCGTTCGGATCTTCTCGCGCGGCCAACGCCACGAAGATCTCATCATCGCCAGGAAACCTGTGCTCCTGCCAGTAGTCCATCCACTCCGCGAACCAGTGCTGCGAGCGCCGGTTTGCCAGGTGCGAGAAGATCTGCTTGAACTCCTCAGGGCAATCGTGTTCGGCGATCCAGCCGGTAAGCTGGGTTTTCGCCCGGTTGAAGTTCTCGGCGAGAATAGAAGCCAGCTCCCGGCGCTTGGTTTCGAGGTAGAGGTAATGGGTTGGTAGCAGTACCTCTTCCGGTTCGCGGTCTGTCCTCTTGATCATGGCCACGCGGATCCCACGAGGCGTAGACCGCCAGCCGAAGTTGACCATGGCCATGCCTTGCTGCTCGGGAAAGGGCGCCGTGCGTTGGAAACTCGGGCTTTCGAGCACCACGCACAGATGGTACTCCCAGGGCACGCGCACCGAGAACCGTTTGCGCGTGATGTAGGCATCCTTGATCTTCGCGTCCTCGGGGATTGGTCGATGCATGACCATGGGCAAGATTGCCCAGATCGGTGTGCGATCTTCATTCGAACCAATGCGGAACTGCAAGGTCGTGCGCGCGGCCTTACCGGTGGCAATCAAGTTGTCGTGCCGGTCTAGGTGGAACTTCACGGGCTCGATGCGCATGAGGGTGCTGTTCTTGAGATCTGCTGTAGGGATCCCCGGACAGAAATGCACACCGATGCGGCTCTTGCAGCGATAAGGCGGCACAAGATCGTACTCAGGATCGCCCGTGCTGCTCATGCTTGCTTGTTTCGCCGCTGCTTCCACGAGCAGGTACGTTCCCCAGTAGGTCTCAGGCCGCAGGGCCTTGACCTGCTCCTTGGAGGCATCATCGATTTTCTTGGCGGCGGCCAGCATCTCGGGCGACTCCGCGCAGATCTTGCGAGCAGCACGCAACGCTTCGAGCAAGGGCTTCTTTGACGCCTTGAGCGCGGCAATCTCGGCCCGCTTGCCTGGATCTACATCGCGAGATCGAGTCGCTACCTTTCCGGCTTGCACGGCATCGCGCAATGCCTTGATGTTGGTGTTCACCTCGGCATAACGAGCTTCGAGGAGCTGCAAGCTCGGGAAGAGCCGACTGCGCGCTTGTCGGTAGAGAGCACGCCGCTGGTTTTCGATGGTGATGAGCTTGTTGTAGTGAACGCGCGAACCCGCAAAACCTTCGGCCGCGCGAGGAGCGGTTTCACCCCGGGGTTCATAGAGCCGATATCGATAGACACAGGACGGAACCGTGGACGTTTTGCGCTTCATGCTCCAACCGTTGCACGATTCACCGAACCTGTCAAGGCTCGTAGGCTAACGAAGCTAATGAAAATAACCCACGTTCACGGTTTGATGTTGTGGGTCCGCAACGCCACCGGGGCATCTCCTGGACCGCGCCAGTAGGGATGAATCCAGGTTGGGCGTCGTTCGGCATGTCCGGGGCCGTAGGGTTGCAGTTTCCAATGCCCGGCGACGGTATGCCGCAACGACAGGCTCCAGTTGCTCTTGTGACGAAGCTGGTACTCCGTGACGTGTTCGACCAGGTTGATGGTGATGGGCGCGGTGATCTGATAGGTGCGCAGCTCCGAAGGATCCTCCTGGCGCCGCCTGGTCTTGTTTCCCCAGCGGTCATGCACAGCCTGGTTCACCTTGCCCACCGAACGTGGGTTCGTGAGCGCGCAGATCACGCTGACCACGAGCCGCCCGGCCAGCATGAGGCATTTCTCATTTCGGCCGCTGGCATCGTCCCATGGCGCCTCGAATGCCATCTCGCTCCCAGTGCCGTCAGGCAGGCTGCCGAGCGTGATGGCTGGGCGATTCAGACTTTGCAACACGACCTCGGTTTCCTGGGAACCGATCATCAGGGTCCAGCGATATTCGCCGCTTGGCTCTATCTCGTAGCAAAGAACGTTGATGTGAGTCACGGGATGAGGAACGTTCTTGCTGAACATGTAGAGGACGGGCTCCCTGGGCATGTCGATGATGAAGGATTTCCAAGGGTATTTCAGTTCTTCGAGCACCTCACGGTTCGGGACGGTGGTCATGGCTGCGGCGGCGAAAGCAGCGGAGATCTTGACCGTGGGAAACCCACCATCGGTCCAGCGGTAGAGGGCCACGTTCTGCGCGTGTGCGCTGGCGTCCGCTACCTTCGTGCCGATGATCTGCGAGATAGCGAAAGCCAGGTCGGTATCACCACCCGAAAACTGCGGCAAGAGATGCCAGAGCTTGTCGCCCATGCTCATGAGCCCGGCGAGATCGTACCCCTTGCCCTCTAGCACGGGACAGCGAAGCAGGTTGCTGACGGCATGGGTCGCGCGACCCAGGAATGCAGGATCGTCCTTCGCAACAGCGGCTTCATCGGCAAGTGTCGTATCGATCGCCTTGGAGCTGGCTAGCCACCTTGCGCGCTGGATCTCATCGCACAGATCCCATTTTTCCTGCAACCCCGCAAGACAGAAGCGATCGATCGTCGACACCTGCCCCGTGAACTTGACGAGGTTCCTGGTGATGAGAGCTTCGAGAGTCGCAAAAACGATGTTGCTCATGGCAGCCTTCCGATGCTAATCAGGCCGAGACACTTGTCAACCCCGTTCGCTAACAACGAGGATGTCGTGGTCGTGCATCTGGAAGACGCGTGGCTGGCTTTTCTCTGACAACAGGCGCGAATACCCCTGAAAAACACGGGTGAGCAGCGAGCCAACGAAAGTTGTTGACGGTGTTGTAATTCTGAATTACAAGAGTAGTCGAACGGGCCGTGGGTTATCACGGCAGGGGCTTCGGTCCCTAGAAAATTCCAGCTCGACAACTTGTCCGTTCATCTGAAAATTGAAAAAGTCCGGGCCGAAGCTCCTGGGTTATCAATCTCATACATTGACCCGCAAGGGACTATCCAGGGCACAACTTGTCCGGACATTATTCTGCCGCCCAGTGTGGTGTAATGGCAGCATAGCGTTCCGACCGAAGGATGAGTCGCCTTGCGCGATTCCGTGCTGGAGGTCAAGGACGAAGGATCGAGTCAGTTCTCGACCCTGGGCAGCGTTAGATTTCGACCGAGCCGCCGAGGTTCTGTTATCGCCTTACCAGCGGGATGTCGGGGGTTCAAATCCCTCCAGACGAGCCTAGCTCGCCTGTAGCTCAGTGGTAGAGCGCCAAAAACGCGGAGCTTCATTTTCGTTCGGTCGAATACATTCGCACACCCATGGTGCCACGGGAGAACTGGAGAACAGCATGTACCCTTACGCTCGCAAGGTAGCCGAATCCACCACGCCGCAGACCGAGGCCCTGCCCGGTCAGATCGCCAACTCGGGTGGTGGCTATTCCTACCCGGTCGACGACTGGACGCGCCTCACGCGCTTCCTCGTCCTCGGCTCGGAGGGCGGCAGCTACTACGCCGAAGACCGCAAGCTCACGCGCGACAACGCGGCGGCCGTCCAGCGGTGCATTGCGAGCGATGGCGAGCGTGTGGTCAAGACGATCGTCGAGATCTCGGACGCCGGCCGGGCGCCCAAGAACGATCCTGCCCTCTTCGCTCTCGCCCTGTGCATGAAGACCGGCGACGATGGCACCCGGCGCGCGGCCTACGCGGTACTGCCCAAGGTCGCCCGCATCGGCACGCACCTCTTCCACCTGGCGGCGTTCGTCAGCACGCTCGGTGGCTGGGGACGCGGCACCAAGCGTGCCTTCGGCAACTGGTACCTCGGCAAGCCCGAGGAGCGCCTGGCCTACGACGCCATCAAGTACCAGTCGCGTGACGGCTGGGCACACCGGGATGTTCTGCGCCTGGCCCACGTGCCTCGTCCCGAGGGCGTTCGCAACGACATCTTCAACTGGATCGTCAACGGTTGGGAAGGTGTCGGCGAGACTCCGCACCCCGACGAGACGCTGCGGAAGATCTGGGCGTTCGAGCGCGCCAAGACGACCACCAGCCGACTGGCTCTCGTCAAGCTCATCGAGGAACACGGTCTACCACACGAATGCGTGCCCAACGAGGCCAAGAGTGATCCGGCGGTCTGGGCCGCCATGCTGCCCAACATGGGCATCACGGCGCTTGTACGCAACCTCGGCAAGATGACTTCCGTGGGTCTCGTAGCACCGATGACTTCTGCGGGCTCCTTGATCATGGATCGCCTCACGGACTTCGAGACCTTGCGCAACAGCCGGATTCACCCGTTGCAACTGCTGGTGGCGCTGCGGACCTACACCAAGGGACACGGCGACAAGGGCAGCTTGTCTTGGAAGCCTGTTCCAGCGATTATCGATGCTCTCGACCAGGCATTTTACCTGGCATTCGAGGCGGTCGAGCCCACGAACAAGCGCCACGTGCTCGCGCTCGATGTCTCGGACTCGATGACCTGGCAGAACTGCGCGGGCATGCCGATCACGCCGCGCGAGGCAGCCTCGGCCATGGCGCTCGTCACCGCCAACGTCGAGAGCAATCACCACATCTGCGCCTTCGCGGACACGTTCATCCGGACGACGATCTCGACGCGCCAGCGGCTCGACGACGTGAATCGGTACGTCCGGAGTTTGGAGGCGTCGTACACCGACTGCGCGGCGCCCATGGTCTGGGCCATCATGAACAAGATCCCTGCCGACGTGTTCGTGGTCTACACGGACAGCGAGACCAACGCGGGTGGCAGCCCGCACGCAGCCTCGGCCCTGCGCACCTATCGCCAGAAGATGGGTATCGCGGCCAAGCTCGTGGTCTGCGCCATGGTCAGCAACAACGTGACCATTGCAGATCCGAACGACGGCGGCATGCTCGATGTCACAGGCTTCGACACCAGTACGCCAGCTCTCCTCGCGGACTTTGCGCGATGAAGTGGTTGGTTATCCTTGTCCTGCTTTCTGGTTGCCCGAGTATCGACTGCAAGGAGAAGGTGGCAAGGCTCACGGGCAATTTGATCGATTCAACCGTTATCTTCTGTTCCGACAACCGACAGACGCTGGTGAAGCTGGACAGCAACACCTTCGCATGCGTGTGTTCCAAGAACTCCCCGCTCCTCGAACAAAAGTGACACATGCGGATCCTTCGACATCGAACGACCGCTCCCTGGTTTTTCTTCCGCTCCGGAAACCAGCTCGTGGGGACCATCGAGCAGATCTATCGACGAGGGCCGAAGACGCACTTATTCTACGACGACGGCGTCTACTTCTCCATCCGACTTCTCGAACCTTGCCAGGTTGCTCGTCGACCGCGCATCGCAGATCGCGATGACTACAAGCCGGAGCCCTTCAAAGCGGCGGCCGGCAAGCTCGTGAACCTGCAAAACAACCTCAAGACGGAGCACCTGCTCGACCAGATCAAGGCTGAGCGGTTCGGAGCCACTCGTTTCCCAACCACCAAGCTCGTCGTCCGTGGTCGGGTGGTTCATCCAACCAGCCGGCGCGTCCTGTGGAATATGGATCTGTATACCTGGGAAGACTCGCCCGCGAAACCAAAGCTATTGCAAAGACTCAGCGCCATGGCAACACGATGATTTTCGGTAAGACAGACGACAAGAGCATGCGCATCGAGAAAGCCCTGACCGTGGCGTCGGGGCCGCTCACCATCGACGACATCTGCCGGCTCGTGTTCGGCAAGATCACCGAGCGCGACCGCAATCTTGTTCGTGTGGTCCTGCACCGGCTCGACGCCCGAGGGATCCTCGTCAAACATGCCCAGACCTACGAGGTCTTGCCCGCTGAATGCGAGAGGTGCCACCAGAGCTTTCCACCCAAGGCGCGATCAATGCGCGACGCTCACTTTTGCCTGGAATGTGCCAGGGAGAAGATCGCATGAACAACTCGCGGGCCATCGATCTCCGCACGCCGATCACGAAACTTGAGCTGTCCGTGAGGGCGCAGAACTGTCTCGTCGGCATCGAGAACCTGTATCAACTTTTACGCATGACCCACGCCGACCTGTTGAAACGTCGCCACCTCGGCAAAAAGGTCTTGTACGAGATTGAAACCCTGCTGACCGAGATGGGGCTTCGGTTGCGCACAATCATGGAGAATGGGAAAGCGATCAAGATCGCTCACTGGCTCGGCCGCGAGATCGTTCTGCCTCCCGATTTCGCGAAGCTTCGCCTCGGCGACCAGGTCAACGACCTCGCGCAATACTGGGACGTGATGGTCACACACAGCAAATCGGGAACGGTCATCTGGCTCGACGACAAGGGGAAACACTTCTCGGTCAGATGAGCAGGGGAACGACATGGTCAAATCAAGATTCAAGTCACAACCACATGATAAGTGCATCGTGTTCGGTTGTCTGAACCACAAGGACGAAGGAACCTTCGTGGGTGACTTATGTGGTCCCTGCCACAACTTCATCACCACGGGCAAAGGTGACGTTGCAGGTAGCTCGCAGGTCTACCGCAACGCGGTTTCATGCTTCATTGAGCGACTCACGAAGCGACTTTCGACATTCTTGCTTGCCAAGCTCACGAAACCCTATGCCCTTGAATGAGGAACGACACTGTGGGCAAAAACGACAAAGCATCCAACAAGATCGACAGGACAACGTCCGAGCTGTGTACCTGCGGATGCAGCCTGGCCAAGCACTACATGGATTTCCAGCCTGGGAAGTCCGACTGCTCGACCTGTGACGAGTGCCGGGGTTTCGTCGGAACCGGGCGCTTCGATTCGTCGAAGTTGTCGCGAAGGAAACCCCAGAAGAAGAGCGACAAGGAATTCCATCGTCGGGTGGTGGCCGCCATGGCGGCCAAGCGACGAGCCCGGAAAAGAGCTGCCTTCAAGTTCGCCAAGGAATCGGGGTGGACGATCATCAGCGCAAAAGGGAAGGTGCTGCTGAAGTCCCCAACGACTCGCTCCGGTTGAATCTCACGACCCTGCTCGCTTGAGTGATTGATGATGAGTAAGAACGACAAAGCATCCAACAAGGTTGTCAGGACTGTGAAGTCCGACGTGAAGGTCGTCTGTTGCAACTGCGGCAAGGAATTTCCTCCGGACATCAAGCTGGATCCGGCGCTTTGGATCTGCACGAGCCAGTGTTACCTGGTGTGGTTCGAAAAGCACCTCGGTCGCCCGCTCCGTTCGCTCGAACCCAAGGAGAACGATCGTCATGGGCTTTGATACCACTTCCGGCGAGAAGAGCGCGCAAACGAGAACCAAGGGTGTCTGGTACCTCGCCTACGACGACTTCGACTCCATGGAGAACCGCAACCCCGTGCGCGAGGTGCGCGTCAAGCTGCCGGGCAGGTTGAGCGAAGAGGCGGCCGTGCGTTTAGCCGTCATCAAATGCCCAACATTGCAAACCTTCCGGGGCTACGACAATGAGCTGTACCCGCGAAACGCCAGGGTGATTTACGAGATCGATCTTTCGACTCGGTTCTGCCGATGAAAGGACAAGATGGGCACTGATTTCTGCCGAGCAGTTGATACGACAACGCGGTGTACCCGCGAAACGCCAGGGTGATTTACGAGATCAAGCTTTCAGCGCGGTTTCGACTCTATCGATGAAGGAACTATGATCATGCTGACCACACACAGGAAAGTCGTTCTGGCCGAGAAGATGTGGGACACCTTTCGGTCCTTGAATTACTACCGGGGAACGTGTCGAAAAACCTACGATCAACTTGGCGTGCCTCTACAAAATCTGTGGTTGGCCATGGCGGAAGCCGCTTACCGCGAAGTCTTGGCCCTCAACAAACGTCAAGTTCAAAAACTGAAAAATCGTCGTTTGTAAACAACATGACCACCGAGCAGTTGATGGCATTCGTGATCAAGGTTTCCGATGAACACGCGGGTGTGGCGGTGGGGCTCTCGGAAGCCGTTTCTCGCATTCCGGTACAGCGGCTCATGGAGATCGTCGACGGGTTGGGAGTTCGGGGACAAGAGCTATATGACCTCTACGGTCTGTGGCTCCGGGCAGACGACAAACGATTCGAGCAGAACCCGTCGTTCGCGACGTGGTTGCAAACCTTGAACGTGGGGCAATGACCATGACACGAGGAATTCGCGGTGAGACTCACGATGCTCCACCTGAAAGGATCGTGGTTCGGGGCGTGTGGCGGGTTCGCAAGGTCTCACGCTTCGAGGCGATGTACTGGTACGATCATCCAACCTCGTTTTTTAGCTTCCAGGCCGAGGTCGAGGCTCGCCGCGAATCTTCACGCGATACTTGCGGCTTCTGGTTGACCGTCTATGCCAAGCCTGCATTTCTGCTCGGTGACGGGGCCGGCGCGTCTCAGGGCAACTGGTGCCGCGTGGAGCCTCCCGACGATTTCTTCGACAACAACACCAACAACATCGGCGCCCTGGAACGGCTCTTCCAACGCAAGATTGTCGAGGAAGCCAAGCGTTTCCTCAAGCGACAGGCAGCAATTCTCTAGGCAAGGACATCATGACAGACATCACCCCCAAGTATATGAGTTCGGCTCCCCGGCAAGGATCCGCAGTGGTTCCCATGTACTCGGCCGTAACTCCAGGTCGTCCTCCACAGGAATCGCCACCTGCCCCAATCACGGCCGTCGAGATGACCTACAAGGTCGTCAAGAAACTCTTGGCCGAGCTGCCGCCCGCTGAACAGGCCGAATGCTTGCGGCGGCTCTCCAAGGACATCTTCGAGAGTGTGACCACATGATCCGCAAGCACGGAAAACGTCCCAGGAAACGCCGTCCTCGTTTCGAGGGTACCTTGCCCAACGGTACGTCCAGCACGGATCCGATGATGTACATGAAAGCCTGGCGTGACTTGGCCGAACCCATCGCCAAGGAATTCGGCTGGGGCATCATTGGCTACGAGCCAGGTATCATGTTCTCGCTCGCGGCGACCGATGCGAGCGGAGAACCTTGCGCGATGCACGGGAACAACATCGTGCTCTCGGCCAGCGTGGCAACCAGACTTTGTAAGCTCATCGAGGAAGCCAAGCTGGTCCGTGCTATCGGCGAGTTGCTTGCGGAGATCAACAAGACCCGTTGCTCGGACAGCAGATCGCGGAGCGTCCGATGAATCAATGTCCTTCGTGCAAGCACGCCGCGCACGAGCCTGGAAAGTGCCACGTAACCCTCGGGCATCACGTGATTCCTATCTGCCTGTGCGGGGATGTCGTGGCGCCTTCCTCGGTGAGTGTTCAAAGGCAGGATGACAATCCCGTTAGGTCTCTCCTCTTGCTCGGGCTTGAACTCAATACCAAGGAGCAGCTCCGACAACTGGCGGAACAAGACCGGAAGAATGCTGTCGACAGCGATACGCCCCAGAGGGCCGAATGAAGCTCATTCTTCAGTACGACGATGGGACGGAGACGATTACCTATCTTGACTGGAAAGGCATCGTGCCTCCACCTCTGCCAGGCGATGAAATCCAGCAAGGCAGCAAGGTCTACCGGGTTACATCGCGCCGGTACCAGATCGCCAACAACCATCTCAGGGTTGCCGTCACCTATGCGGATGCGCTAGTGCTAAAGCTCGCTGCTGTCCCAAAGAAGAAAGCCACGCAGGCGCAAGATCCTTCGGCCCTGGCTCTCGCGCACCCCTGGCTGCCCGCCATCGGCTCGGAAGTCTTCATCCAGACACGAAGGAGCAAGAGCAAGCCGTTGCGGTGCCCTGTACTGAAGCACGGGTCTCGCGTTTCAGATTTGGAAGATGGCGACAAGATGTGCGAGCCCTGTTTCTGGGCGTGGGACGACGATGTCAAGATGGGGCCGTATTTCCAACACGAGGAGACCATCGACGGGCACGTCTTGCCCGGTCACTGGAAACGAGCGAAGCCAAGCAACGACATGGAGAAGTGACGTGATCGATCCCTATCCCCCACAAGGCACCGTCATCGAGGAGAACCAGGAATGTTCGCCCGGCTTCGGTCTCTCGCCCGCCGAGCTGCGCGCCCTGGCGGACGAATTCTGGCGGATGTTCGTCGAGGAGGATGATCCCGACGAAGTCTTCGTGGCCAAGGCCGAGGACTGGTTCTGGCGTGCGATGGCCGTGCTCAGCGAGGAGGAGAACCACGCCGAAGATCCGGCCGACAAGATCTGCACCATCGCGCAGTCGATGCTCTATTCCGAGGCCGTGGCGCTCGAAATGTTGAACCCGTCGGGAGAACAACCATGAAAACACGTGTGAACGCCTTCAACCTGCAACCCACGCGATCGTTCCCACAAGGTGCGCCACAACGCGAGGAGTACGACACCGACGAAGACCTGTTCACCGCCGAAAAACTGTACGCGCAGGAATGGCGCGAGGAGTACGAGTGTCAGGGTTGCAAAGATCGCTACTGCCCACAATGCGGCGACAAAGATTGTTGCTGCCCACAATGTGGTGAATCGTGATGCAAGAATCATCAATCATCACGTCGCTACTACCTGAGAGGTGAAACATGGCGGAACGAATCGGATCCATGTTGCTAATCACCCCGACCGCGCCCGAAAAATGCGAGCTGTGCGGCCAGAAAGCGGAGTTGCGCCCTTACGGTCCGAACGGCAAAAACATCTGCTGCGATTGTGGAAACAAGGATCCCGAAAGCACGCACGCCAGGATGATCGCCACGCTGGAAAAACAGCTCTCCGGGGTCACGGAGGTCGTTGCTCCCGACGGAAGGGTCTTCAATCGCAAACGCGTTCCCACCTCGAAGGCATCGTGATGAAAGACAGCAACCCCATACCGCTTCTGCCCGACAGCACGGAAAGACGCCGCATGGCCATCGCCAGCCGGTTGCTGGAGGCGCTCGAAAAGGATCCCTGGCACCCCAAGCGCGACGTGCAAACCCTGGCCCGCATCCTCGCGAGCATGTTCCTGGAGCACGAAGACAAGATCGCCGAGCTGACCCGACAACTGGCGATCGTCAACCATCGCCTCGGCATCACCAACAACGGCAAAAGGCAGTCATGAGCAACAAGGGTTGCAAGTACGTGGCTATTGCGTTGATACCAGGTCAAGCCGTCGAAACCTGTCCCTACAAGGACTTTGAAGATCTGCCAACCAAGGAGCAGGTGGCAGCTTTCTACAAAGAGAACCCCAAGGCCCGCGAGGTGATTGTCCGTGCCGTGAGCAGCTACGGCAGCCCACTCGCCGACAAGATCGTCGTCAACGCAACGGAGAAAAACTGAGGATGTCAGGCAAGATGTTCGACGAACCCAAACCCTACCTGGTGCAGCGGCTCCTCTATCGGTCGGAGCCCGCGCCGGAGAGCGAGCGTTTCAGCGTGTTCGAGCACTTCGCGCTCGATCGCATGGGCTGCGCCGAGTTCGAGCGAGGCATTCAGCTCGAAGCCTTGGACCAGGCGTGTTTGCTGATCCAGAGGTGCAAGGAGATCTGGGACCGCCCGGTTCTGCGCCTGGTGGCGCGTCGATCTCGACCACCAGTTCGTGCTCTGCAAGACCCGGCAGGTGGCGCAGACCTTCCTCGCTGCCGTTTTTTCAACCGACCGGAAGCTCTTGAAACAGATCGCAGGGAGATGACCCATGCCCAAGATCGCCGAACTGGAAAAGCTGGATCCGAAAGATCGCCTGGGCTTCAAAACCAGTACCCAGGTTTTGTTCATGGATAGGCTCGTGGAGCACGGCAAGGTCAGCGTATCTTTCCTCACCGAGAATCGCGACTTCCCAGGGCTCGATTTACCCGACTGGTGGCCGGTGAACGAGCACGGGGTCATCGTGCTCGAATACACCAGCAAAACTCTTCCATCCTGCCATCCTGAAGGTGTAGCAGCCAGACTTTCGGCGAACGGCCGCGAGGCGAAGACCTTCGTCCCCTGGGAAGCCATGGAAGGCATGTTGCCTGCACCCGAACCCAGCAAGCTGAAAGGACTTGAGACCATGGCATTGGAAGACAAGCAAGCCAGTTGCACGGTGTTCGTGCAAGCGTGCGACACGCCGGAGAGAGTGATCGACAAGCTGGCCAAACGAACAGGCCATCCAACCCTCGAAGCCTCCACCGCGAACCCTTGTCCGGTTTGCAAAGATCAGTATCACTACGAGATCACCATCACCGCCAAGCTGATCGGGAAAATGTAACTCACGAAAGTCATCATCAAGAGACGGGGATGAACAATGAACGCTGCTGACATTCGTGGGCAACTGGATGAGCTGTTGGCCAAGGTCGAAAACCTGGCGCGCATTTCCGATGGAAAGCCATCTCTGTTGGGCGAATGCCCAATTTGTGAAAACGTTTTTCAACACAAGCTGAATGGGCTTGCAATCAACGTCCTGCGATCTCCTACGAAGTGGCGAGTAGGGATCTTGTATGGACTATCCATCGTCGCTGCCACCTGCGATTGTTGCTCCTATTGCAGAATGTTCGTGTTGTTTGCTCCGGAAGGCGAACCAAAGGGAAAAGGATGATGCGATGATGGACAACGAGTCGCTCGCCAAGGTCTTCGCCGGATACTGCCAGCAGGCCGGTATTAAGACCAACGAGTACGCCATCTCGGTGGTTCGAGCCGGGGACAGCACGGTCCATCCCGAGGGTTATGTGGTGGTGGAATTTCGCGGAAAAACCTTGACCTTCGAGATGCTCGAAAAAGCCAGCGAGCTGTTCGGCACCCGAAAGATCGACCTGGGCTGTGATCACGGTTGTGCGAGTGATCCATGCCATGAAACCAACATCACGTTCTGGGGAGCTAGGGGGCTATGAACGCTTTCCCCAGGCCTCCAAAGGAAATTTGTCTCGCGGTTCGCGTGCGCAACAACCGATTGCGCGAACGACGGCTTGCCGCCGGACTGACCATCAAGCAGCTCGCCAAGGCGGCCAAGGTTCACTTCGGTGGCTACACGGTCCTTGAAAACATGTATGAGAGCCCGCGCATGAAAAACGGGCAGTGGCGCAAGATCGCCAGGCGCATGGCCCGATACTACAAACTACCCATCGAGGAGCTTTTTCCTGCGGGCGTGGAAGCCGTCAAGCATGCCACCGTCGTCCGGAAGATCGATGCTGCCGAGCTTGGACCTTTGCTGGCCAATCCCAAGGCAGACCCTTTGTTGCTGCCCGAAGGAACGAAAATACGTAGCGATTCGCTCAGAAACGAGCTTGACCGCGCCGTGGACGGCATCCCGGAGTATTTGCCGCCGGAACAACGATGAAAGAGTTGCACGTCACCATACAAGCCAAGAACAACCTTCTGTTGGAGCGAAGACAAGAACTTGGTCTGAGCCAAGGAAGAATGGCCCAGCTCATCGGTACCAACTTGGACTACTACAGCGCCCTGGAGAACATGCGCCTCTCTCCCTTGACACACAAGGGAAAATGGCGAACAACCGCGCTCAAGTGTGCTGAATACTTCGATTGTTCTCCGGAGGAACTATTTCCCAAAGGCATCATTGCTGTCGATAGTTCCCGCGCCGAGCGAACCATGGATTACGACGAGCTTTCACCGCCTTCTCTTTCCGAATATGGCAAACGTCTTCTGCTACTGTCGGAACCCGAGTCTATGGTTGAGGCGAACGAGCTTGCCCAACAAATCAGAGGTTTAACGACAACCCTGACACCGCGAGAAGAGCAGGTGCTGCAACTACGGTTCGGGTTAAATGGACAAGATCTCCACACGCTGAACGAGGTCGCCGAGATATACAAGGTCGGCCCCGAGCGCATCAGGCAGATTGAAAGCAAAGCCTTACGGAAGCTCAGGCATCCAACACGTTCGCGGTTGTTGAAGGCATTCGTGCGAACATGAATTCGTGTGTCAACTGTATTCACGCAAAATTCGAGGTTGAGGTTGGCTTCGGGCGTGAAGGCAAGCTCTACTCCATGACCCTCAAATAGAAGATCTCCATGCTGACAGCCTCAGATACTCGCGAACGGACGAACAAGATCACGAAACGCGATCTTGCTTACACGAGAGCGGCACACCTGCGCGACGACGTTGCACGCGTGCTTGACAAGGTCGCCAGTATCCAGCTCGCTGCCATCCAGCTCAAGCAATACGAAGCCCATGTCGACGTGCCCAACGTTCGCACAATGATGAAAGTGGAAAAGGAGTTGGCGAATCTGGGATACGAGACATGTTGTGCTCCTGAGAGATTGTGGGTAAAGTTTTCCTGGCGCCGACAAAGACGTGTCCAAAGACACCATTCTTGATACCGAATAACGGAGACTGGCATGACCATAGAAACGAAGAATTCCAGCAAATCGCGTCTTGTCGAGACCCTGGGCGCCGAGTTCGTTCGCGGCAAGATCCCCACGTCCGACGATCTGTTCGGCGGTCCCGACGTTCATGCCGCCGAATGGCAGGTCGTCATGCTGACCGGCTTTCTGCCGAACATGGGCGGCCGACTCCTTCGCCACCGCAAGCGGTTCATGCGCACCACGGATGGAAACGTCGTGGGTTACAACCTCTTCCGCGACGACTGGCGCTGGGGCTGGTTCAAGCTCGATACCGCCTGTAGAGCCATGTTCATCGACTACGGCGTACCGGAGAACGGTGTGCTACTGCGCAGACGCATCCAGGACTTCGTGCGCACAACCCTGGATCCGAACGTGCTCATCGGCGGGTTCTACCTCAAGCTCGGCGACACCTTCCGGTTCGTCGGTTACTTCCACCTCGTTCGACTACCTGCGGGAAAACCCTAACATGCCAGCCAATCTACTCTTCCACGTTGAGTTCGACGGGATCGCCGGAACGGCTCGCTACGAGTTCGACGGGATCGCCGGAACGGCTCGCTACACCAAGATCGTCGACTTCACCCCGAGAACGGGAGACTTCGTCATCATCGGAGATGGCAAGATCGTGATTCGCCCGCGCGTGGACGCGATCGAGTGGATACCACCCAAACAGTACGGCTCACCGTCGCAATGTCTGGCCGTACTATGCGCAGATCATCCACTCAACACTCGTGAGATACAAGCCGTCGAGAACGATGGCTGGACGAGGCTGCCATGAAACGCAGTCTCGTGCTCACGGAATACTGGAGCGGCTCCCACCGCACGTACTCCAACATGCTTCGTGACGGCGACACCGACGAAGATCTAGGGCAAATCCGTTCCGACGTCCTGTGCGAGCTGATAGCGGAGTCTGGGGTTGTGGATGGCGACGAAATCGAGATCACGATCTGTCGCACGGGTCAGCGGCCGTTTGGCGACAGGAAGGTCAAGCTGACAAAACCCCACCTGACAAAACCCCACACCTACGAACGCGAACCACCAATCGAAGAGAAAAAGCTGCCATGAACCAACATCCGCTTGTCACCGTCACCGTCACCGGGGCCGACGACACCATCAACCCCGAGGAGATGGGAAAGCTCGTGGACATCTGGCGACGTTTTCCGTTCGTCGAATTCGGCCTGCTCATGTCGGCGAACAACACACGTACGGGCTGCCCGCGCTTCCCGTCGATTCAGTGGCTCAGCAAGCTGGCTCGATACCTCACGATCAACCACCTGCACGACTTGCGGTTCTCGGCCCACCTCTGCGGTAAGTGGGTTCAACAGCTTCTCATGGGCAAAGCCCTGGAAGGCTTTGGAGCGGTCGACGACACCAACATCCTCGACTACGTCGACCGCTACCAGCTCAACACGCACGGCGTCCTGCACACGCTGCACAAGATGGAATTCCTGAAGGCGCTCGATCGACTTCCGTTGTCCCGCGCGCAGATCATCTTCCAGCTCGATGGCATGAACAACGAGTTGCCGATTGCATGCAGGGCCGATCTCGATGTTGCAATCTTGCACGACGTTTCCTCGGGCGCCGGGCTCCTGCCAGCCGGCTGGAATTTGCCGGTTCCAGGGCTCTTCAACGGCTACGCAGGCGGACTCTCGCCCGAGAACGTGGTTGAGCAGCTTCACAAGATCTGCGACCTGCTCCCCGAGCACAAGCAAATTTGGATCGATGCTGAGACGCACCTACGCTCAACCGTGGATGGTCGCGACATCTTCGATCTCGACAAGGTCGCCGCATTCCTCGAAGCCGTGCAACCCTACGTGGGGTCGGAGAACCGGGGCTTGGGATGAACGCACGTCGCGAATGGTCGCCCCAGCAGGAAACCGCGCTTGCGCGAATCGCGCAATGGCGAAGGCTCAATGCCTTCCCCTATTTCACACTCGCGGGCTACGCCGGTACGGGCAAGACGACCTTGGCCGAGGAAATCGCAGCGAACGAGCCACCGGGCAGCGTTTTCTTCGCGGCCTTCACCGGCAAGGCGGCGCACGTTCTGCGCAAGCACGGGATCCCTGCTACCACCATCCACAAGCTCATCTACCTGCCGCACGACAAGTGCGACGCGCACCTGCGGGAGCTGCGCGACCGACGCGAGGCGATCCTAGATATGGATCCCGTGCCGTCCAAGGAGTTAGAGAAGATCGATCGGCTGATCGCCAGGGAGCGCAAGAACCTCTCTCGGCCCGACTTCTACCTCAACGTCGAGAGCCCCCTGTGGGACGCCGGGCTCCTGGTCATCGACGAGTACAGCATGATCGACGAGCAGATGGGACAAGACCTCATGAGCTTCGGTTGCCCCATCCTGGCGCTCGGCGATCCAGGCCAGCTCCCTCCGGTCCAGGGCCGGCGTTTCTTCACGAGATCTCCCGATGTCATGCTCACGGAGATCCACCGCCAGGCCACGGGCAACCCTCTCATTCGCATGTCCAAGGACGTGCGCGAGGGTCGATACTTGGAACCTGGCTGCTACGGCGAGAGCCTGGTGATCCACCGGGCCGACATCGACTCCGGCGATTTCGACGAGGCCATGCTCGGCGCCGATCAGGTGCTCGTGGGTCGAAACAGCACGCGAAGGAACTACAACCAGATCATCCGTGGGCACCTCAAGCGCGAAGGCGAGCTGCCGGTCGTGGGCGACAGGGTGGTGTGCCTCAAGAACAACCACGACCTCGGGATCTTCAACGGACAGTCCTGGACGGTGCTCGCCACCAAGGTCAAGAAAAGCTTCGTCCATCTCAAGCTCGAAGGCGAAACAAACGGGGACGCCAAGCCACCCATCGTGACGTGCTACGCGCACACCAAACCGTTTTTGGGCAAAGATCTAGATCCCGACGAACGACGGTTCGCCGAGGAGTTCGACTTCGGCTATGCCCTCACGGTCCACAAGTCGCAAGGCTCCGAATGGGATACCGTGTTCCTCGACGACGAGTGGAGCTACGACAATCGCGAGAAGTGGCTCTACACGGCCATCACCCGAGCCGCCGAGAAGATCACCATCATCCGCTGAAAGGAAAATCACCATGGAAAACGCATCAGCAAAGTCCGAATTCAACATGAAAGATCTGGCCTCCGAGTTGATGCTACGGATGCTCGATCAGGGCAAACGAGACGAGCTGATCAAGGGGGCCATTGCCCACCTGCTTGAACCAATGCCGTCACCGCCTGGTTCGTTCAGCACACGGCAACCATCGCTGTTACAGGCAGCGTTTCATGGAGCGATCACGGATGAAGTGCGGAAGATGGTGCAAACCGAGGTTACGAACAACCCGGAAATCCAGCAGCAAATTCGCGAAGCCGTGGTGACGGGTTTCACGAAGTTCTTTAGCAGCGAGAAGCTGTCCGATCTCATCACGGACAAGCTCTGGGGCCTGTTCGACCGATCTCGCTAGCCTAAACAAAGTCACAACGACGAAGGAAAACGCCCATGGCTATGATGTTGAAACCGCAACAGGTTCGAGTCCAAGAACCTGCTACCTGCACCGCGACGCTGGGACGCTCGGAACTCGAAAACGTCGCGGCTTGCATCGTGCTCTATCACTGGGAGCACGATTTGAAAGACTGGACCCCGGTGAGCCGCCGCATGATCGCCGACTGGCTCCCCACCTCGAAGCGCCTGCAATGCGTTGGGCGCAACCCGTTCTGGAAGATCGACATCGCGGGATTCATCGACGGCGGATGGATCACCGGATGGGAGCGCCCTGGGCGCGAGGGCATGGACGACCTGGGCACGGTCACCCCGAAGTTCATCGAGGCGGTCAGCAACCCACGCATCGGAGCATGATCATGCCAGGCACCAAAGCCAAGCCAACCAAGAAACCGTCGCCGGTCATGCCATATCCAGCTTTCCATGACACGCAGAGGTTGCGCGAGGTTCACCGTGCTTCCGAAATATACCTCCAGGCGACCGGCAACCGGGTCATCTACGATGCTTTGACCATCGCGCTCACGGAAGCCGAACGCTGGGAGGATCCCGCGAGCTACAACACGTGCCGAAACTGCGGCTGTCGAATCCCCCAGGAACGAAACTACTGCGGGCTCGACTGCGCCGAGACCGACGGTGCCATTCCTCCCAAATGAGGTGACCATGCCCAGATCGAAACGAAGCTGCACCCGTTGCAAGTACGTCAGGCAACGCTCGGGCGACAACGCCTACGAATGCGATGCCCCGGTCCCGAACTGCCTGATGAACATCGAAAAGGGTCTCGTGAACCCCGACAAGGACGCCATCGGCTGCGATTGCTACGACGATAGCCAGGCACCCAAGAACGCCGACGCGCCTCCTCTCGGAGCACAATGTCTGTGCTGCTCATTCGGAGCGTGCGCGAACGAACGCTTGACCTCCATGCCGGAGAAGGAGAAACCAACCATGAAGTGGACAAATAAACGGCCTCAGACGTCCGGCTACTACTTCGCCGTGTTCAGAACCACGAGCGGGGATGTACGGACCACGGTCATCAGGGCCTACAGCAGCAAGCCCTCGGGATCGGTGCGGCACCTCGGGCAACCCAAGGACGAGCCCGGCCACGTGTTCCCCGAGCACAACGAACCCCCCAATCGGATCTACTGGGAGGGCGACAACTTCACCATCGACAACGACAAGTTCCTCCGCTTCTCCGAGATGATCCCCGAGCCGCCGAAATCGGAGGAAACGTGTCCGTGCTGCGTGTCCGTGCTCGGGCATTCGGAGAGCTGCACCTGCCCGGCGTGGTGCCCGAATTCCTGAACATCGTTTCATGGCTTCAACAAAAGGAGATCTCATGCCCATCCAAGCTCAAGAGACCGCGCCGGCAGCCGAAACAACGTTCAAGGAGTTCCCTTGCGCGATTCTGCGCAATACCGCGACCGGGCGCTTTCACTCCATCCCCTTCCGCATGTATCCGCATCCGGCGGACAGCCAGGGCGGTCCCTGCCGGTACAAGTCGATCGGCCACCACACAGCGGGCTTCGATACCATCGAGCTGGCGAAGGCCGAGACGCTCGCCAAGCCTCCGTTCTCCCTCATCGATGAGATCTGGGACTGGGACGGCGTCGAAATCCCAACCATGGTCGCGTGGTTCAAGCTCCTGCCCACCGGAGAGTTCGAGCACGTACCACTCGATATCCAAGTCGTGATTCAAGGCCGAGAATAGAGAACGTCATGGGACATCGAACACTCAAGCGCGTGCCGCTTGACTTTAACTGGCCCATCGGGAAACCCTGGGCTGGCTACCAGGATCCACACAGCCAGCCATGTCCCTGCTGCGAGAACGGGTACACCCAGGCCGGCATGATCTTGAACAAGCTCGTCGGGCTGATTCTCCTGGCCGGCGGCGATGTCGCGAGGGCACGCATCGAACATCCGCTACTCCGGGAGAACATCCCCACGCATCCGTGGTTGCAAGAGCTTGGTCTGCCGGCGGTCTCGGCCGACATGATCGAGCTGACCACGCGCCTGGCGGGGCGTCCTCCTTCCAACACTGGTCATGATGGCTGCGACGAATACGCAGCCGTGAAGAAGATCCTCAAGGCGGCGGGGCTTCCCCGAACCTGGGGCTACTGCAAGCATTGCAAAGGCCATGGCGACGATCCAACCACTCGCGCCGCCAGCAAGGCGTGGAAGCCCACCGAGCCGCCCAAGGGCAAGGGCTGGCAGCTTTGGGACACCACCGGCGATGACTGCCCTACATCGCCCGTGTTTGCCTCGGCGGAGGAGCTGGCCGTCTGGTGCGAGAAGCACGCCACCACCTTCGGCGATCATCGTGCGACGAAGACTCAGTGGCTCAAGATGTTCAAGACGAAGTACGGTGTCGAACAAACGTCCTTCCTGATGTCCCTGGAAAACGACTGAACGGTTCGATCACTTTCGCAACATGTTGAGTAGGAAGGCCGAACCTGTCGTCACGCTAGCCGGAGTATAGGTTACAACCAGCTTCGGATCGTTGGCGGTTCCCGTTTGTCCGGAAAAATAGGAGAACATGATAACAGCTTGACCGATACCCATCAAAGGATCGCTGTTAGGAACATCGTATAGGGCGTCACGAGCACCCAGTTTGGTGATGCCGGAGACATTGATAGCTGCCAAACCAGAGGCGTTGAGAATCAAGTCGTTGTAGGCAGCAGTGTTAAAAGCTGCGTAACTGATGGGACTGTCACAGAACGGTGTCGACCCGAGACTGTTGTAGTCGGTATTATCGACCCCCGAAAGGACAGTGTTGGAAGTGGGGTTCGATGAATAGGCGTTGAGCAACATCGACCAGGCCACGTCAGTACGGGCCTTACTTTGCCCGAAAATCGAGAGCGTGGATGCCGTTACAGTTGCTCCGGCTCCAATGATGCTGGTGTCGAACAAAAAGATACTACGCCCGAGATCGCCGTAATCGGGTGCATAGACGTCGGCGGACGCAGCAATCGCGATCAGTGTTGCGGAGCCGGACGGCGAAGTAGAGGCGGAGAAACTTCCTGCCGTACCGCCCTGGAGTTGCGCCCAAGACATACCAGTACCGGTACAGACGATATCGCCATCGCAGGTATTGGTCACAGGAAAAGATGGATAAATCGGCGGGGTTGTGTCGAACCCGAGGTTGAGCGCGGGCGCCATGCGGTTCGCCACCATCATGTCCCAAGCATGCGCCGAGCGCCAGACGGGGTGAAGCTTGTGAAAGAGACTGCGAGCGAACTTGTCGTTAGAGCGGAAGTCCGTGATCACCGAAGAGCCGCTGCCCCGCCGACAGAAATTGGTAGGACGAATAGCGATGATCTCGGCATCAAGCGGGCAATCATGTCGACGAATCGAAAAAACCCACCGAGCCAACCGACGAGTGATTCGTTTGTTCAACAAATCTAGAAAGCGATCTTGATGATGGTCGAACCATTTTTCTGAAAAGACTTGAATCATCCCAGGCTCCCATCTTCTGGCATGATTGTCCATGGACAATCAGACCAACCGAGCAACGTCGCAAGCGCGGAGTCCGAGGCCGCGTAGAAATCACGCAACATCGTCACAATACCGGGCGCAGGTCGCGTTAGACCGTTGCCGCCATTGCGAATCTTGTAGCTATTGGCATGGGGAACCACCGGCAGTCCTCGCGCGGGATCCAAACCAGCATGCGTGTAGACCTGCATAGCAATGTTACCCGTGTCGGTTTCGAGCTGGTCGAGCGTCAGAATCAGAAATCGCTCGCGAGGAAATACGGCAAACCAACGAATCAAATTTTCAGCATATCGACCCGCAGCCAGGTAGTAGTTGAACGTGCAAAAGCGCGGCTGGCGCAACAACGTCGCTGTCCAAGCTGCTTCAGCTCCAGGAGCCAGCAAGACGTTACCATTCTGTTCCCAATCCTGCAAGCAAGCGATTGCCAAGGGCGAAAAAGCAGCAGGTTCTCGTCCAATCAAGGTCCGTAGAGCCCATTGCGAAAACATCCGTTCGACAGGATCGCGAAGTACAACGACAAACTTGGCATTTGGACATGATGACTGCACGCGCGCCACTGTCCAGGGAAGCAGCAAAAGTTGAGGACGCTTGGCGACCTCGATCATCTGCTCGGGCTCGCCTTGACCATAAATGGTCGCATAAGCAGACGTTCCGCCCGCGTATTCATTCCCGTCTTCCCAGAAGTAAGGTTCGATGGGTGACGTATGTGCATCTGGGTGTTTGAGAAACAGCTTGTGTAAAGATGTACTACCAGCTCGATTTGCCCCAAGAATAATGGTTGTTGGCATCATGGTAACCACCTCCTGGCATCTGAATTTACCCCTGGAAAGCTGGGACTGCGCCGTTCGCCGAAGTGCGAATGACCACACGCACTATTAAGTGAACCTTCGTGTTGCACGAGACTCGGCGAGTGAATGGCATAGTACCAATCTTGTTTGCTGAGCACCTTGGCCACGAGCACATCACAACCATGTCGTCCTTCCCAAAGACTTCCATGAACAAGCAAAGCTTCGGTTGTTCGGCGCGACAATGTTACGCATTGAGCACCAAAGAAGCTGTAACCCTTGAAGATGCCAAGTGAAGGTACAGGTCTGCTCATTACTGGCCAGACCTCGCTGTGATAGGAAATCAAGGCCACATCGTCCGGAGTATTTACACGAGAGATATAGTCGAGAGCGCCCTCGCAGATTACAATGTCATCCTGAAGGATAGTCAAGCTCGTCATGCAAGGCCAGCGATCTACTGTTTCCTGAAGCAAAAACAAAAAGGCATTTCGAGATCCTGTTTCCTCCTGGGTGTTTGCCAGATTCCAGCCGTCAATCTTGGGTTGATAGTTACCATCGACGATGAGCAAGCGAGAGCCAAACCAAGTATCCGCGTTGGCTAAAGAACGAAGGGCGCTATGAAGTGTTGAACCTTGAGGTCGAGAACAGGTTTGCATTGTCAAAACATGGTCGCTTGATGGCGAACGAAAATCCACTGCTCGCACTTCGATGGGCACGAGTTGCGGAGGTTTCCAGGTTGTTTCGAGTGTCAGCAATTCTGTCCTACTATGAAACCGTCATAGGTATTCGCACCTGTTCGGCGAAAGCCAAAAGTGTCGCGTTTTCCCACTACCGCCGTCAGTGTGGGTGGTGAACCACCAGCCCAACGTACGGTAGCGAACCAAGCTGAAATGGTGGAGACGACGGCTCCTTGGAGAATTACCACGATGAAACATTGTGAGTTGATGCTGTTCGCGACCGCAAACGTGATGGCCGTTCCGGCCGCATTGCCAGTAACCACATGGACATCGCCTTTACCACAATCAATTGTCACGACTTGAGCCCCGGAAGCGGGAGTATAGGGGATTTCAGACGGAACCGGCGGCAAGCTCGATCCGATGGGCGTGATGCTGGCATAGTTTACTCCGGCTATGACCGCGACTTCGTAGCAGATCCCCAGGGGTGCTGTGATAAGGGGGGGAGTTATGGTGCCTACACCCGGCGTGGAGTCTGAAAGATAGATGATATTTCCAATCGCTGGCGCGGCGTCCATGCGAACACGCGTGCCGGGCTCCGCGAAGCCGCCAATGCGGCCATTGGCTCCCGCGAGAACGTCCTCCTGGCGCACGCCCAGAATACTGGCGATATTGGGCAGAGAATCGGCTAAAGCCAACAAGGCGTCACCAGGCGCGGCACCCGCGCGCACAATCATTCCTGCGAATTGAGTTGTTATATTAGCGTTGCTAAAGGATGCATATGCCATGATCAATCTCCATCGGATGACCGGTTGTTACCCACAACACCCAAAATGTCCTCGCCGTCACCTATTTGGACATTTAACACCACATTGCTGAACGCCGTATGCGGTTTCCGCTTTCGTCAGGCATTTCACATCCAAATTAATAAACCTCGTTCTCTGGATTTTCTCGCAGGTATCAACGCACACGACTTGACCGTGCTTGGTGGCTTCCGGGCATCCCGCGCTGTAGAGGTTCGCGCAAGCGATCTCACAGTCGCTCAAAACAGTAGGAGCGTCGCTGACATCTGCATCAGCAATCACGACGGCTGCGTCTGGATAAACCGGTGGTGGTCCCGGCGGAGCCGGAGGCAGGGGTTGCGGGCATCCAGAGCAGCCGAGGATGCAACCGATAAGAAACGCCACGTGAACGAGATAGCTTTTCATGATGATCTCCGATTGCCTTGGCATGACTATTCACCAAGGTTAGCAATGAGGGTGTTGAACGTTCCCCTGCGAATGAATTCCTCAGACACCCAGATCATGCCCTGCTGGCCCCAGGAAAGTCCCCAGGAATTGACGAGCAAGAACTCCTTCTTGCCGGCGGCATTCGTCCGGTACGCCCCGAAGTAGATCCAGTGATCGGGCAAGACCCCCTGGGGACCGAGCACACGGCTGCCGTCCGCGCCTTGGAACTCGTTGGTGCCGGCTTGGATGGCGCCCATCACCGCGTGCCCCGTGGCGATGGCCTGGCAGAACTGCGCAATCTTGTCCGAGGCCAGATCACCGACTGCATTGAATCCGCGCACGAAGAACATCGACTCGTCTTCAAGCTCAAGCAACGAGGGCTCGTCGTTGACGTGGACTTCAAGGTAGTCGGAATAGTCCGCCGACTTGGCGGTGCGTCCCTCGTCTTGCTCGTTCTCCAGGGCCACGCCCCATAGATCCATCGCTCGTACGAGCGAATTCGGCATGGCGCCGTCATCGACGAGCGGCGGCAAGGATCCATTGGCCTCGGGAACCCTGTCGATGATGCGACCATTGGCATAAAGGCCACGCGGCCAAACGGACGCCGGCAGGATGTGTCCGTGCGCCGCGAACGTCGTCGTGATGGCCCCGGCGAAGCCATGTCCGGTGCATGATCCCGTGCGCCGCTGATTCCAAATCGGCGGCAAGAACGCCAGGAGATCGGCCTGCGGTGCCAGGGCATCGGCACGCAGCTTTGCCGCTGGGTGCAGGTGGAAGCCGTTATACTGATGCCCCTCTGGATCGCGCTTGTAACCGAAACCGTGTGTCGGATGTCCCCATGCCATGATGCGTTTCCTTTCGTCTGGTACTTGCCGGCAACCCCCATTATTAGATACCGGAGAAGTCGATTCCACAAGCCCGGCTTTGAGTCGGCTTTGAGCCCGGCAATGACGCAATCGTAACCCTGGGCACCGGGCGACCCGCAACCCGGAGATCTGAGCACACCTGTGGTACACCTGTCGCACGAAACCACACTCTACCCATAGCGAAACCAGCCAAACGGTGAGATCATGATTTCACTGAACACGAACATCAACATCGACCTCGCTGCTAGATGATAATCCCAAAACTGATACATCTGATCTGGTTGGGTGAGCAGCCCCTGCACCCGCTGATGAACCAATGGCGGTGTCGGTGGAAGGAATTGCACCCCGATTGGGAGGTTCTGTTATGGACAGATCGAACGGGTGTGTCGATGGTCAGGAGCAACCACTTGCAGGGCGAGGCTCACTTGGCAGCATCACCCGAGCACAATAGTTTACTCGCTCAAGCCTGTCATCTTTCACAGAGAAGTAATATCTGGCGATACCTGATCATGAACAAGTTTGGAGGGCTCTATGTCGACACCGATGTCGAGCCCTTCAAACCAGTTGATGACGTTGTTGGCAACCTGACAGCGTTTGCAGCGAAACGCCAGTTACCACCACTCGGGACTTGGCTTCAAAAACAGGAACCTGTTTACGAGTGCGCATTTTTTGGGGCAGTTCCAGATCATCCTTGGCTTCGTCACCTGGTCAACAACCTTCAGCTTTGCGACCCAGCGGTTTCGCTATCCATGGGATGTGGATACTTCACACGCGTCACAAAAGAACACCCCGAGGTGTGCATACTAGACACTCAACTAGTGCTCTTTGAACCTCCCGACGACTGGGAGATGGCGAGGGAATGCGGATGTGTTCCCGATGTTGGAAAACCTGTTGCTACTTCAATCGTCGCGAAACACCACTGGTCATCAACTTGGTTTGAGAGGAGCTTTCGATCGTTGAAGTAACCTACCACCATCGCCCTGGCTACAGGTTTTTCAACATGAAGGCCCAGGCACTCCTCACCATGTCGCCAGTGCTTCGCCTGGGACACCATCCCAGTTCGGATACGATCTTTGCTGTTGATGCCACAACATAATCAGGGTCGCCTGGGCGATGAGCAACTGTTGTTGTGCAGACAGATCGCCCGGTGACAGAGCGCACGACTTCCACCATCTCGTTCACGCTCGTTCCCATCCCGCTGCCGACGTTGTAAACTCGATAATCACCGGGGTTCAGATCTGACAACAGCGCCAGAATGGCACTGACAACATCGTCCACGTGAACGTAATCGCGCACACAAGTTCCGTCGACCGTGTTATGCTCATGTCCATTGATCGCGAACGGCTCATTCCTCAAAACAGCCTGTAAGATCTTGGGAATCAGGTGTGTCTCGGGATCGTGACGTTCGCCAGCGGAGAGGTTGGATGCCGCGCCAGCCACGTTGAACAACCTCAAGACCCCTACGCCGGCTCCATGTTGCTGGCGAAGCGCGAACAAGACCTTCTCCGCCGCTGCCTTGGATTCAGCATACGGGCTGGCAGGAGCAAGCAGCGTCTCATCTTCGAGAGCCAGGAGACTATTCCCGTACACCGAACACGAGGATGCAAATACGACACGCTCGCATCTGCATCGTGACATGGCAATGGCTTGAGCCAGATTCAGAATACCCATACCGTTACTCGTATAGTAACGAAGAGGTTCACGTCGAGATTCTTCAACACTTGCAAGAGAAGCCAGGTGAATCACGGCGTATATGGGCTCCTCCAACAACGAAAGAAGTTCGCCGAGGTCGCACACGTTGGCCTTGATGAATCTGGCGCCTGGGGAAACAGTATCTCGATGACCTTGGCTAAGATCATCGAGCGCGATCACGTCATGACCCTCCGAAAGCAGTCTGTTGGTAACAATCGATCCAATGTAACCGGCGGCTCCTGTGCAAAGCACACGCATGGTCACCTTGCCGCGAGAGCCCTTCGCACGAGATCGGCGTTTTTCCACCTGCCCGCCTTGAAGTGGATGAGCTTGGGACGATGGCGCTTGATGCGATCTAGCCAAACATCGTCTTTGTCATCCTCCAGGTTGTAGAGATCTTCGGGCAAGGGGGTGCAGGTGTAAGACTTCTTGCCTGCGTACGCATCGTGCGCCAAAACCGAGAGAGCGTGTTGCTCAGCCCAGATACCTGCTTCACCGGTCTTCTCGAAGTGGTCGGACAGTTGTGCCCATTCCGCGAAAAACGTGGTGAGTTCTGGGGCTCGACGGAAAAAAATCACTCCCGCGTTGACGTCCCCTCGTGCCCTGACGTTGAACATTCGGGTGGCACCCAGGTGAACACCGGCAAGTCTTCCCCAGACTTCGGCGAACGGTGCAACCGGCATGACATCCGCATCGAGCCAGACCATGTAGGAAGCGACGCATTTGGTGTGAGATTCAGAAAGTATGTCAATCTTTCTCCTCCAGTGATCTGATGGAGTGATGCAGGTTCTCTCGGGAGCAGGACGAAATGTCACTCCAGATGGGAGACCTGGCGCCAGCTTCTCCTTCACGGAGGCGGATGAAGTATAGACGACAACCTTGCTAGCTCGACCGTGTTCGAGCATTTTGGGCAAGGTCAACCGAAGGCAATCCAAATATCCTTCGGTGCAATAGGTGATGATTTCAGGAAGAGAAGGTCGAAGGTCGATCAACCACGAGTGATCTTCGTAGAAGCGATGTGGGGCACCAAAAGCTTCGTCGACAGCTCTCGTCACGCCGTGAAGCTCTTTCTTCTCCTGGGCATAGTCATGTCCCGCTATGATGCCCCTTGTGCCAAACTTGGGCAGCCAGAGCTTGATATCCTCCTTCACATGCTCGTAGTCGTGATTGGCGTCGATGTAGACGAAATCAAGCGACCCGTCGAGAAACTCGGGGGCGGCTTTCTTCGAGGTGTTCTTGTTCTTCTTGATGATGGGCGAAAATTCCTTCACGACCCGATCGAACATGGCCTCGGCGGCTTTCCAGTCGCCCTGCGGCCATGGATCGATGCACGTGAGAGACTTGAACTTTCCGCTTTGGACGAAAATGCGGGTACTCTCGCCCGCATAGGATCCAACTTCGACCCCTACCAGGTTGACGGGCAAGTCTCGCACGAGGGCTTCCAGCCCTCGACGGTTGCTACCGGGGCCGCGCATGAAACGAACATCGAACTCAGACATCTTGAACTCCTTTGGCAACAACTCGCCGATTGCCGAGATGACCAACTTGAAAGTAGAAACGGTTGTCGCGAGCATGTCCCGATATGAGCGCGGGCACAATGCCTGTCTTCCAGCAGGCGTATCCGAAGCTGAGTTGATCGCGCTGGCTGCCCCGGAGGTATTCGTCCCACCACCGCTGTCCAAAAATCCTCATGCGCTCGCTGTCTCGACGAACGAGAAAGCAGTTCTCCGTGAGTGGCAAGGTGTCGGGAAAGCCGGCTTGCTCGTAACGTGCAACCACCCGTTCGACAACCTCCCGAACATCGAGCCCCAGTTGAATGACTTTCGCTGCCTCGTGATGCATGGTGGTGCTCGCCGGGTTAGGATGCGCGAACACCGCAAGCTCGGAAGACCCGAGCAGCCCCTCGGCTTTGGAAGCGAGATCACACCGAAGGCGCAAGTTGGCATCGACGTAGACAGAGATCTCATGGTCGGGCAAGACGTGATGGGGCAAGAGCTTCGGCATTCGGCTCAAACGTCGTGGTGAAAGCTTCGGGTCCAACGGTTCGATGGTTGAAACACACCATCCCGGCGCTCGCAGGTTCGGTTGATCGGTGAAGAGAAAACACGGGACAGTCTGGCCCGGATCGGGAGGCACCGTATCATACGAACCGAACAGACAAGAGTAGATCACCGTTCTGGCCGGCGCGACCATCTGCCACACCTGAACTAGGTTACCTGCTTCTCGGCTACGGGAGCGGGGTTCTTGAGCCTCGCGATGGCACGTTCGTAGGCATGGAGCCGGGCGGCCTTGGCCATGGGCATGGCCGCAAGCTGCTCATCAAACAGCTTGCCGGCGGCGAGCGCGTTCGAGGCGTCGGCATCCTCCACGCGACTCGGGATTTCGTTGGCGTCAATCAGGAGCGCCTTGTGGCCTTCTTCCAGGAATTCGAGCACTGTCTTCGGCATGATGACCTCGCGAGATAGGGTGGTTGTTACGGCGACGAATTCACGGGCTCCGGAGCCAGGGGTGCGGCGTCCGGAGCCCGCGTGGGTTGCTTTTTCATGGCACACTTCGACCTGAACATGGCTGCCCGATCATGATGGCGAGATCTTCTTTGCCTTCCCCCTCTCGACGACGGTGTCAAGCTCATCGGCCGGCACCACAGGAATGCCAAGGTGAGTTTTCGACTTGCCGCTCAAGCTGTGCAAGAGCGAGACGAGAAGCACCGTGGTAGTCGAGATGCCAGCCAAGACACCGGGCGAGAGCGCAGGGATCTGCGAGAGCGATTCGAGGAAATTGACGATCACGGTCAGCGCCGAGACGATGAACTCCGAGGTGAAGAAGATCCCTTTCCAAGAGATCCCCCAAGCACGCTTCTGCATGCAGCGAACGACCGCATAGATGATGGCCACAGCGTTCGCGACCACGAGCCCGTAGGGAGAAGGGATCACGTCCGCGTAGTGCCCACCCAAGGTCGCGAGCCACAGACCCACGGCAGCCCAGAACGTGTACGTCTTCCAGAACGGCGTCATGGAGATCTTTCCTTTCTTGGCAGATGAAATGGTATCGGTTGCCATGGCAGGTTCGATACGTCTGACGATGCACACACCCTGAAAGTTGAAGGTCTCGCCCCGCTGGTTGGTCACGGATATGGCGATGAATTCGCCTTTTTTGATGGTCTCGAACTCGGGTGAAAACGGCCTGGCATCGTCAGCCGAGAACACGCCGGCCGGCAGCGCGCCCGGCGTGCTCAACTGGCTGTTGCGTCCCACCTTGAAATCGGTGACCAGGAAGACCGCGCAGATCTCCGCAGGGATGGAGATCCTTTCGATCACGGCATCGAATGGCACCTGGACGCTGATGTTGGCCGAGCAGTGTCCTTGCACGGCCGTCGAACCAAACCCGATGGGCATCATGCGAACCGGAGCTGGCGGACTTGCCGAATCGCTTGGCTGGTAATCGATGTCGATGGTCGCGAGTCGCATGGCGATCCTTTCAGGCGGCGGGTTTGACGGGCTCCTCGATGCGCAGAAGGTTTTCTAGGTACGAAACGGCTGCCTCACGCTCACGGGCTCGACCCACGCGCAGGATGTCCACGGCAGCCATGATGTTGTAGAGCGGTTGGTTCTGAGAGCAGGCGATCGGGATCGTCGGATAGAGCGGGATGAGACCTTCGCCCATATCCTTGCCCTTGGCGTACGGCCACACGATCGGTATGTCCCCGTCCTTGGTGAACCGGGCGCGAAAAAGTGGTGAAAAGGTCGCCGTGGCGATGCCTCGCACAACCTCCAGCTTGCGTGGATAGAAGGAGGTGGGCACGCCATGGATGAGGTAGTCGAAGAGCCTTTGCCCCACGACCTGGGCGCCCTGATTGGTGGACGCCACGAGCTTCGCGGCACGACATCGGCCAAGCGCCTCGAACACACCAGAAGGCGATAGATGCAGGCGCTCCGCGAGCTGCACATACGTCCATTTCTCGCCTTCCCAGATCGCGAGCTGACACGCAACGAATACGTCCTGTGGTTTCAATGCCGTAGATCGCTCCGACATGAAAAAGGACTCTATTCGCGATTCGCAAACGGCGCAAGACCAAACAATAGGTGAAAGAACTTTCACCAATTAAGTGGTTCACGACGCTGTCATTTCATTCGCAATTCGCGAATGGGCGCAATTGAATTGCGAGATTCACAAGAAAACCCTGCAATCAATGCCCGGAATTTGCACAGGTTGAATTATCGCCCGGAGCATCGACATCTCTCTTAACCTAGTAGTGTACCGCCCACGAGTGGGCAATTTCGCGGTTGAGACCGCACCATCACAAGGAGATCTCCATGGCACTCACACTTACAAGGGACAATGTTCTTTCGCGCATCGGTGGCTACCGGGCGGGAGCCTCGCACCTCATCAGCGGTGCCGGCGCCATGCTCCGAAGGGAAATCAAGGCCGTTCGCACTGCCGAGATCGCCCTCTCCTCGTTCGCCTTCGGCGTGATCCAGGGCAAGTTCCAGAAGCAGGGTGGCTTGACCCTCGCGGGTCTGCCGGTCGATCTTCTCTCCGGTGCGGCATTCCACGTCGTCGCACTGTTCGGTTTCGCGCGTCCGTGGTCGCACCACCTGCACGCGTTCGGGGATGGCGCCTTGGCGACCTACCTCGCGACGACGGGCTACCGGGTGGGCGAGCGTTGGGGCGGGGGCGTCGGCCTCGTCTCCAGCATCAAGGGCGCCTTCGTGGGCGAGGACAAGCCGGTCTCCGGTGGTGCCTCGATCGCCGACGACGAGCTGCGAAACCTGGTGCGCGGCGAGTAGCCGAGCACACGGTCAGCAATCGTCAGCAACCACAGCAGAACTGAACCTCAACCTCCGAAACAAAGGACAAAACCATGCACTACGGAATGTACGGCGACGAGAACCTTGGCAACCTGCTCGAAGGCGACGACAGCGGCTTCGAGGGTCTCACTGAGATCATCGGCGACGATGAAGCAGGCGACGACTCGGGCGACGACTCGGGCGCGCAGTTCGTTGGCGACGACCTGATGGGCGCCGCGAAGCGGAAGCAGAAGAGCAACGCTGCCAAGCAGGCAATGATGCGTCGTCGCGTCGCGGCCGGCGCGCTTCTGCGCACCCTGCCGCCCCGCTCGGCTCGCGAGTTCGTCATCGGTTTGGGCTCGACCGCGATCCCCGGCCTCTCCTCGGCGAACATCAACGTTCAGCCCCAGGTCATCTTCCGCCCCGAGCGTATCGTGATCCCGTCGAACATCGCGGCGGACTTCCTCATCACGGACGTGAAGGTCGGCAAGAACAGCCAGCTCGTCAGCCCCGGCGCCATCCCGGCCGTCGTGTTCGTCGAGAACGCGTTCGGCGTCCGTCTGAAGATGGACACCGCGCAGATCGCTCAGTTCATCACGGTCTCCGTGACAAACCAGAACGGCGCAGCCCGCAACTTCCAGGGCGCGATCATCGGCCCGGCGGTCGAGTAGTAGATCCCCGCAGCTAGGGAGCGGAGGCGTGATGAGCGCCTCCGCTCTCCGGTAGCGGATCTACCTTCACGAGGAAGCTCGACCATGTTGGATCAAGCAAAGCTAGCAGTCGTCGCCTACGGAGAGGTCTCGGGAGCCGACGGCTCTTCGACCCTCACCAACAGCGGCGTTTACACCACGCGACTCGGCACAGGCGTTTTCCGGATCGACCTGTCGAAGAACCCGGACGGCTCGGCCAACCAGCAAGAGCTGACCCAGTTCTCCGACCGCGACCTGATCATCGTCACGGCCATCAACAAGTCCACCAATCTGTGGCCGTATGCCAGTGCCAGCAATGTCACGGGCAGCAACGGCTCGCTGAAAGAAATTCACACGAGCCAGGCTGGTTCCAGCACAGGCGTCGATGCGGACTTCAGCTACATCATCTACCGCACCCTGACCCCGCCCGTCGTTGGCGGTCCCGCCTAGCCAGGCATAGATGATTCCGGGGAGCGGAGTTCTCAAATCCTCTCCCCGGAACACTTGCACAAGGAAACACCATGTTGGATCAAGCAAAGCTTGCGGTCGTGGCCTATGCGGAAGTCGTTGGCAGCAACGGTACCTCAACGCTCACGAACAGCGGTGTCTATACAACGAGGATTTCTTCCGGTCTCTACCAGATCGATCTGTCGAAAAACCCCGACGGTACGCCCAGTCAGCAAGATCTGAAGCAGTTCTCCGACCGCGATCTGATCGTGGTCACGCCGAATCCCACGACACAAGACATGCAAAGCAACTTCTTCGTCTACGCTTGCGCGAACAGCGAAACGGGCGGCGCGATCAAGAACGTTGGACTCGGCGCGGTGGTGGACCAGGGAGGCGTTCACTTCTCCGCTGTCGACTGTGATTTCAGCTTCATCATCTACCGCACGCTCACCCCGCCCACGTCAAGCGGACCGGCGTAGTCATCTCGCTAGCTCAGCTAGCACAACCATCAACCATCATCGAGGAGAAAGAAAATGTTGGATCAAGCAAAGCTGGCAGTCGTAGCCTACGTCGAGGTTTCGGGTGTCGACGGTTCGTCAACCCTCACGAACAGCGGTGTCGTCACGACCAGGCTGGCCCTGGGAACCTACGCCATCGACCTGCCCGCCGGGCAGTACCAGGCGTCTGACCGCGACCTGATCTTCGTTCAGGTCAAGGGCAGCAACCCGGCCATCTCGGCGGCCGAGACCGACACCGATCCCCAGCGCAAGCTGGTGTACGTCGGTTCCAGTGCCACGACGGCCACGGACACCGACTTCACCTGCATCATCTACCGGACGGTGACTCCGCCGGCACCGGGCGGCCCCGCCTAGTCGCAAGACCTTCTGCAACGAGTAGAACCATGTATCGCCCGCGATCGTGCTCGGGGTGGGGCAACGGTCGCGGGCGTACGCCTTAACAGGTCGCACACTTCGAGTTGCCCCACGTAGAAGGTTGAGCCGCGCATGCGTGCTCCCCTCCGAGGCAACCACATGGCATACGATCTCCTACTCCGCCGACTGACACGCGCCAACTGGGCTCGCCGCTCCACGCTCCCGGTTGTCGCGCCCGCTTCTCCGGTCTCGGGCTGGCCCCGGAAATCCATCTCCTGCGGTGTCGAACGTTCGCCTCGCACAGTGAAGGGCGAGATCGTAAACGGACGTCGCGTATCAATCGTTGGCGGTCCGGATGATCCACTTGCCCAGCTCCCGGCAAAGGAGCGCAAGGCCGTAGCCCAGCTCATCGTTCTGCGCAAACGTGCCGACGATGGCAACGCGTCTGCTCAACGGATTGTCGAGGCCGTGGCCCGGTTGAAGATCTTCGTGTCACCGGCCGGCGAACCCGCGAAGCTCTGAAAGGAAATCTCATGGCCATCGACCTTCTCACGGGCAAGCAAAACAAAGGCAACTTCGCCCGCTCTTCCTCGATGGGCGCCTACTACTCGCCCGAACGCTCCCTCGCTCCCCAGGTCACCGTCGTCCGGCAATCCTGGTGGCCAGGACTCATTCCCCTGGCCATCGGTGCCTACGTCGTTACCAAGATCGTCAAGCACACCAAGTAACCCTCATCAAGTCGAAGGAGAATTCCATGGCATACGACCTCCTGCTTCGCCGTCGGATCCGACGGAGCTACGCCCGCAAACCCACCGTCACGGTTCGCAGCACCGACAGCCTTGTGCTTACCGAACCTGAGAAAGCCTGGCTGGCTCGCATCGCGCTCTGCCGTGCGCAAGCCCAAGCGGGCGACAAGCGCGCCGCCAAGGACTGGAAGAAGACAGTCAAGCAGATCGTCGCGACCCGCCGCAAGGCCGCGCGAGGCGATGTGAAAGCCCAACGCACGGTCGCCGTGCTCGTGCAGTCGGGCATGTTCCCCAGCTCGAAGAAGCTCGCGCCCAAGGGCACCCGAGTCCTCAAGCCGCTCGTCGCTGGCAAGTGCTAACAGATCTCAACGTCCTCGACAACCAAGGAGACAATCATGGGTTTCGCAAATTTCGACAAAGCAGGACTCGCCGTCATCGCCTACGCCATCGTCAACGCCGACGGAACATTTCGCGGCAGTAGCAATGTGACCTTGCTACCCCACGGCGCGGGCACGGGCAACTACACATTTATTGCCCCCTACGATCTCCAGGGCGTTCAAATCCCCTTGTTCTCGGCTGACGATCTGAGCATCGCCACGCTCATGGACGATGGATCTGGCGGCAACAGCATGATCCGCGTGAGCAACCTCGGTCCCTATGCCAAAGCAGTGATCGTTGGCGAGGTTGCCGGTCCTCCGGTTGATCGTGCCTTCTCGCTCTTGATCCTCCGCCAGCTCACCCAACAACCATAGCACGATGCCTTCCAGATCTTCCTTCAGCCTGTCGAAAGAAGCTCCGAACGAGCTTGTCGGTGGCTATCGGACGGTGTGTGGTGGCGTCGAGCACGACGAAGATCGCCGACTCGAAACCTGGACCATCATTCGGGGGTTCACCGAGGTGGGCGACGTGGAGCTGGAACTGGACATCTATGCCGATGTCTGGAACATCGTGGAAGTCAAACGAATCATCGGACTCGGGTCGCCACTGCCCTCACAGGAAGGGAACATTCCACAAGAAGTCATCGACGACTTGCTTGCCAGGCGAAACGCAACAAAGGAAAAGTTCTACGTGCTCGTGGGCATGTGCCATTACGTCGACTGTTCGGACAAGCCAAGAGATCGCCGCGTTCCCGTACAAGCACACTCAGGACGTGGCGCGGTCGAAAACCTTCGCAAACTCGTGAATGAAGAGCGCGCTCGTGACGGTCTTGAATCGGGACTCAAGGGCGACGGCGTCTGCGTTCTTGGCAAATCAACACACAAGTACGTCTCGACTGTCTACGCCAATGCACTCGATTGGAAACACCAACCGCTCTACAACATTTAGGGAGTAATTACCGACATGGCAATGCCCAAGATCGAATTCCGGTGTCAGATGTTTCGCGGTGACTGGGATCAGGTCTGGAGCCAGCGACGCATGCTCTGGTTGATGGAAGCATTGTGTCGGGTCAATCAGACCCACTTGCAGGAGTTCGAGGCATTTCGCAAGCGCGGTCTCGTCGAGCGCAACTATCCTTCCGTCTACAAGGCGGGACTCCACTACGAGACCGAAAAGGGCACGGAGATCTGGCCGGACATCCCGTCATTGCTCGGCGGCACCATGGGCAAAGGGATCTACGACGGCATCTGGGCCGACTGCGAAGATCTCTCGTGCTACCGGGTCGCCGAGCTGCGTGAGCTGGAATGGCACTACGAGCGCCCGCACCCCAAGACCAAGGGCAAGGTCGAGAAAGCCGATCCGCGATTTCCCCAAGAACCCCTGGCCATGCAAGCCGCCCAGGAAGGTCGCGACTGGCCGAGCTGGAAGAGGGTCAAAGGAGGCATCGCCGCCAAACCCTTCGCCAAATGGCGCCGGGGACAGCAAGGCCAATACCATTATCACGCGCTCGTCTACCTGCCCGACGGCAGGCTCGAAGATCCATCACTCGTCCTCGGCATGGGCAAAGAGCGCGAGTTCGCCGAGAACGACACGGCCGCGAAGCTCAAAGCTGGCACGCTGCCGGTGATCTACCAGTACGCAAAGAAACCGGAAGTCATGGTCGTGGATCCGGAAAAACCCTCCGGGTACAACGGCGGAGACGCCAGGAAGCTCGACGAGGAGATCTTGAAGCGCCTACGCCAAGAGGTGCCCATGTCGGGCGATCTGGAAGTCGGCGCCTACCTCGCCAACCCCGTGGGCTCGGCACGAGATCCGGACGAAGTAGATCTGGACGAGCTGTTCGGCTGGTCGAAGCTCCACAGGCAGTTCATTCCCTACTCCGCCAAGGCAGAACTTCGCCGCTTACTGGGGTACAACAATCGCTAACAGCATTCAGTCGTTCGCCATTCACGAATTTCTCAGCCCTACACACGTCGATGTCACAACATGCCCACCAAAGTTTTCTACGCCTTCTTCGTACGGGATGTGGGAGGATCTTGGACACTCAAAGGAATCGACGAAAACAAGGAAGTGGTGATCTGCATGTTGGAAAAGTGGAAACGCGCCCAGGGTTGTGAGCACATCGAAGTGCTGGAGCTACCCGGCGGCCGAATGGTCTACGAATGGACGGCCGAGGCGCCGCAAAGGAGCGAACCATGACCATTGACATCACGAACCCTGGCGTCGTCGAAATCGCCAATCAAGGCTATCCCCGGGCGCCGGATGGCGGCTCCCCAGCCCCGACCAACGACAACGTGCGTGTGGCCGACCAAGCCACGCCACCCGCACCGCTCGACAGCGTGTTCTCGACCAATCCTCCGCCTCCCCTGCAACCGACGCTACCAGCCAACCAGGGTAATCCCCTCGGTCTCCCGACGAACCTGACCGTCCCTGCCGAAAACCCGGTACTCGCGGGCGTGGTCAACGATGTTTGCAGCCTCAAGCTGTTCCTTGATGGCTGTACCTTCGCGGCCCTCACCGCCGGCAACATCACCATCACGATCATCCTCGATAGCGGCACGCGCTTCACGTTCACGCAAACACTAAGCAATCTTCAGGTATTGGGTGGCACCGATCAGGCCACGCTGCTCTTCACACCGACGCCCGGCAACTTTATCCTCGGCGCCATCATGACCGTCATCGCCCTGCAAGGCCCCGGTTTGCAGGTTCCGACCACGACTGGCAGCGTGCAGCGCGACACCCTGAGCAGTCAGGACGGCGAAATCGTCCCCATCTCCTCGATCGCCACCAGCCAGACGATCACCACGCGTCTCTCCGACACGCTGACCACAGATCTCATGGAAGACGACACGCCGCCCGCGAATCCGAAAGCCTACCTCGTGTCTCAGGTCGGTTCGATTCAGATCGACGCGGCCGAGGCCATCGTCGACTACACGATTGGCGTGCTGAGCGCCCTTTGCAACGTCAAGATGACCCTATCGGGTTGCACCTTCGATCTCCTGACGGCTGGCAACCTGGTCATCACGATCTTCTTCAGCGACGGAACCAACACCGTCACGACCATCGCGCTTGGAGATCTTCAGGCGCTGGGCGCCGTAGCCACCGGACAGATCCCTTTCGCGCCAACACCTGGCAAAATCATCATCGGTGCTCGCATGGTCGTGACCGCGCTCCAGGGGCCGGGACTGCTCATTCCCGGAACGGTAGCCACGGTTCAACGTGTTGGATCGCCCGATGGTGAATTGATCGACGTAACTCAGATCGCCGTATCCCAGACCGTCGTTGGCGGGACAAGTGGTGTCGTCTCGAATGTTGCCGTCGTAACCGACGATGCCACTGGACTTCCCCCCACTGTCAACACGGTCAACTTGAGACTGACGTTCGCAATGACACGCTCTTTCACCGCCAATGGCATTTCACTGGTCGGACGACCGGTAACCTTCCAAGAGATTGACGTCAATCGTCCAATCTTGATCATGGCCGACTTCTATCTGGTCGTGGCCAACAACGATCCAAATGACGGAGCGGTTGTGCCCCTCGGCATCGAACCTGGCGCACTCATTTCGTTCGATGTAGCCCGGTATGCGGGCGAACTGATCTTCCAGGTGGATCCATTCGCCACTCAGAACGTTGGCGCGGGAACACCAATCGAATTGCCCGGCACACAGCCGCAGGTTGGCATCTACGCCGAAACCATGACTGCCAAGATCGATCTCGTTGGTTGCAATTTCAACGCGCTCACGAACGGTAACCTGGCCGTGAGCTTGACACTTGCCAATGGCACCTTCCACTACACATCTTTCAACCATGCTGCGCTTGTTGCCCTGGGCAATCGAGCAAGTGCCTTGATCTCCCTTCCTTTCGCGCAGGGCGATCCACCGCCGTTCGTTGCTCCCAACGATATCGTGCTCACGGCCTACGTCATGATCGGTGTCGGTGTCACCGGCCCCGGTCTTGTTGCCGCCACGATTGTCGTACAACGCGTCGGTCGCCCGATGGGGGAAATCATACCGACTTGTTCAATCCTCACCATGAACATTTTCACGCACAGATTCAATACACCGGGAACACAGCCCGGTGTCACCATCGGTGGAGCTTCTCGCGATGTCAACGTGGCTGACCAGATATCGACCATCGGCACGCCCCTCAACGTCCTTCCATGAGGTAATCACATGGCCATTCTCACAGTTCCAGTCGTAGTACCCGTAGCGGGCGATGGCCCGATCGCCAGTATCGCCGCGCTCATCAACGCCAAGACCGTGACCTTCGCGGGTAGGTTCACGGGCTCGTACACGTTGCTCGGCAGCCACAACGATGTGGATTTCGTGCCCGTGCTACTGTTTGACGCCGACGGTATCGAAGGCATCGAACAGATCTTGCAAGGCTCGTTCAAGTCGGTGCGCTTGCGCGCCAATGGCGCCGTGATCGGCAGTCCGCTTTCCTGTGAGGTATCTGCCGTGGCAGTGCCGGGACAAAACCTGTTCGCCACAGTCGCAAGCCTTATAGCAGGAGCCTCAGGACCGACACCCTCAATCGATACGGCCGCGCTCTTTCCACCCACGGGCCTCGAAGTCGGCATCAACTTCGCTTGCTCCGGCTACTTCGCGGGCGCCATCGTGGTCGAAGGCAGCCCCGACAACGCCGACTGGAATCCTATCTGCACGTTCAGCGCAGGACAACCCGGCTCCCGTCCCCTCGTGGGCCTGCAACCCAAGCTGGAGTTTTCGCCAATCTGCACGCTCGACAAGGTTCGCTACCTGCGCGTAAACGTGGCCGGCCAAATCACAGCCGCGACAGTCATTACCGTGGGTGGCGGCATCCCGGCAAGCGGGGGAGCGGGCGCCACACCCCGACTGTCGTTCACCGACAACGAGGGCATGGCCATGCTGGTCCCGCCCGGTGGTGTCGATCTCGAAGGCATCCTCTACGAATGGGCCGTGAATCTGAATCTGCTTGGCGGCATCATCACTGCCACCTTGGCCGGTATCATCGCGGTGCAAGGCACGGCGCCCGGCACCTTCAATCTCTACCTCGGCAGCACCACACCGGGCGACACGACCGGAGGCACGCTCATCGCCTCTATCTCCACGGCAAGCGGTGCCGAGGTCGTGGTGAGCGCCACGGGCGCCGCCTTCGCCAATCCCGGCGGCACCTGCCTTCTCCAGGTCACGGGCGTCGTGGCCGACGTAAACAGCCAGGCGCTCATCCGTGGTGTTTGGGTCGCTTTCGAAGAATGACAACTCACATACTTGCTTAGCTTGGAAACTGCATTTACCACCCCCAGCCAAGGACAGCGAAAATGATCAAGTGTACCTATCATGATCTCGCAGGGCTCCGTGACCAGACCGTCAACCAAGGTTCTACCCAGATCACCAAGCCCGGTCCCCTGACCAAGCTTGCCCAGGCCGATGAAACCCGCATCCCGCTGCTCATGGATCGCATTCGCATCGGTCGCTTCGTCGGCAAGATCGTCGCCGAGATCAAGGAGATGGAAGCCGACGCCATGAAACTGCTGAGCAAGTATGGCAAACAAGAGGAAAAAAACCCCGCCATATTCAACATTCCGCCCATAAACCGCGAGCTGTTCAACGAGGAGAACAACAAGCTCAATGACACCGAATGTGAGATCACGCTCCTGCCCTTGCCCGAATCGGTTTACGGCCGCCTACCACTCACGGCCGGTGACCTGATGGCTCTGGAGAAGTTCATCGTCTTGTCACCCGAAATGCAAAAGCTGCTCGCCGAGATGGAAGACGAGGACGAAGACGAGAACGAAGAAGATGAAGCGGACGTTGGCCAATCCGTCGCAACAGCCTAGCAACATCGTTCAACCGGAAGCCCGGTTTTGACCAGCAAAAGCCGGGCTCCAAACACCGATAACTCAATACCGCGACAAGGAGCACACAATGCCAGTACAAGGTGGAAAACGCAGGGAATATCGTCCGGTGTGGTATGGCGAGAATAACACTTCACCTGTCCAAAACTACTCGGTTGGCAACTGGCTCACGTTCGCTGGGGGACCAAACCCAAACCTCGCGGCTATCGCCATCGGCAACAACGTTCTTCTCAATAACAGCTTTGGAAACGTAGCACTTGGGCAGGATATTACCGTAACCGGTTTTTACAGCGCCATCTGCGTCGGGCAACAACTTTCGGTTGGTTGCGCTAGCGGAACCTGCATAGGCCACAGCAGCACGATAGGTTCGGGGGGTGGCAATATAATAACCCTGGGTGACAGTCTCACTGTCCAGAATGGTGGTGGCGACATCACCTGTATTGGTTCCTTCTCGGAAATACAAACCCCCGGCAGCGGCCACATCTCCATAGGCCCTGACAATCGAATACTTGCAAATAGCGATGGCAACGTTTGTGTTGGTAGCAATCTCACCACCGGAGCTTTCGGTGACAACATTGTGCTTGTCGGCTACTCATTGTCAACCCAGGGCCAAGGCGGCAATCTCGTACTCATCGGTGCCCTCTCACGCACGTACACCAACTGCTCGGAAAGTGTATGTCTGGGAAACAACATGAATATCTTCAACAACACAAACCGGTCGGTCTGTGTTGGCTACCAGTCAACCCTTGCACCAGAGACTGGCGACTGCGTCGTCGTTGGATCTGGCTCCATCATCTACAACACCTCCATCCGTTCCACGGCCATCGGTTACGATGTCACCATCGGCGCGGCCACCAATGCCACGTTCTTCATGATCGTTCCCGACCTGGCAGATCTTGCCAACAACGACTGGGTCTCGCTTCCGGATGGTCGTGGTGGCACCATCGAAGTCGAGTTCCAGGTCGACGGCAGCTTTGTTCCCTTCGGCCCGCCCCGGCTCGTGGCCGACGTACAATTCGCCGCCAATTCCACCGACGTTGGTTACATTCTCGTGGACACCTGGAACAGTGTCTACGGACTGCCCTACACATTCCCCATCCAAAGCGAAAGCGTCGGGGGCGACGGTCGCTGGACCGGAAACTTCATCTACCCGTCGCCCGGAGTCGCTGGCAACGGCTGGTCGGTCGTGCCCACCGTGGCTTCGGGCCTCTTCACGGGTTCGACATCCTTGGACGGCACCCAGACAGCTTCTCCCAACTGCGTATGCATCGGTTCGCTCAGTACGATCAACGGCAACTGTGCTGACAGCGTCCTCATTGGTCACAACAGCACACTTACGGGACTCAACGGAGTGGCCATCGGAGCCGACGTGGTGTTGACAGGAAACGGCTGTGTCGCCATCGGTACGGGAGCCAGCACGAATGAGGTGGGCGGCATCGCCATCGGTTCAGGAACCATTTGCCACGATGGCGGCGGTCTGGCCATCTGTATAGGCGCGGAAGCTACCGGAAACAACTGCATGGCCATCGGTCCTACCGCTCAAGCCACGGGAATCGCCGGTATCGCGCTCGGAGATCGCGCTGTCGCGAGTAGCTACGAATTCGTCGTCGGCGACTCAGAGAATATCTCCCCTATCAAGCCCTTCATTCACCACTTCGTGGTACGAGGTTTCGATCTCGTGGCAGTCACCCCCATCGACACCTTGTCCGTCATCGACAATCCATCTGTCGCCGGGGAAACCGGTCTCACCTTGACCTACTACAATGGCGTAACCGTCTCGAACAAAACCTTGAAAGCCAGCACCCTGGGCACCCTGCCCGCTGGCTCACTCGTCATCTACGTGGATCCATAGGAGCAAAACACATGGCAATCACAGGTGGAAAACGCCGTGAGAATCGTCCCGTCTGGTACGGCAACACCAACAGCTCTGGCCAGAGCTACTCCATCGGTGATTGGCTCACCTTTATCAATCCGATCGGAACAACGAATTGCATCAGTATCGGCAACGGAAGCGCCATACCGCTCGGCCTAACCGCAGCCATCGCTCTTGGTATATCGACCAACGCCACGGGCTCTTACGCCATCGCCCTCGGTGCCTCGGCGGTCGCGGGTGCCAATACCATGATCGTGGGTGACAACACAAATCTCTTGAGAGCCATTCACCAGTTCACCGTACGCGGGCACAACGGCGGCGTGCTCGACACCATCTCGGCCATCGACAATCCTGCCAGTGAAGCGTTTGGTCTCACCCTCGTCTACAACGCCGACGGCACCTTCAGCAACAAGACCGTCAAAGGACTCGTTTCACCGCCGGTCGGTGCCATCCTACTTTACGTGGATCCATAGATCGCTTACTGTTTCAACCGGCTTCGATAAAATCGCTCCTCAAGAATCACTCCTCAAGAACCCTTTCCATCGCTCAAAAGGTAACACACATGCCCCAGGTAACAAAGACTCTCAACGGCAACATCAACGGCATCTCGATCACCGTTGACGGCAACTCCATCTACGCCAACGTCATGTGGACGGATCCATCTGCTCGCCATCTCAGCGTCTCCCCGGTACAGATCACTGCGAGCAAGGTCAAGATCGGCCAGAACGTCATCGGCGACGCCCCCGCCGACATCGCCACCGCAGCCACCGCCCTGGCCAGCAAAGTCAAGATTTTGGTCGAGGGCCTCATCGCCTCCGGCAAGATCACCCTCTAGTCCGCCACAAGCCGGCGAATGGTCGTCCGGCGCCCATAGACCTTCCCCACAAAGGATCTCCCCATGCCCCAAGACATCATCAACCCCGTACAGGTTGCCAACCAGGGATTTGACGGCAATCCTGCCACCGTACCCTCCAACGTCACAACCACCGCCACGAACAAGGTCAACCGTTCGGGTGCCGATGGCGCTCCAGGAACGGGCCGAAGCGCGCAGGTTCCCGCCTTCGGCACCCTGGCCCCGCCAACCCGCGTCTACGCTTCAGGAGACGCCGGCAAACCCGGCATCGGCACGGCCGCGCAAGCCCCCGCCGTGGGGATCGTGGATGCCGTGCCCGCTGCGCTCGGTTCAACGCCCGGCGGGCTCCTGCAACCAGGGGGCGCGGGCACCAACGTCACGCCCGATGCCGTGGCCTCGCAGACCTTCAGCGCGGGCAAGGGCCTGACGCCGACCTACAACGGCGGCTCCACCTAGCACAACAACGACAACCTGTTTATCATCAACCAACGAGGAGAGCACCATGCCAGTCATCAACGTCAACCTGATCACCATCGCCAACCAGTCCTTCGACGGACTGCCCGTCGAGGTCAAGCCGGCCGACAGGCCCGCCGAGACCATTCCCTCGTCAACCCCCGTGGTCAATACCCCGATCGCCAACCAAGGCTTCGGCCGTGGCGTTGCCCGGAACATCTCCGGCGCGCTCCACTAGACAACATCACCACCCCACAACTTTCACCGAAAAGGGATCGCCATGCCTCGACTCGAACCACACGCCGGAATGAAAACACCCTGGGGCCGGGCCGACAACGTCCACAAGCTGGTCGAAGGGATCTGGTTCGTGGGCACCCCTGGCCATGGTGGGCTCAAGGTCTCCGCAGCCTTGAACAAGAAGATCCCCGAAACCGTGCGCGCGGACGGCGGCTGGTACGAGGAAGATCTGGCCTACAACTGGGTCGTGGTCTTCTTCCCCGAGCTTGTCGAACGCAACGTCGTGCAGGGCACCGTCGAGGACGCGCACACCACCTTGCGCAACTGGTTCCCCAACGAATACGAACGCGTCTTCGGCCTCGCGCTCGATGCTTCGCAGAGCCGAGTTCGCCGGGAAGATCTGTTCCGGGCGGCCCACGGCAACGATTGGATCGTCATCGCCGCCTGGGGCGACTGGCACCAAAGCGTACCCAAGGGCATGGTGGGTGTCTGCTGCCAGCCGGCACACCTCGCCCGGAGGCGCGGCGCCCCCGAGCGATACTTCCTGGTGCCGAAAGCCGACTACGATAGCCAGGAACTCAAAACACCGATCGGCTTCATCTGCGATCCTCCCCCGCGACCTGGTGAGCCCTACGAAGAGATCGACAAGATCTCCTGACCATGTACGCACCCCGCGCCTACTACGTCATCGTTCGCGGCAAGCGTCACCGCGCCTATGGCCCCTACCTGTCTCGCGACGATGCTGCTCGCGCCGGCTACTTCGCGAAGAGCGTCGCGAAACGCGATCTGTGCGCCGTGGGACACGACCCCGGACGATGGGCGGTCTTCTTCGGAATCGGCGTGAACGAATACGACGACCGCGAAATCGAATACCTGTCGCGACATCCCGAAGAAGCTCTGCCCGGCTGCAAATCCTTCGAGGTTCATTCTCCCGAAAAGCTTCCCATGGATGCCTCGTGGAAAGTGTTTCAAGGCGAATACGGGACCGATGCCCTGATTCGTTGCCTCGAACGCGACTGGCAACTGGTGCGCTGACCGGAATCCACCCTATGCCAATACCCAAAATCCTACATCAGATCTGGCTTGGAAAGGCAACCCAGCATCCCAAGTTCATCGAATGGCGTGCGCGCTGGCGGGAGCTGCATCCCGACTGGCAGCTCAAGCTCTGGACAGGACCGGCTAACGCCATCGAAATCTTCTCGGGCACCGAACGCGTCGCAACCCGGTACCCCGAGCTGATTGCCGGGTCGAGTTACATCGGGCAATGCGCCAACATCTTCCGTCTGGAGATCTTGATGGCCCAGGGAGGAATTTACATCGACACCGATGTTGAGCCTCGCCGCAACATCTCAGCCATCATCGACGGCCACGAAACCGTAGTCTCGCGCATGTGGAGCTTGGAGCCCGACGGCAGCGTCCGGCACAGCAACGCCTTCCTAGGTGCGGCGCCGGGACACCCGTTCATCGCAGAGGCCCTGGCGGGCCTGCCACAAAGAGATCCGGCCGTGCGCACGTCGATGGGCGATCCCTATATCACAATGCTGATGCATAAGCCTCCGGGTGGTCGCTCAGACGTGCATGTCATCGACCGCGACCACTTCCTGTTCTTCAAGGCACAGTGGAAAATTCTCAACGTAAACTTTCACCCGAGCCCCGAAGTCTACGCCATCCACCACTGGTCCCACGAATGGCATCCGACGATCTTCAACAACCCTCACGCTGAGCCTGCATAGACGCACCATGACCTCCCACGTCCTTGGCCCGTTTGCATTCACCTTCGAGGACAAGGTGATCTCGGGCGACTACTACGGTACCGGCTACCTGGAAGAGCTACGCGAAGCTGCCACGCGGGCTCTTGCTTCCGGGGGATCCATCCTGGAATGGGGCAGCGGCATTTCCACGCTTATGCTCGCCAACCTCGTCAACACCTTGAACGAACGTCCGCTTGTCACACCTCGCATGCGCGCCCAGATCGTGACTATCGACAACAACGAGCCCTACCTCCACGCCGTGCTCGCCGCCATGCCCGACAAGCTGAACGTGCTCGCCGTAGCTTGCAGCCTCAGCGGTCCTTGCCATGACCAGCTCGACCTCCCACTTGGCTACGCCACCGTGCCCTTCGCCCTGGCTCATCCCGCCCCCTGGAAGCTCATCGTAATCGATGGACGCCGCCGCATGGAATGCGCGCTCATGGCCGCCATGCTGGCCAACGACGACACCATCATCATGCTGCACGACTACCGGCGTTTGCGCTACCAGCCCGTGCTTGGGCTCTACGACATCGTTGCCGACCAACCACAGTACCGCGCAATGCGCGTGAGCACCAAGACCCGTCTGACCCTGGCACAAGGCCGAACCGCGATGTTCGACGCGCATCTCGATGATGATCTACGTGCCAAGGCGCTCGCTGGCATCAAGATCTTGTGCGGCTGACCGGGCCATCTCAGGCAACGGCCGAGACATTGGCAACGAAAGTTGAGAATCCTGCCCGCAGCTTCTTGGCTTCATGGGCATTATGCGAGCACAGATCCAGGAAGACCGTGCTCTTTGCAATCTGTCCCAGGAGCACGATCAAGTCATCGCGCAGATAGGGAGCAACCAACCTCATCCTGGTCTTCCTGCCAAGCAACAAACCCAGCTTCGCCACGTCCCGGCGATCTTTTTCACCTTTGCTTGAATGTCCCCGGCTCTGGAATGCCTCCAGCTTGAGCACGAGCAAGTGCTCCAGGCATGCCACCTTGACCTCGCCGTTCCCATAGGCAATTGCAGCCGCGTGCGCGAAGACCTCGTCATAGGGCACGACGAGCTGGTTCAACCGCTCGACATACACGTCGAACTCGACGCCATCGACGATCATCTGGTGCTTGGCAAGGCGAGGAGAAGGCACGATTTCCTCCATATCCTTCAGGGTGCCGTAATCAGGGAAGGAGATCATAAAGTCGGCATCATGGCTCGTCTCCAGGGATATCATCCTGGATGCCCGGCGCATCGCATGAAGGTACACGGCGACCCCACCGATGAAAACCACGCCCGGCAAGTTGTTGCCGATACCCTGGCAGAGATCCAAGATCTTGGCAAACGTGCTCATGCCTGGTAGAATATGTCACAAGTGACGAAAATGCTACCAGCAATCCTGCCCGAGGTAACGATCACGGCCAAGGCGCCGAATGGACAACGCGAGACCATCTTCTCCCTTTGCCAAGCCGGAGGCATCGAATGCAAGGTCACGGGACCAGCCGCCTTACGCCACATCCACCTCCTCGCTGGCCAGCTAGCCGTGGCTCGGGAGCCAGGATCCTTGGGTCTCGTTGCCATCACCATTCCCGAAGAGGATCCAAAGCGGCGCGCGATCTTGGCTCTAGGGATCTTGGCCTATGCGGTGTTCGATTATGCAGCTCGTGAATCCCTGCGCGGCAATCCCGAAGCAGCATTTGCCCTTCCCCTCGGCAGGCCGCGAAAAGCTCGGCCCTTGAATGGCGCCGAACGACAACGGCTCTGGCGTACCAGGCACGGAATCCATTCGAGCTTGCCAAGTCCATGACCACTGCCGAACGCTTGACCAAGCGTGCGTTAAATGATACGCTTAAATCATGGATCACACCACTGTCACCACGCCTGCCGGATTCATGCGCGCCGTCGATCAGGCAAGAATGGCACGCAACCTCTCCAAAGCGGAAGTATCCAGAAGGTGCCACATGCGCCCGGAAGCGGTCCGGCGGCTCCTGTCCGGAAGTGCTCCCAACCCCACATTATCGAACGTGCTCAGCCTCCTTGGATCCCTCGACCTCGGCCTCCAGCTCAGGCCCTTGGCGACAAACAACGAAAATGCAAAACACGTCCTCATGGGCTGGCTAGCGCATTACGGGGCACCCCTTTATGGACCGCAAAATCCCGGCAATCCCCCACCACCCGAAGTCGTGCTGGCAGACGCCCTCGTCCTAGCGCGCGGAAGCGGCTCGGTCGCCCGTGCTCTGCCGATGGCCTTCCTTGGCGCCCGCAAGAAGCTCGATTTCGATCGACTTGCCAAGGAAGCTGAAAGCCGGGGACAAGTCCGCACGCTCGGCTTCTTCCTTGATCTGTCAGCCGAGCTTTCCGGCCACCAAACCTTTGCAACGGCTGCCAGCAAGCTCCACGTCCATCCCGCCGCCACCATGACACGCCCTATACAGTTCTTTAAGCCAACCACGGCCCTGGAGCGGAAGCTGGCCGAAGGCCGCACGCCCAAAGTCGCCCGGAAGTGGGGTTTCCGCATGAACATGGACATGGACAGCTTCACGAGCATGTTCAGGAAAGTCGCTACATGAACAGGGACAAGGCCAGTCTTGCAAGCCTGATCAAGAAGGCAAGGCCATGAAGACCTACGGCCGCGACGCGCTGCTGGGATTCCTTACTGAGATCGACAGGTTGCTGGAAAAGCCCGCCGACATGGAGATCATCGGCGGTGCCGCCGCTCTCCTGGTCTACGGTGCCACGAGCCCGACCAAGGACATCGACAGCTTCCTGCCCATCCCTGATGAGATCCTGCGCGCTGCCGCCGAAGTCAGGCGACGCATTCCTCTCGATCGCGCCACGGTGGCCGATCCTCCGTGGAACTACGAAGATCGCAGGCTACTGGTGGATCTGCCCTTCCACAGCCTGTCCATATGGGTGCCCGAGCGCCACGATCTCTTACTCATGAAGTCCATCAGATCATCCCGGCACGACGACGAGGTCATCCAGGAGATGCACCAAGTCCAGCCGTTCGATCTGGAAACGATCGTGCATCGCTGGAACGAGGAGATAAGCCAAGCGATCGGCGACCACAGGATCCTGGATCAGAAGATCCAACTCATCATCGGGAAGCTGTTCGGCGATCCCGCCATGTCCCGCATCAAGCTCAAGCAGAAGTGATACCCAGCAACCCCAAGACCTCGACCGCTTCGTTCTGCGCGGACTCGCTGGTCAGCATGGTCTGCAATCTATCGAACACCACATCGACCAGCATCTCATATTCCGCCAACCCCGCGCTATCCCAGGCGCAGGGCAAACGCAGCTTCTCGCCGGCCTGCTTGCGCGTCTTCACGGCTTCCGTCATCGCCATGGCCAGACGTGTGCGTATTTCGTCTCGTGAAAGCTTCGCCATCGAATCCTCCTCAAAACTAGGCACCAACCGTCGGGGCACCCGAAAGCCGGTTTTTCGCTGCCCACTCGCGCACAATCTGGATCTCTCGGGAAAGTGGCATGCGGTTGCACGGGCCGCGCACCTGGACGATGGTACCGCCAACCTTGCGCACCTCAATAGTGAGGCGCCGCCAGTGCCCGGTACTGTCCTCCTCGGTCACAACCCAAATCGAGCTGGCACCAGACGCGATGGTGGAAGCATAAGACGCGACACAGTGGTGCATCACCCGACCCTCCTCGACCAAATCTGCCCGGTTCAAAATCTCCCGGACATGCCAGATCTCCTTGCAGTGCTTGCCGGCGCGATTCCGATGCGTGCGATCGAGATCATGTTTCAGATAGCCGCTCGGTTTGAAGGCCTTGGGCTCCCGCGACCAGATCTTCTCCTTGGCCAACTCGCGGTGCCACACCTCCATCGCTCGTTGCGTGGCCAGCACGCTCCGACCCTTCATGCCAAAAGACAGGTCGGTGGTATGACGATGATGCAGGTAATCAAGCAAGGGACCAACCTGCTCCATGGGTAGCATCGGGTTCCGACAGAACCATTCGATCACGCTCTGCCAGAACGTCTCCCAGTGTGTCGGCTGCAAGTCCCAGGCTCTCGTGCCCCGCCACGCGAGCCATAGGGCAGGGTTGCCGCCCGAGCCCAAGATCTGCGCCCGCCGCAAAGCCGACACGACACCAAGCCCCCCCGTGGTCGTCATGAAAATGTGCGCCATCTTGCGGGTGAGCGGAACGTCGATGAGCAGGGCCACGGGCGGCGGCACGACCTTCGACGGCACCACGGCCATGAGACTACCGCCCGCAGCCAGGTGAATCGCCAGGTTTTGAAGACGGGTCGCATTCGCATAGGCAGGATCCCCGACCTTGTCGTAGGCAAACGCGGTCCAGAGGAAATCCGGCATCCTGTACCTGGCGAAAAGGTGCGAAGCCAGAGAGCGGAAGACCGTATCAAAACCCTTGCCCCTCGGAGACCAATCTTCCAGCTTCCGGATCCACTGATCGCGATGCAGGTACAAATTGTGAAGGCTATCGACGTGCTCCTCGCGTTCGAGCAACCTCGGCGCCCGCTTGCGCACGATCTCGACAACCGGTGTCGAGCAGATCTCGGGACCGATATTCGATCGCGCCAGGGCCTCGGCGATCTCCCGCTCCTTCTGCGCGGTCACGGCTTGCTTGGCGAGGATCTCCCGGCGCCTCTGCGCCTTGAACCAGTTCGAGTAGTGATTACTGCTCATGAACCCCCCTGCGCCATCGAACGATTCTTGTTCCAAGAACGCCGCCAAGCGGATTCCAGGACGGGCTCATGCGTCTCGAACCAAAACACCACCCGTTCACCCTGGAACCTGGCCGCCAGCTCCACAAGCCTCTTTCCAGCTTCGGAGCGTTCCGTTTTCTTGTACGGCATCACGCCTTCACGAACCTTGGAAAGCATATGCCTGAACTCTTCCACCGTCATGCTGTCTTTGGCGTTGTTGCAATCCTTGCAAGATGGCAGACAGTTGTCAATGAAGTCGCAACCACCATTTGAAAGCGAATGAACATGGTCAACAGTCTTACCCTTGCCGATACCACAGTAACCACATCGACCAAAAAACATCGCCAGGATTTCCCTTCGCATGCAGTCGTTCATGCATACTTCCCCCAAAGATGTTTCCACACACGTCGCAGCCAACGTCTTATGACTGTGAAACGCATATGTCGACGCGAAAGCATGATACCCTTCTCGAATCTCCTGTCTCGACGGCGCGCTCGCTTGTAGTGCTTTCGCAATCTCCTGTACGTATCCCGATTGTATAACTTCCAACCCCACCAGCCCCACGGATCCTTACTCCGATTGCCCATCACTTCTCGTCTTGGTGAAACTTCCCCTCGGCCGCGCGCTTTGACTTGACAACCATGTCATCGAGCACCCGATCGACAACCGTCATCCCGGCCACCACGGGCTCCACGCCCTCGTAGCCGACGATCTTCACGTCGATATCGTCATCCTCGCCGCGCCCCATAGATCGCAGCACATACGACGGGATAATGACCCCGAGACTGTTCCCCACGGCGCGCAACTTCAAGATCATGCCCACATGGTACCACGTGGGAACATGAGTTACAACGTCGGTCCGTCGGCACTTGAACCCGAAAACCCTTGATCTGGGAGCCGGTAGCGATAGCATGGAGAGAACGAAGCCTCGGTCCCCTTGATCTGTCCGTGCGGCACATTAAGCGGATTACCACGATGGCGAAGTCAGCTCGGATCCCGGCGACTTCAAAGATACCCTCCTCGTCCTTCCGTGAGGTGTCATGCATCCGCTCTACACAATTCCAATTGGCATCGGCAGCTTCCTCCTCGGCGTGATCTCGACCAATTCACGCAAGGGACTCTCCATGTTGCCCAAACCTCCGCGAAGTCCGCTCAAAGGCGTGACTTTCCTACTGTGGACCCGCTACATCGGCAAAATGGCCCGGCATCCCCGACGCTTCGATAGCCCCCGTGGTCGCATGGGCACGTTTGGCATGGACGCCCGAAGGCTTTGCGATGTCGGCTTCGCGAACTCCCCTCGCAAAACCACCATCGGCCGCGAGACCGGTGTGTGGACAGCGGACTTCCGCATGCCCATCTCCAAGGAAGTGTATCTCGCCTCACTTCCGCTCCAGTACGAGTCCTTCAAGAAATCGATGCGTAAGATGCAGCCCAAAGCCATCCAGTTCGTGGGGACCGAAGTAGACGGCCAAGCCTGCACGCTCTCGGGATTGCTCGGCGTGGGTCACCTGGCAGGCGAAGCGGGAATCGAGAGCTGGGTGAAGGATCCCAAGGCTCGTCAACGATTCAAGGCCACGACCGACACCTTCAAGCTCGTGAACGGAATCTTCTAACCGAATGACAACGCCAAAGCAAGGAAGTACCAGTGGCAACACCATCTCTCGCTGACATGCCAACAGAGACCCCTCCACCCGACCCAACCAAACCACCGAACGGCAACAAGGACAACAATCCCGTTACCCCTTTCCAATGTCAACTCCTCCAGGAAACACTTCTGATACAAGCAAAGTCTTTCACCGATCTCAAGGAATCAATCGACAAGCTGACCAACGAAACCAGAGCCCAGTCTCACGAATTCGCATCGCTCAATGATGCTCTCCAGGAACTCACGCGCGAAATGAAGCTCTCCCGGGAATCACTCACCAGCATTCTCGCGCGCTGGGCCGACATGGTTCTCGCTGAACACCAGAAACAAGGACGATAACATGAATCACAGCCAAATCGGACGTGGTGGCCATGGAGGACATGGAGGACATGGTGGTCGGGGCGGTCGGGGATTCGGCTATGGCCAAGGTTTCATTCCCTACTACGGCTACGGCTACCCTTATGACTACGCCCCGATCTACAACATCGTGGATCCTCTCTATGCAGATGACGACGACCTGGGCGAGGAAGAGCGCGAGCTGGCCCGCTCATGCGGCGCCGAGGAAGACGCGCTCATGCGCCGAACCTTGAACGGCATCCCGCACAACGACTATCGCGTGCTCGTGGTCGCCGCCGCCCGCAAGCTCGCCAAGAATCCACGCAATCCCACGACTAGGGACTACGCCTTAGCCAAAACCAAGATCGACGATGAGCTGGTCCGACGCGGACTCTCAGTCGTCGTACCCCACGCGCGTCCCGGTCGTGTGACCCGCTAGAAAACAACATGGCCATCACCAAAGTCACCAACCTCACAACCAAAGGGCGCGGACTGCGAGCCGCGCATCGCGGATACGACCGTGACTACGGCAAGCTCCCACGACTCTCCGGCAGCTCGCGCGGCAAGACCGTACTCGACTTTCTACCCTACGTCACCGACGCCTTCCCCGAAAGTCGCGGCAGCGTTCAGGTCGTGCTCGCCGACGCCCATCAGGCAAAAAAGCTCTTCGAGGAGCTGGAGCGCGATACGCTCATCGAAGCCTGCCGGCTCATCCCCCCCAACGGACACATCGAGGTTCTGAAGGAATAGACACATGGCCGACAAGACCTACGGCGCGAAGTACGATCGGAAGCTCTCCGTCAAGGAGATCGCCGTGCGGATCCGCGCCGACATCAAGGACGCCATCACACGTGGTGAGATCCCCGCTGTCAAGATATCCGTGCGCAGCGATCGAAACTCCATCGACGTGACCATCATGTCCTGGCCGAAGGGCTTCCAAATCTTGAACCCCGAACGAGTGATCTACGACCACTTGCACCCGAATCAATTCGTTGACGAACGCATCCTTCCCTTGCACACCGAAGAAGCTTCCGCCCTGCACAAGCACATCGAAAAGCTGCGCAACGCCTACAACTACGACGACTCGGATCCGATGACCGACCACTTCGATGTCAACTACTACGGCAGTACCCAGTGGAACTGGGAAGCCGAACGCAACGCGCGCCAGGAACTTCTGCGCAGCTTGCCGAAGTACGTGCCTGGTCAAGACGCCAAGATCACCTCGGGGCCTTTCGCCGGCTGGTACAAGATTGTCGATGTCTACGAAAACGAAGACGGACTCAACGTCGAGCTGGCACGCAAAGGCATAGATCCCCATGTCGTCGTTAACGGTCCCGATCTCGCCCTCCTCAGTCTCATGGAGTAACAACATGTCGAAGAATCTCGCCAACGATCTCATGATCACCACTTCCTACGACGATCCAGATCCAGACGGAACGGATGTCGACGGCATTCTTCCTTTGCTCACACCCTACTCCGAGGAAGACGAAAACGACGAAGCCGCCGAGGACAACGAGGAAAACGTCGCCATCGACACCGCCGGGGGCACCGAAATCATGGGCGCCTCCAAGAACAGGGCCGAAGAAGAAGAGCTGGAGGCCGAGATCGAACCGGGCTTCCGCGACATCGACTTGCCCAAAAACGAGAGAATGCCCGACGAAGATCCGGAAGGCTTTGCCGCCCTCCAAGAAGATCTCGAACCCGGCGAGGCTGAAGGCTACCTCGAATACATGCGCCCCCTCACGGCCGAAGAAGCCGAGCTGGTAGATGACCCGATGTTCAAAGATCTACGCTGGGTCGACGACCCCGCGCACGTCCAGGACATCCTTCGCACCGGCAAAAACGAGCGAGGCATCGACAACCGCCTGAAGGACACAATCTACGGAGACATGCTCATGAAGAACGAAGAAGAACTCGCAGACATCCTCGACTCCGATAAGCTTGCAAGTTGGGGCGACAACTTCACACCCCTGCCCAAGACCTACGTTCCCACCCGTGATGCCAAGAAACTTGCGCTGGTGCGCGGACTCTCGCAAACGCTTCAGTGCGGTCATGCACGCTACCTCCGGGCGGCAGATCACACTGCCGGCGTGGCGATACGTCCGGGCTCGTACTACATGAACGTCGCCGGTCTGTGGACCCAAAACAAGCTTCGCCGGAACAACGTGCCGATGTCCCCCCGCTCGAACTGGGCGCGTGTGTCCATGCCCGTCCTGCTCGGCGCCGCGCAAACCCTTCTCGACGAAACGAGTGGCACGCGACTCTTCGATGCCCAAGGCCACGCCGACATGATGGGCTGGGGACTTTCGTCCCTGAATCCAATCAAGGCCGTCAAGAGCGTCGCGAAGCGCGCCAAAGGCGCGGCTTCATCGATCCACAAATACACAGTCAAGATGCCCGCCAAGTACGCCTACAAGTACACGGTCAAGATGCCCGCCAAGTACGCCTACAAATACGGCGTCAAGATGCCTGCCAAGTACGCCTACAAGGGCGCCAAGGTCGTGGGCAAGGTCGCACAAAGTCTCGCTCTGCGTCCCATCAAGGCCATCATCCGCAAGTTCACCAACACAGCGGTGAATCGTCGCGCGGCAGCCATCGCCAAACAACGCGGTCTCCCCAAGCCCGGTCCTGCCGAACGCACCGCCGCGCTTACCTGGGCCAAGAATCTCGTGCGCAAGACGAACAGGCTATACGGCTCAGCCATCGCCTCGCTCATGGGCGCGGAACACGGCGTCCAAGCAGCGGACATCTCTTTGGGTAATGCCGATAACGCCACCATCGGAAACGACGTGATGGGGACAGCCGGACTCATCATGCTCGGACCCATCGCGCTCATCAGCCTGCTCACGAAGCTCTTCAAGACCAAGTCAGCACAGCAAGCTGCCCCACCCTTGCCAGGCGAAGATCCGAATGCCGAAGATCTGGGCACGCCCGACGAAGGTTACGAAGAAGATGCTTCCGAAGAAAGCTACGCCGAAGAAAGCTATCCCGAAGAAAGCTATCCCGAAGATTCAGCCGGGGGACCAAGCAGGGGTGGTATTGGGAAACGTGTTGCCGCCACGTTGCTCAGAAATTTTCCAAACGGCATTCCCCGCGCAAGGCTCGCCCAGCTTCGCCTGATCTCGGCAGCCGTCGCCAAGGCACTGATCCAAGCAGGCAAGCTCAAGGTCATCGGATGAACCGAGACGAAAAAGAAGCACTCCGCGAAAACTCGCTCGATGGCGTCGACGAGTTCGCCCGCGATGTTACGGGTTTCCCGGCCTTCCTTTCGACCCTCGCAATCGATCAGCTCATCAAGCCCACCATCTCCGAAGTCGTCAGTCCATGGCGCAAAAAAGCCGTTCACGGCGCCAAGAGCAGCACTGCCAAAGCCGTCCGCAAAACCGTGTCCAAGTCGCCGAACGAACAAAGCTCCCAAGCAGATCACAACGAAGATTCCGACGAAAAGTCGTAGTCACCAAAGGAACATCATGAACCGCGAAGAAAAAGAAATTTTGGCCGAAAGCCGCAGCCGCAGTGGCGCCGAGCTAGCCCGTGAAGTTGCCGGAGGTCTCGATGACCAAGGCTGGGGTTGGGGCTCGATCAAACGTGGTCTCCGGTCATCGGTCACTGCGCCTTTGAAGGCTGCAAAATACTCGCTCACGATCCCCTACAGGGGAGCCAAAGCCTACCTCACCAACAAGCCCGGCAATCTCGCCACCAAGTTGCTCTCGACATTCCGCCAGGGCATCACGCTCGAACAACTCACTCGCATGTCCCCCGCTCTCAGGAAACAGGTCCAGAAACTCATCGCCGCCGGTAAGATCCGTCTCGCATGATCGGGCGGCCAACCCCTTCGACGAACAACCTCGAAACAAGGATCCCATCATGAACCGTGACGAACAAGAAGCCAACACCCAGAACCAGAGCCGCAGCGGCGTCGAGCTGGCCCGCGAGGTTGCACTCGGTGCCCTGCCCGCAGAGATCTTGTCGGCCGGCGATGCTCCCGCTTCCCCGGTCTACGTCTTCGACGTGCAGGCGGCCGTGAACAAGGCAGTGAGCAAAGCCACGGCAAGCAAGCGCATCTGGGATCGCAAGATCCTCGGCATCGCCTGCCAGGCCGCCCAACCAGCCGTCGAACAGGGCTTGCGCCAAGCCGGCAAGGCATTCACGCGCGACGAGCTGCGCGCGGCAATCCGCTTGCACGTGAAAGCCTACGTGGATCAGTTCGCCGTGACCTTGCCCCGCGACGTGATCTTGGGCAACACGCAGCTCGAAGCCGTGGCCGCCGACATCTGCGGTGGGCTCAACATGCCCTGGCAGGCGTTCCTACCGCCTCAAGTCCAGTTCGCCCTGGCAGCGAGCAAGGCCGGCAAACCCCAGGCAACCTCATGGCTCAAGAAGCTCTTCAGTCGCGGCAAGAAAGCCTCCCCGGCTCCCGCTGCACCGGTTGCCGCAAGCGACAAGACGGCTCCTGCATCACCTGCACCTACGCCGGCAGCCACGGAAGCTGCCCCCGCAAGCCCACCCCCGGCAACGGCCGGCTCGTCCGATTCACTCGGTGACAGTGAACTCGGAGCCTGGTTGCACAAGCTCAATCCTGCCTATTGGATCAAGAGCAGCCAGGAGAAGAAGTTCATCGACGCCGAAAAACAGGCTTGGATCGACAACGCCTACAACCTCAAACAACAAAAGAAGAAGGAAGCGGTGATGTCCCAGGCTGAAAAGGCGCTCGCCGCCAAGCAGGCCTCGGCCCTCGCCTACCAGCGTACATCCGAGCTGGAAGCCCAGCTCAAGTCCATCGAATCCCAGGTCGCTGGTGCCGTTGGTCCTGCTGAAATCATGGGCTCCATCGGTCCCGCTGAGATTATGGGCAAAGCGGAAATCGTCGGAACAAAGCTCGACGATCCGTTCGACAGCAAGATCCCCGAGGAAGCCGCCGCACCCGTGCTCAAGAAGGTTGCGAAGGCTCGCCAGCTCAACGAAGCCAATCGACAAGATCTCGAAACCATCTCGACCAAGCTCAGAAGCGGTGAAGGCTTGATGCCGGACGAATCCGCCAAACTGCTCATCTTGCTCGCGCGCAACGAACAACTCCACGAATTCCGCAAGAGCCTCGTCTCGGGCAAGCTGTACGCCACGTCCCCCGCGCGGGCACAGATCCAGCGCCAGGTCGTACTCGGTGCCGTCAAGGCCCTCACGCCCACCGAACAACAACAACTGGCCTACATGATGAAGCTTGCCAAGCAAGGCAATCCTGCCGCCATCAAAGCAATCGAACAGCTACGCCAGCAAGGCTACTCGGTCATGGGCTGGGGGATCAGCGACGCATTCAAAGCCGTCACTTCACCCATCTGGAAGCCAGCCAAATACTTGGGCAAAGGTCTCAAATGGACGGGCAAGAAGCTCGGCATCATCAAGGGCAAGGCCAGCCCCGAGCAGGTGCGCATGGCCAGGCTCAAGTCCGCACAGAAACGCGCGCAGGCTGCCCAAGCCCGCGCTCGTGCTGCCGATGCCCAGTCCGAGGCTGAATACCGTGTCCAGCAACAGCTCGCCTCCGCCGCCGATGCGGAAGCTGATGCCGCCGATGCGGAAGCCACGGCCAAGGAAGCCCAGATGCAGACCGCCGAAGCCGAGTACATTCCCGGCCAAACGGCTGAAACCGACGAATCCGGTTTGCCTCCGGCCCCGCCACCGCCCGCATCGGTCATCAACGCACCCTATGCGTTCCGTGGCGTCAAGCCCATCATAACCCCGCTTGCTGCAACCCCGTCGCCCGAGGCAGCAAAGATCAAGGCCGTCAAAAAAGCAATCTTGAACAAAAAGCACCCCAAGGCCGCCAAAATCTTGTCCAAGGCCGAAGAAGACTCCCCCGGCGGCATGAAGCTGCGCGCTTCGATGAAGCTCTACGCTGGCGCCAAGCTCAATCCCAAGGGGCCAGAGGCGCAAGCCATCCGAGTCATGGCCGCCAGGGCAAGGAAGGGCGACAAGCAAGCCCTCGCCGACATCCACGCGGTCAAGCTGGCTCAGATCGCCGTCAAGGCCGACCAGAAAGCCGGACGCCAGACAGCGGCGCTCTACGCGGCACGAGCACGCAAGAAGAAGGTGGCAGCCGTGCAGAAAAAGATGGAAATAGCGACCTCGAACGTCCTCATCCGGCGCTCGCGCACGCACCAGCTCGCCAAGCTCGCCAAGGTCGAACGCAAGGCTGCTGCCGGCGACAAGAAGTGCCAAACCTTCATCAAGCAAGTCGCGACCAAGGCCAAGGCTGGGGATCCGAAAGCCAAGAAAGTGGCCGCCGGCCTCGTCCTCGCCAAGCACGTTCGCACCTCGGCGCCTACACGCCGCGAGCGCAAGAACCTCCGCGACGCGCACAAGCTCGTGGCCAAAGTCGCCAAAGGCAATCGCAAAGCCACAGCCCAGGCTCGCGTGATCGTCGCCGCCGCCAAGGCCGGCAACCCGAACGCACAACGGGCGCGCAGGCGCATGCAGACGGCTGCGGCCGTCCATCAGACCATCGCCACGGGCACCATCGTCCTGCCCGCCGTGATCGCGACTGCCGAGCGCCAGGGCAAGAAACACAAGCAGAACCAGCAGAAGGTGGCAGTGGCCGAAACCAAGCTCGCCCGAGGCACCGCCTCACGTGAAGAATTGCAAGCTGGCGCCAAGGCCGCCGCCGACAACGGCGACAAGACCAAGGCCGGCGAGCTGCTCGCCGCTTCCGCTGCTGCGCCTTCCAAAGCCGAATCGCTCAAGAAGACGGGCGCTGTGCTCGCGGCTGCCGCCAACGACAACCCCAAAGCTCAAGCTTCGATGGAGAAAGCCCAAACCCTGGCCGCGCAAGGAGATCCATTGGGCATGGAAGCCATGGGCAACGTCGTGGCCGTGAAGAACCTCGATCAGATCTCCAAGGGCAAACCCATGGACAAGGAAATGGCCGAGGCCGTGCAGCTTACGCAGGCGGCTGCCCAGGGCGACGAGGTCGCCGCCGCCAAGCTCAAGAGCAATCTCGAAGCGGCTAAGACCGGTAACGGCGTTGCCGTCAAGGCCACCGTGGTCGCGGCTGGCGCAATCGCGGTCGCCAAATCCCTGGCCAACAACCCGGTGGCACGCGACGAATGGCTCGCCAAGGCAGGGGTCAAACCCGACGAGGCATCCGAGCTGCAAAACACCGATCTATCCTCCCGACCGTCGGGACCGCACCCATTCTCGTCGCTCGGCCGCGATGAGCTGGCCCCCATCACAGGCCTGTGGTCGCTGGTCGTCGAGTCGTTGCGAGCCCTCACGCTCGCGACCCCCGACCCCGTGGCCAACTACCGGCAGGGTGTCGCCGCTCGCGCGGCGAGCCGCCGCTTGCTCACTGCTTCCTCGACTACGGGCGATGAACCAGGCAAGCGTCGCCTGTTCCGCGATCTGGACGACAACGAACCTACGCCACCCAAACCCGAGCCTCCGAAGCCAGGTAAAACCGGCAAGCCAACCAAGAAGAAAGATCCGGAAGCCCCGGCTCGCGTCAAGTTGGATCCGGAAGAGCAATGGCGCGTTCACGGCAGCAGTTCCGGCAAAGCCGAACGCCCGGTGGTGAACGACAGCGATCAGGCCATCGAGGCTCTGGCCAAGCAGACCAAGAAACCCGAGATGCAAAAATACATTCTCGGAATCAAGAAGTACGGTCCGCAAGATCCAGAACGCCAGGGCCGCATGCTCTACGCCCTTGAAGTCGTACAAATGGAGAAGGTCGCGGGCATGGGCAACGACGATCGCCAAACCAAGCTCCGCGAAAAGATCGCCCAGCTTCGTAAGAAGTCGCCCCAGACAGACGCCGACAGGCGCGAGCTGGAGCAGGCAACCGAACAGCTCGAACGCGCCGAAGCCATGAGCGGCGAAAGCCTGCCCGACATCGCACGCAAGAAGCTGGCTGACACGACGGCAGAACGCCTAGCCAAGATCAAGCATGCCGCCGGCAAGGGCGACAAGAACGCCGCCGCGAAGTGGGAGATCGTCAAGAAAAACCACGCCAGTGCCAAGGCCAAGGCCGCCAAGGGCGACGCCAAGGCCAAAGACTTGCTCGCGGTCCTCGAAGCCACCAAGCTGTTCTCGTGATGCGAGATCATGGGCGCCCTCCTCCTGGCCTTCGGGCTCGTCTCCGGGATCGTCGGCCTGGCATGGAACCAGGCTGACGATCCGACGATCAAACGACTCGTCGCCCAAAAACGCCTGCACTTCATCGCGGGCAAGCCCGACAGCAAGATCACACTAGATCAAGCCGAGGACGGTTTGGTCCTGGCGCGACATCACGGTAACAAGGCGCTCGTCATGAGGTTCGGGAAGCTGGTAGCATTGCTCCGAAAGAGGAGGCCCACCCCATGAACCTACTCCCCATTCTCATCAGCTTGCCCCTGGCGCTCGCCACCATGCTCGCCTGTTCCCCGCCAGCCCTGGCCTCCATGTCCCCGGCGCCGGTCATGAGCCTCACCCCGCTCATGAGCCTCGCACCACCAGCAAAGCGGCCAAAGTGCCCGGAAGGCCGGCAACCCGAGCTGGTGGTCAAGCTCTCCAAGAAGTGGTCCAAGGTCTTCCACATCCCGAAATCGTGGATCCGCTCCCAGGCATACGTCGAAACCCAAGACAGACCCAATGCCGTCAATCCCGTCACGGGCGCCATGGGCGTCATGCAGATCATGCCCCGGACTTACGAATGGCTCCTGCCGAGCCTCAAGAAAACCAAGCTCGCAAAGAGCAAGCTCGTCAAGGAAACCCTGCTCCTCGACACCGGCAACCCGAACGATCTCATGCATCCCGATCTCAACATCATGATGGCGTCCTATCTCATGGTGATCTTGAAACGGAAGTTCGGGAACGATCATACCAACGTCGCCGCCGCCTACGACGCCGGCCACGTCCGCATCGCCAAGTGCCTCGACGAGGGCACGGCCTTCCCCGCCCAGGTCCAAGAATACCTCGCCCGCGTCGAGGCCGCCAAGCGACGAGGATTCATGTAAAGGTTAACCCATGAAACACTCAAAAATCCCGAGTGCAAATGACGTGGAAACACTCGCACAGAAATGTGCTCGCGAGCTTGCCGAGAACATCAGACAGCAAGCCGAACAGCGACCAATCGCACTACCACTCGAAGACAAAGACATCCAACACCTGCTTGATGCAACAATCGAAGATTTGCGGCGCGCGGGCAAGATCTCTTGGTTTGGGATCTCAACAGATCGTCGTCAGATCTTCGTCGACGCTTGGACCCGCGAAATGACTCGACAAGGGATCAGAAATTGATCTCGCAGTGAAGCAACGGACGAACCCAAGGAGTAACAACATGTCCGACGGCACGCCGATCCCCATCAACCCCAGCCAGGAAGTCACCCAGAACTACCGACCTGGCGCCGCGCCGAGCCTCCCCGCCAACAACCCCTGGAAGCTGCTCGCACTCTTCCTGAGCATGGTCATCGCGGGCGGAACCATCATCTCCGTCATGGGCAAGGCATTCTACGTCACGCGCGCCGAATACACCGAGCGCGTGCAGAAGGATGCCATCGAGCAGACAACCCTCAAGCAGACGCTCGACAACGTGCGCATCGCCCTCGACAACCAGAAGACGGAATTCAAGGATCAGAAAACGGAATTCAAGGCACTCTCCGACAGCGTTTACGTCCTCAAGTACGAGCTGGCCAAGGAAGGGAGCCGCAACCAGCGATGAAAACCATGAACAATCGTGATCTGGCGCTCGCCATCGCCATGATAGCAATCGGCACGGCACTCTACTTCGTCATCATGGCATCCCTAGAGATGCCGCTGCGATGGATCGTGCTGGCCGTCTTCCTCAGCGGCGTCCTCCTCGTGCTCGGCGGCTCCGTCAGGAAAGCCTGGAAACAACGCAAGCTCATGGCCATCCGGCACACCCTGATCGTGGAAGAGCACAACCACGGCGAGGTTACCTTCGCCCCCGAGCAAAAACTCCAGAGCCCTACCCTCTACCTATGGGCAAACCGTCCCGGCATCACGGTCATCGAGGTGTGGTTCGCCGGCATCGGCACCCTGCTCACTTTGCGCAGCCTCGACTACTGGAGGGACGGCGTCACCTACGAAGGGATCCTCGATTCCCGAAACAGCTTGCGGCTGCTCATGCGAAACGACAACAGCTTCCCCACAACCGTTCGCGCGAAGATCATCGCGACCAAGGAAAAGAGATAGCCATGGCACAGATGGATCCCAAAAACCTGCTCATGCAACAACAGCAAGCCGAACGAGATGCGGCCCTTCGTTCGGGCAAAATCGGCCCCAAGATGCTAGACGATTCCGACAACAACATCGGCAACGGAGAAACACTCAATCCCAACGCCTTGAGCGCCGGACTTCTTTACTCGACAACACCTCCAGCCTATAGAGCCAGACTTCTCAACCTGACCGGCTCATCAAGATATGGACAATCAATAACCGTTGTCTTCACCGCAGCACGTGTCTCCAACCAACAGGGATTTGTTGGTCCTGTTACTGGAATCATCGAGTTTGGAAACGGATCCCTGGCAACAGTGATAGAAATTGACATTCCCGTTGGACCGTACACCGGGGATTTTGCCATCGTGTCCCCAGCCACACAACCACAGGATTCCGGCGCAGTCATTCAAGTGCCTACCGGGACGCTTCGTGCCTTCACCCGATACGACAACACACTGATCACACCAACGCTTCAAGGATACGCCTGGGGTGCACTAGGATCCCCGAACCCGTTACCTGCGGGAGCAGGTCCGTTCGCGCCAGCCTACAACACATCACCACTTTTGCGACCAATCGGCTCCGTGCAAACCAAAGCCTTCGCTGCCTACTTCGGACGCCACTACTCCAGGGCATACAAAACACAATACCTGTTCCTGGGCAATGGTGGTGGTGCTGCTCAAATCTTCACCGCAGCACCGATACCACCAGCCATAGCCCCCACGGCTGTATACTACTGCATCCCTCCCTTTGCCAAAAACGTGCGCCTGGTCCGCTTTCCCGAAACCTCAAGCATGACCATTCAGGTTTTAGGACAAGAAGTCCTGGGCAGCGCAGCAGCGATAGCCGTGCCGTTCATCGAGGCACACGTCGTCCCAGCAGGACCGATGATCAACCCCATCGTTCTCGATGGGCACAGCAACATCGTAGGTGTTTCAAGCACAGCGGTCGGCGACATCGTTTGGGCGGTCAAACTGATCTACGAAATCGGATTCTAGTGATCTCAGTTCTCACATACTCCCGAACCAGACCACGAAGCAACAAATGTTGCCGTGTTCAACCTGCAAACATGTCCCCCACCTTGATCAGATCGATAGGAGTAGTAAGCCGTGCGCTCCCATACCAAAACCGTGTTTGGACCATAGGAGGCATTAACACACCATTTCACAGCATCGCACAGACCATTGATATGGGTGGTGACCATCGGGAAACAGGTGTTGGTTGTGGGATTCCAGCCACAGTTCGTATCCGCAAGTCCAGCCGCAACTCGACACTCGGGATGCAGATCAGCGTTCGTACAGGGATTCAACCCCAGATTTGTGGTTACGCCTGCCGGTCCAAAACCTTGAGCATCAGCCCCGCCAGTGTAAACCGCTCCCTTGCTGTCGCTGTGCAGAACATCCGTGCTGACCTGCGTGTCGAGGAGACCGGCGTCCGGGGCCAGGTCGCCGCTACCACCATCGCAACCCGCCAGGGACATGGCCGTACAGATCGCGATCGCCAGGAGATCCGAAACCCGCGCATCGACCACACTCGCGCTCCCCAGGTCGGCGATCTGCGTGTCGTCGGCCGCATCGTCCCGCACGCCTGGTCCTCGCCCCACACCTCGGGCAGCCAGATCTTCGCGCCCAGACGATCCCGCGTCCAGAGCTACGTTCACGGGTACCCCTTCAGCCGCGCAACCGGAAATTGCCAGAACCGCAACGGAAGCCTTGAGATTCGTCATGACCATACCTGCCTTTCTTCACACTAGATGAACGTTCAAGAGAAATATCACGGCGAAAAGAGACTTGAGAATCAGGGGAAGGTATCGCATGGCCGAGAACAACACGAAAAACAAGAACACCGCCCCGAGGGTCAGAGCCGAGTTCTTCATCCAAGCCATCGAATGACTTCTCTTCTCTTCCGTGACTTCTCTTCTCTCCACACCAATAAAGTACCACATCTTTCCAGGGAAATCAACAAAGAGGTGACAAGCCGCGTCTAATACTACTCCGGTAAGTCATTTCCCCGAGGACAAAGCAAATGGCACAGGACATCATTTTCGGTCGAACCAGAGCGAACTGGAGCCGCTCGTCGAGCCTCTCGGGCATGGGCTCGGTGATCCTTTCGACCAAGGAGCAGGCCCGCATGCTCGACAAGGTAGACGACGTTCGCTACGACGTACGCAAAGCCAGCGGCAGGGTAGCCATCGCGCTCGGGTGTCTGGCGGCCTCCGTCGGCATGTTCTCCGTCGCGAGCATCTTTCGCACCTCGCGTCTCCCTCCCCGCTCACCATGACAATGCTTCCCCATCACAACAACTCACCTGCCGGAATCATAACGACGATTGGCGGCTAACGTGGCTTTCAAAGTGGGAAGATGCGCGCGATCTTTGGCACGATTGGCTGCTCGCTTGCTGGCGATAACCCTGTCAAGAGGCAAGACCTTGAGAAGCAAACCTTCCACATCCATCTCAACGGCGTCCTCGTATTCTCGTGCAAAAGACTTCAAGCCGCTGCACGATCTGACAATATCGATCCTTTCCAGCTTTTCCCCTGTCAGCACCGGAGAATCCGCGCGCCACGCAAACATGCTACCCACAGCACGTGCCGCCTGGTCCAATACCCCATCAGAAGTTGATTCAAACCAGAGATCGATGTCCTGGGTGCCGATATTGGCACCCTGCAAATCGGCCGCCGACATGCCCACAACCATGAACCGGGAGCCATTCTCGATCAAAATGCGCAGGAAATCGTGCTCTTCATCCGTGAGCGGCGTGTCCTTTATGAGTGGCGAGCGAGACATCTCGACAACCTTTCTGCTGGCGTCAACGTCAAACTGTAAAGCGAGTGCTCGACATCGCCAGCATCCACCCGGAAACGCGCTGCCACTTCTCCGGCAACCTTACAACGATATACACGATCAGCACGCAACCGTCGCCTTGAATCCCATCGCGCAGCAATGGCCTTACGCGCAATCTCCCTGCGCCGCTCGCTGGAAAGCAAAGCAGCCCTTGCCGGTCCTCCCCGGAGTCCTCCCAAGCGGCCCAAAGCCACGGCATTGGCATTCTTCATGCCCACAAACTACCTCATCCATCTTGAGCGGTCAAGTATCTTGCACACCCAACAAACAACGACCCAACCGACCGAACTATATAAAATCACAAGACAATATGGTGTACGTTCAAAGATTGACGATCACATCAAAACAGCGTACATTCAAGACCATGCAAACTATGTGCGCCACCCACCTCCGAAAGAAACTCTTCGACACGCTCGCTCGGATTGCGGAAAACCGCGAGCCCGTGGAAATCACCATCGACAATCGCTCCATCGCCGCCCTCGTCCCTTCCACGGGACTTCCCCCAACCAGACGCAAGCCACTCCTCGATCTCGACGCCATCTCGGCATTCTGCCGCAAGCATCAAGTAAAGAGCTTCGCCCTCTTCGGATCCATCCTGCGCGACGACTTCAACGAAGAGAGCGATGTGGATGTGCTCCTCGATGTCGATGGCCGGAGTCTCGAATTCCACGAATCGTGCTCCATGATCGACGAATTGGAGACCATGTTCGGTCGCAAAGTCGACATGGCCACGGATTCCGATCTCAAACGCGCCAATCGTTACCGCCGGGAATCCATCCAATCCGCCAGCCAGGAGATTTATCGTGTCACCGCGTGAAGGAGGAGATCTCGCGTGGATCTCCGACATCCTGGAAGCAGCAGCCGCCATCATCAACGGTACCAACGGTCTGCGGCTTACGGAGTTCATAGGCTTACCCCAACTCACATACGCCGGAATCCTCCTGAAGCTCCAGATCATCGGCGAAGCATCGAAGAACCTCACGGCCAAAACAAAGACCAAGTACCCAGATATCAAATGGTCAAACCTAGCAAAGCTGCGCGACTTCATCGCCCATCATTACTGGCGAGCAGATCACGTGCTGATCTGGAACCTCATCCAGAAAGAACTGCCGACCCTAATCGACAAATTGCAGATCCCCGACGAATGAAACGGTGACCACCATGGCATACGATCTCCTTTTTCGCCGCGAGACCGACTCGGACTACTCCATCCACCCCGAGGGCACCGAACCCACCACGCAACCTCTACCCATCGAATTCTCAGCCGTCGAGCGCAAGACCCTGGCACAGCTCGAACCCGCCACCCGCGTCTTCGCAATCAACGTGATCGGGTGGGCACGCAGCAAGGGCATCAAGGCTCGCCTCACTTCCACCGCCATCTACACCACTGAAGACGTCGCCAAACACCACAAGGAAGGTCGCAGCAGCATCGCGCCTGGCCGCTTATCCTGGCACAGCGTCGGTCGCGCCTTCCACATCACCTTGCCCAAGCTGCCTCCCTACAACAAGATCGACGAGGAGTCGTACAAGCGCATCGGTGCCTATGCACGCAGCCAGGGCGGCGAATGGCTCGGCGACAAGCCCATCCGCACCACCAAAGGGATCGTCTACGACACCGCGCACTTCGAGTACCACCCAGGATTCGACATCGCCACCTACCGCCAGTTGCCGCTCGCCGCCGCCGAGATGAAAGCTGCGCTACAGCGCCGCAAGCTCTACGGCTAGAAAGGATCCTCGCATGGCCTACGATCTCCTCTCCGGCAAGGTGACATCCGCCAACTTCGCCCTGTCCGGCATCGGCGACGACGATCCGCTCCTCTGGACCTCGGCTTCCGCCAAGGCCGAGTTTGCACGCATTCGCACCATGCTCGACACCGTCAACCTCGAAATGACCCAGGCCGTGAAAGATCAGAAGATCTCCAGCGACGAGTGGAAGCAATGGTTCTCGCTCTACAAGACCGGACACAAGCTCACCAGCCAATCGACCTGGTTCTCTGTCTCCAAAGGCGACATCATCGTGGCCCGCAAAATCGAACAGAACGCCAAAGGCTGGCATGATCTCGTGCAGTCCCGAGGTGGCAAGGGCATCGGCCCCAAGGGACAGTTCCGCAAGGACGAGCCAACCGGCGGCAGTTGGTTCTGGCCGATCGTCGGTGGCACCCTGCTCGTCGGCGCGGGCCTCATGGTCACCAAGAAAGTCATCAAGTGATCCACCAGATCCAAGGTCAACAAACCATGGCTAATAAAAAAAGATTCCTGAATCCTCAAGACGTGGAAGACGCGATCGTCGAAGTTGCGCGAATTGCCCAAAAAGAAAACATCTCCGTTGCTCTCATCGGCGGCGTAGCCATGGAGATCTTCGGCTCCGATCGCATGACCAAAGATATCGACTTCGTTTGCTCGGCAATGCCATCTTCCGGAATCATTCCCAAACGCACCCTGTCCTTCGGAGGCATCTCAGGATCTACAAAACATGGACACCCCGTCGATCTGGTGGTCCGCAACGATGTCTACGAAGCACTGTATGACGAAGCCCTTGCCCAAGCCATCGAGCACGAAGATCTGCCAGTCAAGCTCGTGACACCCCCCTACCTCGCCGCCATGAAGATGGCCGCCGGACGCGACAAAGACGAAATGGATCTCAAGACCCTCATGCACCTGCACGTGCTCGACCTCAATCAAACCATCGACATCATCAAACGCCACCTCGGCGTGTACGCAGTCCAAGAATTCCGCGCGCTGCTCGATGAAATTGCATGGCGCGAAACCCGCGAAAAATAATCAATACGGACCAAGATCATGAGGCGCGAAAAACTGATCTCTTCAAGATCACCAAGAGAATCGCTGGTACTCGGACGATGCTACGCCTGGGCGCTCGAATACCTGCGCCAGCACCCTGGTGCGACCTTGGTTCACGGCACCGTGACAGAGCCGTTCAGTCGACCTCCACGCAGCTTCCCCCACGCTTGGATCGTTCACGAGGGCACGGTCTATGACTGGCAGTGCATGGAAGCCGGCTGCGGCGGCAAGTGGAACGGCATCGGCTACCCGCTCGCGGTCTTCCTGAACCTATTTGCACCAACCCGCACATGGAAATACAACCAAGAGGAAGCCTTGATCTTGATGGTCAAAACCGGGCACAGCGGCCCGTGGCCCGCCGCCAAGTCGAAAGGCAAACGCCGATGAACCGCGAAGATCTGCAATCGATGATCTCGAAGTACAGCCGCCCGGCAAAGCGATCGTCCTCGCCCGCGAAGCGATCATCCGTGCCCGCTCGACCTGCACAGCGAACCACGACACCCGCACCACGACTCCCCGCCATGGCACAAAGATCTCCGGCTCGCCTCGACACGAAAGACCTGCAATGGGACACGGTACCCCTACGACTCGGAGGACGAGGCGAGTTGCACAACTACACCGGCCTTCGCATCGCCGACGAACCCTTCATCGCAATCCGCGCCGACGGCCCCCAGGGCACCTCCAACCGGTTCTACATCCACGACATTCGCGGTGGCCAGCAAACCAGCTTCGTGCGCGGCAACCGGACTGACATCTATCGGGCGCTCAAGCGAGCACTCAACGAAAGCCTGGCAACAGAAGAACGCGATCGACAACAAGCAATTCTCCGCTCGAAAGAAGAACGAGAAAAAGAACAAGAGCGCCTGGCCGAACACTTCAACAACCACGGTCCCGGCTTCTACATCACCCCCTTCTACTCCATCCCCGAAATCTCCGGCGGAAGCGAACCCCTCGGTGCCGATGACCTCTATGGCGAAGCCGAGGGTGACTGCCTCGGCCCCTTCCCCCGCGACATCGAAAATCTCCCCGGCACCCGCTGGTCCAACGCCGTGGACGTATACGGCGTCCAAAACCTCGAAGACATCGAGAATCTCTACTGGGAACTTTTCAAGAAGTTGCCGGCCCAAAGTCCTACCTTCATGCTCATCGAGGCCCAGAGCCGCCAGAACGCGCTCGCCGGTCGCGGACACGTCTGGATCGCCGACGGGCTCGAAAAAGGTCCGTCCGTGGATCCTCGACAAACCGGTTTCGCCTGGAGCAAGTGAACCATGGCTTATGATCTGTTTCGCGGACGCACGCGCGCCAACCACGCCATCTCGGGGCACCCGCCCATCGATTCCTACCAGTGGGACTTCGTGCGCGGCATCCCAAGCGAGGCAAAGCAGAAGAAGAGATCGCGGCCCACGGCTTCCAACATGGGCGCCAAGGTCTCGGTCTGGCCGCCGAAGTTCAAGCTCTACGAGATCTCCTCTACCGACTTCGACGCCGCGAAACGCTGGATGGCCAACATCGCCGAGAACGTGAAGTACCACCGCAAGGTCCACGGCGACAAGATCCTCACCACCGAAGACGAGGAGCTGTGGGGTGATCTGTGGCGTCGCTGGTTGCTGTTCGGCAACAAGCTCAAGGAGCTGGCCTCGAACAAAGGCCTGATGAACAAGGTCATCGCGGCCACGATCCCCGCCCTTCACCTCTCACGACTCTTCGCCGTGCATGCCCTCAACATCGGCATGATGTCCGAAGACAACAAGCGCGAATTCGACGCCCTCCTGCATACGGCCCAGAGCCTCCAGAAGCGATTCGAGCTGCTCGGCATGGGCCAGGTCCCTGTCCCCTACATGGGTGAGCTGGTACTCATGATCCGCCAGATGCCTGCTCAGCTCACCTTGCAAGACATGGTCACCCGACTGCGATCCACGGCCAAGGTCGGATCGCGTCTGCTCGACGAGAACACCGCCTGGTGGCAATGGAAAGTTCGCCCGGAATCGGCGGGACTCCGTAGCGCAACCGCCGCCGCCGAGAAGCTCGCCGATGAGCTGGCGGCCGTCAGCAGGTTGCCCGAAGGCCAGGGCTTGCGCGAGCGCGATACCCCCGTCTACCAGCGATTCATGCGCACCATGTCCCTAGTCTACATCGAAGCGGCAAAGCTCTACGGCATCGAGGAGACCAAGACCACGGCCAGGGCCGAGCTGCACGAAGCAGGGCTCAATGCCCCCAAGAACGCGACCAAAATGGCGCTATGGATCCTCTTCGTAGCGGGCGTGGGCTACCTCGGTATCCGCCTGCTCGCGCGCAACAAGCAAATCGTGATCGTCGAGGCCCCCCGGCACAACGACCACACGAGCTACCGCCCTGGCGACCACCCAAGCCGCGAGGCATCACAAACCTCCCATCATCATGATGGAGAAGTTGACACGGACGATGGGAGAGAAGAGAATATAAGTCAGGAACCGCGATACCAAGAACAACACCCTGACATTTACGAGGAGGAACGCTAATGAGCTTCGACACTGATCAATCCGTGGTTACCGAGCTGGTCCAGTTCACCGAGAATGATGGCGATATCTACCGCCAGACGACCACAAGCATCTTGAAGAACCTGGCGACCAAGAAGGCGCAAGGCAAGTACGACGCCGAGCTGGCCGTGCAAGCCTTCATGTACCTGGCCGAAGCCGGCGCCAAGAAGTACGCCAGGGATTTCGGCGGTGTCTGGCACGAAAGCTTCCCCGTTCCGATCCGCCGCATGGCCGCCACGCACTGGCGCGACGAGTTCGAGACCGAGTTTGCACTCGGCAACTACAACAACCTGCTGCCCCTCAAGTACCGGCAGCCTTCGCCCGAACAGGCCCTCGCGCTCGTCCGCTACGCCAAGAGCGAAGGCCGCGAATGGAAGCGCAAGCTCTCGGACTGCTGGGTGCTCGCCGACTACACCGGCACGCCCGACGACATCGCCGCGCTCTTGCAACAGGTGCGCAATCAATTCGGTCCGAGCTGGCTCGACAAAGCCTCGCTCGCGACCCTGCGCAAGATCGCCAAGCTCTAGCCAAACCCCATGCCGACCACCAAAGACGATATGCTCAGGTTCGTGCTCGGCATCGCCGACCGAACCGCTGTCCGGACCGCAATCGGCGGGGGAATCGCCGTCGCAGCCCATGGCTACCGGCGCGACACAGCAGATGTCGATGCCTTCTTCCACGACAACGACCGAAGCAAAATCTTGAAAGAAATACGCCGCTCAATCGGCCCGGACGACGTGTTGGATGAACTGGATCCTTCACACTTCATCCTCATCCCCGAAGGAAACCCGCCTGACGAACGCATCGACCTGATGTTCGCCATCGGGGATCCTGAAGAAAGCGCCATCGAGCTAAGCGTGCTCAAAAGCTACCATAACCTGATCGTGCCAGTGTTCCCCGTAGATCTACTCGTGGTCGCAAAGTTTCTAGCCGGACGGGAGGATCCAAAGGACGCCCTCGACATCCTTTCGCTCTTCCGGCGCGATACCTACGAAGTCAAGGGCATTCAAAACAGACTTCGACAAATGGGCTTCGATGAAGATGCCGAAGCCTTTCCCAAGCTGATCGAATACCTATCAAACCTCCCGCGACGAAAACCTCACCGACGAAAGGTATGATCCCACCATGGCAACCAAACCTTCCATCCCGGCGCCTCGTCTCCAACGGAGCTTCATCGTTTTCTTCACACGCGACGGTGGTCTCCATCCCGCCTGGCAAGCCGAGCAAGGTACCTGCTACCGCAGCACCGAGAACCAGCTCGCCCGTGAGCTGGCCCAGATCGTGGCCAACACCGAGACCATGCGCGGCGCCTACGCCATCGGTGCCTACGCCGGCTACCACCCTGGCTACGAGAGCACCGAGCTGCTCGCTACCAACCACAAACCCGCGTTCTACATCCACGAAGGCGGTAGAATCGAGAAGGTCGCCTGACCACCGTTTTCACGAGGAGTGATCCATGACCAACCAAGAACTCGACACCAAGATCGCCGAGACCATGGCCGTCCTGCGCGGGGACAACCTCGTCGATGCAATCCTCAAGGCTTGGAACATGTACACCGAGGACATCAAGGACCAAGCGCGGAGAACCAAGAAGAAGCGCGAAAAGCTCGCCGATGCCGTCGACCGGCTCATGGAGTCCTCCCCGTGCGAGCTGTACTGCTACATCATGTTCGACGATGAAGGTGACCTTCGCGGCTGGACCATCGACCACCAGCAATACTGGCAAGGCAACTCCGGTCCAACCTCGGCCATCTCGCTCGGCGAGACCACCTACGAAGCGATCGAACGAGAGATCGGCAACGATCTCGCCGAGGCCCTCGAAATCGAAGACTAACAACCACGAGGATCCCATGACCCAGAAAATCAAGCTCGAAGACCAGCGCCGCGTGCTCCGGCAAGGCCAGTACCTCAACCTCATCCTCATCGGCAACCACCTGGAGCTTTCCCCCACGGCGGAAGGCATGCACGCCGCCAACCTGCTCCGGACCCAAATGGGCACCGACGCCGCCCTCCAGGAGCTTCTCCAAGACCACCTCGAAAACGGCTGGGAGTTCCTGGAGCCCACCGAAATCGGCGCCATGACCGAAGCTCCGATCATCTCCCAGGACGTTCTCCGCAACGAGCAAGGCGACATCGTGCTCGTGGGCCAAGTCTTCTGGTTCTCCAACTACCAGGTCGAAGATCCCCTCGAAACGTTGGTCAGGAGCCGCCCGGTGTCCTTCGATGCCGTGGGCAAGGCGATCCCCAACGCGGCAGACGCGGAATACTGGCGCCTACGTGCGAAGGAAGACCAGGGCAAGAAAGCCAACTGGACAGCGTTCACCAAGAAGTGGTCCAAGAAACTCTCGAACTAGGCACCATGAACACCTACGTCACGTCGTTTTGCAACTTCCCCCACGTGCTCAAGACGGGGCGCCCCATCGACCACGAGTGCTACATCCTGCCACCCGCGATGCTGGAGGCCGAGCGCAACGACAATCACGCTCTCGCCAACGAGATCTTGGCTCGCGTCGATTTCAAGCGCGCCGGCATGGTCAAGGGTCGCCCGATGCCCCGCGCCCGGCTGGTTCAAGGCCAAGGCAACGTCTACGACAAGCCTTTCACCTACAACAAACAGCATCGCGCCTACGTCGTGAAAGTCCAGGACAAACCAGACATCTGGGAAGTAACACTGGAACACGGCGACCGCGCTCTTCCCCATGGCATGATTCACGCGACAAGCGGCCAACGCACCTACAGGCACTACATCGCCTTCCTCTACAAACCCGATCGCGACAACCCCACGCGCATCGACGAGTTCAACTCGCGCGAACACGCTATCGGCGCCATTCGCCTCGCCTGGGAACAAATCGCACAACCATAAGGTGGCACATGGCCAAGCTCAAAGCACGCGGACGTGACGAGATCTACCGCATCGAAAAGTGGGAGGTTCCCGATCCTTCCCGCCCCTACGATCGGATCAAGGTCACCAAGGCCCTCATGTCCGACGGCAACATCCTCATCAAGCGCGACTCGGGCTCCTGGACCGTCCACGGCAAGATCAAGCCCGACCTCACAGCCGAGGCCGCCCTCAAGATCAATCTCGGCAAGGGCTTTTCGATCGTCAACCTGAGCATGCGCTACTTCGATCGTCGCGGCGACACCATCACCATGCGCGAGGGCTACGACAAGCCCATCATCACCACCGCCAAAGCGGCGAGTCGCAAAAAGGCCGCCGCCAAGGGTGCCGAGAAACGCAAGGTCGAAGCCGAACGCCGAGATGGACCCGGCTTCTACGTCACCAACGTCTATTCCGGTCCCGGCCTGCGCTCGCGCATCGCCGACCACGAAACCCCCTTTGCAACCTTCGAGCGCGCCGAGGAGTTCGCCTGGGATCGCCTCAACTACTTCCTGGGAATGAAGCTCAACTACCTCCTGCCGGTCGTCGTCATCGAGACGGAATCACGCGAGGACGCCGAAGGCCACGTCTCCATCACCAGGGAAAATTTCGCGCACCCCTACGGCAAGGGGCACGTCTGGTGGATCGACGGAAAACGCAAAGGCCCGCCGGTCGACCCCCGCCAGACCTCCCTCTTCACCTGAAAGGACTTCCCCATGCCAAGAACCGTCACATCGAAAACCATCGTGCTGGAGCCCGATCTGGAAGAAATGTGCTCCCTCTGAAAGCAACATGGCCCTCTGGCAACCCATCAACGAAGATCTCGTCACGCAGCTCAAGGGAGCTGTCGTACGGCGCGGAACCTTGCCCAACAACGTACTCCTCGCCTTAGCGCCAACCCCGACCTCGCCCAGAAGTTCTCCCCGGACAAGAACGGTAAAAAGGGCGCACTCCTATACGCGCGCATGCTCATCGATGAAGGACACGCCCTCCTCACCACCGTTCGCTACTCCGTGCGCTTTCCCTGGGATAGACAGCAACGCCTGGTCGAAGAACAGATGTTCAAGCGCGCAGATCTAGGACCAGCGATCGCACGAAAGGAAACCACATGAACCCCATGTCAAAAATTATCATATTGGAGCCCGATCTGGAAGAACTGTACATTGAATACACAACGGCACAAAAGATTCCCAATCCACAGGAACGCGACGAGCGCGTCGCTGAAATTGTACTCGGAGATCCAATGTATGGACGCCGTGTCATCTGGGTTCCCTTCTACAACAACAAACATAGCACCATCGCAACCATGCTTACGGAGCCAAGGGTCGCACTCCGCTACGGACAAAAGTGGGGCATCCCAATATCAAAAGATCACCACCAACAACGTGTTGAATACTTCCGCGACCTGGCCAAGCGATTCAACAACGAATCGGACGATGTCGTCAAGTGTGCCAACAAGCTCTACAACAAACACGACAATCTCATCTCCAACGACCCCCGCGACCACTTCCCACATGATGTGAAAAAACGTCTCCAGTTCCTAACTTACGGAGGCTTTATGATCGAACTCGCAACCAAAACACACGAATTCCTCTCAGACCGAACAGACGAATTCCTCCGTTGACCATGGCACTCTGGCAACCTGTCAACGAAGATCGCCACGATCTCTGACCAACGATCGCACAAAAAGAACTCCCCATGCCCAGTTCCAACCAAACCATCGTGCTAGAACCCGATCTCGAAGAGCTGTTCGCACGATACACACACGCCCAAAAATCCCGCAACAGCGGAGAAGAGACCGCCGAGGTCTTGCTCGGAGATCCGATGTACGGACGCCGCGTGCACATGCCCAAGGGGAACGTTGACGTGACCATACTCCAAGATCCTAAAGTAGCACTTCGCTACTGGCATAGCTGGGGGATCCCAACCTCGAAGGATGCTCACCGACAGCGCACCGAATACTTCCGTGACCTGGCCAAACGATTCAGCGACGAATGGAACGATGTCGTCAGGCAAGCGAACAAAATCGGAATTCTCATCACAGGCCCCTATCACGACCACCAGGATGTGAAAGAACGCCTCCGGTTCCTGACACACGGAAGCCAGATGATCAACGACGCCGCCGGGCTGCACGAATTTCTGTCCAAGACCCGCTCACCCTCCTTCCGTTGACCATGGCGCTCTGGCAACCCATCAACGAAGATCTCGTCACGCAGCCCAAGGGAGCTGTCGTGCGGCGCGGAGCCCTGCCCAACAACGTGCTCCTCGCCTTGGCCGATACCCCCGCCAACTCGACAGAGTTGCTCGGCTTGCGACTCACCGACGTTGCCACAACGGCAACCGGGCTCGTCGTCCCCTTCATGACGGGTGCTCCTGTCCGACTCGTGGCCGAACCCAACCTCGGCGACACCATCTACCTATCGGCCGCTACCGCAGGATCAGGGACCAATGCACCTCCTGCGCTGCCCCGAACCCTGGGCTACGTCTACGAAAAATTCCTGGACACAGGAGTCTGGTACGGACGCCTCCTACCATCCTACGAAACCCTGTTCGGCTCTGGCACTGCCGGCTCCTTGCTCACCTACATCGAAAAGACCGCCAACTACACGCTCACGCCCAGTGACAGCGTCGTCAACTGCACGGCGAACTCGTTTTCAATCACCTTGCCAAGCGCCTCGGGCATGGCCAGCAAACCGTACGTCATCACCAACAGCGGCACGGGCACCATCACCGTGTTGCCGAACGGCGCCGAAAAGATCAATGGCATGAGCAGCCAGATAGTCGAATCCGGGAACTCCATGTCCATCATCTCAACCAACGCGGGTTGGATCATCGTGTGAGGAAACCATGAGCTACTTTGCAACACTACGGCAATTGCCCTCCATGCTCGACGCTTTCGGGCGCCTGCGCACCTCCGACCCGCACGCGCTGTTCTCATCCGCCCTGCTCTACGACAACGCACCGTTGCTCTGGAACGACGTACAGATCTCCGGAGCTGGAACCTCCTCGACCTACAACACCAACCAGTCAAGCGTCACGCTCGCCGTCTCGGCCGCAACCGCCGGCCGCCGCGTGCGACAAACCTACCGGCGATTCCTCTACCAGCCCGGCAAAAGCCAGCTCGTCAGCCTGACGGGCATCATCGGCACCCCGGCTGCGGGCATCACACGCGGGCTGGGGATCTACGATGATGCCAACGGCGTGTTCTTCCAGTCCTCGCCCACGACCGTCAACGTCGTCATCCGTTCATCCACAAGCGGGGCGCCGGTCGACACTGTCGTCACCCAGGCCAACTGGAACATCGACAAGATGGACGGCAGCGGACCATCCGGCGTAACCCTCGATCCAAGCAAGGCGCAGATCTTCTTCCACGACTTCCAGTGGCTCGGCGTGGGGCTCGTACGCTTCGGATTCGTGGTCGACGGCACCTTCTGGCCCGTGCATGCCGAACCACACTCCAACCTCACAACCCTCGTCTACATGTCAATCCCGAACCTTCCGCTGCGCTACGAGATCGCAAACAGCGGCGCGGGTGGCGCGGCATCGCTGCTTGCAATCTGCAACTCCGTACTGTCGGAAGGCGGCATCGAATTCGTCGGACAAGTGCGCACGGCGAGTCGCAACATCACACCTCTCGTCACCCTGAACGACAATGATCTCTATCCACTTGTCACAATACGACTGCAAGCAACAAAGCTATCAGCAATCGTTCAACCGTCATCACTATCCGTCCTGTCGACGACAAACGCCAACCTAGAGCTGCAATTGTTGCTCAACCCCACGGTGACCGGCACCGCACTGGCATTCTCGGCAGTGACGAATTCCGCCGTCGAAGCCGACGTTGTCGCTACCAACGCAACCAAAGTCTCCGCCGGCACCTTGCTCACCTCCGCCCTCGTGGCCGCTCAAGCCTCGATCACGCTCCCAAACCCGGTTGAGTTCCAACTCGGCTCCTCCATCGCGGGCGTAAGCGACATCCTCGTGCTTGCCGTACGAAGACTAACCGGCGCGGCTGAAACCATCTACGGCACTATCGGCTGGCGCGAAAGCAACTAGGATGCCTCGCCCCCGACAAAATCGTCCCGCAACGACGTTCACCTGCGGACACGGACATGTCCACAAGAGCCTCGACGATGCCCTCTACTGCAACCGCGACCTGCCGCTCACGGAAGAACAGGCCATCGCGCTCGGTCGAACGTGCTCACCAACCCAGATGGACATCTTGCGACACCTCATCACCGGCGACGAACCCATGGCCTACTTCAAGGGAGGATTCTGGTCCCTGCCTTCCATCGGCCAGGATACCGATCCAACGTCCAACCGATCATGGGAGGGGCACTGGTACGTCCAAATCCAGTCACTCATGGCCCTCGAAAGAAGTGGTATTCTGGGAAGACTCGAAACGGCAACCAACTACGACGCAACCCGGTATCCGGGCCTACGTGATTTCGTTCTCACCGAACGCGGCCTCCTGGTCGCGCGACTTCTAACAGGAGAAACCCCATGAAAGAGCCAGTACAAGGCAAATGGCAGCAGGTCTCCGGCGACATGAGCTTCGATAGCCACGGCCTCGTGCTCGGCAAAGACGAGGGCAGCTACGTCGAGCTGGTCAAGATCGATCCATGGCTGGAAATGGACTCCGCCGCTCTGAGAGATGGCTACGGCTTCTGGGACGTCAGCACGACTTCCATCGACAAGGACGACATGGGCATCGATCGCGACGATGTCAAATCGGCCATGAGCTACGTCGGTATGAAACCCGAAGAATACGAACAACTCGCACCGCTCTACAAAGCCGAGATCATCGCTAACGCCTCGGGCTACGAAGACAGCCGATCCACCTCGGACTACGCCGACGCCCTCCCCGCGCCCATCGAAGAGATCGAGTTCTGGGGAGGCCCCGGCTCGAAGTACAACGTGGCGAGCATCAACGACGAGATGCGCATGGCCGTGGTGAACAAGCTCTACGGCGGCGACTTCGACGAGGACGATCTCCCCGACGACGAGGCCCTGGAGCTGGCCTGGGGCGACGACGAACCTCGCACCTTCGAGATCTCGGAAGACCAAGCACAAGCCGTGCGCTACGCCGTCGCCGTGGCCCAGAACACCTACGACTGGCCGGCACCCAAGCACGATGACACCAAACTCATCGTCGGCAAGGCCAACTTCCAGCAGCTCCTCGAATTCCTGAAAGCCGCACCCGAAAGCGCAGATCTACCTGCCGAAACCATCACCAGACTCCAGGCTGCCTACGAGGACTCATTCAAACTCGACTGGGAAAACAAGCGCGAGCAGGTTGCCTACATGATCGACGAGGACGCCAAGGAAGCCAAGAACCTGATCAAAGACCTGCTCAGCACACTCGGATTCTGAAAGGACACCATCATGGCACGCAAGGTAACCGTTACCCTGTACCAGTTCAACGAACTATCAGCCAGGGCAAAAGAAAAAGCCCGCGACTGGTTCCGGGAAGCGAGCAGCGGCGACGAGTGGTGGGAGAACGTGTACGAGGACGCCAAGCAGATCGGACTCAGCATCACCAAGTTCGATCTCCAGGTCGACAAGATCAAGGGCAAGTTCACCATGCCCGCCGAACGCGCTGCCCACGTGATCACGATGGAGCACGGCAAGGACACCGATACCCACAAGCTTGCCACGGACTTCCTGAACACCAGGTTCGCTTTCCCACAAGACAGCGAACAGGATGAGGCCAATGAAGAGAAGGCACAGCAATTCCTTCTCGACATTCTCGGTTGCTACCTCTCGATGTTGAAGAGCGAACTCGACGACATCAACTCGGACTACTACATCGACGAAACAATTCGCGCCAACGAATACGAGTTCTACTCCGACGGGAGACGCGCTCGCGATCACTAGCGATCATGCCCCACAAGCTCACCACCACGGAAGTTCAGGAAATCCAGAAGGCGCTCGATGACGCCCGTGCTGGACGCGCGACCCTGTCACAGCTCGCGCACGCCCACGACCTGGCAACCCTGGCCGCGAAAGACGGCGTATACCTGAACGGCACCGTGGCGGAGCTGCGCCGGCACATCCACAACCTGGCCCCGGAGCCCGTCTCGAACAACGCGGGCGCGAACCTCATCAACGACACCGTCGTCGGCGTGATCTCGGGCATCGGGATCTACTACATCCTGAAAAGCATGGACAAGGCATGAGCCTCCAACTCGAAATCTTCTTCGACGGTCCCGTCCCCATGGGCGCCCGCTCCGATCTGCTCGACCGCGAACGGAACCTCCCGCACGGCTTCGAGATCGTGCCAATCAGCGGCCGAAACTACCTTGCTCGCGCTCGTCGCGCCTGGAAAATGAGCAACTTCCGCCGCGCCGTCGGACAAAGGATCCAGGATGTCAACTTCCGGCACTACCAGCAAACCGGTACGCACCTGCCAACCTTTGAGCTTGATGTCAAGAGCCCCAAGACGGCTGCCTCCTGGCCCGGCGCCGAACTCGACTTCACCGCGCACGGTCTACCGCTCCAGGTTGCCAACCGGCTCATCCGAGACCTTGGCGAATGCTCCTTCATCGAACAGATAGACATCGACCATCTCGATACAGTGGTCTACGTCATCGTGGTCAGATTCAGGGGCGACCAGCACATGTCATCCGAAGCCCCCTTGCAAGCCTACCTTCACGCCCTCACGCGCGATTGGCTCGACGACAACGGGCATGACCGCACCGACTTCACCATCCGAGCACCACGGAGCTGAACCCATGGCCTACGACCTCCTCTGGAAGAAACAGATCCCATTCAACTGCGCCATCGGCGCCGTACAAGGGATCCCCGATAGCGGTCCCGTCATGAACGGCATCACCAAACTGTTCGTGCTCGGCGGAGCCGCCGCGATCGTCTACGGCATCCTCAGAAAAACCACCCAGATCGGAGAAGACAAGAAACTCGTGCAGTTCTACGCCTCCGACGATCCGAAAGTGACGCAAGAAATGCCGGCCATGTCGATGAGCGAACTCAGACTGGAGGGAGACCAATGACCGCGAAAACCGACTGGCGCGATGAAGTCGAGACCTGCGGCGAGGTGTACGTCTACCAGGCTGCGCTCTACTGTAACGACTGCGCCACGGAAATCATGAACCAACTCGCCAAGGACGGAAAACCCGGTGCTGATCCCAACGAAGCTGCCCCCGAGGACTCCGACCAATGGCCCCAGGGACCGCATCCCGACGGCGGCGGCGAGGCCGACAGCCCCAATCACTGCGACGCAGGCGATAGCTGCGAGCGCGCCGTCAAGCTTCCCTGCGGAAGCAAGATCGGCTGCCCGCTCGACCACACTCTGACGATCGAGGGCGCCCGGTACACGAACGAGGAGATCGCCAAAAACTTGTTCCGCAAGGACAAACACGCTCGCCAGGTCGGTCGGCTATGGGCCGTGCTCTTCCGTGAGTACCTCACCGACGAACTCTTCAAGATCAGCCTGGAAACCGAAACCCTACCCGAAGATCTCGTCGATCTCCTCTTCGAAATCAAGAACAAGGGTTTCCGGCTGCTGCCCGAGCTGTTCCTGGCCCCCGAAGGCTACGAAGGCTACATCTACGGTGGCGGCCACGGCGACAAGACCGATGTCCTCTGGCGCGTGAACGTCTGCGAGAAAGGCGACTTCGTCGACTACAATCTCGTCGAGCTGCCGACCGGCGAGCTTGCCCAGTACCCGCTCGAAGACCACCTCAAGGAAGCCATCTCGAACGGTGCCTTCGACGACTAGGAGATCACCCATGGTGAAAAAACAACCAACCGTCGTCATGTGGCAAGGGCTCGGGATCCTTTCACCCAAAGGGATCATCCTCGAAGGCTATGGCGAACACAGCAAGTTCGTGCTCGACAAACACAAGGCAGCGCCCAAGGGTAGCCGGCTCGTCCTCATCACAGCACGCCTGGAACACGTCTCGCAAAGACAGATCGCCTCTGGCGGCGACTTCAAGCTCGGCATCGTGCCCTCCAAGAAGTTGCCCCGACGAACCACTACCAAGAAATGAACATGCCATCGCGCGAAGACATGCTTGCCTGGGAACGGTTGCTTACCAGCATCGGTGAACAACTCGATGGCGAATGGGAACTCAAACTCCCCGACGACAACAACTGGCACCGCTGGGGCAACCTATCGAACCACGCCGAGCAGATCTACCTGACCTTCTACGTCGATAGCTACCGCAAGAAGCTCTGGGTCGGCGTGGAGTTGCCCAAGAACAACAAGGGCGAAAAACCGTACATCGGACACCTCGGACTCGGCGACGCGCCCAAGATCGGCATGTCACCCGACAAGCCAGCCGAGCAGATTGTACGCGACATCGAACGGCGCCTGCTGCCAGCCTACAGACCCTTGCTGGCCAAAGCCCTCCAGCTCATCGAGCAGGCCAACGCCTACCACAACAAGGTCGAGAGCATGGCCCAGCAGATCGCCGAGATCGTCGAAGTCGAAATTCCTCAAGAACGCTCGGGTCGCCCCTCAGTCAAGTCCACGGTCAACTTCTACCACTCGCGGCTACCCGGCTTCCGCGACAACCTCGGCAGCGCCGAGGTCCACGACGACGATGTCAAGCTGGAGCTGCGCCTGAGCCACGCCGACACCATCGCCGTGCTCAAGTTCCTGACCGGCAAATAGGAGATCACCATGAAGTCGTCCGACATGCCCGATCCATTCGACCCTCCCACGCAGCTCACGCCCGAAGAAAAAACCCGCATCGAGAAACTCGCCATCGTCGAAATGCGCGCCAGCAACGGCGACCCCGAAGCCAGCAAGAAGCTCGCCGAGATCAACGTCGCCTTGAACAATCTCGCCCGGCGCGCGAAAAAGGGCGACACCAAAGCGGCTCGCATCCTGGCGACGCTCGCTCCCACGGGCCTCGTTCAACAGATCGCCGCAACCTCGAAAAAGGGCAAGCCCCGCCTGGCCATGGCAGGTGGTCTTGGCGAGGAAGAAATCACCCTAGCCATGGAAGGTGGAGCGTGCGAACGCGCCGCCCTTCGTCGTCGCCTCTGATCAACAGGAGAAAGTCATGCCCAGAAACGACAATGTATTGCGACAACTGTGCGACATCAAGTTCGACAAGGCCCTGGAGGTGATGGGCGACGCCCGACAAAAGATGGAGACCGCCTTTCGCGAAAGCTTCATGACGGCCGCCCTGAATCTCGCCACGGCTGGTATACGGTTCCGTGACGACGAAGATGTCGTCCGGATGGTCGAAGGTGTGCGCCTGGGCAACGCGGAGCACGACCTGGCGCGCGTGGTTGGCGCGGTCAAGGATTTCGCCGGCAACGTCGAAACCGGCAACGTGGACTTCAGCAGCGGGCTGCCCGTTCCCATCTTCCTGTCCGCCGCTCTCGCGCTCCTCGATGCTGCCTGGGATCCGAAGCTCATCAAAGATCTATCGCCCCAGGAACTTGAAGATGCCTACCGCAACACGGTTCGCTGTCGAGCCGCGCTCCTGCCACTGCATCGCCAAAAATAGCGAACCGGAGGACACGTGCGCTACTTTCTGATCGACGAAGACGAGCTGGCCCGGCTGGAGAGACTCAAGCAGCGGCTCTATCAAGATCAGCGCCGCATGAACAGCGACGAGATGCGCGACAATGCGCAACGCCTCGACGGTGTCGTGCGGGCTGCAAGGAACTACGAAGTCTCCCTCGAAGACATCCACAGCAAATGAACTGGTCAACCAAACCAAGCCAACGACTCTACGGTGTACAACCCTGGTGGAAACGCCCGCTCGGCGAGGTATGCCCCCACGGCGCGGAGATCTTCCTGGTCAACGGCTCCTACGTGCGCAACACCTACGACAGCGACTTCACCCAGGGCGGGAATGAATTCGCATACACATTCATACCAGCAGGAGAGATCTGGATCGACGAATTCATCCCCGTGGCCGAATGGCCCTTCGTCGCGTTCCACGAATGTCACGAAGCGGAAGACATGCGCCGAGGCATGTCCTACGACAAGGCCCACGACCGCGCCAAACGACTGGAAGACCACGAACGCCAGCTCATGCGTCCGGGCGAGGTGGCATGAACAAGATCGAAAAACTCGTAGCCAAGGCCGCCGCGCTTCCCGACGAAGCGAAGAAACTACTCTTACTCAAGGTGCGCAAGGGCACCGACGCAACCATCACCCTCGCGCAGACCTTGCACCTCGTCGAGCTTGTCGGCGGCGACTGGGCGCTGGAGGCCGGCTTCGTGGCCATGAAGGGCGTCGATAGCAAAACTGGTCGCCCGTTCACGGATGAAATCCACACCGCGCGATCTGACGGGGAGGATTGGATCAACGACTGTCGCGCCGGGTACAAGGACAAGGAGATCTCGGAGCTACCAAGCCACGCCCAAGCCGGCGACCGGTTCATCACAGAGGTTTCACCAGTCGGCAAGAACGCCTACGACTGGCTCATTTTCACCTTCATCCAATGGTCAACCGTTTACGGAATCCGCATCAACATGCCGGGCGGACAGTCTGCCCTGTTCCTACCCGATGGATCCGAAATCGCCCGCGCTCCCTACGACGCCTATGTCGCCGTCTCAAGCGCCAAGCCCTACGAACACGGTGTCTTGTATGACATCAAAAGATGGCTCAAGGACGAAACCGACTACAAGACGCGTGTGTGCCAACTCCTAGATATGGAAGAGCACGTACCTGCGGCTCAACGAACACGGGACAACACCGGATGTTGTCCTGTGTGTTTCCGCGAAATGAAGCTCAAACCAGGTACGACCATCATGGTCTTGCATGGATTCAAACGACCTCATCACGCTGGATATCTCGTCGGCAACTGCTACGGCGTTGGTCGTCCGGCCTACGAGATATCAAGCGAAGGTGTCACAGACTACATCAAGAACATGCTCCTGATCGAACTCTCCAATCTGGAGATGAGCATCTCGGACGTTGAGGGCAATGCTCTCGATGCCTACCCGAACACCTGGGAATGGCAGGGCAAACCCATCAAACGCGATCATCTCCGCTTCGAGGAAGCACGACGGCGATATCGCGATGCCCTTGAACGAGAACACGAATACATGACCAGGCACATTACGCTCTACCGAACGTTCGTGGATGAATGGAAACCGCGCGAGCTGCCCAGGGAAGGTGGACCCCCGCGCAAGTGGCTCAACGACATCGTTCGCAAGATCAAGTAAGGAGACACCATGCCCCGCAAAATGAAACGCGACAAGAAGGGCTTCGCCCACCATATCGGCTACACCAAAAAGCAGATCACCGAACTCCAGTACATGGATCCGATCTTGTTTGGCATGGCCAAGGGGCCGTGGGCGCTCGAATGGTCCAACCGCGAAGAGGAGAAGGGACGCAGCTTCTCGGGACAGGACATCTACGAGCTGGCGCCCAATCCGCCTTCAGACGCCGTCGCCTGGGCCGAAGACATCGCCGCCCAGCTCAAACGTATGAACAACGTCGCGGGGCTCGAAGTCCTCTACGCCGTGGCCCAGCGTGAAGGTTTCAACAAAGATCGCGAGAACTTCGGCCTGTACCTCGGGTGCCAGGCCGCCGGCCACGGCATCTCCTGGTGCGACGATCTACAACCGGGCACCGAAAAGCTGATCGACATTCCTCATCACGAGTTCTACATCTAGACGATGAACTGCTCTCGCCCAAAATGCCCCGGCCATGGCGTCTGGCAACCCGTTCTCGGTCTCCGATCGTCCGTCAAGGGCAAAGAGATCTCCGCGCGCTTCGCCCAGCTCAACCTCTGCGAGATGCACAAAGACCAAAACCGGCTCGCCGACTACCTCACCCAGTCAACATGGGATAGAATCACACGGTTCATGCGCGAGAACGGCAAGCCCGCTCCCCAACGTAACCTGACAACCCTGACCTACATCCTCGTCGACTCCCCCAAATCGACCGACACCGAAGACCTCCCATTCTGAAAGGAACCACCATGGCAAAGTCCGCAGGAACCAAGTACCAATCAAAACGCTATCCCAAGCCCGTGCGCGAAGCCGCCAAGGACTTCGCCGTAGCCAAGCGCGCCCGCAAAGTGGTCGGCTCGGCTGCCTACGGCAAGCCAGCCGGCTCCAAGGCCAAACGCGACTACGCGCAGGTCGACGCCGTCTACCAAAAGGCAGGACGCAAGCTGGCCAAGCTGACCGGCTACAAGTGGAACTGACGATCAACACCACCCCAACACCTGGTCATCATGCCCGACAAGAACAATAAATCACAATACCGCAAACTGCGCGGAGGGACCAGGAAGCAGGCATCTCAATTCATTGCAGAGGAAACAAGGACGCAACAGTATTCCGGGAAACAAGCTGTTGCCATTGGAATATCTCGCGCCATTGCCGAGGAAAAGAAAAGAAACACAAGAACCATGCTCGGTAACATGGTTCGCAGGTACAAGTGACCGACAATTGAATTGCAGCAATCGAATGGGTCGACTGTCGCGTTCTTTAGTAGTCCTACATACTGAACGCTTGACACCCCATGCCTGGGGCTTAAACTGCTAATCGATGCCCACCCCACCAGCATCGTCACCGCCTCCGGCGCTCATTGAGTACGATCATCCCGCCGCTCCCCAGATCGGCCAATGGCTGCGCCAGAACGTCCTCATCAAGGACGATGAGATAGGTCCTTGCGTCAAGCTCAAGATCATTCACTTTTCGGTCAACAAGAAGCCGCAGGGCGACCTTGGTCAAATCAAGATCGACCAAGAACGCGCCAACGACCTCGGCTTCGTCGACAACCTGATCAACGAAATCATCAAGCGCGCCCAGGCCGACGCCAACAACCTGCACAGCGGCATCCAGCTCTACGCGATCTTTGCCTACTTCGCCAAAAGCGGCACCAACTACACCCCCCGCTGCTACTTCCGCGTCTCGGCCGAAGAAGAATACGACCCGGAAGTGGCAGGCGGCGATCCAAGCGAACCAGCCGACGCCAAGGGCCTGGTTTCCCAGCTCATGCGACACGTTGAGGCAATCCAACGATCGTCACAGATGGGCAACGCCTACATCATCCAGTCGCTCCAAGCCGACAACGCCAGCCAGCGCAACCTGATCCAGTCGATGCAGCAGCAGACCGTCGACTTCATGGCGCTCATCCAAGATTCCCTCGACAGCAGCGCCCGCCGACGCAACGAAGAGCGCGCCACCGAAACCAAACAGCAGATCATGGAAGGTGTCTTCGAGCAGCTCAAGCTCGTCGTCCCCATCATCATGAACAAGCTTGCAGGCCAGAAAATCGCCCCGGAAACGGACGCCAGCTTCACCCTGCTGGCCAGCCTCTTCGAGTCTTTGAGCCAAGAGCAGCAACAGACCCTCGTCACCGGATTCCTCAATCCTGCCCAGGCAGCAGTGTTCGCCGAATTCCTCGACACCTACGAGAAGCGCAAACGCAAGCTCACCGCCAAGGACGATCGTGCTCCCAACCCGCGCTTGAACCTCCCGGCCCTGTTCGACCCCCCGAGCAGCCGACGCGAGGATCCTCACCAATCCAGCGACCCAACCATCGATCGCATGGAGAAGAAAGCCAAATCATTCGCCGATGGCTTCCAGGGCCTCAAGCCCTTCCAAGGTCCAATCAAACCCGCCAAGTTGTAGCTCCCCACCCCAGACGAAAGGCCAGCCATGTCCACAGCCCCGACCGCCAAGCAACTCTTCCAGCGCCTCTGCCAATTCGACCGTATCGAGCTTCCGGTGATCCGCCGGGAGATCGAGAACCTCGGCTCCATCTTCAACGCGAAAGATCGCCTGAACGAACTGTGCTCGGTCATCTCCTACCTCGTCCGCTACGTCGTGATGACCGATGCCGAGCGCCACGACATCAACATCAACGACCTCATCACCCTCTCGCAACACCAACAAAACCACGGTGTCGCCACCCAACCTTCCACCGCTTTCCCGGCCTCCGGAGCCATCGCCTTTCCCCAGCAAGCACCCCAGCCGGCAAGCCAGCCGGCGACCACACCTCCGGCCCTGGATGTCATGGTCGGCGCCCCCATCTCTCCCCCTGCGGGAGTCCTCGGCGTGCCCCTGGACGCCCCCGACCCCGAGCCCAGCAACGTGATCCAGACCGTGATCACCCGCAACGGCAGCACCAAGGTGATCCCGCCCGTTGGCTCGCGTGCGCCCGTTCGCACCTTCGCGCCCGGCCAACCGGTCGACACAACCTACATCGCCATCGCCGACAGCGCCCCCACGGGCGATGGTGCCCAGAGCCCCCTGTAGCAACACCATGAACATCGTCGACATTGCCCAGGGCCTCCAAGGCATCCTGACACTCTTCGCTGGCCACAGCGAGGCTCAGGAGCCCTGGGCACAAGACGAAGTGCTCTTCGCCGAGCACTTCGGCGCCAGTATCGAGGAGTTCGCCGAAAAGCTGGTCTTGCTGAGCGTCGACCAGCAACGGCGCTACGAGAAGACCCTGGAAGTGAACCCCGAGGCGGCAGTCCTCTGGGTCATCATGATGCAAAATGTTTGACAACGACGAAAAACTCCGGCAACTGCTCGAACACCGCGCGACATACAACCGGCTTAGCATGCTCAACACTCCCAGGAAGCCACAGCAGCAATGCGTGATACCCATATCCGCGAAACTCCAGCCTGGCGAAACGAAAGAGATCGCCGTCGAACCGACATGCATCTTCCGTCCCGAACGACTGATCATCGCCGAGGTTCAAAACACCTGGTTGGGTGCTATCTCAGCCTTCATGCGCAACCTGCCGATGGCCCTCATGGCGAATTTCCTTGCGCTGTGGAGCGAACATCATGCTTGTCCAGGTTGGAAACCTCCGCCCTACTTCCCGATAGACGTTCTCCAGTTCAAGGTAGGATCAGCCAACCAATTTCGCCCCAACTTCCAGATGATCCCTGGCGAGGTTTTCAGCCGATCAGCCAACCAATTTCGCCCCAACTTCCAGATGATCCCTGGCGAGGTTTTCAGCCTGCATGCCTTCGCTATCAACGGTCGATTCGACACGTGCAAGATCGGTGAAAAACTGACCCTCACCATCCGGAGCCGCGCCAAATGGACCATCATGTTCCGTGCCGGCATCATCGGTACAACGATCGACTGATCCCGCTGAGACCATGAACAATCGCCGACCACATCCGTTCATCTACGACCACGAGTGGGTCGACGACTGCGCTACCTGCCCGTTCGACCACGCCTGGCCCCGTGGTGACCGCGAACGCCACTGCCGCAAGTGCGGCATCACACCCCACCGTGCGCGTGACCGCCAGGACGACATTGCCTTCGAGGCATGTCCCATGCGCGAGGTAAGCAGGTGCCGAAAATGTGGGAAGATAGCCCCTATATCAGGCGACAGCTCTCCTGAATACAGCCTATGCACCCTCTGCCAACACCCTCACGCTCTCCACTTCAACACGGCGACCGAGGCGGTCGAGGCCATACGGGACATCAACGCGGGGAAACCTCCCGAACCTCCCTCTAAGCGGGACAAGAGACCGTCGTGAACCTGTCCCCCGACCTGCCGTGATATACTTACACCATGCTAGTCGCCTGGCATGCGATGGAAAAAGGCAAGTTCCTCTCGGGAGCACGCTGGCACGCCAAGATCGGCCCCTGCACGCTCATCGTCGGCGAGGTTGACCCCTTCGTCAAAAGCGACCTCTGGCGCGAGCACCACCGCGACGGGGAAACGCTCTACAGCTACGAGATCTGCATCTACGACCTCAAGGCTCAACCCATCGGCAAGGATATCTTGGCCTCCGGCACCATCAGCGACAGCTCCCGCGACCCTCAAGCCAACGCCGTGAAAGCCCGCGTGGTGGCCATCGCTCGCGCCAACCCACGCTGCAAACGCCCCCACCGGCAGCTCCAGTCGCCCTCCCCAGAACTGATGACTTGGCTCTCCGAGCTGATCATGAAGACCATCACACGTGCCTACGAAGTGTGGCACGAACGAACTGAATACTGGAAGGCGAACGCCTCAAAACTAAACCTTGGATCTACAAACCCGTATCACGAACCCGTCGTCACTGTAGGCAACCTGCTGGCAGAAGTGGAAACCCACAGCATCAGTGACGATTGGTGGAACAACAACCCACGACGACGACGAACCGCTATCGAGAGCGCGGTCAACAAGCTCGTGAAACAAGGACACCTAACGATATCGACAGCCTACGACCGCCGGCAAGATCGCGAAGTCAAGGCGCTCTCGCCAACCTAACCGGGTGAGCTAACGACGAGTGACGAAACCCCTCCGCACCAAGCCATCAACTCGTCGTAGTTAAACTTGTCGCCCAGAGCCTCGCGAATCGTAATCTTCTCCGTCTTGTCGAACTCCAAGACCGCGACGTTGTAGAGCAGAACGTGCCTCATATTCCGCGCCGGCATCATCGGCACAACGGCCGACCTAACCCACTCACTAAGCTGTGATGATAAGCCAAAACCGAAGATGATGGCAGTTCTTCGTCTTCGATTATACTTCTTGGCCCTCAACAGGTTCTTGAATCGGTCCAGCAAACAACGCAGTATCATCTATGTAACGAATGACACCGTTGATGAGCAGAGTATCTATCTGAGTACCATTTCCTCGAAAAGCTTGTACGACCGTTGTCTGACCACTCGTGTGCAACTTCGAGCGATAAAAGTACCATCCAGCTACCGTAGGTAACTCCCTCGTCCACACCAATTCCCCTTTGGCGTTCTTCATTGCTTCCTTTCATGCCTATCCGGTTGACACCCCATTCGGTTTAATTGAGTCTTTAACCATCAGGATACCGTACCCAGCGATGACCATTAGGACTATCGCGACAAGGTTCGTTTCCCTCGCAGGCAAGACAGTCGCCACAATTATCGCAGAAATCCTCTCCACAAATTGGACTCGTTTCCACTTCCTCGGTAGAAACGATTTTACTCTTGTTATCGGTGACATATCTAAGCATGTCTTCGTTCGCTTTCTTTCCCTGTTGATTTGATGGTGGTTATCAAATGGATAAGCATGCTTCCTTTCCTACTCTACCAGTTCTTGTCGCCTGTACCTTTCACAGAAAAACAATCGTGAAGTCAAGGCCCTCTCGCCAACCTAACCGGTCGAGCTAGCAACGGGCAACGAAGCCCCTCCGCGCGTTTGTCGGGCTCCCCTAGACGCAACACCCCATCGTCGCCTTCGATGATCTTCGTGTCGTGTGGAAGACACGGCATCAGGTGCTCAGGATTTCTCAGGTGCCACACAGCGTGCCCGATCCAAACCGGCTCGAAATTCGGATTGCTGCGCACTTCATCCATATCCCGAGGACGCGCGCCTGTTCTTGGATCCTCATAGACTTGATGACACCCGCGAATCGCGTCGGCCAATTTAGTTATCTCATCGGCGGAGCATTCCATCGCAACTTCCCTGACGTGCTGTCCGTGCTTCTTGTAGGACACGAATCTCACCTGACCAAATGCCAACCCGACCACCTCGTTTATTCTCATGGAAGCACCCTCGTTGCTCAGTCGTGCCTGTCAACCAGCCGAACCAAGTACGGACTCCGGAGCCTCTGCGCGCAAGCTCATCAACTCGTTGTAGTTGAACTTGTCACCCAGGGCCTCGCGAATCGTGATCTTTTCCGTCTTGTCAATCTCCAGGACCGCACCATTGTAGAGCAAGACGTACCTGGGTAACGCCAAGCTACCAGTCACGAACAGCTTCCCCGTCTCGGTGATCTTGTACTTGCCAGCCTTACCACCGTCATCCCGCTTCTCGCCCTTGGCCTCGACAAGCCCCCAGTAGCGAAGCTTCTGGTACTCCCGCGACCGCAACACCGACACCAGCCCGTGCTTCGCGAGCAGGCGGGGCACGTCGATGAAACCTGCCTCGTCGGCCTCACTCGACAGCCGATGAAGACAGATGAGCGAGTAGGCCATGGCGCGGTTGAGCTTGCGCCTGTAGACCTTCGCCACCTGGTTGCAGCACGGGCAAATCGCTCCGGCCGGCGCATTCGCGCTCACCCAGGCCCTCGCCTCGACGAGCGTGGTGGTCATGCCCGGTAACGTCATGGTGTCAAACCGCTTCATGACGAACCTCCCGCTGTCTCCCAGGACAACGACAGAACGAAATCACGGGCACCGTGCCAGCGCAGAACGTCTTCCCTGGCCTCCGCGAGCAGGGCGCCGAGCGTCCGAGCGCCGCAAACCCGCGACTCGGAGAGATCATGCCCGGCACAGCCTTCCACCAGCATGGCATGCGTGCGCTCGGCCACGGAAATTCGCTGCTCCACCAACCCGAGCACCTCCTCCCTACCGCGCGCATAGATCTCCCCGACCTCCCCTTGCACCAGGGCCTCGATCACGACTCTCCCCCAACTGGGAAGTCAAGCATCAGCTTGCTCAGCCCGCGCAAGAGGCGTGACGACCGCACCCTTGCCCGGACGTAGATCCCTCGCGCTCGAAGCCGGATCTCCGGCGATGCCTTAGCCATCTCCAGCAACATGGCAGCACGCTTCTCTGTGGCCTTCGCAGTCACAAGCGCCACGCTCATGGCGTGAGCAATTCTCTTCAAGGACGGTTGTTCGCTGCCAACGATAACCATTGATGCCTCCAGTTCTCCAGTTCTCACAGTTCCAGATCTCATCCTACACCCGTGGGCCGCCTTGTCCAGAAACAGGCTTCTGGCGCTTCAGCAAGTTGGGACCTGGCGAATTCATGTCGGGCAACGTCACGGCAATAAGCCGCGACCGCTCGCACTGCCTCGCGCACCACCGATTCATGCGCGGGGCGTCCTTCTCGTCGAGCCAAACATCGCTAGGCTTAGGATCGCCACCCTCTTCGATGGTAACCGTCGCTCCCGGCCCCGGCGCCGTACCCAGCAACGCGTCGCCGAGGAAGACGTAGTCATCGACATCCTTCGAGAAATGATGCTTCGGACGACCATCGATTCCCCAAGCCTTGTTGCACCGACCGTCACACACGAGCACGCGCGGCTGCCCTAGAAACAAGATCGACTTGGCCAGCATCATAGGCATCGTCACTTCCTCCCCTTCGTGAAGGTGAACGTGGCCTCGTAGGTTTCGTTGAAACCAGGCTTGTCGTACGCAACCTTCCAGCCTGCCCGCTCGTACACGCTCATGACATCGAGCAGACCACGATCGAAGACAGCCTGGCGAGAGATCTTGAGCCGCTCGGCGATCCGCTTGACGGCCTCGTTCTGCCCGACCACCGCCTCCCCATCGCTCCAATTCTCGGTGATGAGCCCATCGAAGATCTCGATCACCACCGAAGGGATCTCGCGAGCCTTGGCCTTCTCGACGCTCGCTGGCGACAACGGTTTGCGCATCAGTCGTCCTCCCCCAAAGCGATCCCCAGCTTCTTGCCGAAATCCTCCCGCAGGCCTTCCATCATTGCATGAAAGATCTCGAAGTGATCCCCCAGTTTTTCCTTGAGAAGCCTACGAGCAGCACTGAGGACCAGTAGATCCCACTGCTCGTGAAACCTCCGCATGGTCTCCTCGAACGGCAAGGCCACGCCATTGACGGAAAACACAATCTGTGCCTTCCGGCGCATGTCCCGCCCCGCCTCGCCGGGCAACCCGAACGCCCGAGTAACCAGATCGCCACCATTGTCACGATCTAGAGCAGCCATCGCGGCGCACAGGATAAAGTTCACGAAGCTCTCGAACGAATCGTCGTTCAGCCGGGCCTCGATGAACTTCTGCACGTCGACCAGGCAACCCAACTCGTCCACTTCCTTGTTCGCATTGCTTGACATCATTCCACCCAACCCGTCGGCTTCCAGGGCAAACGCTCGTCGTCGTAACCCGTGATCTGCGTGGCTGTGAAAGCCAGACCACCCCAGAGTGCCGCGAGTATTTCCGCCTTCGTGTGATGGCCGTACAAGATCACGTGCTCGGGAAACCCAGGATGCATCTGAATCTGGAGAGCAAGATTCTTCAACCGTTCGTAATCGATACTACTCCAGGTGCCGCCCGACCGATGCAAGAGCGTCATCTTAAGCGACTTTCGAGCATCGACAGTCCTGCGAAACATCATAGCAGCAATCGTTGCATCTTCCTCTGACATGGATCCCCTCGCTTCCTTCACGTGTAAATCTTCACGCCCGACGGGCTCGGTAGATCCGTCCGCAACACCTCGCGCGCCTTCTCCAAGAGAACCGTGCGCGACCACGACGAGAAAGCCAGCCCCTTGAGCCTGGCGGCGGCAAAGCACATCTCCCGCTCCTCGCTGTTGAGCTGAAGATGTGTCGAGGTGCGAGGATCGCTCACGCGCGGCCGTCCTCGCCCGCGAACCCTACCCAGGACGCGCGAGCACACGGAAAGCTGACCGGGCGAGAGCTTGACCCCCCGCTCGGCCAGCTTCGCGACAAGCTGCGCTAGCTCGTAGACACCATCATCTTTCACCCCCGCCATCAAGATCTCTTGCATGACGAGTGTGGCACCCTCGTACACCGCCACCTTCACGCCACCAGAGATCGGCGAAACGCGAACCTTCGGTGTCACCACCGCCGGAGCCTTGGACTTCTGCTTGCGCACCTTGGTTTTCTGCTTTGCCATAACCTTCTCCTGTCGACGACCTATTGCAACCCATCAACTAGAGATCGGCAAGGACGACGAGGCACCGGCTTTGGATCTCTGCCTGCGCACCTTCGTCTTTGCCATAACCTTCTCCCGTAAAATCCTCCGCCCCAGGCACCAACTACGGCTTAACCGCCCAGAGCACCGCCGGTCTGCCAGCACCGTTCGTCACGAGCCGATCGGTGGCCTTGCCCCTGCGCTTCAAGTGCTTCAGGCAAGCATTGATCCTCTTGGCCGAAACCTTGTGACCCAGATGCCCGGAGATCACCTGACGGTTCATGGGCCGCCGATGCCGGCGCATGAATGACCAGACCTTCTCGCCCAACTCAGGGATCGTCATCGACTTCACCGCCGGACTTGCGGCTTTCGGTCCTTCCCTCCTCGGGCGCTTCAAAATCTTCTCCAGGACCGTCTTGACACCTTCGACCTTCATCGGCCTGGCAAGCTTCTTGACCAACTTCACCGGCTTCGGAACCTCCACGAACACCGGCACCAAGCCCAGCAGACGGAAGAACAGGACGATCCTCTCGACGAAAAGATCCACGGGCGACGAAACAACGTTCTTGGACATGACAGACTCCTTTCGACAACAGTTCAAACCATGCTTATCCGGTTAACGACCCAGAGCCGCTTTTGCACGTGTTGCAGATGTCGCGTTCGCCGTGTGTCATAATAACGCGGCAACGGGCACACACCTCTTCATTCGTTTTCACCTTCCGTTTCCGTTTACGCAAGCAGCGCAGAATGGCCACCTTCGCCGCAAAGGTGATCTCCTGCATCTCGACATTGCTTAATGGAGGGGCAGGCGGGGAAAGTCCGACATCAGCCATTACCTCGCCTTGGCGAATTAGGTGATTTGGCAAACAGCTCCACGACACCCGCACCAAGAACTCTTCATGTGCCTCTGGCGCTTTCGGCATTTTTAACTCCCATTGATATTGTGGTGGTTGTCAACCGGATAAGCATGGTTCAAACCATATCTATCCGGTTGACCCATTCTTTCACTTCTGCCAGATAGCCTTGCACCATGGCATCCGGACCTTCCACAGTGATACTGTATTCAGTCGTCAACCAACCACCATCATCAATACTACTAAAGCTAAGCCCTCGTACTTGTGCCGCTTTTTTCAATTGAAAAATGGCTTCCTTCCGAACGAGAGCCCCGGCAGAAAATGAAAATGTGACTTTCATAGCTATTATCCTATCGAGTTGGCGGAGAAAGCAATCTGAGCCTTATTGCAACCCCTCCGGCTTCTTGCCCATCATCACCGGAACAGCAAAGGTAGTGATGGTTGCCTCGGGCTGCCCCGACTCGCGGCACATCTCTTCGTGAGCACCGAGAAAGGCTTCCATCGTTGCCAACGATACGGGACCATCCAACCGGATGTGGTTACCAGGCTTGAACGCCAGGCGCGCATAAACCAGGAAACGCGTTGGTGTTCCCTCTATCACACCTTCCGAAGTATCATCACCAACATCCAGAGCACGGTAGAGATCGTCTGTGACAGGGATCCACACCTCGACAAGACTCTGCGTGTCATAGAAGAGAAATGCAAGGCGAACCGCATCCGACCGTTCTGGGCGAGTCAGGTACAGCACCGAAAAGGCATCCGACTCCATCATGAGACCGCTTCGCCATCCCTCACTACGGGCACCATCGCCTATGCAATGAATCTTCCAAAGCTCCGCGTTCGATTCTGTTTCCATGTTCGACGATCTCAATCTTGAACGACCTGGATTTCTCTGTCCAGAAAATACCCCTATATCTTACGGAAAACCTCAGATCCCGAAAGTGCTCCACCCTCCCGCTCGTCCGGCACAACCCGAAGGTCGAGAAATCGCGATGCACTCCGGAGCAGATCGATGTCGATCCTGTCCGTCTTCTTCGCGGTCGCCAGACGCTTGGCCAGCTTGAGCAGGTTCTTGATGTTCCTGCCCGAAAGCTTCCCCAGCGGATGCGTATGCAGCTCCCGGAGCGTCCCGTCAGCGAACACAATACGAAACTGATTGGCAAGGATCTGCCAGATCTCAATCGCCTCCACCACGGTCGGCAGATTGTACCGGATCCAAGCCGTCGCCCTCGACATGATGGCATCGTCGATGATCGTCGCCCGGTTGCTCGTCAAGAACAAAATCCCTCGGTAGTATTCGAGCACGCGAAGGAACACACCCACGATGGCATTCTGCTGCACGTCGTTGCCACGCTCGTGGACATAGACATCCGCCTCGTCGATAAGCAAAATCGCCCGCCAGCGCGCCGCCCGTTCGAGCACCTGACGAAGATGCTTCTCCAGAACTTGCTCGTTCGTGCCGAGCTGGGAGCACTGCACGACGTAAAGAGGCTTCTCGATCGTCTCGGAGAACACCTCGGCGGTGAGCGTCTTCCCGGTCCCTGGAGGTCCGGTTGCGATGATGATGGTCCCGCCCGTCTTGCCCGCCACGATGTCGTCAAGTTGATCTACCGAACCCGACACCAGGATATGGATCAAGTCCTTCGTGTCGGTCGGCAACACGAGCTTGTCGAACAACGACTTGTCGTAGGCATACGGTTCTAGGTTCCGGACATGAATGTCAACGTACTCATGCTTGTCCAGATCGAAGACCTGCACGTAGGGATGAAGTGGCAGGGAAACGGTGTACTTCTCATCATCATCGTCTTCGTCTTTGGCACTCCAGAACTTGCTGGAGACGATGCCACTATCAGCACGGTTATGCCGAGAGCGCGACCGCCCATCCTCATCATCCTCATCATCCTCGTCCGCCAGATCGTCCATCACGACCTTCGCCGCCATGCCCTCACGCTCCATCGCGATGATACTCGCACCCCAACGATGCGCATAGTTGGAGATAGCCTGACCAACGGCGCGGAACTGATCACCCGTCCGTGGCTGGTACGACTTGTAGAGGGCAACGTCATCCTCGTACCTCGCCACGGCCTCCTGGGTCTCCAGGAAGTAACCCTTCTCCTCAAGCAACTCCACCACGTTGCAACCCTTGTCCAGATCCTTCCGATGCCACACCAGAGCGTCGTGCATGTTCTCCCCTCGCGAAAACCCCTTCAGCGAAACGCTCGTGCTCGCCGGATGCTCACCGCCGCGACTGTGCTCCGCCTCGTGAAATTCGATCTTGGAAACGAAATGGGGGACCACATGGCCATCCGACAGCTCGTGAAAGAGCCACTTGCGCGGACTCGGCGCGATGTACGTCTTGAGCACGGCCGCAAGAGCTTCGAGCGTCTTGATTCCCTTGCCCTTCGGATCTGCCTTCAAGGCAACGTAGGTGTTCGCCTTGCGAAACGCCCCAAGAAAAATCGTTTCACTCTTGCTCTCCTCCTTGAGCCACGCGACCAGGTTGTACAGATCACCGGGCGCCAGCTCTTCGAGCGACAATCGAATCCGACGCTCGTCGCCGCCATAATGCTGCTCCAGCTTGAGGGCGATGAGCTTCGACTTGCAACCGATATCCTTGACGAACCTCTGGAGGTGACTCTTCGCGATGTCGATGTTCACGGCAATTCTCCTCGATCGATTGTTCCTCGTCTACCCACTCAACAACACCTGCTAATCGAAACGCCTCTCACACACCAGGTCGAATTCGTCTAACCCTTCCGTTTCAGACGATATCGGATGCAACTGCACGCATCGCGGATCAACAGCCTCACACTCTGCTCGCGAACCGTACCAGTATCCAACATGTGCATGATTGCCATATCCGCTTCCACCATCATCGTCCGTATAAACAACCGCGCGGCAACCTCCAGCATCGTATTCGACATACTTTTTCAATACCTGCATCATCCCTGTCCTCGCGAACATCGCGCCCCTCTAGCTAGCAAAGAAAGCATGCCTATCCGGTTGACGACCATTCAGCCTATCTGAGCCGGTAATGCCTACTCAGATGCAGTCGGATAACTTCCTCGACGGTCGACGATGGGCAACCTTTGTCGTGGGCGCCGAAAGCCCTGAAGAACTTGCGGGCAATCGCAATAGTTACGCCTGTTTCCTCGGCAGCGTCCTTTGTCGAGGCGCCATTTGCCCAAAAATGCCCGAGCTTGCGAATGATAGGTCCGTGCGTTCTCATCGTTGTTCTCCTCTCGAATCACTTGGGATTGTCAACCGGATAAGCATGAAAGAAAGCTCGCGGATTCTGCTCTTCGCGCCCAACCTTGGCCTCCAGCTCCGCCACTCGCCAGGCATCTACAAGACTCTTCGAGATCGCCCTCTCGAACAACGCCACCGGATCCACGGCAAGCGCCCTGAAGAGCCTCCGCGCGTAACCGCCAAATCAATAACCTTCTCCCGATACACTGCCCGAACTTCATCCGAACACACCAACCAACACGGCGGTATCTCACCCTTGATCCGACTTTCGACCCGCATCAAGTCGTGCGCCGCCGCATCGAGCGCGGTCAAGATCTTCTTCTCCTCGACGGTGAATGTTACGGTCGCCTTCGGCATCGTCATCACGGCTTCCCTCCTTCCGGCTTCGACAACCTGGAATCCATCGAATCACGCAGAGGCATCACCTGATGCTCGGGTTGACCAACCCCAACACACTTCACACCGCCCGGCCCCACGTGCGGCTCCAACCGCCGACTCTTGGAGAAACCCACCACGCGCCCGCACCACGGACACTTGACGGTGTTCACGGCTTCTCTCCTTCAGGCTTCGACAAATCCACGCCCCGCGATCCCACCCGGCGCAGCATACTGGCGGTCGCCGGAAACTCAAACATGACGGTGTCGGCCGCCTGCAAGCAGGTCACCTCCGCCAAGACACGCGCCTTCAACCGCCGCAAGATCTCGTGCTTGAGAGACTGACGAACCTGGTGGTTGAAATCGTCCGCGCCCGCCTTCCTCGCGCCCTCCAGGCACAGCACCGTGTACGACTCGACCAACTCCTCGTCCGCCATCACAGCAAGCGATTTGCTCACCAGATCGCCGCTCGCTGCCGTCACGAAGCTCGCAGCCTTATCCGTGGACACCATCACGATTCCTCCCCACCAAAGAGACTGGGCGACTCCATCGCCACCCCCGCAGCCTCCGCGCCCAGGCGACAGAGAGACTGATGGTAGGCGCTGTCGAGATGCTGCCCCCAGTGGTGCCCCAACTCATGAATCAACAACTCGACCTGCGCTTTCCAGTTGATCTTGGTAACGAGCCACCTGTGACCAAGCAACCCCACGTTGAAGTAGAGCTGCCCGGAATCCTCTCCAAACCGCGAATAGGCCGCCCGGAACTTCCAGCCACGATCGGGCGTGAAAGCCACCCGCACAGCGAGACCCGCGCACCGGCTGGCGAAACACTTGACGAAGCTCTCGAATACCACCATCGCCAGCGTCCACTGCTCGCGAGCGATGAGTTCCAGCGGCTCTCCGCCCGGCGAGAAGGGCTTCGGGCTCGGCGTCACCTGCCCGGCTGGCTTGAGCACGCCCATCTGGCGAATGTTTGCCCACGCATCGGCCGAAAACGTCCCGCCCGGTACCACGGTGTACCCCTGCGCCACGGCCATGTGCGTCCCCTCGCGGTCGCTCGGATCCGAGATCACGGCCCGCTCACCGAAGCGCGCCGTCACGATCGTCTCGACCGTCCTCGGCGCCACCACCTTCGAGCCGAGCACCGCACTCACCCAGGGCTGCTTCGCCAGCTCACTCGACAACGGCAGCTTGCGCATCACAACCTCGTTGAGCACGGCGACCAACAAGGCCAACAGGTACGAGGGCTTCACACCGTCGCGCTCCATGCTGAGCGGCACCTTCTGACCGATATCGATGTGCCAGGGAACGCCGGCCGGAAGATCCACCACAGGGATCCCCATCTCGTAGAGCTTCGCGCTTTCGTCCGCGAATCGATGGTAGAGAGAAACCCCGGTCTCCCGCTTGAACTCCCGAAGATTCCCGCCAGCATCGGCCTCGACGGTCGGCAACTGCATCCGGAAGGACAACACGATCTTCGGCGCCGGAATGGCGACACCATTCAAGTAGGTTCGACACGTGGACGGCGGGATCACATAGGAAATCTCGCGAATCATCACCTCGTACTCTTCGCGCGTCATCCGAACCTGACCAAAAAACTGAGTCCCCGACGATCGGCACTTGCGACGATTGATCTGCCGTCCTTCCGTCGTGAAGGACACCGTGCCCCTGGTCGTCGAGATCTCCGCCCGCTCACACAAGGCAAGCACCAACTTCTCGCCGAGATTGAAGCGGCCCCGCAGCTCGGGCGCGACCTTCTTGGCCGACGGAGCGAAGAGCGTAAATGCGTGAGTCAGATCTGAAAAACCGTCCGGATCCTCGTCGGTCACACGAAGAAAAATCTCGGGCTTGCCCGTCACGGGCTCCGTCATGATCCGCACCGTACCCGCCGCCTTGCAGTCCCAGGCGTTTTGCAGAAGCTCGTGCAGAATGAAAACCTTGCCCTTGCGCTCGACGAGCTGGGCAAGCCCCGCCTTGTCGACCTCGAACCACGACGCTTGCTTTTTTGCCATGACCAGTTCTCCCAGTTCTCTACGTACCGTACCGCCGTTCAAATTACCTGTCCAGAAAAATCCATTTCTACGTCACAACACCTTGACGACCTAGCTCGAACTCTCTGACTGCTGCTTCATCAATCTCCCTGGTCCACGGGCTTCCTCACCAGGACGAACCTGTCGGAAGCGTCATCCCATTCGTACAGCCAGAACTTCGGGTAGTGCGTGATGTCCCCGGCGAACGCCAGCTCAACGTTCGTCCGGGTGAAGATCGCCTTGTCGAGTTCCTCCGGCTTGTTCTTCCCCCAAGCAGGATGCACGTACTCCTCATCCCACTCATCCGGATGAACGATGCTATCGATCGTATGCAGATCCTTCGCGCGCAACCCCAACGAATGCATGATCGACGTGGCCCCGCGAACGATGTCCCGCCATCGACTCTGATACTTCCGCTTCCCCGGCTTCCCCACCATGAGGATCCGGACCACGATAAACGGCATCTCGCTGATCAAGTTCAAGTAATGCCAGGGCTGTGGCTTGTCCATCACATGTCCTCCCTATCGTTTTAGTGATCCAGATACCGGCGGCACATCGCGACAAGCCTTACCCGAACCACCAGTCGCATGAAACGGACAACAGAGTGGATAAACAACCTTCCCTGCCTTCTCCTCCCGCAGTCTCCTCGCCCGCGCGAAGAAAGCCTTCGCCGTCGCCGCATGGTGCGCCGCCGAGATTTCCAGCTCGCAAATCGCGCAGTAGTCCTTGGCGAACTCCCGTTCGCGATTGCAGGCCACCGTCACGGTGACATCACGAACATCCTGGCAACCCTTACAAGCCCGGCGCTCTTTGTACCGGCTGAGCTGCCCGTCCTCTTCCCGCCCGCAACCCGAACACGACTTGTGGAACGCCCCCGTCACGGCATCCGTGATCTTGACCGTCACGCGCGCCTCGGGGACATCACAACGATACGAACAAGAGCGCGCATCCTTGTCGACGATCCACCGCTTGGGTTGATTGATGAGCGCCATCACTACCTCGTCGGATCGAGCCGCTCGCGATCTTCGTCCCGGCTCCCACCCTCGCCCTCGCCCTCGCCCTCCTGACCTTCCTCGTCGAATCCACCTTCGAGAAGGTTCCAAACCGCCCGAGCATCGCGCGCCTGCCGCTCGAACTGCTCCTTCAACCGCACCGCCATGACCCGCTCGCCGCTCTCGGACGGTGACAACGGGGACTCCTCGGACTTCCGATCGTGCTCCGTGATGATGTCGACGAGGCCCTTCACGTCCTCGTCGAAACGGCTCGCCGCCACTCCCAGAGCGTGCGTGATCACGCCCATCTGGCTGCTCGACAGCTCCCGCCTCCGCGTATCCTCGTCGTCGATGATGATGAGTCTTGCCATGTTCGTTCCTCCAGTTCGCACAGTTCACTGACAGCGCCTACAGTCTACACAAATCCGAATAAGCTGGCCAGAAAAAACGCGGAAAATACCTGAACGTGTTATCAGTGTCGATAACCGGCACCCCGAGCCCACACCACCGCACCGAGAGCCCCCCAATACCGCGCCCGAGCACGCTTCTCACCGCAGCCGCACGGCATAAAATCGGAAACCCCTCGACATCGTTCAACAAACCACCACCAAACATTCAAACACCCTCCGACAGTAATCGCCGCTACAATCCACAACCTAGCGACATCGCACAGGAATCCAGCACATTCTACCACGAAACCGCGTCATTCATCTTACGACGCAGCAGCGTTACGCGTGTAAGTAATTGACGGCAATAGTGTTTTAGCAAGAAGGGCGGTTTTCTGCAACGTCCCATCGCCATCAACCCACTGCATTATACTGGCAGGAAAAACCACTAATAATTAATTCCCAAGCAATATCATCAACTTCTACTCCACCTCTCAACCAGTTTCGAGACCATAATCCCGCCGCACCGTCACATTTGTAACAACCCGGTACGTTACGAGTGTACCAAACCTCCCAATCTTTTCCTGACCGATTTAATACATGGTTGCCTACATTTCCGTCACACTTCACCACATGCCCCCACCTTTTGCCAATTTGGCAATTTGTGACGCAACACAAACGCCGTTTGGCACAACCACCCACCTAGCAATTCCCACTACTTATACCATCGTATGACAAAAATTGTCATTGATGTGTGACGGCAAAACTGACAGACCACGCTGACTCACTAAATCAGGACATCTCCACTCCTTTTCCTACACCACCACACATCTCCCACCCCGACTTTGACACTCCCGCGTCGAAACCGGACAGAAATGTCGCGAAAATCGCGTCAATTCGCAAACTGAAAATGACTACATGAACCTACTTCACAAATGTTCAGTGACTACTCCTACATGTCGCACTACCCTCCGGCCTCCCTTGAACCTATCCCACTCAACCCGTTAACCTCCCACTAACTCCCACTCACTACTACACAAGCCTACTCCTACATCCGCTGTCCCATGCTACACTATCCCACTTACACCCTTACCCCCAGCCCTCCCCCCTCCTCCCCGCCACCCGCCCAACCCAGCGCGCCATCCCCCAGCCTCCGGCCCAGGCCACGCCCCACGGTCCCCCCGCCAACCGCCAACCGCAAACCACCAACCGCAAACCACCAACCGCAAAACTCCACCATCCCAACCCCACCAGCCTTCCCCCGGACCATTGCACCCCAAAACCCAAACCATTCCAGCCCAGCTCATTCCAGCAGGCAACCTCCAGCCGGCCACCTTCAACGAGACGCCTGCAACCAGCAGCCCCGCAACTGCACATAACCACTGCGCTTTATCCGCCACAGCCCGGCGCTCCTCCCCCGCCTCGCTCCCCACCGGCCGGGCCTTGGATCCCGGAGCACGACAAGCGGGCTCCGGCCCCCTCGAAACACCGCACCCAAGCCGCCTGGCTGGCCCCTGGACGCCCGCCAGCCGGCTCGGGCTGCCCAGATAGCCTGTCCATGGATAGGGCCTCTGGGCTCGCGGATAGCGCGCGAGCTGTCTGAAATCGTTGATCTGGGGGGTGGCCGGCGTAGAATACCCTCGCAATGGCCGGAAAAACCGCATGGACAGCGTATCGGGATGTAGGCAAATGTGCCGAATCCCGAGATGCGCACCTACGGTTCGGACGGGCTGACGAAACAATGGGGACCGGGAAAAAGTCGAACGGGCAGCAAAGTGCTGATTTCGCTCGGGTTCTCGGCCGGAGGACGGTCCAAGCCTCCGAAACCGTGATTCGCGACTTCGCGATCATAGCGTTTTCCCCATCATTTACACGTCAGTCTTTGTCCCACATCGCGCAAGCGACCGTTACCATTAGCGTTTTCTAAAGAAGGACGGTTCCCGTTCTTCAAGAGGGAAAACGCGGGGGATGACGCAGGTCCGTCTTTTGTCGCTTTTTTCTCTCTTCCTATACCCATGGG